CATGTTTTACCAAACATAAACAATAAAGATGATTTGCTCGAATATAAAGAAAGAGTTATTAAACGCTCAGGAATAGAATGGCTTAATAATATTTTATTGCAAGATATAAATGACTTACCTAATAAATTACTAGAATTAAAAAGACTTAAAGAGAAAATATATTTTGTTGAGCCAGGAAAATATATTGAAGATTTAGTGCCAAATATAAGGAGACTTCATGATGAAGAATAAATCATGGTCTAGGAAAAAACTAACTCAAATGCTTTATCATGGCTTCATCGGAACAATAGCAGACAATTCTGTTTAAATCGGATGGATTTTATGTTTTAGCCTATTAGCTGATAAATCTTTAGTGGAAAGAATAACAATACTATTTGGAGTAAATGATGCTTTTTGGGTTATATTATCTTCCACTTACTATACTGCAAGAACTTCTTTGACTGCTATATTGCCAAAACTAATAGAGGAAAAAGGTGAAGCTATTGAAAGTAAAATTGTCAAGAATCATATATACTTATTTTACTTAATGTTATTACCATCTGCTATTGCTTCTTTTATATTCTTACCTAAATTACTAATGCTATTAGGAGTATCTTTAAATGACTTCCCACTTTACATCCCTTATTTCCAATTGTCTATTTTATCAATACTAATTGCCGCTCCATGGTCAATATTTATACCTGCATACCTAAGAACAAGAGGTAGAAGTAAAGAAGCTGTAATTTTAGACCATTCAATTGCTTGGAGTATGATAATAGGAATATTCATTACAACTCACATTTTTCATCTAGGAGTTAATACAGCACTAATAGTAAATATTATAACAAATGCTATCCCTTTATATTGGTTCTTATTTAATAAACCTATCCCAAACTTCTTTAAGAAAGGTTTTGAATTTGACTTCAAAGAAATTAAACGCTCTTGGACTATTGTAAAATGGGAATTAGTAAGAAGAATGGCACCAAGAGTGTCAGCTATTATTGGAGTTGCTTTAATGATTACTATTAACCCAATTTATGCTGGAGTTAAATATTGGATTAACAACTTATTTACTTTTATTGAAGGCTGGATTGATGCTATGGCTGGACTATTAAATAGCCATGTTTCTCGAAATGTTGGACTAAAAGTAAAAGTTCCTCAAAAAGATAATGAATATATTTTTATAAAAGCAGCTATTGGAACTATCTTAACTATTGTATTTATATATTTTTGCTCTAAATATTTACTATGGTTCCTACCAGAATCTATTTATAATGAAGTATTAAATCCTTTAATCTACTTATTTGCATTATTTGAATACTTAACCAAATTAAGATACTATATGTGGCTATCTATTAGTAGGTCTTATAAAATAGAATTAAATGGTAAAGCTCAATTATTCTATGCTCTACCAACAGCATTCTTAACACCACTATTGTTATGGCTATTCTTACATAAACTAAACTTAGGAATAGAATATATATTTTTAACAAGTGCTATTGTTGGAATAGCTCAATGGCTGCTAACTGAAATATATTTTAGAAAGAATTTAAATAATCCTACTATAAATAATCTACCGAACAACACTAACTAAAATCAGATAAATATAAAATTGAGAAAATCATCTACTAACATTAGATGATTTTTTATTTGTTCTACTATAACTTGCTCATGAAACAATACTTAAATCAAAAATGCTAAATTCAAAAGTAAAATGCTATTACTAGAAGTGAAAATAAATCATCTTTACTTTGCTCCATAAAATTACTCCATTAGTATTTCCTAATCAAAACACAAAGCAAAATAACTACTATAAAAGACATACTTATTTTATTTACTCTATTAGTATCACTTATTCCAAAAATACTAAACTCAAAGTCAATTGCTATATATTATCTCTAATTATCTATAATACATATGTTAATATATAAATTATTATCTATATAAACAAACATACAACCTACTAACTATGATAATTTCATTAAATATAAATATTCATGCTAAAGCAAAAATATTAAACTTAAAAGTAAAATGCTATAACTCAAAGCTAAATTCTATTGTCTAACATTACTGTATATACTCACTATATAAGCAGTTTATTGTACATACGTTACTCATTATAATTGCTCCATTAGCACTAATACTTATTCATGGATTAAATAATGTATTGCTTGTTTTTATTGCTCTATTAGCTTTGCTTAAAATCAAAATACTACTACTTAACTCCAAAATCAAAAAAAGAAAATTACTAGCTATAGCTAACTCGCTAAATTTATTATCTTCATCAATGCACATATACTCAAAAGTAAAATACTAATCTTGTAAACTATAACACTACTACAAAACCATACTTATTTTATTTGCTCTTTTAGTATTGCTTATTCCAAAATTACTAACTTAATAGTAATACGCTATACCTAATAGCAAAAATGCTATTACTTAAATATGCTCCATACATTCATACTAGAATTACTCTTATTCATGGATTAAATATATTACTTCTTTTAATTGCTCCATTAGTATTGCTTAAAGATAAATTGCTAAACCCAAAAGAAAAACGCTAAACTCAATAACAATTCACTATACCTTAAAATAAATTCCTACTATAAAAATTCAAAAAAGAAAATTACTAGCTATAGCTAACTCGCTTCAAAAAAAAGAAAAACAACTATACATAGCTAAGCAAAAAAACAAAAAAAGAAAGAACCACCACTCTCGCTACCGACGACCACCCACCACCACTCACTCCCCCACCACTGCTACCGCTACCGCTACCGCTCCCCCACTCAGCTGCACCGACCACTGCGCCACCATGGATATACTAGTACTCTCTAAGTCATTCATCACTATTACTATTATTAAGCAACATTCATTCCATTTTATATTTATCCAGTTGCACATATTTTATCTGCGTATCCTATTAAAGTCAATACATCTAATTTTTATACGGCTGGCTATTCGTTTATCACATCGCTAATTTGCTATTACACACTAATTTAAATTACATTTACTTATTATAGTTATTACTCATTACAACTATTACTTACTATTATTTATTATAGCTATTACTTACTAACGTAACACATTACTCATCATTCTTTAGTTAGCGATACCAACCGAGTTGCTATCGCCTCAGTACACCGTGATAGTCATTTCTTCTAATTATACTATTTTAGTTACACGGTGTACCAGCTCTCTCATATACATAGTTAGCAATTCATCATTAAGTGTAACGTTACATTCGGTATTGTTACTTAATGTGATTGTGTCGCTATGAGAGAGCTAGAGCGTAGAGTGAATTAGTTAATAGTTGCGGTAGTAACTATTAACTAATACTAAATTATTAGTAACGGTAGTTACTAATAAATTAGTGCTCACTCCACGCTCGGCTAGCATAGTAATTAGTAACGGTGTTACTAATTAAATCCACTTATAACTTATTCAAGTGAATAAGTTTATAGTGGCTATGCTAGCAAGCTGCACTGCCGTTATTATAGTTTTAACTATAATAACTTACGGAGTAAGGCGAGGTAACTTATGACTAGGCCGAGGTGAGGGCACCGAAACGAGTTGGTTAGAAGTTAAGCTTGGCTTATGTAGTGCCCTTTAGGGAGCAGTGCAGGGTGGTAAAATACACATTAGTGGTATTTTCTCAAGTGCTTTGGCAGAAAATTTTGCACAAAAACGAGTTAAGTTAAACGATATAATACATATAATATATATAACGAAAAATACTGAAATAAAATAGATGATATTATTAAATCAAAGATATAAAAATTCCATATATTTCGTGATAAAGGGATATAACGATTTTACTGAATTGTCAAAGTATAATACAACACACGAGTTAGAGTGTTTTCAAAAATTTTTCAAAGGAGAGTTACAATGGTAGACAAAGCAATCAAGTGGGCATGGGACGATGATGAAGAAGAAGTTGATTTATTGTCAACAGGTGAGGTTCCGAAAGGCTTACAAAAGATAGCGCCCGAAGAAAAGATTGAGGGATTAAGTAATAATGAGATAAAAGAGCAATTATTAAGTGGTGATTTAAAGTTACCTAAGGAGTTCCGTTCTACATTAGATTTAGATTTAAGTGAAGCGGAAGAGAGTGAAATTAGAGCTAAGCATAGGAAGTATGAAGATTGGGCTTATGAGAGTGAGCGAGATTATATAGATACAAATGATAGTAATAAGTCAATTCATAGTATAATTGAGAATGACTCAGAAGTTAGTGAAACAGATATAGAGGAAGCAAATAATCTATTACAGAAGCGAATAGACAGATTAAAATTGAAGCAAGTTACTAATGAAGCAACAGATGAAGTTATTATTAGTAGTAGTGGAATGAGTTTAAGTGATTATTTAAATAAGACTTATTTACGAGGGAATAAAGGGCGCAAGCGTAAGCGTGAGTTCAATCGTAGGGAAGAAGATATAGCTCGGTTAGAGAGTAGAAAGAATGACCCATTATATGCTAAGGGAATAGTTAAACATTTAGAACAAGTTGAAAGACGAAAGTTAGCTAAGGTTAAACAAACTCAAGCGATACGAAAGGCGTATAATAAGGATAGATATACTAAGATGAGTCCAAACGAGAAACAATTATTGAAGTCGTTAGGAATGACGGAGCAAGAGTTAATTAGTCAAGTTGGATATAACAGTATATTAGATGAAAAGGATAAAGCAAGGTTATTAAGTGAGGGTTATTTTGGAACAAAGACTATTGATGGCATAGGAGTTAAACAACGTTATACTACATTAGGTGATATACAGATTTTAGAGTTCTTATATAGATTTCAAGTAGCTACTATAAATATATTATCAATTGCTTTAGACAAAGGACGAAGTGCTATTACAGGTCAATTAAATAAAATGTATAACATGGGATTAGTTGAGAAGCTGCCATTAGAGGGTAATTTATATATTTGGGGTTTAACTAAGTTAGGTCAAAGTATAATTACAGATGATGATAGAGCTCCGAAGCGACCAAAGGTTAAGGGTGTTAGTCAATTATTAACAATCAATTATGTAGTAGCATGTTTATATAGTAATAAGGTAAATGCTTTAAATTTAGATGATTTCCCGTATTATGGCAGAGAGTTTCAAGGGAAGATTGTTAGGGGTGAGGATATAATCCCAGAGCGATTTTTTAGAAGTGCTTTATATAAGGAATCGTTTAATTTAACAGGCAAGTATCATATGAAGTCAAGTGTAAATACTCAAGTTTTGGATAAAGGGGAAATTTTATGGCGTGAGTGGGAATTGCATGGAAAGAAAGGTGTTTCACCTGAGTTAGTTCCTGGTCAAGAATTTCTTTATCTATTATATAGCTCAGAAGCATTTGATAATAGTTATGTAATACCTGATTTAGTAGTTCGTAGGCCAAGATTAACTGATGGTTCGCCTCAGAATATTGCTATTGAAGTTGAGAGAGCGAGCAAGAGTGTTGCTGAATATAGGAAGAAGTTGATTGCCTATAAGCAAGATAAGAGAGTATATAGTAAAGTAGTTTATATAACAAGCAATAAGAGTACAGTAGAAAAGATTATCAAAGCTGCTGAGTCTATTGGATTTGAAGATTACGACATAGTACCATTCTTAGATGTGAATGGAAAGAAAGTAAGAGTAGATGACCCATGGGCATTATAAAAGGAGAAGAATATGGCATTACCAAAGTTAGATAGTTTATATAATTCTAGCAATAAGAGTTTATTACCGAATCAGATAGAGACTGATTTTCCACCTAGTCCGAGTGCGAATGAATTTGGTAATATGATAAATGACTGGACAAATACCGGTTGGATAGGAATGTTTCATTTGGATATGGTATTAAGTTATGCAATTGAAGAAGGTGCTTCGGATATTCATTTGAATGCTGATAAGCCTGTTGCATTTACTGTATTAGGGAAGATTGTTAAGAAGCATGAGTTTCCAGTTCCCGATAATATTTTAATGGAAGATTTAATGAAAGGGATTTTAAATCACCAAGCGCAAGGTGTTTATGTTCGTGATTTAGACTATGATGCTTCATATGTAATCAAGCGTGGACGATATAAGGGTAGACGATTCCGAGTTTCATTATATAAGAGTTATGGTTCAGATGCTATAGTATTTCGTACAATTACAGATGAAATACCAACGCCAGACCAATTAAACATTGAAAATGAAGTTAAGAGTTGGTTTTATCAATCATCTGGTGCTATCTTAGTATGTGGTCCAACAGGTAGTGGTAAAGCATTACACAAAGATACATTAGTTCCGACACCACAAGGAATGAGAAAGGTTGGCGACATTAAAGTTGGTGATAAGATTTTTGATAAAGATAAGAATGTGATTGAAGTTTTAGCTATACATAAAGCTTCAAGAAAGGACATTCTTTATAAGATAGTTTTAGATAATGGAGAAGTATTTAAAGCAAGTGGGCCTCATGAATGGGTAGTACACAATAATAAAGGTTTATTATCATCAGTAACAACAGATGAAATCTTTAATAAATTTGAATATGAGTATTTCATTCCGAAACTCAATTTTCCAGTAAGATTTTACAATGGATATACGGTTGAAGAACGGAAAGAATTATTATATAGCAAAACTGACAATTCTGAATTAGAAATTATTAAATTAACTGAGTATGATGATGAAATTATTGAATTAGCGAATAGTTTAGGTTATTGTACATATTATGAGAATGAGAAATTAGTAATAGACAAAACTAGAAAGAAACGATTAACAAGAATAGTCAAAATAGAAAAAATAAAAGATAATTATAAGGATTATTTCTGTTTTGAAGTTAATAGTGAAAGTCATACTTATTTAGTAGGGAATACATTTACGATTACTCATAATAGTACGACCATGGCTTCAATTTTGAGAGAAATTCAATTGACACAAGAAAAGAAAATTATTACTATTGAAAAGCCAATTGAAGCGATTTTCCCCGATGATGGTAAAGCGTTAGTAGTACAAAGAGCAATACCAGAGGATTGTGTAGATTTTGGAATAGGATTAACTGGAGCAATGCGTCAAAATCCCGATTATATTCTAATTGGAGAAGTTCGTAATCAATCAGAAGTGAGTGAATTTTTAAGAGCTGCTGAAACTGGACATTTAGCAATGAGTACAATCCATACCGTGAACAATGTAACAACATTGAATCGTATTCGTTCGTTATTTAGTGGTGAGGAACAACGTAGAATTTTAGCTACATTAGGTGATGTTTTGCGTGGGATTGTAAATCAACAATTAGTAATGACAAAAGATGGTACTGGACGATTTGCAGTAAGAGAAGCATTAACTATTGATTATAAGATTAGAAGATTGATAGCTGAGGATAATTTCCAAGCGATACGAGATTTTCAAGAAGAAAATGGAAAGACAATGGAGCAACAATTAGCAAAAGCTGTATTAGCGGATAAATGCACATATGAAGAAGCAAGAAGCAAAGCCCCTGACCAAATTTATTTTGACCATGTTTTTGAAGAATATAGCAAGTAAAAGGAATGATTTTTCATTCCTTTTTTAAGCTGTTCTAAGCTGTTTTTAATAATCTATGTACAAATTATCGAAAGTTAGATTTTACAGCGATAGCGTGCAGTTAGTGACGATATAACATGGTTAAAAATGATTATAAGCAAACAGTTTTTAGCGAAAGTTTTTAAAAGTTAGTGGTAAAAAGTTAGTGATATATAAAGAACAAAAAGGAATAATATAACTATAAGGAAATAGTAATTTATGGCGAAGAGCTCTAGTAGCTCTTTTTATATATTAAAGAAAAAGGAGTACAAACAAGTGTCATTAAAAGATTTAGGTAATGTAACATATTACAATTTGAATAATGAAATCAACAGACCAATTAACGGTTCTATTATGTTAAATAAAGATAAAGAAGCGTTAAAAGCATTTTTTAAAGAAAATGTTAAGCCAAACTATTTACGATTCGATTCATTACAAGATAAGCTAGATTATTTATTAGAGAATAATTACATTGAAAAAGGTTTTTTAAACAAATATTCATTTGAATTTGTTATTAAATTGTTTAAATTTGTGTATAGTAAAGATTTTAGATTCAAGTCATTCATGGCTGCATACAAGTTTTACAGTCAATATGCAATGAAAACAAATGATAATACTAAGTATTTAGAGAGTTTTGAAGATAGAGTTGCATTTAATGCTTTATATTTTGCTAATGGAGATGAAGAATTAGCATGGAATTTAGCAGATGAATTGATTAACCAACGTTATCAACCAGCAACACCATCATTTTTAAATGCTGGAAGAGCTAGACGAGGTGAATTTATTTCATGTTTCTTGTTAGATGTAACTGACGACATGAATAGTATTGGAAGAAGCATTAACTCTGCATTACAATTAAGTAAAATTGGTGGTGGAGTAGGAATTAACTTATCGAATATTCGTGAAGCAGGTGCTAGCATTAAAGGTTATGAAGGTGCAGCTTCAGGTGTAGTTCCAATTATGAAAATGTTAGAGGATAGTTTCTCTTATGCTAATCAATTGGGGCAAAGACAAGGAGCTGGAGCAGTTTATTTAAACGTATTCCACCCAGACATTATTGCTTTCCTTTCTACTAAGAAAGAAAATGCAGATGAAAAAATCAGAGTTAAGACTTTATCATTAGGATTGACAGTGCCTGACAAGTTTTATGAATTAGCAAGAAATGATGAAGATATGTATTTATTCAGTCCATTTGATGTTGAGCGTATTTATGGTATTCCATTTGGTTATATTGATGTAACTAAAGAATATGATAATTTAGTAAATAATGATAACATTAAGAAATACAAGATTAAAGCTAGAGATTTAGAAATGGAAATCTCAAAACTTCAACAAGAATCTGGTTATCCATATGTAGTTAACATTGATACAGCTAATAAAGCAAATGCTATTGATGGTAAAATCATTATGAGTAATTTATGTTCAGAGATTTTACAAGTACATAAACCAAGCAAGATTTTAAATAATCAAGAATATGAAGTAATGGGTTCTGACATTAGTTGTAACTTAGGTTCTACTAACGTATTGAATTTAATGGTTTCACCAGATTTTGGTAAATCTGTTAGAACAATGGTAAGAGCATTAACATTTATTACAGATACTTCTGACATTGATGTGGTCCCAACTGTAGCGAAAGGTAATAGAGAAAAACATTCAATCGGTTTAGGAGCAATGGGATTACATACATTCTTTTCTTCTCATCACATGAAATATGGTTCACCAGAGTCTGTTGAATTTACTAATTTATATTTCATGTTATTAAATTACTGGACATTGGTAGAATCTAACAACATTGCTATTGAACGTAACGAAACATTCTATGGTTTTGAAAAATCAAAATATGCAGATGGTACTTACTTTGATAAATATTTAACTGGAAAATATGTTCCACAATCAGATAAAATGAAAGATATGTTTGACGGTATTTATATTCCAAGTGTTGAAGATTGGGAATATTTAAAAGAGTCAGTAATGAAATATGGTTTATACAATGAAACACGTTTAGCAGTTGCACCAAATGGAAGTATTAGTTATATAAATGATGTATCAGCTTCAATTCACCCAATTATCCAAAGAATTGAAGAGCGTCAAGAGAAAAAGACTGGTAAGATTTATTATCCAGCTAGAGATTTAAGTAGTGATACAATTCCATATTATGATTCAGCATATGACATTGACATGAGAAGAGTTATTGATGTTTATGCAGCTGCAACAGAACACGTTGACCAAGGATTGTCATTAACATTATTCATGAGAAGTGAATTGCCTGAAGGTATGTATGAATGGAAAACTGAAACTAATAAAATGACTACAAGAGATTTGAGTATTTTGCGTAATTACGCTTTCAAAAAAGGTATTAAATCAATTTATTATGTAAGAACTTACACTTCTGACAATTCAGAAGTTGGTGCTAATGAATGTGAATCTTGTGTTATTTAAGGAGTTAGAGTAATGGATAAAAATTATAAATATTATAAAGCGATTGACTGGAACTCAATTGAAGATGAAATTGATAAATCAACATGGGAGAAATTAACTGAACAATTTTGGTTAGATACTCGTGTTCCATTATCAAATGACTTAGATGATTGGAGAAAGTTAAGTCCAGAAGAAAAAGATTTGATTGGTAAAGTATTTGGTGGATTAACACTTCTTGATACTATGCAATCAGAAAGCGGTGTAGAGGTGTTAAGAAAAGATGTTCGCACCCAACATGAAGAAGCAGTATTAGGAAATATTCAATTTATGGAATGCTATACAAAAGGCCATCAATTATTGACTTATGATGGGTTCAAAGACATTTCTGAAATTACAGAAGATGATTTTGTACTAGCTTACAATAAAGATACAAATACAACAAGATTTGAAAAAGTTGTAAAGACATCTAGCCACAAAGCAGATAAAATCTATCATTTCCACAATAAACATTTCTTTGATTTGAAAGTTTCACCAGGTCATAGAATACTGATTGAAGAAAAAACAGTAAAAGAAAGTAAATGTAATGATTGGTATAATTCTGTGTACACAGCTGAAGAATTATATAAAAAGAAATTTACTAGTAACTATCAATTCTTATTAAATAGAGAATTTGAAATAAAAGGTAATAAATTAACACCTCTTGAAAGATTTTTTATTGCTTATCAAGCAGATGGTTCGCATAGAGAAAGAGAGAAAATTAAATTTACCCGCCTGACTAATGAAGAAGATTATGCAGACAAGTGCAAGAGTACAGACCTGTATGGAACAATTGGTTTTGTTAAAGAAAGAAAAATCAAACGTTTTGAATCTATATTGAAAGATTTGAAAGAAATAGATTATAACTTGTTATCTAGCTCAGAGGAAAAAGGTGGAAAAAATTGGGCAGTAAAAATTCCTTATGAATATTTCTCAAAAAATAAAGAATTTAAAGATTGGTTCAATTTAGAGTCTTTTGATTCAGATAAAGCTAAAGATTTCATTTCTGAATTAGCAAAATGGGATTCATTTGAATACAAAGCTGAAAATGATAATGGCTATATTTCTTATTACACCAAAAATAAAAATAATAAAGATTTTGTAGAGCAAGTTGCTACATTAGCAGGCTATATTTTTACAACAACAAAAGATAAAAAGAAAAATGCAGACTTTGAATGGTTTGCGGTTAGAATTAGAAGAAATCAAAATAATCTAAAATTCACAACCGTTGAGAAAGAAGTATTAGATTCTGAAGTTGTTTATGGAGTAGAAGTTCCAAGTTCTTATTTGGTCGTAAAAACAAAAGATGGATTAGTTATATCTGGTAATTGTGTTCATGCTAAATCATACTCTTCCATCTTCTCAACATTAAATACTAAAAAAGAGATTGAAGAAATTTTTGAATGGACTAACAATAACGAATATTTACAAAAGAAAGCAAAGATTATCAATGAAATTTATGAACGTGGTTCAGCATTAGAAAAGAAAGTTGCTAGTGTTTTCTTAGAATCATTCTTATTCTATTCAGGCTTCTTTACTCCATTATATTATTTAGGTAATAATAAAATGGCGAACGTAGCTGAGATTATCAAGTTGATTATTCGTGATGAGTCAGTTCATGGTACTTATATTGGTTACAAATTCCAATTAGGATTTAATGAATTACCAGAAGAAGAACAAGCAAAACTTAGAGATTGGCTCTATGAATTGTTGTTTGAGTTATATGAAAATGAAGAAAAATATACAGAGATGTTATATGATGAATTAGGTTGGACTGAAGAAGTAAAAACATTCTTACGATATAATGCTAACAAAGCTTTGATGAATCTTGGGCAAGACCCATTATTCCCCGACAGTTCAGAAGATGTAAATCCAATTGTTATGAATGGAATCTCAACTGGCACTTCAAATCATGATTTCTTCTCTCAAGTTGGTAATGGTTATCTATTAGGGCAAGCAGAAGCTATGAAAGATAGTGATTATGACATATAAAAAAGATGAGCTAAAACTCATCTTTTTGTATTTGTTTGTAAAGATATTTAATTTATAAAAGAATAATATATATAACACATAAAAAGGAGTAGCAACATATGAAAATTATAAAAACCAACAAAAAAGAAGAAAATTTCAATATAATGAAAATTATTACTGTTTTACATAAAGCTAATGAAAAAAGTAATGCTACAAGTGAAGATATAAAAAAGGTAGCAAATATAGTAGATATAAAAGCTCATGAAATAGAAAATTTAACTACAGAAAAATTAAGAACTATTATAGAGAATGTTCTTATAGAAAATGGATTAACTGATTTAGCAAGAAATTATATAATAGGTAATTATAAAAATGATGTAAAATATCAGTTAAGTAAATTAGATGAAAGTATTTTAGATATAATAAGTAATTCTAATACAGAAGTAGCTTTAGAAAATTCCAATAAAAATGCTAGGATAAATAGTACTCAAAGAGATTATGTTGCAGGCGAAGTTAGTAAAAGTCTATACTATAGAATATTAGGTGATAAAGATGTAGTAGAGGCAGATAAAAAAGGTATAATACATAGACATGATAAAGATTATTATATACAGCCAATGCTTAATTGTTGCCTAATAAATATTGAAGATATGTTACAAAATGGTACTAATATTTCTGGTGTTCAAATAGATAAGCCTAAATCTTTAAGAACTGCAGCTACAATAGTATCACAAATATCTGGTGTAGTTGCTAGTAATCAATATGGTGGTCAAACAATAAATTTAGGTCATTTAGTTCCTTTTGTTAATATTTCAAGAGAAAAAATAAAGAATAAAGTAAAAGAAGATTTAGCTCTATTAAATTTGAATACTTCAGAAGAAAAAATAAATGAATTAGTAGAAAAAGAACTGAAAAAAGAAATTCAAGATAGTGTTCAAACAATGAATTATCAATGGAATACTATTTCATCTACTAATGGTCAAACTCCTTTTGTTTCTTTATTTATGTATATAAACGAGCAAAAAGATGAAAGAAGTAAGAGTGATTTAGTATTATTGATAGAAGAATTTTTAAAACAACGAATAAAAGGAGTAAAAAATTCTGCTGGTGTTTATGTTACTCAAACTTTCCCTAAATTATTATATGTGTTAGATGAAACTAATGTATATGAAGATAGACCTTATTTTTGGCTTACAGAATTAGCTGCTCAATGTACAGCAAAAAGAATGGTACCTGATTATATTTCAGAAAAAGTAATGCTAAAAAATAAAAAAAATAAATATGGTGAATCAGTAGTAGTACCTCCTATGGGTTGTCGTTCTCAACTATCTGTACTAGATGAAGAACCAAATAGATTATGGGGAAGAGCTAATTTAGGAGTAGTAACATTAAATCTACCTTATGTAGCTTTAGAATCTAAAGGAAATCCAATAGAATTTTGGAAGCTGTTTGACAAATATTCTAATTTAATAAAAAAAGCTCAATTAGATAATTATAAAAAATTATTAGGCACAACTTCAGATGTAGCACCAACTTTATGGCAATATGGAGCATATACAAGATTACAACCGGGTGAAAAAATAGATTCTTATTTAACAAAAGATAATTGCACAGTAAGTTTCGGTTATGCTGGATTATATGAAGCAGTAAAATATATGACTGGTAAATCTCATACAGATTCAGATGCTAAAGATTTTGCTATAGCAATTATGAAAAAAATGAATGAGTATTGTGAGTTATGGAAAAATGAAACTAATCTTGGTTGGGGAGTATATGGAACTCCATTAGAATCAACAACAGAAAAATTTGCGAAAGCTTGTATTAGAGATTTTGGAACTATAGATGGGGAAACAATAAAGAATTATGTAACCAATTCTTATCATGTAGTTGTTAGAGAACAAATAGACGCTTTTACAAAATTTGATTTTGAATCAGAATTTCAAGAATTATCTAATGGGGGAGCTATCTCTTATGTAGAAATTCCAAACATGATTAACAATATTCCAGCAGTTGTTAAAATTATACAATATATATATGAGCATATTATGTATGCAGAATTAAATTGTAAATCTGATTATTGTTTTAAATGTGGGTTTGATGGTGAATTAGAGGCTCATAGACATGAAGATGGAAGTCAAGGTTGGATTTGCCCAGAATGTGGTAATGATGATACTGACAAATTAAGTATAGTTAGACGCTCTTGTGGATATTTAGGTTCGCAAACTTGGGCAGATGGAAGATATGAAGAAATTATAGATAGAGTATTACATTTGTAGGAGTAGCTTTAATATATGAATTATATGACTATTAGAGAACATGACATAGCAAACGGCCCGGGAGTAAGAGTAACTTTATTTGTTTCTGGTTGTAGATTAAATTGTAAAAATTGTTTTAATAAAGAAGCTCAGTCTTTTTCAGCTGGAAATAAATTTACCAAAGAAACAATTGATTATATATTGAAAGTTTTAGACCAAGAGCATATAAATGGATTAAGTATTTTAGGTGGGGATTCATTAGAGAAAGAAAATCAAGGTCCGACCTTAGATTTAATAAAAGCTTTTAGAAATAAATTTGGGTACTCTAAAGATATATGGGTTTGGACTGGCAGGACTTGGAATCAATTACAAGAAAATGGAAAATACAGAACTAAATTTACTGAAGATTTTTTAAAAAATATAGATGTGTTAATAGATGGCCCATATATAGAAAGTCTTAATAAAAGAGGGCTAATATATATGGGAAGTACAAATCAAAAAATAATAGATTCTAAGAAGTCTATTGAACAAGGAAAATTGATTTTGGCTAAACAAGATAGTATAGAAAGAAGATAAAAAAACAGCTCTTGATGAATCTATCAAGAGCTATTTTTTGTACAATTTAGTGTCTGTATATGACGATATAACACACCCTAAAATCAGTTATAGAAATGTGAAATCAGTAGTAAAATAGATACAATAAAGAATAGTGAAAAAGTAATAATTCTAAGTCTGATGGTTACTTTTGGAGTATGTGTTTCTCCATTAAAAGCATTACCTAATGTTTCTTGTTTTGGTGCTTGAAGAAAGATTAGTAATGAAATAAATAGCATAATAATCAAAGTTATAATAGTCATATTATTTCACTCCTTTAAAGATTGATTGATAATTATTTTTAGCAGTTAATCCAGCAATTTGGTGACAAATATCTTGAATTACTCCAACTAGGATAAGAATGTTAATACCTGTTAGAGATAGTCCCAATTTAATTGGTGATACAATTTCTAATACTAATGAAGTAATAGCAATAATTGTCAATATTGGAGCACCGATGTTTGTAATACCAATAACTTTATTATTGATGTATTTTTCAACATTTTCATTGGTAACACCCTTAATATACATAGAGCTTTCTCTCAAATTCTTAGTTAATTCTTCTCCGTCAATTTGTACTAGATTGTATAAATAAGAGAATATAAAGATAAGAATTGAGTAGAATAGGATTCCAGTCCATGTAGAGTAATCAGTAAAAGTCCAAATATGACCAGTGATTTGTCCGATAGAACCGATTATGGCAAGCAAACTTGAAGCAAAGATAATCGGCATAACAGAACTCGCAAGAAGTTTGATTGGAAGATAATGAGCTTTTATGTTTACATTGTAATTTTTTGATTGTAACGGGAATGTATATTCCTTTTTATTAGCAAAGTATGAAATGATAATGATAATTACATAAGCAACGATTGCTAATATAACAGATTGCAAGTAAGGAGTAAAGTTATTAGTATAATATTTTTGAGTTTCATATATATTATAAAATTGACCAGGTAATGCAGTCAAGATACCAAATGCAATAATATTAGATTGCCCATTACCCACACCCATTTCATCAATTAGACTTCCAAGATAAGAAACAAATAATCCACCGCTTGCAAGTACTATTGAAAGAATCATCTTAGTGTTATTATCTGCTGTAATGGAAACACCGATTGTATGACTAATTGTTGGAGAGTAAAGTATTCCAACTGCAGTCAAAATTCCAAAAAGAAAAGTGTATAATCTGGTATGTTGTGCTAATTTCATTTGTCCAGCAACACCTTGCATAGACAATTTTTTGTAATAAGGTACTAACCCTTTTGAAAATAATTGTACAAGTATTGATGCTGTAACATAAGGGGATGCTCCTAGAGCAAGTAATCCTAATCTACTTAATGAACCACCAGAAGATAAATTCATTAAATTAGCGATTGCTGATTGATTGTTAGAGTAATCTATTTTGATACCAGGTAAAGTAACGAAAGTACCAAATTCAAATATAGCAAGCATTAAAAGAGTAAAAAGGACTCTATTTCTTACTTGTTTGGTTTTTATCCATTTCACTTAATTTTCCCCCTTTTTTGAAAGTTTGATTTAGTTTTGTTTGCATAAACATTTTGAGTTTTTAGACTTGTATAATCTTTTAAATCTATAATTGCTTCAATAGCATGTTGATAGACTTGTTGTTTGAATTTTTCATATAGAGCATTGGCTTCATTTTGATAGGTGATGATTGGATTTTTACCATTTTGACCTCTCCAACCAATACCTGATTTAAGAGCTTCTAATTTATCAATATGGTATACCCAAGCTTTATCTAATGAATAAAGCAATATTTCTTTAGCAAGTTTTCTTTTTGCGTTATCATTTTCAGTTAACAAATTAAAATTATTGATTGCTTCTTCATTATCACATAACGCTTCATACATTAACTCCACAACCAAGTTATCGTTGTTATCATGGAATGATTGTAAAATAGCATTTCTAGTATTGTAGAAAATATTTCTTTGCTCTCTGACAACATCATCAAATTTCAAAGCGCTTCTACGAGCAGAATAGCTATTGCTTTCTAATTCTTCTTGAATTGCTTTGAAAGCCTTGATAAATGAATTAGGTAATGGATTAGCAAGTTTAAATCTCTTAATAAAATCAACATTAACACGTTTGAATATTGAATCTTCAAGGGAGATAATAGTTTCAGTAAATCCAGCTGCGCCTTGTCTTGAAGTTCTGCCTTTTAATTGATTGTCAATTCTAGTACTTTCATTTAATTCGGTAAGGATAACAACTAATTCAGTATCATCTTCTACTTTAATGTCAGTACCTCTACCTGCCATATTAGTTGCGATTGTAATGGCATCTTTAATACCAGCTTTAGCAATAATTTTTGCTTCTTCTTCGTTTTGTTTAGCATTTAGAACTTTATGTTTTAATCTTGCTTTGTTTAATTTTTTAGACAACAATTCACTATCTTCAACTGATACAGTACCAACAAGGATTGGTCTATGTTTTTTATGATGATGTATAATTCTATCTACAACATAGTTCCATTTTTCTTCAGCTGTCGTGAAAGCAATGATTTCTTTATCTTTTCTATTCAATGGTTTGTTTGGTTGAATTGGAATAACTTTCAATCCATAAACTTCTTGAAATTCGTTTTGTTCTTCAATAGCAGTACCAGACATACCTGAAATTTTATCATACAATCTAAAGTAATTTTGTAAAGTTATAGTAGCAATAGTTTTGTTTTCTTCTTTAATTTCAACACCATTTCTTAAATGTTTAGCTTCTAATGCTTGGTGCAAACCATTTGAAAATCTTCTGCCGGGTTGCATACGGCCTGTAAACGTATCAATGATACAAACTTCTTTATTTTTCCCTTTAGTCACGGCATAATCAACATTTTCTTGATAAATGAAATTAGCAAGCAATGCTTCATTGATTAAGTGCATATAACTAATGTTATGTTCATCATAAATATTCTCAATATTATAAGCTTTGCTAACTTTTTCTGCACCTTCGTTAGTAAGACTTACTGTACGAGTCTTGTAATCAATTTTTAAATCTGTTTCTGGTGATAATGTTGTAACAATGTTATGAGCTTTCATTATTGGAGCAATAGGACTTACTGAATCTTGCCCAATAATAAGTGGGGTTCTTGCTTCATCAATTAAAACTAAATCGACTTCATCTATTAGGGTAGAATTAAATCCATGTTGGTTCACCCTATATGCAAGGTCTGGTACCATATTATCTTTTAGATAATCAAATCCAAGCTCGTTAGCAGTTGAGTACATAATGTCGCAATTATAAGCTTCTCTTTTTTGAGTGACATTCATTTCATTTAGATTTAATCCAACTGTAAATCCTAATGTTGTATAAAGTGGTTCCAATTCTTCTTTATCACGTTTGGCCAAGTATTCATTAACTGTAACAACATGAGTAGGAGCTGTTGTTGCATTTAAAATTGTAGGTAGAGCACTTGTGTAAGTTTTACCTTCACCTGTTCTCATTTCTGCTATGTTGCCATCATATAAAGCGATTGCGCCGTGTAACTGTACATCATGAAGAGTAATGTTATAAATCTTCTTAAATAGTACATATACAATAGCATAGACATATTTTAAGTTTTTTGTTGCTTCTTCTTTAGTTTGTTTTTTGTATTTTTGAAATTCGTTTGATAATTCATCAGTAGAAAGTGACTCAAAATCTTTTGAAATTAGTTTTATTTCTTCAGTGATTTTAATTAGTTTTTTAGTATAATGGTCAGTTTCTTTCTGATTTATCCATTTAGTAAATCTATTCAAAGTCTTTCTCCTTTTCGTGAAATTTTACTCTATTGCGGATATTTATATTAAAGCACAATAAAATTTTCTATAGTTATATTATTCTTAAGTTTTTTACAAATATCAAGTAAATTTTGGAATAATATAAAAGACTAAACCAAAAAGGAAAGGAAAAAATATGTCTATTTATAAAGAATTACAAAAGAAACACCCAGAAGTAACAGGTAAGTTAATCGTTACAAAAAATAAAGATAATAAAGTTATTGTTTCAGGTTCTCTTAATGCAGATGATGTTGAAGCATTGAAAGATGATTTAATTAGTATTCTATTAAAACAATATAAACAAATTGTATCTATTGCTGGAATTAAATTTAATGAGGGATTTACTGTTGTAGAAGATGAAGTTGTTACTACAAATCATCAAGATAAAAATACAGCAGGAGCAGTAAATATTCTATATAATGGAATGTTTCCAGTTTCAGCAATTAAGAAAGATGAAAAATTCAAGTTATTTACACAAATTAACTTTGACAAAATGGATAATGCTGTAATTGAACTTCGTTTTATTGCTCCAATTATCCTAGATTCAAACTTGAATATTATTGATGGTAATATGCGTTATGATTTAGCAGTAAATAACAATATTCAAGAAGTTCCAGTAATCATCATTGATGATAGTGGAATTAAGGCAGATATGTTAAGACTTATCTTAAATCGCTCATCAGAATTTCAACGCTGGAATTATGATGCTGTTTCTCCATTTGTTGACTCAATTCCAGTTGCTCAACCTATTTTAGAGCCACTTGGATTCTTTGGTGAAAAATTATTACCTGAAAGCTATTTCTCTAACACAATGTTTGAATACAAAATTGATGTGTTTAATAATCAACAAGGTAAATACACTCAAGATACAACTATTGCAGATTGGGCAGAATTTAGACGAGCTGAAATCCAAGCTAACCAAGAAGCAATTAAGAAGCAAAAAGAAAAGAAAAAGAAACAAAAAATGCGTACTCGTCAAGCTAAATCATTATTTGATATGCTACAACCAACTGAAAAAGATTTTGTAGAAACTTATGACATGAACGAAGAAGTACAAAAACAAGTTAATGGAGTACGAGAAGTTGCAGCTAAAATCACTGAAGCATATGACGAAGAAAGAAAAGCAATTATTGAAGCTAAAGGATTAAATTGGCAAAATAAAACTACTCAATCTAAGACAAAAGCTGCCAATAAACGTGAAGAGTTCATTAACTATGTAAATTCATTAAATATTGAACAAGAATTAAAAGATGAAATCTTTAGCAATATGGATACATTTGATACAGAAAAAGAATTGAAAGCTTATGTGAAAGGGTTATTAGAAAGTGATGAATAAAAAATATTTAATTACTGGAATCAATGGTTACATTGCTTCATTTATGGCAAAATATATTAAAGAGCTAAATCCTAACACTGAAATTTATGGGGTGCTTCGTAAAGGGAGTTTATTGAAAGAAGAATTAAAAGATGTTGTAAAGGATTTAGTATGTTATGATAAGAAAAAATACTTATATTTAGATACTAATAATAATGAGTTAGATTTTTCAAAATTTGATTATGTGATTCATTTGGCAACTAATTTCAAGGGTGACAATTCAACTGAATCAATTATACAATTGTTAGAAGATAATTTACTTTCTACGATTGCTTTGTATAAACAGATTGAAAAATCAGATAATCAACCTCATCTTTTAGTTGCATCAAGTTGGTCAGCATATAAGAATTATGGGGAATTTGCTCCAGCAAATCCATATTCAGCTACAAAATATTACGCTGAAGATAGTTCAAAAATGTTTAATTTAAACAAGATTACATTTTTGAGGATTTCAGATACTTATGGATTGAATGATACTAGACCAAAACTACATAATTTACTTACAAGAAAAGAAAATCCTATTAAAGCTCTTAATTCTCCAGCAGAGCAAAAAATCAATATGACACATATTGAAGATGTTACAAGAGCTTTCTTACATTGTATTGATAATGAATATTTTGATGTAGCAGATTTATATTACAAAGAAAATGAAGTTACTTTAGAAGAATTGATTGAATTACTTAAATTAGAAGATGTAACATTTGGTAATAAAGAAATAGCTGAATTACCAAATCAAACTAAATCAATTCCAAACTTCAAATTAAAACATAATATAAAAAATATTTACAAAGATTTAAAAAGGGGTGAATAAATGGAAAAAGGCTATAAAAAGATTTCAGATGATTTAATCTTAACTCCACAAAACAAGATTTTATATAATGACGGTATTGAAGAGTTTACTGATGAACAGATTGCAGAATTAAATCAAAAAGAAGTAGATGAAAATAACAAAGCTTTAGAAAAAGTCTTAGAAGCGGGTTATGTTAAATTTCCAGTATTCTTTAGAGACCCTTATGACAATCTAATTGAATCTGCTTATTATCTTCCACCTACATTTGAACCATCATGTAAAGAGGGATTTGTGGATAAGCACAAAATGAATTTCAATATTTATATCCCATCTTATGGTCGTGCTGGTACTGCATATACAGTAAAGATGTTGGAAGATTTTAATGTTGAAAATTATTATTTAGCTATTGATGCTACTCAATTTGAAACTTATTCTCAACACTATGATAATAAACATATTATTATTAGAGATACTTCATTTAGAGGTGTTGATAAATTAGACATGCTTACTTCTAAAAAATCACCAAATACTTATCATGGAACAGCTGGTTTGTATAATTCACTTTTATACTTTAGTAGAAGTTTGGGTGAAACACATTACTGGACGATTGATGATGATATGATTGGATTAGCAATGAAAGCTTACAAAGGTGAAACAGAGTTTAAAGATGGTATGTCTTATAATAAAGATGATTTTTACCGTTGTAGTCACATCTTAGAAAGATACGGGTTCTCATTCACTAAATTCATGAAATGTTTAGAAGATTTAATGTTAAAAGCTCGTAACCCGGGTTTCCTAGGGTTAGAGAAATTTGGTTTAGTATTTAATCTACCTGTTTCTTGGCGTATGGGTACTCGTTTATATTCATTCTATTTAACTAATAACAAGAATCAAATCAATCATTATGGGCAACATAATAACGATGTAATCACAAGCTTAGGAATGAGTAAAGCTGGTTATGTAAATATGCTCTTTGAGGGTATTTATTATAACTCTGGCCCAACACAAGCAGGCGGTGGATTAACTGAAACATATAAGAAATTCGGCACATTAGACAAAGGTAAAGTATTAGTAAATGCTATGCCAGATTGTTCTAAGATTTCATACAAGTATAATCGTATTCACCATACAGTAAACTACAATAAATATAATCAACAAAGGCTTGTAGGAGCTGCAAAAACAGAATAAATAGACAACAAAAAATAACCATGATTTTATCATGGTTATTTTTCTTTTTAAACTGCAGTATTTCAGCAGTAAGTTAATTCTTGATAGATATGTCATGAGTCACATTTAAATACAGTGAGCTGTCTGCTACAGTGTGTAGCGATTATTAGAAGTCGCCTAACGGTTGTTCAGGTAGTAGCTGAGAAACAATCATCTTGAATGAGTTTTTAATACCCTCATTATAGATAATTTCATTTAATGAGTGATGATTTGCTTTAGTAGTAATAAATTGAGGCATGTTAGGAATAAAACCTAATATTTTAATTCCATGAGAAGCTCTTTCAATTTCTTTTAAGCCAATACCTGTATTAGGGATAAATTTATTGATAATAATACCAACTTTATCTTCATCAATTGTTTTCTCTCTTAATGGTGAGTAAACAAATTCTTTAATCCAACGGCCCATACCTTGCAGTGAAGAAATACCCATATCACTTACCAATACAATTTTGTCTGACATTGGATAAGCAACTTCTGAAAATAGAGGGTCTAAATAATTAACAGATGTATCTAAGATTACATAATCATACATAGTTTTAAGAACTTTTATTACTTCTAAGTAGAATGCTGGGCTAATTGCTTCAGCATTTTTTGGTGTTTTAGGAGCGAATAAAAAGTCTGTATTAGATTTAGGATTGTGATAAATCCCTTGTTTAATATGTTCTTCTGTTAATTTTTCGGTATTGTCTTTTCTAGCAATATATACATTAACTATATTTGGACTTGTTGCATTATTTAAGTAACCTAATTGTCCGTCTTTCACATCAAGGTCAACAGTAATGATTTTTGGAGCATGGTCAACCAATCCTTGTTCAAAGGCTTTTTGTCCAGCTTCACTTAGGAAAGCACCAATACCTGTACTATCTGTTGATTTACCAGAACCACCTTTAGATGAAGTAACAGTAATAACTGTTCCATTTCCAGTTGATTCATAATTTAGGATTTCTTCGTCTGTATCTTCTTCAAAGCCTTCAATTTCACCCATACCATTGTCTGTATCAAGAAGTTTTCCAACAACATCTTTAGTATCTTTAGGTACTAATGGGGAATCTACATATTTAGCGATTGAGTCATACAATTCATCAAGTATTAAATCCCCATATTCCACAAAGTAAAATGGAGTGTTAGCATTATATGAATCATCTTCTTTAGCTAATTCAAATTGTTTGTTTTTTATTGCTGTTCTAATCTTACTTTCTTCTGAAGCTCTATCTTGTGGTGGAATTAAAATATTGATTACAGAATATGGTGCCAAGAAAGCAGCTAATTCTGAAAATAAATCTGGGTTATTGTTGAATAGGCGAGAAAAAAGAATTACAACAGAAGTGTCTTTTGAAATGTTACCATTATCATCATCTAATTCTCTTTCTAAAGCTTCAACATTTTCAAGTGGTATTTGAAAGTCCCAGTTTGGTTCCATATCCACAAAAGCTTTATAAACGACTTCAGGTCCCACAAAAGCTATTTTATGTTGCATAATTTTCTCCTTTAAAAATCTTTAATTTTTCAATTAAAATATCGTATAGTTATATTATTCTCAAATCTAGTTAAAAAAAGAAAAGCCATCAAGCTTTTCTATTTTTGCGATTCTAATACTGCATTTGGGTTCGTATCAAAGATTTCTGCCCAGCCATCTGGTGCCATAATTTGCACAATACCAGCATTTCCTTGACAATCTTTCATTAAGCAGGTACCTGGGTGTAAATCTGGTAGAATAGATGCCCAACCTGGGTCTTCCAAACGCATAGCTGCTACAGTCATGTCGTTATCTCTTTCATCATTGTTACGGAAAGCGAAACGAGTAGTAATAGTGTTATCTAGTGAAGCACTATCTCCAAAATTTAAGTGTTTTGGTGATTGAGAAATAAGCAATACACTCATATTAAGTGAGCGACCTAATAAAGCAACTTCACTCATCATAGCTTTACCTTTTGGAGTACTAGCAACAGACCACGCTTCGTCAATTACAAGAGTTTTTCTGATTTTTTTATCTGAGCGCATTGAATCAATAACTTTCTGAGTAAGCAAACTCATAATAGCAACTGAAATACGTTCGCTGTTACTATAATCATTAAAAGATTTTTCAGAAGTTGGTAATGACAATCCCATTAGATTAGCAACAATAGTTCCATTAGAAATATTTAATTCTTGTTTCTTTTTAGAGCGTTTATCTCTACTAAGAAGTTTTCCTAATCCAACTTGTAGATACGTTTGTAATGTCATACCCACACTTCTAACTCTTTCATCATCTCTGTAACGGTTCATTGCAGCTGCAACTGACATAAATGATGGCCTATCATCTTCTACCACATCTTTGATAATAGGGATAATTGTACTTTGTAATTCATCATCAATTCTACCAACTAGGGCAACAAGTATATCCATAGTTAAAGCAGTATTTTCAGCAATATTATTAGTAAATGAAGTTGGGTCTAGCATACCAATGTTTTCATCACTAATTACTCCATTTGCTTCTGCTACATTCCAAATGTCTACTTTGTTAATATATCCTAACTCATAAAGTTTGCGTAAGGCAATAAAGTCACCTTTGGGGTCAAGTATAACTTGAGCTTTGTTCATAAGATTACCGTGACAAGCCAAAAGTAGCCCAAGGAAAGTTTTACCTGACCCTGGTGAACCCGAAATGAATGATACAGGTGCATAGTTTTGTGAAATAGCATAATGAGAATCCCAAAATACAGGTGTTGGAGTTCCTACAATAGAAACTCCAATCATAGTACTTGTTGAATATTTACTCTTACTTACCATTATATTTTATTCCTCATTTTAGTTTACTTAAATATTCTATATCTGACCTACGAGAAACAGCAATAGAATTATCAATTTTATAAGTATGTTCTTTCTTTACTGGTTTATGGTCACAATAATATTTAGGGGAAGTCAAATAGATAATTTGAGTTTTAGTCCAATCATAGAATGATTTACCACCCCAAATAGGTTTACTCATGATAGTTGCTAAACCAACTGGAGGGCCAAATATTAAAGCAGCCGTCCATATATTTAAAGTATGAAGTTTAACAATAAATAAGTAACCAATTGGGAGACCCCAAATAGCAAATGTGATAAACAGATAAACCCAGAAGATTAACCTTACTGGTTTCTTAAATTTGATGTCAAATAATGAATAAATAAGGAGCTCTTTCGAGAATAGATTAGTCATATCCAAAACTCTTACTGGATAATTATTTTTTTCTGCCATATTCGACTCCTTTTTATTTTGAAATATCGCTCAAAATCTTATTTAGCAACAGGCATTTTTAGGAATTTGTGAGATTTATAGTTATTTAATTCAATTTGGTTAGAAGTAAAATTAAATATTCCATTCCAATCTTTAATTGTGAGTGTTGGTGCTGGATAAGGAAGTCTAGTTAATTGTTGTTTTACAGCTTCTAATTGATTCACATAAATATGAGTATCTCCAGTTGTATGGATAAACTCGCCTGGCGTTAAATCACATTCTTTAGCAATAAGATAAACTAATAAAGCATAACTTGCAATGTTGAATGGTACGCCGATAGGGAAGTCAGCTGAGCGTTGATACAATTGACAATCTAATTTTCCATTTGTAACTTTAAATTGGAACATTGTATGGCAAGGCGGCAAAGCCATATTATCAATTTCTTTAGGATTCCAAGCAGAAATAATCAATCGTCTTGAGTTTGGATTTGTCTTAATTTCTTGAATAATATTAGTCAATTGGTCTACATAATCAAATTGTCTCCAGTTGAAACCGTAAATTGGGCCCATATCATCATCTTTAATTAGTTTATTACGATAAACAAAACCGTCTGATGGTTCATATTCTTTAATTTGACTCAATTCAAATTCATCATAAATATTTTTCTCTCTAGGAGTTAATTCCTCATATTCTTTTTGGAGTAATTCTTCTAAATCTAATCCTAAATGTTTATCGAGTGTTTCTTTATTGAAGTATAATTCCACTTCACCGTTATAATGAGTAACTTTAATAATCATGTTGTTTTCAAGGTAAAATTCTTCTTCATCTTTTCGCAGCCAAACACTTGTATCTTTAGAGAATACAGAACTAGAGTAATAAGCATTAGATAATACAAAATTATCCCAATCCTCAGTTTTATAATACCAATGAGGTAAAGATTTAACTTCTCTAATAAAAGTATCATAATCTTGCCACTCTTTTGAAATTGAATAATCTCCAGTACCAAGATATGCTTTAGCCATAAGATTAGCCCATAATTTATACAATTTGACATCTAGTTCATTGTTATATAAACGTTCAGCATATTTATTGATAACTTCTAACAAGTCACCTTTCTCATAGATACAATTAACATATTCATTTTCTTTTCTAGTTCTAACTTTTACCAAATCTCTATTCAAGTTATATGGACGGCGCCATTGATTCCAAATAGGATTGTTCACATCTTTCAAGTATTTTAAATTAGTATCACCTTGAATAAACCAAATAAGTTCAGTAATAATATTTCTCAAAACTGTTTTTTTAGTAGTTAGCAATGGAAAAGATTTGCTCAAATCGTATCTGTTTTGAGTACCAAATATTGAGATAGTATCTGTATCTGTTCTATTTTCTGTTTCAGCACCGTTTTTAATAATTGCTTCTAATTGTTCTAAATAAGTCCAATCAGCTTGTGATAATGTCTTAACGTAATTTGAAACAGTTTCAAACTCTGATTCAGAAGTTTTTTCAATCTTATCATTAAAGATTTTATTTAAAGTTTTTAATTCATGTTTTTTGTTTAGAACGAGCTCGTAATAATATGTATCTGATTTCAATTCATATTTATCAAGGTGCTCATTCAAATCCAAAGAAGTATAATATTTCATGCAGTCATTCCTTTTAATTTCGTTTTATTTGTATCTAGCTTGCTGTATAGCGCAGTTTTGGGCGTTGTTAATAGAAATTATCATAAATTACTTAAAACAGCTTAGACTGCGACTAACAAACAAAAAAGAAGAATAAATAAGCTATTCTTCTTCATTATTCTTTTTGCAAAAAGTATTAACAAAGTAATTACCAAGAAGTATAGCGTCTGATTCGTTATCGTCAACATCTTTGCCAAATTTTTCTAATACTAAACGCATTGAAAATTCTTTGTATTCTTTACTTGTCATTTTGCCAAATTTGTAAAATTTTCTCCAAGTAGAAACATTGACAAAGTTTATCATATCATGAGTAAAATTACTTAACATAATTCCGTCAGCCATTGCTAAATTCTTAGCACCTTTTTGACTTACCACAACGTTAATATCTTCTATTGCAACAATAGTAATATTATATGTTTCTTTTAGCTTTGCAATTTCATCTTTCATGCAAATAGCTCTTGCTAAGAAATTTTTTCTGTATTCTCCCCCTTTAGGGGTGATACTTCCACTTTCGAGCAATTCATAATTTTGCAAATCATAAATTGCCCAACCTGTTGAAGTAGTGGAAGCATCAAGAGCTAGAAGGTGCTCTTTAATCATTTATTACCCTCTAAGAATTTTCCAAACTGTTTCATCAATTCAGAAAGAGAAGTAATTTGTTTTGTCATTGTTTCTTTAAGATTTGTAGTTAAATCTTCTTTAGTTAGTGCTGATGCACTCAATGAGTTAAAGATAATTTTCTTAGCATCCTCAAACGTTTTAGAGCCATAAGAAACTTCATTTTGTTGAGTATTGATTAGTTGAACTTTTGCAATCAATTTAAGTAATTGAGTAGAAGCAATTAAGCGTTCTTTAAGAGAAAGTTCAAATCCTAATTCATTTTCTTTTCCTTGCAAGAATGAGAAGATTTCAAGCAAGTGTTGTTTTGCTTTATAGTTATCGTCAGTAACGATTTCTTTTGGTGCTTCAAAGAATGATGAAGTATCTTTTGCTACACATGACTCAATAAATGCTTTTAATTGAGGTGTATCATTATCTGGGTGAGCAGTAATGTCATTTGATAATAACCATTCTCCAGTATTGAAGTTATAAATACCTGCTAATACTTTCAAAGTATTTTCTTTACCACTTTGTAAATCAGGTTTTAATTCAGCCATTGGAATATTGACATCAATATTATCTTTTCTTCTTTGTTCAAAGCGATAAAGTAATTTAACACCTTTCTCAACAGCTTCTGAAGCAACCTTTGCTAAATCATAAGATTTACCCACATAACCGCTCAAGCCATATTTTGCATTTGCAGGTTTTACTTTAACGTTAATAGCTTTTCCATTTGGTGATTCTTCAATTGTAGTCTCACCTACTGCAAGATTGACAGCAACCTCACCAGCTTGTCCTTTTGAAGTATCTCTACCTGTATCAATTATCGTTCCAATCCAACCATCTTTTAATTCTAAAGCCATTTCTAACTCCTTTATTAAATATTTATTTTTATATCATTCTAAAACAGTTTTTTGAAATTGTTTTATAGTTATATTATTCTACTTTTGAGCCTAAAAAAGGTGATAAACTTAATATTTTATCACCTTTTTTCAATTATTGAAACATCTTTTGAAAGACTTCTAATTCTTTAATTTTCATTGCAAGTTGAACAATAAAACTCCATGTTTTTTCTAGTGCCCAACCGATTGCTCCAATAATATCCATATTGAATTGTAAACAAATTGCATATACAATAGCAACAGTTATTACAAAATAAATATATCCTTTAATATGATTTGCTCCTTTTTGCATTTAAACCCCCGTTCTAATTATAATTCAAAATAATTTTTACAATAGCAAAAATTATAAGCATTGTAAATATTGGAACAACAACTTTGTATTCAAAACTACTTCCAGCATGGATTCCACCCAATCTATAAGTCCACCACCTCTTTCCATTATGGGCGATTGGCCACAAAGCTGGAGTCCCCGAAACGGTTAGTGTGTCACCTAATATGTGAATTAAATATCCAAGTGAAGTTAGGATAGCTATCCACGAATAAGCAATATCAGATGGTGAAAAAGTTAATATGATAATTACAAAGATTATACTTGAACCAAATATAAAAATATACCCAAACAAGTCTCTTTTTAGTTTTTTGAATGAGTTTGCGAATAATGAAGCCATAGCTAATTGATAACAAATAATTAACCAAGCTATAGCAAAAGGATAGATTGTAACATTTCCTTGGCCTAAAAAACTGTCTTTTACTTCTGTTTTAATAGAACTCAAACAGAATACAATAATACCAACAATAATACTTGCTACAATAGTGTGCCAAAATCCTCTATGAGCATCTGGTGTATCATTATCTCTCTTTGTTTTTGTTAGTGCATATACACCAACTGCACTTGCTCTTGTTAATTTAGAAATTAACTTACCAAATGGCCCTAATGTAGAGATGGCAGTACTTTTAACATTGTCAAAGTCTGGTAGTAAAGCAGCTCCAGCTATAACTATTGTTGCTCCAACCAAAACAATAATATTATTTGATTTTAATATTGTATTAAATATAAAGTTTGGAAAGAAAGCAACTAGCAATAAGAAGAAAGCAATAGCTGACAAGGAATGTGTTAAACCCATGAATCCTTTTTCATCTTTTAATTTTAATAGTAATTTCGTATTCATGCTACAATCCTTTTTATTTTTTATATCACAAAAAAGAGCCTTAATAGGCTCTTTTAAGTACGAGATTTAATATCCGAAGAATAAATCTTCATCATAAGAAATTCCTTTCTTAGCACGACCTGAATATTCTTCAGCAATTGCTTCAGCATCTTGGTCAACTACTTTAACAAATTCAGAAACAACTAAACCTGTAATTTCATCATCTTTTACTAATTCATGGAATTTGCTTCCTTTAACACCTCTGTTAGTTGAAGGTACTTCTTCACCCTGCGTGAATTTGTATGATGATTTAGATTTAGAGAATAGAACAGCATCATTAGCTCCGACTCCTGAAGCTACCGATTTCTTATCATATTTGAACCCAGCAACAGTACCTGAACCAGGGTTGCTTTCTCTAATTGTAGAGATTGGGAATTTAGCAAGTTGTCCGTCTTCGGCAATAATGTATAAATATTTCTCATAATCTTCTTCGGTTAATGGCTTAGCATAAATAATTTTCTCATTGAGAATCAATTTAGCTAGGGGTGATTTAATGTTGTTCTTAACAATGTTCACATTACCAGCGTCAGTAACAATCAATACACCTTTATAATTGCCATTTAAGTTATTAGGTAGGATAGTAACAAATTTATCTTCATCTACACCTAAAAGGCTTGTAGATGATGGTATATCTAAAGGAATAGCTTTAGCATTGATTGTTTCAATCGTACCGTCATTTTTAAGAATGTTAATAAATTCTTGAGTAGTTGCTTTTAATTCAGATTTGATAGGAACATGAGTATTAAATGTTTCCTCTAGTGATTGTAAGATAGTTCCGTTAGATAGAATGTAAATAGTAGTATCTACGTTCTTTTCTAAGAGTTTCATTTTGTTTTTACTTTCTTTGTCAGCAAGTTTTAAATCTTCTAAAGTAACATTATCAATGAATGTTCTACGGTCATCTGAAATGACTTTCTTAGTAGCTTTTAATTCTTCAATAATTGCAGAATCAATGGCAGCCTCATCATTTAAGAGATTTTCTAAATCTTCAGTTTCCTTACGAAGTGCTTCAATTTCTAACAAGATTTTATCTTTATCTGCTTTAGTTAAAACAGAAAGAGATAATTTAAGAATGTAATCAGCTTGAGCTTCATTGATACCAAAATTCTTCATAATGTTATCTCTTGCTTCTTCTGAGCTTTCTGATTTTCTAATAATGTTAATGGTTTTATCTAAATCACTTAATACTGAAGCAACACCAGAACGTTGCTCTAACTTTCTAGAGTTATTTTCTAATTTATATTCAAGTTTATTGATAAAAGCTTCTTTACGTTGGTCAATGAATGTATCAATTAAATCAAACATAGTAGAAACAACTGGACGACCTTCATCTAAAGTAGTCATATTGACAGAGAAGTTTGTTTCCAATGAAGTAAACTTAAATAAATCTTCTAATACAAGATAAGGATTTGCTCCAGCTTTTACATCAATACTTAGAACATTACCACGTTTTTTATCTGAAAGGTTTTTGGCTTCAACGATTTCAGTTAATTTATTTTTTGTTTCTTTTATCTTAGCAATTTCTTCTTTGATTTTTTCAATGGAAATTTGATAAGGGAACTCAGTAAAGACAATTTCATGTTTTCCTCTAGGAAGAGCATTGATTTCGTATTTACTTCTTACTAAGAAGCTTCCTTTACCAGTTTCGTAATATTCCTTAATACCGTCAACTCCAAATATTTGGCCGTATGTAGGGAAATCTGGTCCCGGCATTACACGAATCAATTGGTCAACAGTATTAAGTTTCCCTTGCATACGTTTGATAACTGCATCCATTACCTCATTTGGGTTATGAGGAATCATGTTAGTAGCATAACCTACGGCAATACCTTGTCCACCATTGATAACACTGAATGGCCATTTTACTGGTAATGATTTTGGAAGTTTTTCAGCCCCAGTAAAGTTGGGTACCATTTCAACTGCATGATAGTCAACATCTTCTACAAGTTGCTCACCAGCAGGAGTAAATTTAACTTCATAGTAACGGTCTGATGGTGGAGTATCACCAGTTTGTAGACCAAATCCACCTTGTACTTCAACAACAGGTACTCGAGAATGGAAATCTTGAGCAAGTTTAACCATTGCTTCTGTAACAGATGATGGTCCGTGTGGGTGATAATGTCCTACTACGTGGTTATAAACTGTAGCAGCTTTCATTGTTGGTTTGTTATTTTTTAATCCTAATGTCCACATAGTCCAAATACCACGTTTTAAAACGGGTTTCAATCCGTCTTTACCAACTAAGGCACGTGATTGGATAACATAATGAGCATAAGGTAGGTAGTTTTCAAATAAGAATGGTTTGATTGGTTGAACGATAACTTTACCAGCAAACTTATCTAATGCAAATTTTTCTTTATTCTTAGCCATTTGTACCTCTCTTAATCTTTTGTTGTTTTGCTATCAATGATAATTTCAAAGCGGGGATTTCAAACAATAATTTAGCGTCAATTTGTCTATGATTAAATGTTAATACAGCATCTCCTAACATAGTAAGAGCCTTTAGAATCATAGAACCGTTCCAATTTTTAGAAATCTTAGTAGCAATTTCATTATTGGTAGTTACTCCACTTACTTCTTGTAGAGCAAAAGTGAAATATTCATACAAAGCTGCAATAGCGTCATTGAAGTTTTCGCCATCTAAGCCCATTTCGTTAATAGTAGCAATCACTTCAGTCGTTTCTCCAAAAACAATGTGTTCAATACATTGGTCAATTTTACTTGTTTCTAATTCGCCTGAATTGAGGTATTTTTCAAATAATGAAATAGAAGTACGGACGGAGCCTTTTGCTTTTTTAGCACAATATAGAATTGCTTCTTTGTCAATTGGAAGGCCTTCTTTTTTAGCAATGTCAATTAAATTCTTAGCAAGTTCTTTTTGTTTTACAGGTTTGAGTGTAATGTTTTGAGTACGAGATAATACGGCTGGTCTGATTTTATCCAATTCTGTAGTACAGAAAATAAACAAAGCATTCATATTGTCTTTTTCCAAAGGAATAAGTAAAGCATCAAACCCCTTAGGACTCAAATTGTGATACTCGTCAATGATAATAACTTTCTTTTTAATAGCTACTTTCGTTTGAGCGTCTTGCACAATTCGTCTTACATTATCAACTTCACCATTGTTGGCCATAGAGAAGTATTGCACTCCCATTAAAGAATCAGAATCAATAGCTTGACAAACTTTACATTCATTACATGGTTGCAAATCTTCATTTACGTTAGGACAGTTTAAAGTTTTAGCAATAACTTTTGCAATACTTGTTTTACCTGTACCTGCTGGGCCAGAAAATGAATAGGCAGTTGGTACACGATTATTTTTAATTGCTTCTCGGATTTGTTTAACAGCCGAGTCTTGTCCGATAATACCGTTCCAATCTTTTGGTCTATATTTCTTGTATAATTCAATGTATGCCATTAAGCTCTTCCTCCAACTTCAGATAAATCAGCAAGCATAGCAAATTTATCTTCTCTAATATTTGGTTTTTGTGCTCTACCCATTCCAGCTAAATAACTTGCCCAAGAGTTATAAGGGCCTTTCTTGAATGGGAAGAAATATTTATTATTGATAGCTTCAGTTAATTCACTGTCAACTTGTTCTACATCTTTAATCACTTGTTCTCTTACTTGTGGATTATGATGGTCAACATAAACTATAGTAGGAGTTTCAGCACAAGGGAAAAGTAATGAAGTTTCTTCAATTGTAGCCCCTAATTGTTCTAGCAACATAGCATAAAATGTTTGTTGTCTCCAGTAATCAAATGGGTTAGAAGTGCTAATCTTAGCATTAGGATTATAATTTGAAATTTTCTTACCTGTTTTCCAGTCTTGTACTTTCAAACCGTTCTCACCTTCGATAATTTTATCAACAAATCCTAAACATTGTCGTTTAGCATTTCCTAATTTCCCATTAACAAACAATTCAAGTCCTTGTTTGCTTTGACCCATAATATAAAGTGTAGCAATTTTTTCTTTTGGAGCATCAGGTAACCAAGCTCCAATATATGCTTTCAGAGCACGTTTGTACCATTCTTGATTTTCTGAATCTTTAGCAAAATCTCTATAATCATCTGTCAAAGTAACTTCTTTTGAAACTTTAAGGAGATTTTCTCTAGTTCTTTCTTCTGGTGGGAGAGCGAAGAATACTTCCATAGTAGAGTGGAACCAATTCCCTCGTTTAAGATGAGTAACATCTGCAATCTCAACTTCAGGTTTAATAAATTTATCTAAAATGTAATCAGCAGGTGAATTTAGCCAATTACCAATCATGCTTGGTGATAATTTAATTTTATCAATTTTCTTTTGGAGTTCAGCGTCCCAAATATAGACACCTTCTGGTGTTACTTTAATTTTTTTGAATAACATTTTATCTCCTAACTCTATATTTATAATCTATTGTATAGTTATATTATTCCTTTTTTTACCCAAAAAGAATCAATAAAAATATAACAATACCATTTGCAGTAGCATGAGCTATTATATTAGTACCAATCCAATTTGTTTTTCGATAAATAAGTCCAAAGATAAGGCCTGAAATGAAAACAATAGTTAGATTGTATATTGCATAGATAGGTGAGTCTAAATTTTGTAAATGTAACAAAGCAAATAAAGCAGCTGTACCAATATAATAAACATAGGAATTTGTTCTCTCGTTAGTTATTTCATAGAAAAATCCTCTGAAAAACAATTCTTCTATAATTGGTGCTAACACAACAGCAGATAATACCATAAACATAATCGGTATACTTTGTAATATTTTCACGTTACTGCCAACAGTTGTGTTAGTGGGAATAAATATACGGTAAGCTAATTGCTGAAATAAAAATATACCCATTCCAGTAGCTACTCCAATCATAGCTTTGCTCAAACTTGCTTCACCAAATATTTTTTTATAATCTATTTTTCTTTTTGCAGTTTTGTAATAAAAGAATGCTACAATAAAATAAGAAACAAAAATAGTAAAAATGTTAAACACAATTAAATGTGTACCTTGAGGAATAATATTTATTCCTATCAGTTGTAATATTACAGAACTTAATAGCATAAAAAATGTTAAAAGAACTATTTTACTCATATAATTAAAATTTGTTTTCATATATAATGCTCCTACTCGTTTTCATATGTGTTATATCGCAACTAAGCTGACGCTAAAGCTGTAAAAACTGTATTCCGATAAATGTATCGACTCTACAGTAAAACAGCTTAAAACAGCTTAAAATGGAATAAGCACTACCTCAAAAAGGAGTGCTTATTTTTTATTTCAAAGTATTACTCATTACTAATTCTTCAATTTCAGAAATGAATGAGTCATCAACATCAATTACTGCTTCAATATTGATGTATTTATCGTTTGGATTTTCAGTTCCCTCATAATCATGTAACGAACTCTTTAAGAAATAATTGCGGATTAAATCTCTTTGACTAGAGAATAATTTATCTTTAATCCAATATTCTTTGATGTCAATTGAACCATCTTCTTGTGGGTATTCTAACATAAGGTACCCTGGTTTTTCTTCTAAGAAGATAAGTTTTGTGTGATTAGCATAGTTTTCTTCAAGTAATTGGATAGATACTCTTTTAAGTGTAGAAATAAGTTTCCAATTTTCTAGTAATAAAATAGTATTATCAAATGAAACTTCAGAGCCTGAGCGAATAACAAATTTTCTGTTAATTAAACGTACATTTTTATAAGTATCGTCAATTAAGTTAGCAATGTCTTTTACAATTTCAAAATCAGGTCTAAGCATTCCCACATTGTACATATTGATAAATTGTTCTACATTAGGGAAATGATTTGTTGATAATACTTCATTTAAGCGAGCTACAGCCTCATCACTTACTGGAATTAACGTATCATTCATTTTAGTCTCCTTATTCTTTAATTTCAATTAAATTATCTTTAATTAGATTTTTTTCGGTATCTTTTATATCAGTGCCTTCTTTGTCGTTTACGCATTCAGCAAAGACATCTTGACTACCTTTGATAATCTCAATATCGCCAGATTCACAAACAACAATATTTCCTTTAGAATCATAAAATGCTCTTTGCAAGTTAATCTTAGTAGAATGTTCAGAAGTAACTTCGAAAATAATACCATTAGAAGTTTCTTTCTTAAATTTGTATTTTACATCAGTTTTATTTTCTGTTTGTACAACTTGTGTAGTTGTTTCAGCATTATTATCTGTATTATCTTTTGGCTTCATTAAAAGTGAAATAGCAACAAAAGCAATTAAAAACGCTACAAATACACCAGAAATAATAAAGTAATGCTTTTTAGTTAACTTCTTGTAATCAAAATTGAAATTAAATTTTTTCTTTTTAGGTTTTATTCGTCCTTTTTTCTCTTTTTTAGGTTTTGATTTTACTTCTTCAATTTGCTCTGATTCTGGTATTTCTTCAATTTCATCTTGAACATAAGATGATGATTCGCTCGGCTCTACTTGTTCAAAATCTGAGCCGTCATTTATAAAATCATCATCTGTAAGTTCTTGAATTTCTTCAAATTCTTCATGAGTATTTACTGAATTAAAATCATTATCTAAGGACGGGAGTTTACGCTTTGGTAATGGCATATTAACTTCCTCTCTCTATATTTTTTAAATCATTTTGGGTTGTTCCCGGCATGAATTTCACATTACTTATATCGTCATAAGTTTTATCTGGGTAAATCAATCTGATTGTATCGTTCCCTTTAGTTTCGTTCAATCTTTCTATATATTGCTCTCTAAGATTTTTATTCTTAACTTTTACTTTGTGAACTAATTTACCCTCATGAGATAATGAAACTCTCCTAAGAGCAACAATTTTAGGATTTCCATATACTTCAAGACCATTTCGCTTGAATTTAGGTGTTACTATATCAACTTGATAAACAATGTTTTCAATAGGAGTTGGAATAGCTTTAATCTGATTATATCGTGCCATTTTCTCGGGGTCATTTACTAATCCTAATTTTTCCGGTGCTTTATCTCCGAATTTTTGGATTGCAGTATATTTTTCTATTCCAGCAAGTAAATCCTTATCCATACGAAGTACAGCACGTGATAATTTATTATCTGTTGTTACTTGCATATATTTATTCTTTTGTTTAGTCGTTTTAACTTCTACTTTAGGGAATGTAACATATTGTCCAGTAACATTAACTTCTTGAGCATCAAGATGTACTGCTTCTTGTTCGATTTTATCTAATGGGTGACGAGATAAGAATAGTTCAGTTAAATCGGCTTCATACTTTGCTTGTACTTCATATGAGAACTCATCAGTATTCAATTTAATTTCATCTGAAGCTTCTACTCCACCAATTGAGAATAAGTTCTTTCTCTTATTGAGTTTTTCTTGTTTCTCAGCAGTTTTGATTAGTTTATCTGCATTATCAACAATTGATTTACGAGTAACACCCAAGCAATCAAAAGCACCTGTAAGAGCAAGAGCTTTTAATGCACCAGTTGTTAATCCTTTATATTTAATCATACGAGAAATAAAATCAGTGATTGAAGTAAATTTACCTTTCTTATTGCGCTCTTTAATAATTGCTTCTGCTAATGATTTAGGGAATCTCTTAATACCTGACAATCCATAAACAATTGTATTTTCTTCAGTCATACTTGGTGTGATAAGAATGTCTGACTCATTCACAGATGCTGGTTGGATTCTTAAATTCATTCTTTTAACTTCAGCAATGTATTCTCTAATCTTATCGGGTGTGTCATTAAGTTTTAATGCAGCTGCCATAAATTCAACTGGATAATGGGCTTTTAAATAACCAGCAATATAAGCATTTAAAGCATATGATACAGAGTGAGATTTATTAAACGCATATTCCCCGAAAGCAACAATACCTTCCCAAAGAAGATTTACTGCTTCTTCATCATACCCATTATCAATCATACCTTTAATAAATTTTCCACCAAGAGATTTCATTAAAGCCATTTTCTTTTTACCAATCGCTTTACGCAAATCATCGGCTTCTTTAGGTGTGAATCCAGCACATTCTTTAGCAATTCTCATACAGTCCTCTTGGTAGACAACAAGCCCATAAGTATCTTTCAATAGTTCTTCAACTTTTGTTCCGTAAAAAGCTTCATGAACTGGAACACGAACATCTGGGTTATTTTTTCTTTGAGCAAATTGTAAATGGCTGTTCAATCCCATTGGGCCCGGACGATACAATGCAGTAACGGCCGCTAAGTCCATAAACTCCGTTGGTTGTAATTCTCTTAACATTTCTTTAACCCCAGAGCTCGAGAATTGGAAGATGGCAGAAGTTTCTGCATTAGAGAATAGTTTATAAGTTAATTCATCATCTAAGTCACTTTGAACTAACTCATTAACATCAATAGTAATTCCTTTTGTCTTTTTAACGTTTTTAATAGCTTCGTCAATTAAATCAACTGTTACTAATCCAAGAAAGTCCATTTTGATAAGTCCTAGAGCTTCGCAGTTATAGTAATTCCATTGAGTTACTGACAAGCCGTCACTTTGTCTGATTTGAACAGGAACAACTTCTTTGATTGGTTTAGAAGAAATGAGCATACCACAAGGGTGAACCCCAGTTTCTCTCATTCTGCCGTCAAGTACAGCTGCAGAGTGAGCAATTTCCTCTAATTCTGGTGTATTTAATTGAATACGCAAATCAGCCCCAGCTTCGTAATATTCAGAATTTGGGTCAAGCATGCTCTTAATTGTCATTTTCTTTTCAATAGCGTCTGGTAATGTATTACTAATTGCTTGTGCTTGAGCAAAATTCAATCCATAAATAGTAGCCATAGATTTAAAAGCATTTTTTGCTTTGAATGGGCCAGGTGTGATAATCCCAGCAACATTATCTGCTCCATATAAATCCATAACGTGTTCGATGGTTTTTCCACGGCCAATTGTATGGAAGTCACTATCTACGTCTGGGTTTGTACCTGGGTCAATGATTTTAATAGATTTAATCTTTCTACTCATCTTCTACTACATCTCCAACTTCTAATTGATAAATATATTTTTCTTGGCCATTTACTTTTTTCTTTTCAGATACAATGATTTGCTCTTTCTCACCATCTTCGTATTCAATTTCAAAGATAGCTCCACGACCATCAGAGATAAAACGTTCAAAAAGCAAATTGAATCGAATAGGGTCAGTGTTTGAAATGTTTAATAGGTAAGCAATTTCACTTCCACCAACACTACCACGACCCGGCCCGATTGGATAACCATTATTGATAGACCATTGTAAGTATTCTTGTACTACCAAGAAATATGAAATAAAGTCATTACTCAAAATAACTTCTCGTTCAAAAGCAATTTTTGCTCTTGATTCTTCTTGAATTTCTTTTGGTTGATGAGCACGTTTTTTCTTAAAACCTTCTTCAACTAAGTAATCAAAATATTCTAAATCAGAATTAAAACCCTCTGGCAATTTCGGTTTTGGTCTTAAATGCACATCATACTCAAGATTTACTGTTTCAATCTTATCAGCAATTTTAATTGTATTATTGATTGCTGGCAAATATGGCAATGTTTTATACATTTGGTCATAATCAGCAAAGTTTCTGCTGTTTCCACCTAATGCTGGTCTAATCCCACCTCTATAAGTAGGTGTTTCAGATAATTTCATATTAGCTCCAACTGCCATAAAATGTTCTTGGTGTACAGCATCTTCTCTATCTAAATAATGCACATCATTAGTAAGAACTGTTTCAATGTCTAATTCTTTTGCTAATTTAGCAAGTTTTTTGGCAGAATAATCGGGAATGCTTTGGTATTCCATTAACTCAATATAGAAATCATCACCAAAAATAGCTTTCATTCTTGAAGCATATTCTTTTGCTTTGTCAATTTGGTTATAACGTAATCTAATATTTAATTCTGAATCTGGGTCACCAGATAAGATAATAAGTCCCTCTTTGTATTTAATCAATAAATCCAAATCAATTCTTGGTACAATATAGAAATGGTCTTGATGAAATGACTCATTAAGCAATAAAAATAGATTATGTAACCCAGTATCATTTTTTGCAAGAACTGTTAAATGAGTATTAGCACCTCTATTAGGGATAATTTGTTTAACATTTTCTTGATAAACCACTTCACGCATAGGGAAACGTTCATTTGTAATTGGAGCCATGTTAAATTCTATGCCGACAATTGGTTTAATATTTTCTTTCTTACATTCAGCAATAAATTGATAGATACCTGTCATAGTATTAGCATCTGTCAAAGCTAGAGCTTCCATTCCAAGTTCTTTTGCTCTAGTAACATATTCTGTAATTGTTCCATATCCTTTCAATAAACTGTTATCTGAGTGGACATGAAGATGAACAAATTTTGATTTTTCCATTTTGACTCCTTTTGAAATTTTATAGTTAGTTTTATTATTCCAAAAATGCTAGAAAAAAGCAATATTTTTATATTGCTTTAGTTCGTCCGTAGCTGCAGTTTTGAGTAATCATGATAATTTATCCATAGGTTAGGGTAAACTGTCTTAGCGAGCGACTACAGCTGTTTAGTGTGTATTTAAGTTATTTGGCTTATCTTTACTTTTGAATAGCAGATAAAATACTAATGAAGTAATAAATAAAAGCAAAATAGCAATAAATAAGCTCAAATAAATAGATAATTTACTTGTATAAGCAAATAATAGAAAAACAATTGATACATCTATTGCTGGAATAGTAAAACTTAATAATGCTTTATGTTTATATTCTTTTTGAATCATTTCTACCATAGCAAGTATTCCAAAATATAGGAAAAATACAGATGGTAAGAATACTCCAGTCAATCCTAAATAATTAGGTTCTAGCATTGTGGAAGCTATTGATGCTATTACCAATAATCCAATAAAAGAAAATAGATTAAAGATGAATTTCCTTACAGTTCCAGCCAAGAACCATGCTAACACATTAGAATAAATTAACATGGCAAGAATTGACGGAATAGAAAATAATGGTAAAGCAAAAATGACACTTAGGAAAAAGAATGAAGCAATAAGAAATGTAACCCATTGTTTAGTTGATTTGCTTAATAAACTTTTAAAATAATTCATTTCTTTGCTCCTTAATGTCCAGTTGAGCCAAATCCTCCAAGACGTTCTCCATTAGCAGTATCGCCATCAGCAACAAGGAATGGAGCAAATACAGCTTGTGCCATACGAGTTCCTTTTTCAATTGTTACTGGTTTGTCAGTAATGTTGATGAATTGCCCGTACATAAGACCTTCATTGCCTGGGTTGTTATAATAATCTCCGTCAATAACACCCACTGAGTTAACAAGTACAATTCCTAATTTCGTAGCGCCTGATGAGCGGTCATATAGATAAAGAACTTCGCCATCTTGCATATATGCTTTTAATCCAGTTGGAACAAGTTTGATTTCACCAGGTAGAATTGTAATTGTTTCAGCAGCCTTTAAATCATATCCAGCTGCATGAGCTGTTTCTCTAACTGGTAATAAATCTGTTTCATTTTTATATTTTTCTACTAATTCAAAGCCTCTAATTTTCATTGCTATTTTTAAACTCCTTTACTTTTAATTTATAATCATCAAAGATAATCCATTTGTTTTTAACAATTGAATTAAATAACAATTTGTTAGTTTTGTTATAAAGTTCTTCTTCAACCACTTTCAAATCAAAACGTGGATTTTCTTCATTTTCAAAACAATCTAACAAATATTGGCACATTTCACCATATGATAGGTCAGAGGCAACTTCCTCTGTTAAACCATCATCTTTATATTTACAAATAATATTATAATACATTCTGTCACCTTTACTTAATAATTTTTTCTTGTCCTTTATTTAGTAATGATACACTTTCTTTATTGATTGGGTCTTGTACATCTTCTGTATAATTTTCCTTATCAATTTCCCAAAATGCTCTATAAGCACTATGTAAATCATAACTAAATGAAGCACGTTGTGAATCAGAAGCTTCCACTTCTTCAGTAATCTTGTATTTCATTCCAAAAGTCAAGCATTTTTGAATATCTTCTCTAAATTTACTCATATCTAATGCTGTTTTATTTTGTTTTGAAATATTTACAAGCGTTACTCTTAAAATAGGTGTTTTTGTAAAGTCAATCTTCTTAAATTCTTTAACAATTTGTTGCTCAATTTGAAGAGTAGTTTTGTCTTTACATTGGATAATAATATCTTTTTGTAGTCGCTCTTCGATAATATGGAACTCTGGTGTCATTTCTTTATTATCCTTGATAGTCCACATAGTCCAACCACGACCCAATTTACATTCTTTATCAGAAAATCCACGGCGAATTAAACTGCCACCATAGAATTGTTTTCTGTTTGAAGTATCAGTTAAACCATCTGTTGATGATACCCAACCCCTTTCGTGAATATGCCCCATTAAAGTATAATCCCAATCCATATTCATAATTTCTTCGGGGATTACAATTTCACGTGGTTCACTTTCTGAATGAAGTATCATATTCATATTAGTATCATATACAGAGCCATGTGTTACTAGAATATTAAATTTGCCTTTGATTGTTTTTAATTGTTTCATAGTTTCTTGTTGAGCAATGAATCCATGGTGAGATACAAAGTGACAAACAATACCTGGTGCAATTTCAACAACAACATAAGGTTCTGTATAAGAATATAGATTTAAGAGAGGTTCGTCAATAACAGCATTTGCTGGAATTTCTCTAATTGAATCTTCAGCGTCATGATTTCCAGCTATGTTATAAAACGGAATACCCGCTTTTACTAATTTTTGTAAAATTCTTTTACACTGAATGATTGTATAAATACTTGGTTTAGGAGAGTGAAACATATCTCCACTACAAATGACAACATCGGGTTTAGCTTCGATAATTTCATCAATTGCTTTTTCTAAAGCATTATAACCATCTTGCTCTCTCAAGTTTATACCTGTTTCAACATCTCTAAATTGCCCAGACCTATAACCTAAATGGCAATCACTAATTTGTGCTATTTTAAATTCTTTTGTCATTTTACTCCTTTCAGTATTGTAACGGTGCATTGAATTTTAATGCTTGAGTAATTTTAGTTAACACATTTCTAAAATGGTTATCTTTATCAATACATCTAAGCTCACCTTTATAATACAAATTCAATTCAGTAGTTTGTTTTAATATATATTCTAAAGTTTCAGATTTTGGATAAGTTCCATTACTTTCTAAATCTCTAATAGTGTTATTGATTGCATAAGAATTTTGTTTTGGTAAACATTTAGTAATATCTCGTCTTGGCACACCCGATTCTAATAAAGCAGCTACTTCATAAGCTAATTGATAATGTCTATTCAACCAACTAATCAGACCGAACATTGGTACTTTATTGTTTACCATTCTATTATAACAATCTAATGCTAATGCTAGATTATGTCTATCTAAAGCACCTGTAACGTCCCACGGAAGTTTTACACCACTTTTTGCTGGTAAATAAACAGCTACGTCTTGAATAGTGAATTTTTGAATTTCTTCTTTTGGAATTTTCTTCAATGCTTTTTCTAGCATTACGAGTGCTTCAAAATTTTCCCCTACATATTCTCTAAGTTGAGTTTTAATATTAGCATTAAGTGGAATATTCTTAAGCACATCAGTTTTTAATGTGTCTACTCTCTTAGTTGAATTATCTTCAATAATTCCGTCTGAATATTCAACAAGATTTTTAATAGCAGCCAATCCGGCAGAAGATTCTTTACCGTTAATAGATTTGTCTGGGTATAAAAATGTAATAACAACTCCATTACCCCACCATTTACCATTAAATAAATGTTTTTCTTCAGTTAATTTTTTCTTAGTTGGAATCAATTTGCTAAAATTCATTGCAGCTTGTGCTTCGGATAAATCCAACCAAACTGCTTGTACTCCACCAAATAAGTTCTTACTTTGTACTAATCCTTTTCTCCATGTAGTAGATTTTACTACATCTTCTTTATTGATTTTCCATTTTTGGAAGATTTCTTCTTGCCTTTTAAGTAAATTAGTAGAGCTTTTATCAATGATTAAAATTAAATTATTTTTCAAATGGATAATCCCCCGTACTGTATGTTATCAAATTTCTTTTCACAAGATAATCACTATTTCCTAATGAGTATTCATATAGCGAATCATTACTTCGCCCAACATTGTCACCCATTACAAAATATTCATCTTCTTTCAAAGTTATATCTAATTCTTGTTCAATTTTTACTTTACCCTTAATTCTTACTCTTTCTTTGCCGTTTACATATACAAAGTCGGAGTTGATTTTTAATTTATCATTTGGTACAGCAATAACACGTTTAATTAAGCTTTTATCTTCTAAATAAGACCAAGATTTTGGAGCAGTAAATGAAACAATATGCTCTCTTTGTATTTCATTCTCTTTGCGTAAGAGTATTGTAGTGTTGTTATGAAGTGTCGGTTCCATAGATTGCCCAGAAACAAGAACTAATCTAAATTGAGATAGAAAATTAAACAAAACAAAGAATATAAAAGCAAGCAATATTACATAATAGCGTTTTTTCATTAAAGTTTCATTTCCTGTCTAATATTAAATCCGATTGTTTTAAGTGTATCTAATTCCAATCTAAGTTGATTAGCTTTTTGTGTTAACTCTCGAATAATTTCAGAAAGATAAGCTAATCTTGCTTCCAATTTTTCACAAGCTAATTCTGCTAGGATTTTCTTTTCAGTAGCATTAGCAGCTTCAACAGTTAGAATATGATAACGTAATTTATGTTTATATTCAAGTTCTGTTTTTACTTTCTTTTGAGTGTATTCGTTTATTTGATTATTGATTTCATTCATTTGTAAGACTGTGCTTATTAAAGTTTCGTTATATTGTTCAACCTTTAAAGAGTCCCAAAAGTTATCAAAATAATTACTATAACTGACAACTTCTATTTCCTTAAAATTTGGTAATTTAATTTCACTTTTTAAAGCAGTAATGTCTAATTTGTTTTGGTTATCCATTAGAGCTCCTCTCGCAAAGATTATAGTATAGTTATATTATTCCTTTTTTGAAACGAAAAGGAATAACTTTTTGAGTTATTCCTTATCATTTCTTTCTTTAATTAAATCCCTTTCGTCAGTCACGTTGTTTTCAAATTTTTTGGTTTCATCATAAGTTGGTCTTATAAATGTAATCAAGCCTAATGAGATAGCACAAACAATACTTCCACTTATTGTATAAGTTGCACTACCTGATTTAACTAGAACTAAATCCAATACAATTACAATAAACCAAATAAGCAAGCTTAGGTTTAATCTTTGTTTAAAGGATAGTGCTTCTCTTAATTTTAGGATTTTATAATCTTTATTCTCTGGCATATACACATAAATCAGAGAAAACATTGCTAATCCAATAACAAGTAAGAAAATACATCTAACTGTATTGATAAAGTAATTCCAAGGCAAATAAATATCTGTTAAAACTCCAATTGCAATAAAAGCAGTAAGAACTCCTAATGTTGCCAGAGTAAACATTTTTAAATTTGTATTTTTTTGTTGTCTTAAAAAAATCAAAAACTTTCTAAAATTATTCATTTTTACTCCTCGTTTTGTTTTAGGAATATGTAAGCATCTCTAAGTGCTTCATCTCTAAATTCAGAATCATAAACTTGTTTAGCTTCTCTTTTTGCTAATTCAATCAATGATAATGTTTCAATGTCAGTCAAGTCACAGAATCTAAAAGTAGATTCACCAGATTGTTTTACTCCAAAAATATCGCCCTCTTTCCGAGTTCCTAAATCGACCATAGCTATTTCAAAACCGTCATTACTGTCAACTAATGACTGTAATCTTCTAGTAGCATTTTCTGAATCAGCATCTGAAATCAAGTAACAATATCCTTGGTCTTTGCCACGACCAACACGACCCCTAATTTGGTGTAAAGAACTTGCACCAAATCTATTTGCATCAAGAACAAGCATTACTGTAGCATTAGGAATATCTATTCCTACTTCAATAATTGAACTTGCAATTAAAACATCACTCTTTCTATCCCTAAATTCTTCTATTTTTTTATTTTGTTGATTCTTGTCAAGTCCACCGTGTACATACTCAATTTTCAAACTAGGGAATTTTCTAGTCAAGATTTTTGCTGTTCTTTCAACAGAAGCGGATTTTGCTTTTTCTTGTACAGCAGGAGTAACAATAAAGACTTGGTGACCTTTTTCTATCTCATTATAGATGTGAGTCCATTCAGCACTTACAAGTTCTTTTAAGAATGTATCAGAGCTTTTCTTAATCCATTGAGTAATATTCTCTTTTCTTCCAGCTGGTTTTTGAGTAATTGTGATTAACTCTACATCACCATACAATGCAAGAGCAGTAGTTCTTGGAATAGGAGTAGCAGTTTGACTTAGCATATCAACTTTTCTACCATCTTTTCTGCTATCTAATAATGCTTCTCTTTGATTTGCTCCAAATTTTTGTTGTTCATCAATAACTACTAATCCTAAGTTATTGTATTCAACATTTAAAATTGAATGAGTACCAATCAATACATCAACAGTACCGTTTTTAACTGCATTTAGTATTTCTCTTTTCTCTTTTGCTTTTGTTGCACCAGATAGATAAGCTACAACAGGTTTGTCTTTTAACGGAGCAATCATTTTTACAAAAGTATCATACAATTGTTTAGCCAAAATTTCTGTTGGCCCTAATAAGCAAGCTTGATAACCACAATCGACAGTGTAAAGACAAGCTGCTGAAGCGATAGTTGATTTACCTGAACCTGTATCAGCACTGATTAAGAGATTTTCAGCGGTTGATTCTTTTAATTTCTGAATAATCTTTTTAATAGCTTCTTCTTGTGAGCCCTCTCCTTTTGTTAATTCATAAGGTAGATTTTTAATAGCTTCTTTCATAGTTTTAGGATTGTCAGTAATTTTTGCAATTCCTAAAGCTTTCTCAGTATTTCTTTTTTTATGTTCAAAGATTAACTGCATATAGAATAGCTCAATATAAGACAAATTATTCAATGTTTCATCATATTCAGTAACGTTTTCGGGGAAGTGTAACTTTTTAAGTGAAGTCCATAATCTTTCTTTGTTATGTTTAATATAATGACCTATATTAGTACCGTCAAAACGTAGCAACAATTCTTGAACAGCACTTGTTAATACTTTCGTAGTAATTTTTGCTCTAGGAGATTGTCTATAAACAGGCACAATAGGTAAAGATTTAACTTCTTCTTCTGGTAATATTTGAGTACCGTTAAATTTATCTCTACCAATTCTAGTTAAAGAAACATAAACTTTATCACCGGGACGATAGATTTTAGTTAAATAGCTAGCACCCCAAAAATCAATTGTAATATTTCTTTGTCCGTCATTAAGTATCATTCTAGCGTTTCTATTTAGATTTGCTGAAAATGATTCAATATTTCCACAAATAAATACTCTCTTACCAAATGGAGCATTATATGAGTTAAATATTTCAGTTCTATCAATATAATAACTAGGTCTTGATAAAAGTAAATCAACAGCATTGAAATATTTAAGTTTCTTAAAGCCCTCTGGTTTGATTTGATAACCATCTTTAATTGAAATTAAATCATATAATTCTATATTGAATAATTCTTCAATCGTTGAATTATTACTTAATGGTTCAGTTAATTTTGCTTCTAACTCTTCTGACATTTTAAATTTTGGTAAAAATGGGTGAGAGAAAGAAGTAATCAATCTTATAGTTTCATACATACGAGAGAATGGGATAGAATAGATAGTAAGCATATGATGATTAGCACCTACTATACCCAACAATTTCGTATAAGAGATAAGAGCTGGAGCTTTAATTCCCACATGACTTTTATCTTTTAAGTATAATTCAGGTTCGTCAACATTGCTTGCTAATGCTTCTATGTATTCCTTTTCAGTTTGGTCTAAATATTTGACCATTTTATCACTTAATAAACTCAACCTATAAATAACATAGCAATTAAACATAAGTAGGGGCATTTCATAAAAATACCCCTTGTCTGTTATTGTTTCTGTTACTGAGGCTAATTCTTTTAATATGACATTAGGTAAAACTTTTTTACTTTTTAAGTGTAAAGTATCTTTTTCTAAATTTGCTCTTACTATAATATTAGCCATTTTGTTCCTTTTCTAATAATTTAAAACTTCTTCTAATTTTTCTAAAAGTGTCAATGCTTTTTCAGGTAACTTTCTTAGATTATCATTCAAATTCTCAGCATATTCAATTTTTTCATTTTCTGAATATGGAATTTGTTTGTATTCTGAAATAAATCGTGAAGCAATTTCGTCCAAGCTTTCTAATTGATTTCGATTAAAACTCATTAAACGGAATGCTCTTTTAACTTCATCTTTCTTCAAAATTGCAACAAAGTTAATAAGAGTTTCTCGTTTGTGAGAATCAACACTAATAACTTTTTCAATAATAGTTGGTACATCATTGCTTGGTTCAGCATTTACGAATTGAATAACAACACTTTTTTCTTGCTCTGTTAATTCAGAGTATCTTTCATAAACTCTTAAAGCATTGATAATGATTTTTTTTGTATTCAAATCATTAGTAACTTTTTGTTCCATTTTTACTTCTTGAGGTTTTTCTTCTTCAATTTTAATTGGTTCTGGTTTTACATATTCTGTAGTAACTGTAGTTTGTTGTACTGGAGCTGGTTGGACAACTTCATGTTGTTCTGGTTCTGGTGACCCCTCTTGCTCTGAATAACCAGCTGCAATTCTCATTTGTTCTTCTAATGATAAAGCCATTTAAAACTCCTATTTATTTACATTTATTTTCATATTGATTTAAACCTTTATATAGTTATATTATTCCATTTTCACAAAATACTAGTTATTATATAATACAAGCAAGTTGTAAATATTGAAGGTAATAATATGAATCCACTTATTGCTTCTATTTTGTACTTTCGTCTTATTAAATCTAATACTAATAATATTAAAGCTAATGAAAGAATGCTATGATAAATATTTACGAGTGAAAATAGCAAATATCCGACATACATAGCTCTCCAATCAGACATGCCTATATCTTCAATCTTAAATGATAAAGCAAAAATAGCTACACCAGTTATAAACAAAAGTACTAATTCTTTATCAAAATAGATTATCACATTAAACAATAACAATAATAAAGTGTTGTATCTGAGTAACCAACGATTTGCTTTATAAGTTTTTAAATCTGTAAAGAGTATTTCTATTGCTGTATATAAACTTACAGATATTCCAGCATTCAAGATGATTATATAGTTAATCCTTTCTTCAATAGTGAAATGGAGAAATAGCTTTAAAATCAAGCAAGAAATAATCAAAGTACTAATAAAAGTAATCAATATATGTTTAATAATATCTTTTTTTTCTGAATAACTCTCTTTATATATGTTTTTGCCAGTTGAAATATTTATCAGAAAAGCTATAAAAAGTGTAAGGCACGAAAGTCCCCACACTTCTATAAGTTTAATCATTATTCTTCTTCATCATAAAGAGTAACACCAATGAAAATGTTTTCATCTACAGTGCCATCTTCTTTAAGTACATTGAATTTAACGATTTCAGGCATATCTTCTGCCCAAGTCAATTGTACATTTTCCTCTAAAACATTAAATACTGGCAATAATGAAATTTTAGAGAAAGTCAATGTAATATCATCAGCAGATTTGTCAATAACAGTAAGTTTCATATCATCTTCATTATCATTTACTGCCATTGTATCCTCATTGATTACATAATGGATTAAATCAGAAGTAGGACAAAGTTTAAACATTGAGTTAGTAGCAAATCTTAATGAATTTGTATCAAAAGTAATTTTTTGTTCATCTGATACACGAGTTTTTAGGATTTCATAAGCAAGAGGGTTAATATCTGCTTTAGCTACAAGAGCAATAATATTGTTACTATCTTTATATCCGAACAAGTTGTTAGATTCAATCAATGTAAGTGTTGTATTAGCTTCAAAAGCATTTGCCAATAGATTTAATTGATTTGAGCGTAACAATACAATTGGTGAATCATCAGAATCAACTTTCAAATCATGTTCAACTGCGATTTCAACAAGTGAAAATCCATTAGTACCAACCATTTTAATCTTATCATCAAAGATTAAGTGTAAACATGAAGTTGCTGACGCTGTTGACAATGGTTCAGAATCGAGGAATTTGCTTGCTCGTGTGAAGTTCTTCATAAATTCTGTTGAGTCAATTTCAGAAAGAACCGTAACATCTTCCATATTGTGCTCAATTACATGGTCATTAACTGGCAATTTAAATTTACCATTTCGAGTAGTAATATTAAATTGACGGTTGCTTGAGGACATTGTGAATTTAGCGTCCATAGGGAAACTTGGTAAAATTGATAAGATTGTTGTTAATTGTTTACCATCAACAGCCCATTCTGTAACTTCATTATCTTCTTTATTGACATGAGATACTGGTATCTCACCTTTAAAGAAAGTTGTTTGTGAAGTACATTGAATAATCAACTTATCCCCATCTAATTTAAGTAATGCTTGACTCACTTCATCTTTCATGTCAAGACCTTTAATAACGACTTTTGCTACATTAGCAAATTGAATAGTATCTACTGTAAATTCCACTTATTTAATTCTCCTTTAGTAAATCTTCTGCTTCTTCTAAATCTCTTTGTGAATCAATAGCTTTCCAAAATCCATTATGAATGTGAGCTCTTAAATGACCAATCAATTCTGGTTTCTCTAATACATCATGAGAGAAATCATAATCTTTTTCAGTAAAGAAGTTGAAAATTTCAGGTTTCATACAAATGTACCCACCATTTACAAATTCTTTTGAGTCATTACTTTTTTCTTTGAATGCTGTTATTTCTGAATCATTTTCAATAGTAAGTAATCCAAAGCGTTCTTTTTTAGGTACAGCACATAGAGAAATAATAGTTTCGTCATTCTCTAAAAGTAATTTTTCAATAGCTGAAGTATCGACATTACTAATGCTATCTCCATAAGTCATTAAGAACGGTTCTTTCAATTCATCTTTTAATTGATACAAACGTTGAGCAGTGCCTGAGTCTAAACCTGTATCTAAGATTTGAACTTCAATATCTTTCAAGAAAGACAAGTTGTTTGTCATTTCTAAACCTGACAAAGCGTTTGAAAAAATCAATTTATTATTTGAAATGTTAATGTTACTTAAAAAGTATTTATAAATTTCTTCGATTTTATAACCGCCTAAAATATAAAACTTTTCAATGCCGTCTTTCGCAAGTTTTTCCATAATATGCAAAATGATTGGTTTATTGTGTAATTCTACAAGTGGCTTAGGAATTTTATGAGTTTGCTCACTCAATCTAGTACCTCTTCCGCCAGCAAGGATTACGGCTGTTTTAATAGTACGCATTATACTACCTCATTTCTTTTAAAAAGTTATTGTTAGTTATATTATTCTTTTTTTGGTTTTAATTTTAATCTTTTTACGACTTTTTTCTGAGTATTTGATTGTTGAGCTTTTGTATCTTTGTAAATCTCAATATTAGTATTCTCTAATGCACTCCAATTAGGATTAGTCTTTTTACTTGCAAAATTTACTGAATCAACACTTTCACCAACAAAGATAATACCTAAATTATCTCTTGTTAAAAGAGCAGAGCTCAATTCATTCATAAATGATGTAACATTATCTTGAACATCAGTTGGTCTATTTGGTCTAACTTGTTCAATAATTAAAAGTTTTGTTTCTTCATTGAAAATTTTGTTTTTAATTTTTGCTTGGTCACCAAATCCTCTAATTGTAGAATAACATTCATTCAAGTTAGTAATGCAAACAGATGATGGTTTCAATCCTAGAGCAATACAAGATTTAGCAATAGTATAAGCATAAGTTAGATTTTCTTTTGGATTGGAATATAATAAAGCAGCTCTAATAGGATAAGCACTTTGTATTTCCTTAACAAAGTCTTTATCTAATTTAATATTTTTAACTTTAGTATAATCTCTTTCCCAAGTTTCAATATTTTCTTTAATTCTAGCAATTTTGACTTCTGTTTTTGATTGAGCATTTAAGGATTGCTTATTCTTTAAATATTCTTTATAAGAGTCAGAATTGGTTTTATTATGATTATATTCTGGCATTTAATCCCCCCAATCTAATTCATCTTCAAAATCTTCTTCATCTTCTTCTAGTAAGTCATTGTACTCACCTTGTTGGTATTTGTTCCAAATTTCTAAAAATGATTTTTCTGTTAAATTTAAGTTAAAATAAGCATGTAGTATAATAATTTGTTCAAATTCTTCTTCATCATAATTAAGTAATGTTACATACTTTTCATGCAGTGTTTTAACTTTATGATTGAAAAATTCAAAAGGATTGAGTTTGAGTTTTAATGACTGGTCTGTATAGACTTCTTTTATATATTCTTCAACATCATTTATTAAACCACTTTTCATTAAGTAACCAATAAATTCTTTTGATTTTTCTTTTTTCTCTATTTTAAGTTCATCAAATAATTTTTTAGCCATTTTATAACTCCTCAAATAAAGAATCAAATTCATCATCATTATCAGCAACAGTGTCTATAAATGAATTATCAAGAATGTTAGTATCTTCTTCATCTAAATTAGTTAAATCATTTCTTGTAACTTCAACTTCATCTTCCTCTGGTTCAACATCAACAAACATAGATTTTTCAAGTACACATCTTACTTGGAATTTCTTGTCAGCTTGTCCACCTCTATTCTTGTCAATGATAAACAAAGCTTTAGGGTCGGGTGATTCATCTCTATATTTTCTATGAATAATCAATACTACGTTTGAGTCAGCTGCAATACCAGCAGATTCACGAATATCCGCTTTAGATGGTAATCTATTTTCATCTTCATCTTTTGACTCACGATTTAACTGTACTAAAATCATAATAGGAACTTGCAAATCTTTAGCAAGAACTTTTAATCCACGGGACATTGCAGCCACTTGTTGTTCACGATTCGCATGACTTCTATTTGTACCTGGGTTAATCAATTGTAAGTAATCTACAATAATTAAATCAAGCCCCTCTGGAGAAGCAGCTTGTGCTTTTGCTTTTGACCTAATATAATCAATTGTAATATCCGAATCATCTTCAACAACTAGAGAGAAGTTTGCCATTGTTTCTGTTGCTTGAGCAATTCTTTCATTTTCTGATGGTGTTCTATGAGAACCTGGTTTTAGTTTGTAAGATGCAACACCAGACACCGAAGAAAGCATACGCTCAGCAAGTTCTGTACGAGTCATTTCTAAAGAAAAGAATAAAACTGTTTTTCCAGCTGCACAAGCTGCTTCAGCTGCATTGATTGCAAATACGGTTTTACCCACACCTGTACGAGCACCAATTGTATTCAAACTTCCTTTTTGCCAACCACCATTTAGTACTTTATTCATTTGTGGATTGAAAAGTGGAACTACATCTAAATCAACTTCATTTTCTGATGAAGCTTTTTCTACTACTTCATTTACTGTATCAGCAAAATCAACTTTTGTTTTTGGTATAATGTCTGAAGCAAGATTAGCTAACTTTTCTTCGCTTTCAGAAATTACTGATAATACATCTGGGTTTTCATCTAATTCTTTTAATTGTTTAGCTAGCAATTCTTTTGTTTCTGATTGCACATATTTTTTCTTAAGCAATTCAGCAAGAGCTAATGGAGATTGAGAAGTATCTGCATTACTTAACGATACAATAAATTGTGTATCAGGTTTAAGTCCTTTATCAATTAAATTAGAATATAATTCCACCTCAGAAATTTCTTCAGCTTCTGATTTCCCATACAAATCTTGAAGAGCAATATAAATTTCTCTATAATTTTCATTTTTAAAGAATTTAGGGTCAATTATTGTTCCAGCTTCTGTAATTTTATGTTGTTGATTGAACAAACTAGAAATTAACAATTTTTGTATTTCTTCATAGTTAAATTTGTTAGTCACTATTTAAACCCCTTTTATTTTTAGTTAGTTTTATTATTCTATTTTTTCAAGGTAATAACTCGAAAAACAAGCGTTTCTGAGCTGTTTTTCTGAAAAGTCGATACATTTATCGAAAAACAGTTTTGACTGTTTTAGCGTTTCACTAGTGACGATATAACGATATTTAAAATCAGTTTGAGAAAAGAAAAAGATAAGCAAAAAATGCTTATCTTTTAGTTTATTTTAATTTTGAGTCAATTTCTTTTTTAAGTTGTTCAAGTGGATTGTCGCCATGTTCAAAATCAATAGCTTTTTCAGAATCGCCAACTATAATAAATGGAGTGAACAATTTGCCAGTTGGAGATTTCTTCGCTAATTCATTGTCATTGAAAACTCTAATTGTATTAGATTTCACTTCTTCAATCAAATCTTTTTGCTTGCTTTCAATATTTTTCCATTCATCTTCTTTCCCACCTAATTTGATGAATAAATCTTTAAAAGCACTATCTTCTTTTGCTTTTCCATTCGGGTGGAAGTTTACTGATAATACATTAGTAAAATAATCATAAGCTAAATCTGGTCTTTCATTGATTACTCCTAAAATCCAACCAGCTGCTCTATTTGAATAATCATCAACTGTTCTTGCAGATAAGAAACTTAAAACGTTATATTTAATAATTACATTCTTATTGTTAATGTATTCTTTGATTGTATCTTTTGTTAATTCTTCTAGTTGTACACAAGCTGGACAATATGGGTCAACATACCAATTTACAACAGTAGCATTTTTGTCAATGTCTTTTTCTTGAATTGCTTTACCGTCTTTTCCTAAATAGAATGAAGCATTAGATGTATATTGATTTTCTTTTGTTGTTTGCTCAGTACTTGGATTTGTATTGTTTTCTGTTTTTGTGTTATTAGTACAAGCAGTAGCAAATAACAATGCTACTGCAGATACCATAACAAATTTAATCATTTTTAAATTTTTCATTATTCAGCATTCTTTCCGTTAATAATATTAGCTTTAATTACTTCTTCAATTTGTTTATTGATTGCTGATAGAAGTTTTTCGTTTTGTTCTAATTCTTCTAGTAATCCAGCTTTTGAAGTGGCAATTTTAATGATTGTTGGTACACCATTTTCTGGGTCACCCTCTTGTTCTACTGTAGAGTTATAACCAGAAACATCAATATCATCAAGAGTTTCAAATGTATAAGTACGTCCGTTCTTAATAAGTACTCCTAAATCTTCTCCGACTACCATACATTCAGCTGCACGGTTAATACCTTTTGCGAAAGTAAGAACTGTCAAACCTTCTCCATAAGGAGCTGCAACTTTATTCTTGATACATTTTAATCTAACTTCAGTACCGATTGTGTTATCACCCTCTGTAACTAAACGAACTTTCTTAACTTCGATACGTTGAGAAGCAGTGAATTTAAGAGCTTTACCACCAGGTGTAGAAGTTTTAGGTCCCCACATATCACCAACGTTATCACGAATTTGGTTAATAAAGATTACAGTACAATTAAATTCATTAGCTTTTTGAGCAATACGTTTCATTGCTTTACTCATAACACGAGCAAGAGTTGCCATAGAAGCTTTCTCTAAATCAGCTTCTAATTCTGCTTTAGGAGTCATAGCTGCAACAGAGTCCAATACAATAATGTCAACTGTTCCAGTTTCAATCAATTTAAGAATCATTGTTAGAACTTCTTCAGCAACAGATGGTTGTGAGAATCCTAGTTCATCAATTTTAACACCTAGTGCTTTAGCATAATTAGGGTCAAAAGCTTGTTCTACATCTAAGAATACTCCATATCCACCCTCTTTTTGAACATTTCCTAAAGCTGTGAGAGCAATAGAAGTTTTACCCGAACCTTCTGGCCCGTAGATTTCAATAATACGGCCTTTAGGAATACCACCACCTAAGATGCTATCCAATACAATACTACCTGATGAAGTTTTAGCAACATTTTCTTCTCTCATGTCAGTTAGTAAAGCAATTTGACCAACATTTTTCATTGAGGAAACTTCAGCAAGAGCTTTCAAGAAAGCTTCTTTTTTTGCATTATTTTGTGGTTGTGTAACTGCTTCAGTTTCTACAATGTTATTTGTTTTAGTTTCTTTTTTAGCTGCCATTTTTACCTTCCTAAAATAATTTTCTAAAATCACTTATGATTTTGTTTTATAGTTATATTATTCCAAAACTTCTACTTAAAAAGCAAAAAAGAAAGCAAAATTTGCTTTCTTTTTATTCTTCAAAATCAAGTTCGTCAGAAGTATCTCCTTTGTCAAAATTGTATTTAACGCCAGATATATCAATATTATCATAATCAAACATTGTTAAATCTTCTTTCTTGATTTTATTTGTTTTAATTCTTGAATTGTTTGTGTCAACATACCAATCTTTCCAAGCATTTTCTACCAAGTCATAGAACTCTCTATTACGCCCTTGAGCTATCAATTGTGAGGCGTTTGAACCTAAAATCTTAGCTCTAATTGGGTCAGGTAATGGAATGTCTTTGAAAATTACTTTTTTAGGTTTCTCACCTTTCTTAGTACTTAACATATAATTAGATGGTGAATTTGTATCTTGGAATAATTGAGCTTTGTAAGCTGCAAGAGAATTTTTAATTACTCGTTCAGTTGCTTCTCTATCCCAGTCATTAGTTGTAACTTTCATAATAGTTCTCATATCTTTGTATGTTGGTTGGTGGAATTGCTCTGCAAAGTCCATTTTTTGACCATCTTTTGTAGTTTCTGTTCTAACAATTGTAACTTCTTCTTGGTAATTACGATTTGAGTTGTTTTCTTCTTCAATAATAATTTCAGAGAAGTTTTCGTAGCCCTCTACTGAAGCACATTCTGAACAGTAATAATTACCAACATCATCTCTATAACCAATGTCACCAAATCCAATTTCTCTACCACAATTTACGCAAATATGCTTAGTGTGTTTTTCTGAAATACCTGCATAACCTTGCATAGCGTTTCGTCCAAATTGAGTTGTATAAGCTTTGTTTTTAATGAAAGTAGATACACCAGACGACATACCACTTGAGAATTGTCCACCAATTTTCTTAGATTCAATACCACCTACAGCTGCAGCTCCTCCAAGTCCTAGAGCTAATTTACCAGCAGATTTGAATACATTGATACCCTTGCTGAAACCTGATAAGTTCATTTGTCCTAAACTTGTTTGACTAAATCTATCAATGATAGTAGCTCTATTTTTGAATAGTACATATGAAATAATCATTGTAAAGACAAGTGATTGTATCAATCCAACTGAGTTAATCATAGCTATAAGATTTGTGTTAATAATTACGCTTATTACTAACAAGAAGCTTGCAATTACTTTCTTAAGCATTGTTGATAATACAGTTCCAAAATACTGTCTAAGTATTGATTGGCCTCTACCACCCCAACAACCAAGAAGTAAGAATATAGGTGCAACAATAGTAAGGATTGTAATTCCTAATCCATAAATAGTACATAATAGAGCAAATAGTAAAGGAAGAATACTACCAACAATTGTTAAGAACATTGAAATAAATGTTTGGTTAAATCTTTCTCCACTCTTATTTCCAGTCCAATAACTCCATTCTTCTAATGGTTTAGAGTTGATTTGTTCATAAACTTTACCGCTACCGCTTGAGCTTCCACCACTTAATGAACCTGCAATATCTGAATCTGCAATTTGTCCAGTACCCGGTTCGGTATTTGTTGCTTTATCTGCAGCCCCACCGTTCGCATCAATATAGGCGTCAATTTCAGCCATAGTTTCTGCTCTTTTTTTACCGTGTCCTGATGTGTCAGTAAAGTATACCCCACCATCTTCAGGTCTAAGTGTTCCATTCGCATTAGCTTGAGCTTTATCATCTTGGCGTTTGAAATTTCTATTTTTATTATTGATAAGAGTTTCATTCGCCATTTTCACAATAGCTACACTATCGTTAAATGCCAATGAAGCATCTGGGTTAGAGTCAAATGCAGCGAAGTTCCACATATTACCACTTACTGCAACTCCAGCAGTACCATAACTACTTTCCCATAAAGCAATCGCAATAAGAGCTCTCACGTCCACACCTGACGCCTTTTGCCAAGCAAGGAAGTTTTTACCGTTTACACGACTCTTATCAAAAGGAATACCACTTTTTGCTAAATATCCGTCAATTTGTTCTGCTGTAATACCGTCACGTTTTGTAAATAAATCGTGAGTGTATGGGTCTCCAGTTGACCAGTGGTCGGGATTTGTTTTGATTTCCACTCCACCAGAGCTTCCACCTAAATCACCATCTGCACCTCCACTTCCACCAGAACTTGATGAACCAAATGTTCTAACAATTTCATCATAGTTAGATAGTGCATCTACAATTCGGTACCAGTCTTTATCAACACCACCAACAAGCGGTGAATCAATTTCGTCTATTGGAGCATGATAACCAGATTGTAAATCAACTTGGAATAAAGCCCAGTTTGCAATCTTTTTATCACCTAATACTACATTAGGCTCTCCTACCCAACTCTTGTTAATATTTTGTAATTGAACAGCATCTAACTGGTCATATTCACTTCCAAATTGTCCTCTTGCCCAAGGTTTAAAGACAAATTCTACATACATATTACAAGCAATAATACTTTTCATTCTATCATTAGCTTCATCTAAGAATTTGCTTGATGTAATATCCAATTCTGCTCCAGTTGAAGTATCACATAAATCACTAGTAGATGATTTAACATTACTTACTAATGCAGAGGTTACTAAACTTGTTCCAAGTGTTGCTAATTTGTTTGGAATAGTAATCCAAGTAATATTAGCAGAAATGATAATAGCAGTAGCAAATGCAAGCATTGGTTTCAATAATCCACCAACTAATGAAGTTCTGTATTCTCTCTTAATAATTCCATAGTAAAGAATATACATAGCTGTCAATAGGAATACAAGTGTAACAAGTGGCATGAATAAATTAGAGTATAATTTTTGGAACATACCCTCTTGAAAATCTTGAGTTAATCCTAATAAATCACTCACATCTGTAAATGCTAGACCAAATAATGTAATAGTAATTGCTGAAATAAATTTAGAAATTCCTAAGAAGAAATTATTAACAGACAATTTGATAGCAGACCACCAAGCACTAAAGAATCCTTGAGCAAATTGTTTGGTTCTAGGGTCTCTTGAAGTATTAACTTCTCCATAAGTTGATTGAGGGTCTTTTCTATCTTTGTAATATTCTCCATAGTCTGAAGCTTTTGATTTTGCATTTTCTTCACATGGGTCAATGTCATAATATTTCCATTCGCCCAAATAAGAACTGTATTCAATACCTGACAAACCAACTTTTTGGAATATATTAGGGGAATTAGTTTGTTTCCCACCAAATTTATATCCAGCCATACTCATTATAATGTTATTAGAATCTTCACCATTTATTCTAGTACTTGCTAATGAGGTTTTTGACCTAATCATATAAGGTACCCAGTCAGTAGTTGCAGCTCTATATAACATTTTTGTAGAGTCAAAACGGCAGACAATCCATGAAACTGGATTAAAGTCTGCACTTGAGTTTTGAACTACGTTTTGAGTTGAAGCAAAGAGCATAAGAGCGCTCAATGCTGTCAATAGAATGTATTTTATTTTTTGCATTTAAGACTTCTCCTTTGCTCTTGTTTACTCTTCAAAAGGATTTTCAAATTCTTTATTGCTCATATCGTCAAAATCTGAATCCTTTTTGATTTTGCTTTCACTCTTATTAGTAGATTCTTTTACTGAATCTTTCAATTTTGAAATTTCTTTCTGCTCTTTTGATTTTTTAAATCTATCTTTTAGAGTTTGTCGTTTTGATTTTTTGTAGATACTTTTATCTTTTTTCTTTTCTTTGATTATACCATTTGATGATTGTTTTGCCAATATAGCTAACTCTCTCAATGCTGTTGCTAATTCTGGCGCTGATTTATCAAATTCTGAAATGTATTTCTCAGCCTCACTTTGTCCATAAGTTCTTTTACCATCTTCTGTTTCAGTATAAGGGGCAGTCCAAAATGCTTCTTCATAAATAATTTCATCATTAAAGTTCAATCCAGTCTTATCTTTAACACTATTGATTGTTTCTGCAGCTTTATCTTTAGCTTCTTTGATTAAAGATTGTTGAAGTGCTTTTTCATCATCAGCTTTAATCATTCTCATATTGATAGGAGCTGTATCAATAAATCTTTCAACCGCTTCTTCAGTTGTTAGAATTTCAGAATGTCTGCGACCATTTTCATCAATTCTAATTTCTCTTTGACCAGGTTGCATAGCTAAGAAGTTACCATTGACTTTATTGTTGTCAAATTTATAATTACTTGCTTTTGCTCTTTCTAATAATTCAGCTGCAGCCTCAATATTAGTATCTCTAAAGAATAAATCTTCTTTGTTAGCATAATGTTGTTCTAATTCTTTTTCTAAATGAATAATTTCTGCTTCTTCATTCATAGTTAATGATGTTTTAGCTTGAAGTTTTTCTAGTTTTTCAGTCTTTTGTTTGATTAGGAAATCTTCATGAGTTTTCTTAGCTTCATGCTCAACAATTTCATTCCTTAAAACAGTTTCCATATTCTTCCAGTTATTTGCAACTGTTGAAGTTTTACTGTTAAATGAGTCACGTTGATTTTGAGCAACAGACTCTCTAATTTGTCCTAATGTATCATAAGCACTGTAGCCCATTTTTCTTTGACGATTTTCATTCATCATATTAAATCTACGGCTTGCATAACCAGAACCTTTCTTAGTTCCCTCTGTTACATAAGATAATAGACTTCCTTTTGAAACACCTTTAGATTCATCAGCAATCTTAGCACCAATTCCAGCAATAGCACCACCTACACCACCTGCAATACTATCTTTAACTCCAGTTGTGTATCTAGGGATTCTACGTTGTAAGAATTTAGGCATATTACTCATTTTAAGTTGTTCTCTAATTCCGCCGCTCATAAATGAACCGGCATTATTAGTAGTCATACTAAATAGATTTACCATTTCTTTCCAATACATCTTAATAGCAACAGCTACAATAACTACTCCAAAGAAAACAGTGTTATAATTATCTAAGCCAGAGTCAATAGCTGTTAACATTAGTAATGCTAATGAGATAACAAGAACTATTAAGAAGCGTTTTAGGAATAAGCTTAATAGATTTTCAAAATAATTTTTAAATCTTACGTTTCCACCGGGGAATAAGCTTAATGCTAATTGAATTGGTAAGATGAATACTTGAATAGCAATCAATAATGTGTATTCAATTTTTGCTATTGCTAATCCACCCAACAAGAAAGTAAGACAAATAGAAACAATAGCACCTCTAAATTGATAACTATCTCTATTTAATCCAGCACCAGACCATGCTGTTAAATAAGTTGAATCTGATTTAGCACCATTATTTGGCCCAGCTTGCAAGTCAACAATACGATAAATATTTCTATTGATAGTATTATCAGTTTCTTGTGGGTTTGTATTTGTGATAGTACCTGATTTTGTTATATCTAATTGATACAATGCCCAGTTATGAATAATACTTCCACCACCCATATTAACTGGTGCATCACCAACTAAACTCTGATTTGTATTACTAAATTTAGATGGTTCTAAGTTTGTGTAAGAAGTTCCCCATTGTCCGTAAACCCAAGGGTCGAATATACTCATCTTCCATACTTGACATTGCATTTTTCTTACACCGGTATAATCTCCACCAGTTGCACTACACAATTGTGTAGCTTTATCATCTTCTTTATGAGTAATAACATTGATTAAGAAGTTATCAATCTTACTTGGTAATTCTTCTACTAATTGAGTTGTTTGTTCTGGTTTGTATAACAGAGCAACACCAACACCAAATGTAATCACAAGAAGTAATAATAGAGAAAATGCTTGTCTACCGAATCCCATTCTAAAGCATGAAACAAGAATCCAAAAAGCACTTATTGCTATACCAATTGTTGATAAAGGATAGAAGATACTATCTCTGAAAATTTCAACTGTTTTAGCAATCATACTACTAATTCCTAATTCTTTTAGAATATTTGAGAATGATAATGTTAGCATAGAATTTGTGATTTTAGCAGCTGTTACTGCAATAAAGTTAAAGAATCCACCAAATACACTAATTGAGCCATTTGATTTTGCAATTTGACCTTTTGTGATAAAGTGTTTATATCTTGTATCAGAAAAATCACCTTCACCATTTCCATATAAAGCACCTTTGATAGATGGACGGAGTTCTCCACAACCACCTAAAAATTCTGCTTCGTCTGAATTTTCGTCCGTGAAAGCATATTTCCATTCAGCCATACTTTGACCAACTGGGTCACCATTTTCATCAGCACAAACATAATGTGAGATTGAACGTGATGGGTCGAAGTGAGGGTCTTTTTTAAGATAGTTTTCTGTAATAGCAGAAAAAGCTTTATCTACATCATCTTTATTTTCTTGAACGACTTTACTAGCATATTTATTCCAAGCTTCGTCATAACAAGTAATAAAATCTCCATAAAGTTCTCTATCAGAACAATCAATACCAACACTTTTTGCAGATTCTAAAAATGCTGAATTAGTATCTTTCCATTGTTTGAATTGGTCTGCTCCCGTTTCATAAACTCTATCGGGAACAGTTGTTTTTGCCTTTTCAGCTTCTTTACGAGCAGCTTTACTTGCTTCACTCTCTACGTTTCGTTTATATTGGAATTTAGGGAATTTAGATGAGCGAATACTTAAATCAAGCATTTGTTGTACTGCTGGGTTTGGCGAAGATAATTTAGCAAATTCTTCTTCAAATTTTGAAAGAAGCCAAGCTTGTCCTTTTTGATGAACTTCTTTACTGCTCATATAATAAGCGTTATACACCGTTGCACTGTAATCTGGTCTACTCCATGCGTGAGTAGCAACAATGTTTAAATCAGAAGTATCAACAATAGTCCATAAGACACTACTTGCACCGCCATCAATAATATTACCAATATATTTAATTGGGTTCCAATCAAACTTAGTAACAGCTGCATTGATAGCACCTTTAACACCGTTAAATACAGAAGTGGCACCTAATTTTGCTTTTGACCAAAATCCAAAGTTAGACATCAATCTAGCTTGTGTTTGTGGCACAACATTATCCCATTCTCCTACATACGTAGTATAATGTAAATTATATCCGAATAATTCTAAACCTGTATATTTATATATTCTTTCATTTGCGAATACAGGCACAGAATCACCTGGTAAACCTGCAGGCACACCCAAAACAGATTTAGCAGAAGTAACTTCTGCACCTAATACACCTTGAGAGTTCATTATGGCATGAGTCACTTGCCCTAATTGAGAAGCAAAAGTGGGTATATCACAATTGTGGTTTAAAGCGTTTTGTGGCTGTTTCTCAAAATAACAAACAGTCTTTGTATCGCCTCTTTTCTTAACTACACTATGGTCTACTCCCTCATCTTCGCTTCCTAATACTCCATTTGTAACTTCTTGTATATAATTTCCTTTCATAAACATATACTTATATAAATTACTCATGGATTCTTCTCTAGTGAATTTTCCTTTTAATCCATTAGTTTTAGCAAAAAAGCCATCTTCATTACCACCATCAAAGCTATTTGCTTCATCTACGATTTTTTGTTTATCTTTAGAAGAGTCAGCAAAACTAACTTGGGTGATAGAAGAAATTGAGCCCAAGAAGCATAAAAGAGAAAAGAATACAAGTAAATACTTGTTAAATTGAGCTATTTTGCTCTTCATTTAATTACTCTCCTTTATAACTGTTATAATAATAGTTATATCAACAGAAAAAGCAGCACTAGGGCTGCTCTTTAATCATCTTCTACAATTCTATTTTTGTACCAATCTTCTTTAGTAACACCGTTTAACTGATTGTTAATCTCTCTAAAAGCGTTCTTATGAAGATTTCTAATTTGTGGTGGAATACCAGCTTTTAAATAGCATGTTGCTGGATATTCTACAATTGTGTCAGAGTCTGGCAACTTTCTTTTCATGCTTTTCTTAACGTGTCTTTCAACATAAGGCATACCTGGAAAGTTCCATGCTCCAGTTAGGATTAACTCTCTTTGTTGAATAGCTACAAAAGCTCTTAAAATATCTTTGACCTCAACTTGTGTATAACCTGTAACTTCTGAAATTTCTTTAATGATTTCAGGTTTCTTTTTAGCTTGGTCTTTTTTAACTTGTTTAATTTCTAAAACCATTATTTCTCCTTTAATTGTTCCTAATGTTTATTTGAATATATCCAATAGTAGCATACTTTACAGAAGTAGCATAATCTTCAAATAAAATGTTCTTAATATTGTTTGCTAAATTAGAATTATTATCAAATGTTTCTTTAGCGTGAAGAGCATTATATTTAATCTTCACTTTATTTTTACCCTCATTTTTTAGAATCACTTCAAAAACTTTATCATCTTGTACAGATGGTTTAGGATTTGTAGTAATTTCAGACAAGTAAAAATTAAAAGCATCTATTGAATTTTGGAAAATTTCTTGTTCAGTCTCACCGTCAATAGTCGTATGAACTCTAGCAAGGTAATATTCTGATACTTCTTTGAATATGTGTAGCAATCTTGCTTTATCAGCATTACTAAAAGAAATTCTCACATTATTACGGTGTCTTTTTTTAGTGGTTGGTTCCTCAGTTTTAAATAAACCTCTCATATCTTACTCCTTTTATATCGCAATTTTTTACAAATGTACTACTTTATCAGCAAATGAGTTAATACCATCATTGTGAGCAATTAAAATAATTTGTGCATTTGTTAATGAAGTGATAGTTTCTAAAATCAATTGAGAGCGGTCGCTACTCATTGCAGTTAGAACTTCATCTAAGATAAGTAAATGTTGTTGACCGTTATTTAAGAATAAAGCTATTGCTAATCTTAAAGCAATTGCGGCTGCAGATAATTCACCACCCGACAATTGTGATACTGGTCTTTTAACATTATTTTCTGTTATGACGAATGTTTCAAATTTATCAGTAAGAATCAATTGAGTAAATTTATTATCAGTAAATCTAGCAAGAATTTCTGAAGCAATGTCAGTTAATTCAGGTATTGAATTTTTAATACGTTGCTCTTTGAATTTAATCAAACTTTGATTAGTAAGATTCATAATTGTTAATTGATTATGGAGTTTTTCATAGTTTTCGCTCGCTTCTTTACATCTCTTATAATCAGAAACAGCTTGTCTAGCTTTTTCTACAATAAGTTTTAATTCACCATCAAGAGAAGCTTTTTGAATATTCGTTTTAACTAATAATTCTTCTTTATCTTTTAGATTTTTAAGAAGTATTCTATAAGTTGATTTGGGTAAAACATTAAGAGTTGAGATTTCTTTTTCTAAACGAGCTCTTTCCTTTTTGTTATCTTTAAGTCTTTGCTCGCTAATTGTGACTTGTTCTCTTGCAGTTGTAATTAAATCTCTATGTCTTTCACTAGCATTGATTTCTGCTAATTGGTCTCTATTTTTAGAGATTACTAATTGAATAGATTTTAATTCTGCTTCTTTAGTCTTTTTATCTCTTTTAGCTTTTTTGAAGTCTTTTTCAGAATTAGCTTGTTCAGTTGCTTTTTGTAATTGAGCTTCATAATGAGCTTTTTCTTGACTCATTTTAGCAATGTCTTTTTCTAAAGCGTCTAATTCTTCTTTGAGATTTTTAAATTCATTTTTGTTTTGTTCTTGTTCTTCAGTATGTTTTTTAAATTCTTCTTCGGGATTTAAAATTGGATGGCCACATACTGGACATTCAGCTGCTCCACTCTTAAGCAGTTCTAAATGTTTTTTAACAGATTTGACTTTTACTTTTAATCCCATTAAAGCTTCATCTAGCTCAGATTTTTTACTTAACATATCATTGTAACAATCCAATACTTCAGAATAAGCTTCTTTAATTTCATCATAGTTTAAGACTTCTTCAAACAATTCAGTAAATCTTGTGATTTGAATGTTAATATTATTGAGTTCTGTTTGGAGAACTTTTTCTTTTTCTAATGAGTCTTTTAATTCTTCTTCTATGATTTCTTTCATTTTGTAATCAATAGAGATTTCAGAATTTTCTTTTAGAATTTTTGTATAATTCTTTAAGTTGTCTTTTAAGTAATTATCATCTGTTTTGACAGTTTCTAAACTTGTATTTAGACTATCTAAATGATTTTGTAATTCAGTCTCTGCTTTTTCTGTTTCTCTCAAAACAACTAATTCTTGTTCAAGAGTTTTAGCAGCTTCTTTTACTTCTTCAAGTTTATTTTTGGCATCTTTAACAGCAACTTTAAATTCTTCTACTTTTTCCTTTTCATCTTCTAAAGAACCAGGTTGGATAATATCTGCAGCTCTCTGTAAAGCTCTTGATTCTTCTCTAGCTAATTTTGTGCTTTCTGTAATTGCAGAAACACCAATTAACTTTTCAATAACTTGTCCTCGTTCAGTTGGGGAAGCAGATACAATTTGGTCTACTTGTTTTTGTTGAATAAATACAGAAGATAAGAAGCCCTTTTCATCAATGTTTAATACAGAACGAATAAATGATTCAGCATGAGTCACTGCTGGGCCAGACTCAAATTCCCAATCCCCGATTTCTTCATTGTAAGAGAATACTTTACATTCACAAGCTCCCTCATTTGAAGTAATCTTTCTTCTAATCATAAAGTCAGTGTTTCCTACTCTAATATAAGAAGTTACTTGTACTGTTTCTTCTTTTGCATCTACACCTTCTCTAATGTAGTTTTTATTTCTTAATCCATGTAGTCTCGTTCCGAATAATGACCATGAGAAAGCATCTACAATGGTTGATTTACCTGCTCCGTTTTCACCAGAAATAGCAGTAACACCAATTGACGCTGGTTCAAATTCTAAATATTTATGAGACCTAATATTTTCAATAATAACTTTCTTGAGTATCAAAAGAGTATTGCTCCTTATTTTTAATAGTTAGTTATATTATTCCTTTTTAGCAAGTTTTATTTTAAGCGACTCCAAGCTGTTTTACTGAAGAGTCGATACATTTATCGAAAATCAGTTTTAACTGTTTTAGCGTTCGCTATATGACGATATAACACATATCAAAATCAGTCTGAGTGGAAACAAAAACAAGCCTTTTGGGCTTGTTTTCAGTTTTTATTTTATTGTGAATTTTGAGTTGCTTTAGCATTTGCTAATTGAATTGATTGTAATAAAGAATATGGAGATAATTTCCATTGGCCATCAACATAAACCATTTCTAATGAAACAGCTCCTCCAACACCTGTATAATAATCAAGTGGAATTTGAGCAATTCTAGTTGTTTCATCTAAATAAACATATTGAGTATCAGTACTTACTGGGTTAAGATTTTCATTTCCAATCTCAGTTAAGTTTTTAATGATTGCTAATATAGCCATTGATGAAGTTGTATAGCCTTCTTCTTTATCCATAAAATCTTTTAAGTATAAGTAAGATTTTGCTGAAGCTGAAATATAATCATCAAGTTTCTTATCTTTATCAATGCCTTTGATTCTATCATCAATAGACAATTTGTTTGATGGGTCAGCATTAAAAGATTTCAACATATTAGTAGCAGCTTCTAAAGCACCTTCTTTTGAAAAGTTTTCTTTTGTTTCATCTGTTCTATTAGGTAGAACATTTTCTACTTTAGTGTTAGCTGAATTTATTTTGTTTTCAGTAGGTTTGTTCAACATAAAATTAAATACAGTCAAATATAATGAGAATAGAGTTACTAATCCAACTGTAATGTAAGATAAGATAGCTTTTTTCCCTTTTATTTTTGATTTAATTAAAACTGAAGTTGTAACACTTGCTAATAGAATGACAAATGTATAAACTAGTATAGAAATTAAAGTCATTGTTCACCCTTTTTCCTTTTGAATATAGTCATATTTAAAATGAATACTAATAGAGTTACCACAATTAAAAGAATTAAAGAGAAAAGCATAATCGTGTTAGAGTTCTTTGAAAAGAATTGTATAAACATATAATCAGAAGTAAGATTAGCTAATCCATTTGATTTTTCTGACAAGTTTTGTAATTCTTCAACTCTAGCTAAATATTCTTTATCGGCAATCATATTGAATCCATTGACAGCAAATATCGCAAAACTACACAGCAACATAATTACTAATAGAAATAGATTAGTTAAAACTTTTACCCAAGTTCTTTTCTTTTTAATCTTTTTATCTTTACTTTTTTTAAATGGATTAGTAAAGTTAATTTTAAGACTTTGCTTCTTTGGATTTTCTGATTGTTCTAGCTTTTCTTTCTTAAATTCTTTTAAAAAATCTTCTTTATTCATCTTCTTCTGGTTCTTCATTGTTAAGCAATTCCTCAACTAATGTAGTTTTGAATAATACAGGTAAATCTTTCATCTTTTCTAAATCAAAGTCTAAACTTCCCAAATCTTCAATCAAGTTAATTGCTACTTGAGGACATTCTGCTTTGATTGAAGAGCGTAAGATTGCTCTTGTAATGTTATGAGCTCTTTTAGTATCTTCAAAGTTTGTATCTTTAAAGACATTTATACCCGCTTTATCTTCATTTGTATCTTGCCATACTAAAGTATCTGTATTTCTAGTACTTAACCAACGTTGATGTTGTTCTTCTAATAATCGGAATTGTTCTTCAGTATAAGTATCACTTAAATATTGTTGAATTTCGCTAATTGGTACAATTCTTTTTTCATTAGTTTCTTTATCTACACTTAGTTCTTCTTCAGCTTTCGCTCTAATACGTTGGAATTTAGATAAAGGTTTACCTAATTCATTGTCTGGTAAGTCATATGGCCATAATCTAAGTACGTTTGATAGATAACCAGAGAATGGAATAGGCTGAGTTTCATCAAATTTTTGCATAGCTGTAAGAATCCATTCATAAATCTGAGCTCTCTTTTCATCATGCTCTGGAAGATAAATATTGATTGTTTTATCATGTGGCTTCAATGTTAAGACAGCAAATGAGTAATAGAATAGCAATGTTTCTGCTACAAAATCATCTGTTAAGTCTAACAAATCTCTACGATAGAAGCTGCTTCTTAATCTTAATTTCAATCTATCATATTCAGAAGCACTAAGTTGTCGTTTTAACAAATCTTTGAAATAATTAGCGTTTAATCCATAAGCATATAGTTTGTTATTATGATAAACAATTCTAGCGTATTTATTTAAAATGCTAATACATTTCTTTTCTAATTGACTATCTTCACCCTCAATAAGTAAAGCTGAAATCAATCGTCTTGGAGCATTTAAGTATGCTTCTGCTTCTGTTTGTTCACTCCATAATCGTGGAGCAAAGTTGTTTGGAATGAGTGGTTCATCTATTGGTAAGTCATGTTCTTTGTACCATCTAATTACTTCATCATATCCTACACGATAAGACTCATCTTTCTTAATTAAAATGTCTTGATTATTATAAATCCAATCAAGCAAATCGTTTTCATCTTTTACTAATGCTACACGTTTCCATTTGTCAAATGTATACCATTGCCCATCATGGATAACTGCTTCAATTCTGAATTTTAATGGTCGTTTTTTCCATTCAGATTTTAGTATATTTTTATCTTTTTTCATTTCCCTCTCCTACCACTTCAATTCTTGGATACAAATAAGAAAATTCAGTAAAGATTTTATCTAATTCTGAAACATATTTTAAGGCGTCATTAGAAGTCATAATATAATCTGGCTTAATAAGAAATAATAAAGCGTCCTCTTTTTCCTCAGCAATTTGTTCTGAGTTTAAAGCACATTTATTTTTCATATAATCAATGAATTTGTCTTTATCTTTTAAGTCAGTAATCTTCAAAAATAAATGTAATTGTTTTGGTTGCATTATACTAACTCCTCTTTCTGAACTAAATCTCTTAATTTCTTAACAATGAGATTAGCTTGTCTAGTGAATTTTCTTTGTGTTAAGTTTCTTTCTGCTAAAAACTCTTCAAACGGTTGAGTTAGAGAATTATCTCCGTATTGATAGCGTATAAATAATTGTTCTTCATATGGCAACATAGATAGTAAACCTTCTGTTTCTACGGTAAAACCCGAAGAGTATCTAGCACCGGAATATCTTTCATCTTCAATTGTATCTTGAAGTCTTACTTTATGTCCACCATCGCCATCTCTTATTTCATGTTGTAAAGAACTCGGTACTAAAGATAGATTTTCTAAATCAATAATCATATCTAGTTTAAATCCAGTTTTCTCTTGTACATATTCCCTTTGAGTCATAGTTGGATTTTCTAATTTGTTGTATTCATCAACGACTTCTTTCATTTTCAAATATTTACCTGCTACGCCATCGTTAATCTGAATATGTCGCTGTAAATTACCTTCATGGGTTAATGCTTTAAAAATATAGAAATTTGAAAATGTTGTAACACGAGCACCTTTTGAGGGGTCGTATCTCCAAATTGCAGTCATTAAAGCTAACAAAGCATCTTGACAAGCATCCTCTACATTATAATGAATTGAATTTGTTTTCTTTACAAATCTATGAGCCCAATTATAGGCAAAATTTTGATTGTGTTCAAACAATTCAAGAAATGCTTCATAAGCTTTAGGGAATTTCTCTTTCTTTTCTTCTTCACTCGATTCTCTATAATCTTTGATAATTAGTCCTAATTCAAATTCACGCTCTTTTTTTAACGCCATTCGCACCTCTTCTTTCACTGTTGTAAACAAAAACAGCCTATCAAGGCTGTTTATTGTGATAATACTCTATGTTATATTATATAGCGTATTTTTAAGCAATTTTTGTTGCTTTATATTTTGGTCGAATTTCTGCCATGAAATATCCACCTTTTGATTCAGCACGTTCCAAACCTAGAACAACGTTAGCTGGAACTCCTTCATATAGATATGTGTGACCAGATTGGAAAGTAACTTTCAATCCTTTTTCTGTTTTTTCGAAGTTCTTAATTGCTGAACTTGTTGCCATGGTAATTCACCTTACTCACTTTCGTGAGCCTTTCTGTAATATTTTTATTTATGAGTTCATTATATCATATCTGAGCTATATGTCAACGGTTTTGACAAAACTTTTTTAAATTTTTGTTCCAATCGCTAAAACAAAGATAACTAAAAGGATAAACAGTAATCCAATAACACTTTTAATAGGGTGTTTCTTCATATAGCCAAAAATATTTTTAATTCTTTCTTTGAAACTTACTTTTTTCAAATCTTTATCTGAAACATATTTATAACCATGATAAGCACGATTTACTTCTGATAAAGTTTTCATTAAACTATTTGTATATTCTTTAGTCAAATTAAAAGTAACTTCATTTCCATTTGAATCTTTTATATTTAATTGAGGTGGATTTTGATTTAATTTTCTAGGTGAGTTATATTTTTCATTCTTTTCATTAGTATATAGTCCATTCACTGAATATGCTAGAATGTTTTCATCTTTCTGTTCAACAATTGCATAATCAAGAGCTTTTTCTAATATGCTATCGTTAGATTGTTCTAATACTAACTCATCATCTGTTTTTAATTTAATAACTTTATCTGTCATATTAGCCTTGCTCCACCACACTTGATACTTTACCATCATCAACAGTAATTACTAAACCTTTTACAAGATTTTCAACTTTCATTTCATCACCTGAAGTAATCTTAGTAATTGGGTTTGTTGTATGATAAGTAATAGTAATATAATATTTGTTTCCGTCTTTTCTAACTTCTGTTTTATCCACATCACGATTAGAACGGTCAACAGAAGTCATAGTATTAAGAGTTTTTGATTTTTCCCAAAGTTCTGCTTCTTGTTTGTAATCATCTAATGTGTTTAAGATTTTGCTTGTTTCTAAAGCATTTTCAGACATCATAGAAGTTAGCTCTTCTTTTTGTTCAGTAATGTATTTAACTTCAAATTCACGTTCAATATATGTTTTAGCAAATTTCTTTACAAATATAATTTCTTCATTTTGTGAATCATCAGCTACAATACTTTTATCTTTCTTTTGAGCATCAGCTGTCTTAGTTCCATTTAAAACTTGTTTTGCTTCTTCTTGTTTGATTTGATAATAAATACCAGCACCAACCAAAACAAATACAGCAACAACTACTCCTAAAAGAATTTTAATTTTATAATTCATTTTAAGCACCTTTCTTTCTAATCACACTACTTACGCTACCTTTAACGAATTGTCTTGTATAACGAGCAACAATTTGTCCTTTTTCGGCATTTTGTTCGTAAGTTTCAATAACTCCGTCTGCTTTTACTTCAGCAATGATTCCAACGTGACCATATGTACTGTCAATAGTAAATGGTCCTACTGAACCGCCCGGATACCAACAAATAATGTCACCAGGTTTTAAATCACCAGCGTTTGGGTCTTTTATTACATCAAAGCCCCAGCTATCCCATGGAAATTCATGTCCGATATAACCAGCTCTACCTGATGCACCAACAATCCCTGGCCCACCTAATTTTTTAGAGTACCAGTTTGCTAAATCCCAACATTGAGCTCCATAAGCACCATCTTCATCAATTGGTTGAGATAGAACTTGCTCCAACGCTTCGATTTTACCACCTGCGGGCACAGTACTTCCACCGCCACCGCCAGCAGAGCCACCGCCACCAAGTCGACCTTCTTTAGAACCGTCACCTAATTTCTCACATTTAGTACCTGATTCACCTTCCTTAGCTTCAGCTACACCATCTCTGTAACGATAAGAGTAACAATCAGAACCAAATGTTTGAGAGCCTGTAACAGCAAAAGCCATGAAAACCAACCATAATGCTAATACTACACCAATTGCAATCAAGCCATGTGGTGAACAGATAAAACTTACAACCTTAACAATGAATTGAACTGCAGTTCTAATAGCATTCATTGTATTTTGAGCAAGTTGTCTAAATCTATTTATATTATCTCTAGTTTGTTTAATCTTTTCATTAGCTTCCATTGCTTTATCAATCATTCCACTTGATTGAGGAGCAGTTTCGGGAACTTCTTGATTAGGGGGATTAGATTTCAATTTTTGATAATCTGTATTATCTAAATTCATTATATAATAATCTCCTTATTTTTTCAATAATAGTTTATATATCATTTAAAAATAAGAATAAAAAAAGAAGCTTGGTTAAAGCTTCTTTTTAAGATTTTACAAATCACCAAATAGTGAATCGAAATCTTCATCACCATCACTATCATCATCGTCCCCGAATAATGATGAATTATCAGTTGCTGGAGCAGATGTAGTTGTTTGTTTTGGAGCACTTGCTTTAGCAGTTTGTTTTGCTGAAGCAGTAATACTTCCACCATTTTCAGATTTTGTACGGCTTGCCACAACAGTTTGATTAAATGCAAGAGCAACACCAATAGAATCTATTCTAACTTCTTCTTCATAATGTTCTGGGATAACTTCTCCACTTTTTGCAGTGTATTCTGGTTTTAAGCTTGATGTTAAAACGCCTGAAATAATAAGACGGAATCCAGTAGGAATATCTGAGTTAGCAATTGCTTCAGCAATTTTGCCCCATGCAGTACAGTTAATGTAATATGTACCATCATCTACCCAATCATTACCATCTTTCTTTTGGTAGTTGCGTGCTACAGTAAGATTGATAACACTTGTTGTACCATTTGCTGTATTTACTTGGCGTAGTTCACCTTTACGAACCAAACCTGCTTCAAAAGTTACGAATGCTTGCATAATTTCTTTACCTCTCTATATAGTTATTTTAGACTGCGCAATTTGCATTTCTTTATAGTTATATTATTCCAAAATAAAAACTTAACCAGCACAAAATTTAAAATTTTTTCAAAAAAAAATAAAAGAGAGTTTTTAAACCCTCTTTTATTCATCTTTGTTGATTTCTTTAGAAACACCATCATTCTTAATTTGCTTAGAAATATCTTCTTTTGGATTTGGAGTTACTTTATTGATAATAACTTCTTCCTTATGAATCTCTTTAGTAGTTACAGTCTCTTTATGTGAGTTTACAATAGATTCAAATTCTTGTTGCATAGATTGATAATCTTTAGTGAATTGATTATCTAAGTCTTTTACTGTAGCAGTAACTTTCTCAATATCTACACCTTTATTTTCTCTAGCAATCATTCTCATATCTTCAGTAAAGCTTTCTGCCTTAGAGGTTATATCGTTTAATCGTTCATTGATTAGTTGATTAACTTCTGCTTCATAAGGTTTACCTTTTGATACTTCCATTAGTCTTTGTGTTTCTGCTAGTGCTCTATCTTCATAATCTCTTACTTTCTTATCAGCAAATTTATCAGTACCAGCAATTACATCTCCACCGTTATTCTTAATGTTAGTCATTAACTCAGTAGAAACTTGTTTGTGTTCTTTAATATCTGCCTCAATTCTAATAATATCTTCTTTAGATTCTGCACTATTGAGCATTTCGTTCTTAGCTGTCATTTGTTGAGCAGCTCTTGCTAATCCAGTACTATTTAATTCTTGTGCTAATTTAGTTACGTTCAAGTTTTCTGAAGCAGTTTGTTTAGAATCAGTTACTTCTCGTTTTTGTGAAGCTTCTCTTTGAGCTTCAGCAATATGTTCATAACCTTTACGCATGCTTTCATTCATTTGTTCTCTTGCTTCGTTTTCACGAATTTCTCTAGCAGCTTCTTTACGTTCTTGTGCTAATTCATTACCAACTTGACCTGCCTGTCTAGCAGCATTTGCAATAAATCCACGACCACGTTTGAGTTCCATACTTGTACCAGCACGTAAACCTTGTACTGCACCTTTTGAGCCTTCTGACATAGCTTTTGCAGCATTATTAAACGTATCAGCATAGTTGCCAGGGTTAAGCCAACGTTTGTACTTACCATATTTAGCAATCTTATCGTCTTTAGACATAAGTTTACCAGATTCTCTAGCATCATTGATACCTGCAAGAGTACCACCAATTGCACCACCAGCTGCAGCCATACCCATGTATTTCGCTTTTTGACCAGCTTTATTAAGTTTTTCTTCAGCAATATTAGAAACTTTAGCACCACCCATATTAACGGCACCCATTAAGTTTACTAATTCTTTTCTATATGACACAAAAGTAACACCTAGAATTACTGAAGCAATAAATACTTGTGCTTGGTTCATCTTAGAGAAAGCAGCTCCATAAATGAAAATCATAACAATAACCATGAAACAGCTTGCCATATATTTCAAAATATTTGAAATAATTGACTCTAACCAACCAAGGAAGATTTTTCTACCTCTACCTGGGTGAATACCAATCAATAGGAAGATTGGAGCGAATACTGTTAATATTGTTGCAGTTATGTTATATACAAGTGCATATACTACAACTGGCACGAATGTTGCTACAATAATAAATGAAGCAATCAATAATAAGATAGGAACAGAAGTTCTACCATTACCTGAATAAGCATTCCACATTTGACTATCCATAGCAGCTGTACCTGTTATAGTAGGAAATCCTATCTTTTCGCCAAACTTAGCGTCAGTTCTTGAAGCCATAAATGCTAATGCAATATTACATTTTGAATTAGCAGTAAATTCAGTTGAACTTGACATTTGATTTGGTGAGTCAGCAGTATAGAAATTCACACAATAATCAGTTGGAGCACCAGATAATTTATCTTGCGGCCAAACTTTGTAGCCATCTGGTGGATTTACAGTCCATAATTCATCAAGTGAATATCCGAATTGTTGTTCAGACCATCTATCATAAACAATAGCTTTGTTTACAATACATGAAAATCTACCTGCATTGATTGAAGCAGATTCTGCAGCCGAAACGGATTGCGAAGTATCTGCATCACACATACTGTTTGTGCTTTCTTTAGGATTAGTACCTGTTGAGTTTAAACATGATTTACCTGAAGCAGCTGACAATACACAATTTGCAATTGTAGCATTGATTTCTGTTGGTGCTTTTGCAACTAATTGTCCGTTAACAATAGTAAATACTCCTAAAGCAAAAGCAAGTAATGACCAACCTAATGCACCGAAACTTGCTCTGAATTTTCTCTTAATTAAACCTTCCCAAATCAGATACACTGCAACTGTTAAGAAAGCAAGTGTTGATAATGGATAAAAGACATTTTTTCCTAGGTTTGAGATTAAACCAGCTTTAGTATCAGTTCCACCAATAAGTTCTACAAGAGCTTTTACAAGTGGCGGGTCAAACAACATTTTAACTAACCATGAAATTATATTAGCACAAAGGAAAGCCACACTTGTTGCAATATCTGAACCCATAATAGCTAAAGATGATGGTATACCCCATAATCTGATAGAACCATCAAAGAATCCTCCACCTTGTTTTTTGAGCCTTTCCTTAGCTTCGTCTGAAAGATTTTTATTTTTTTCTTCAACTATTTTATTAGCTGGGTGACCGATAATCCAAGTATTATCTTCCTCTAATGTACCGTAAGGAATAGCAAAACCCGCAGACCTTGAGAATAATTCATCAATCGTATAAGTTCTAGACCCCACATTAGAGTTAATCATATCTTTTGCAGGTAATGATACTGTATTGGGCTCCATAGAGAATCCAACACCATTCTCAAAACCAGCAAAAGATACGTTAAACATACTCAAAAATGAAAGAACAAAGAATATACTAGCAAAAGAAGTTAACAATGTAACTTTAAAATGTTTAATCATTATAGCTCCTATGTTCTTTAGTTTAGTTTCAATAATTTATATATCATTAAAGCTTGTTGCTTCTTAATAGCATTTCATATCTTGCTACTTTATCTCGTAAAACCTCAATTTCATGTTTGTATCTAGCACAATTAGGACACTCATTAACTTCGGGAATTTCACCCCAACCATTTTTATAAACATCAATAATTGATACATAGAATCTTTTGCGAGCTTCTAATGATAAATTGTAATCTGCATCAGTAAATGGTAAATATCCGAAAATAACATATCTCATATAATCGGGAACTGTAATACTTAATCTAGCTGCACGCCATCTAATAGTATTTGCTTCTTCATAAGTGACACGAGTTGAAACTCTATATCCTCTTTTTCTGTTTTGTTTCTTCAAAGAGTTTATTTTTTGTTCTGTTTCATCTAATTGAGTCTTGTAATAAAGCATATCTTCATCTCTATTAACATCTTCGGAATCTTCTAAATCATCTAGCAATTTAATATATTTCTTTCTTTCGTTTTGTAAAAATTTAGGGTCCCAACTATCAGAACTTAATTCTTCCAAACCTTCTAAAGCTTGCTGATACCATTCTGCAATGTCAAATGTTGCTAAAGAACGACTACGAATAAAAGAAGCTAACGAAGTTTTATTTGCTACTTTTCTAATCTCATTTAATTCTAAAGCAATCATGTTTTTTTCGTCTGTATCAATAGCAATACTTATTTGTTGGTCTAATATTGTTTTTTTACTTTCAACTCGTTTATATTGAGGTTTAAAACCTTTCTTGAATAAATCAATTAAATCTTTCTGGTGGATTTCTTCAAGGATTTTTTCTTTTTCTTTAATTGAAAGAATATTATCGACATCTCTTGTTATAGCTTTCATATATTATTCTGACACATCAATTTGAGCAAGAATTAAGTGCTTTTTCTAAAGTATCTTTATCTGCTTTATTAAGATTTAAGTTATATTTCTTAACAATATGAGTATAGACTTTAGCATATTCACACTTAGATGATTCTGGCATCCATTCAGATGGTCCTTTATCTCCTTTTGTTCTATTTTCTTTTGCAGTTGTGGCAACTAAATGGTCAAAATCATTAGCATAATCTTGTTTCTTTTGTTTGTCCCATTCTTGTCCACCAGCTTTTGCTGTCCAACTAAGTGCACCTGTATGGTCAATGTCTAATTTAGTTGGGTCATTTACAACTTCTTTGCTATATGGGTCATGCCAAGTACCTGATTTGATAGAACAAGCTTTTGACTTATCTTTTGTTTCTTTGTCATTCTTATCTAAATAAGTAACACTACCCTTTTCTGCTTGTCTATCCAATACTTCTTCACGAGTAGACCAACAAGGACTTTCATAACTAATCCAATGTTTCCATTCTGTACGTTTATATTTAGCTTTGTTATAAGCATTTACAACTGGAATAGAATTTAATTCATTCAAAGCATCATTCTTACTCATTTTAGCAGAAGCTAGATTGTTGATTCCACTTTCTGAACTTGAATTATTGCTTTGATTATTATTGTTTGCTGATTTACTATCCTTTGATTCTGAATTTTGTTTAGAATCGGAATTAGTATCGCTTTGACTAGCATTATTGTTTGAAGTTGACGAATTTGAGTTTTGATTTTCAAATCCATTAGGAGTTACATTGTAATTATTTGAAAGTTTACAATTACTAGGTGAAGTAACACATTCAACTAATCTAGGCCCTAAATCAGTTGCATGATAACGTACAGTATTGAAAAGATTACCCATGTTAATACCACTTGAATAAACAAATATTGCCAATACTGCAGCTATTACAAGTATAGCCCAAAGAAGTGAGCCAGGATTTTCTCCTTTTGATGATTTCTTTTTATCAGCCATTTATTTTCATCTCCTATAAAGAGTTTGTTGTCTTACTGGGTCACCAACTTTTGACCCAAAGTTAATTCCAGCAACTCCAACTAATGCTAAATTTGTTGTTTGTTGAAATGAATTGATTTCCAAATGTCCACCGGGAAATTCCTCTCTAAACATTTGTAGCTGGTCACCTGCTGTCCAAGTTAAGACCACATCTTCTTCATTGAAAAGTTGTTTTAAGTTAGTTGCTTCATCTTTTAGGATTTCTTCTGTTGGAGCTTCAATAGTAATTCTATATGAACCTTCAATCCAAGGCTCTTTACTATTTTCAAGTTCTGTTTCAATTGTTTGTAAATCTCTAAAAGTATTTTTAACTGAAGCATTGACACCTTGTCCACTTCCAGCTAAGTTTTCAATTTCATCATCTGCTTCCAATTTCTTTTTATTTACTTCTTTTTTCATACTTTCTGCTGGAATCAAAGTAAATCTAGCATTCATTGTGAAAGGAAGCACTTCTTTTCTATACATAAATGGTTGGAAGTTGAATGGGTATTGAATCCCCATAGGGAATTTAGAGAAAGTTAATGTTGCTCTATATCCCTCTCTTATGTCACCATTTTGGAATTGAGTAATATGTAGCCATCTTGATTTTACATCAACAGTACCACCTGTTTCTACAATAATGTCAGCGGGTCCAATTCTGTTATCATAATCTGCTTCCAAATATGGTGTTGCCATTGCTGGATAGAATCTACGTTTAATATTGATGAGCATATCTTCTTTATTAGGACGGATAGCCATCAAGTTTGAATTGTGTAAAACTCTATATAAATCTTCTTCCATTGAGTTAGCTCTTGTTTCTTCTTCTTCAGTAATTTCTTCTTGGTCGAAGCTTAACACATTATCAATAGATTTTTTGAGAGCTTTTAGAGTATCTTTTAATGAATATTCTAAAATATTTAAATTGTTTACATCAAACGAACCCCTATTGAATAGTTTAATACCGAAACAGCTAACTCGTTTCATATAATTTCCCATATAAAGCTCTTCTCTTTGAGCATTTATAAAGTTTTCAAATGCTTGTGATTTATAGTCAGTCCATTTTGCATATTCCATTCTCACTTGTTCTTCCCATGAATCGGGGTTGAAAGGAGTATTAGAAATTTGAATATGACAATCTAATGGTCTATTAGCACTTGCACTTAAACTTGCTAATGCTGATTGTGTTGCATTTGCTAGGATAATCTTAGAATTATCCGACAAGAAGTCGTATGGTTTTTCTGCTAATATATAATAAGCCCATACTTCTTTATCAGATACAATAATATTTCCATGAGTTCCCATTACGGCTTTAGGGGGAATTTTTATTGTTTTGTCAGCCTTTTTAGCTTTTTTCTTTTTATTTTTTTTACTCACTACACCGTTAACCTCGCTATATTTTTCAAAAAAAAGTAATACTAAGATTTAGTATTACTTTCGCAGGTTTTTATATTAAATTCCTAAAGTGAACCTGCTTACACTTTCCTACTTTATTTAGAATCAAGTTTTATAACTTCTATTTTCTATTTTAATTTAATAGCTTATATTATCAATCGGAAAAGTAGGTAGGTGAAATAACTTGTACTTGTTTAGCACCTTCTTCAACTGCTTTCTTGAATGTTCCGTTTTGACCGAAGAATAAATCAGTACCATAAATCAATACTGCAACGATTGCTCCAATAAGAATAAATGAAGCAAGCATACGGAAGTTTCTGTCAATCAAGAATTTAATTGACAATCCAGCAATTACAAGAAGCGCAGCTGGTCCAATCCATTGTTGTACTAATGTAGTTCTCACTCCGTCAAGACCAGCTAAAATTAAATAATTAAACAATTTGTTAGCCTCCGTGTATTTAGATTGTTGAATTGTATTTCACCAAAGATAATATATTATCTTGTGGCTTAAGCAAAGTCTTGCTTGGAAATGACCAATTCTATCATTTTCTAAAGTTATATCAATATTACGATAAAAACTTCATATTGTTTAGAATTTAATATCAAAAGTCAATTAAATTAAACGTATAAGTAAGGAGCAGCTCTTGTTACCACATACTTATCTTCGCCAATTTTCTTAATTGTCATAATATATCTACCAGTATAGATAGCAGCTTTCTTAGAATCAGATGAAGTATTATCTGCCCATTTAACAGTAACATCAACTTTCCATTCACCTTCATTTGTTGAAGTATAAACTTTATATGTAATGTCTGTATTTGGGTCATCTGTTGCAAGTTTCATAGTCTTATTGAAACCTGAATATAAGTCTTTATCTTCTTTATCTGAAATATATTGGTTAATTTCATCATGAGAAGTTACAGATGAAGTAGCAAAAGCTTTCCAATAACCTTGGATAGTAGATTTCAATGGTTGTTTCATGTTAGCATCTTCATCGCCAGTTCCAATCTTACCTTCTTCCTTAGCAGCTTCTGCATTTGTTATAGGATAAGTTGGCATGACTACTGGGTCACCTTTGTGAATACTCATTGCTCCAGTTTTAGCGTCATAATAAACATTTACAGAGAAGCTTAACCAATGACTTGTTGGATTTTGATTGGCAGCTTGTGCTTGACCATTTTCGTCAGTAACTAAAACAGAAATTTTATAATTTGCTGAAAAATCTGTCAAAGCTCTCTTTTCATAAGTAATTGGAACTCCAATAATATGTTGTTTATTGTTTTTTGCTTCAACTGTTGGAGCAGTTGTTGCATGACCATTTGCCACATTAGATTCAGGCATAATACCTGTATAGAAATAAGATAACATATTTCGAGATACTGAATCTCCACTATCTAAGTTCACATAATAAGTAATGAACTGTTCAGCAAAAGCTTGTCCTTTATCAATAGGGAAATTAGTTTGACCTACAGTTGTCTTAGCAATTTGTGCTATTTCATCAGTAGTATATGAATTTGCTGGGAAGAAAGTATTTTTAACTCCTAAAGCAATAATAACTAACAATCCACCAAGGACTAAACCTCTTTGAACTTTTTTAGCTACAGCAACATCTTTTCTATCGTCATATTTTGAAACTTTTTTACCGAAAGGTTTTAATTTCTTTTTCTTTTTATCTATGAATTTTTTCTTTTTCTTTTCTTCTTTGCTATTTTCATAGATAGGTTCTTCATGAGTAGCATAGAGATGGCTATCATCTTCAATACTTTCTTGAACCGGTAACGAGTTTGTATATGACGGTTCTTCATCTGCTACTGTTTCGACTGGTACTGATTGAAAATCTTCATCTAAATCTGGCAATGAAGTATTTTTATTCGTACTCTTCTTTGGTAAAGGCATGAAGTACCCCCTCGTATTATTTATTTTTTCTTTTAATATATCAAAAAAGGCAGAACTTCTGCCTTTTTATACAAAATCATCAAAGGAAACTTTTTTCTCTTTAGTTTCTAATGATTCTTTTCTATTTTGTTTTACTAAATCTTTGTATGGTGTTCTTGCTTGAATATTTAGCTCTTCTAGTCCGTCCATTAAAGAATTTGATTCAGTAAAATCTTCTTCTTTTACATCTTCAAAGTCATAAACTGGAGTAAAATCTAAATCTTCCAATGGGTCGATTTCATCTTCTATTGGAGTTTGAATGTTCTTTAAGTGTTTTCGTTCATTTTTATCTGCATTAAATGAATTATTGAACTTTTTAATAAAATCTTCTGGTATCGGTTGTAACAATTCTTCATCAACAATAATTTGAACTTTTCTTGCTACAGCTCTTTCCATTGAAGCAAATTCTTTTTCAGCACAAGCTTTTGTAATATAATAAGCAGTTGAAGTGTAATTATTTTCTTTAACAGGTGCTGATAGATTTTGGAATTTACTTGGTGAAACAATCCAGTCAGGTTCTACTTGTGTATTAACTCTAGAGTTGCGTGAATTTCGCCAGTTCAATTGGAATAGACTAGAATTACGTTGCCCAGATTCTACATATTTTTTCATATTTGTCTGACCAATAATTTTTGCTAACTCTTCAGCAGTGTTTTGACCTGAACCTTTATGAATAATGAAATTTTGAATGGTATCGACAATACTATCTCTAACAGCGGTACCATTTGCAGAACTAGATTTTACAATTTGTTCTAATGATTGTAAAGATAAAAGAATATACATTTTAGAAGAACGAGCTTTTTCTAGCAAATCAGCAACTGTTGCTGGGTCTAAAATTTGGAACTCATCTAAGTATACTCCTACTAAATCTTTATTTCCTTGAGCATTCTTATAAGCAGAGGTTCTACTCAAGTCTGATAGGATAATTGAACCCATATATTTAGCAAAATCACTTTCTTCTTGTGGGTTAAATGAGAATAACACAACAGGTGCTTCTTCTGAAGTTGCAAATTCAAACAAGTTAATGTGATAAGGAGTTTCTCCTTTTGCAAGCCAATCACCATAGCTTGACATAATCAAAGTACGGCAATTTGAAACAAGCCCATTGATTTGTTCTAACAAACCTTTACCTTGAGGACTATTTAATTCTTCATATAATCCAAGTAAAGCACTTAATCTTCGTTTATCCCCACCAGACACATATTCACCAGCATATTCTTTATTAGAAACATCAATCTTAAATTGCTCAATCAAAGCATATAAATTCTTTAATTGTAAAGCAGATACAAATTGAGATAATCCACCTTCATGCCAGTTAATATATTGTTTGGTCTTTTCTCTATCCACGTTTTCCAATAGATAGAAAATTGATTCCAAAATATCTTTTGTTCTTTTCTTATATACTTCTGAAGCTCCGTCCCATTGTCTTAAATTTAACATCATATCAGCTTTTGAAGTTGCCGTACCTGTTGCAAGAGGGTCGTAAGAAGCTTGATTATCACAAAATGGATTGTTATAAGTTCCCGGTTTTCCAGCAGTAAAGTGATAAAATTGTCTACCATGTTCCTTAGCCCATTTTGCTAAGTAATATGGATATTCAGTTCCTTTTTTAAAGTCAATAGCAAATACTGGATTACCAGCTTCAATGTCATTTCGCATTAACTGAAGCATTGTATAAGTTTTACCAGCACCTGTTTGACCTGTAGCAGCCGTATGACCACATCTTTCAGTATAATAACTTCTTACGATTCTTTCTTTATCAAAATATTTAACATCACCAGCATCATTGCTTTCCATGAAAACTTTATCAGCTAATATTCCTAAAGGTGCAGAGTCATAAGCGTACTCATTTCCCTCTTTCAATGATTTAATATTTTGTTTTCGTTTGTATAATTCATAAGGAGTTTTTCTATATTCAAAATTATAAGCCCAACCTTTCATAACTTTCAACTCAGGATAGAGTCTTAATTGTCTAGCTTGATGAAATACAATGAAAAAAGTTAAAATCACATAAGCAATAGAACATAAGTATAAATACGCTGTCATAAAGCTTGTGTGATTTGAAATATCCATGCTAGTTAATGGATGAGCAATTAAATTCCAAATAAAAATGAAAAATGATACAACAGCAAGGAATAAATATATTACAATCGGTTTTTGTTTTAGCGTTCTAAATAAAATGTAATACGTTATAAGAGAAGCTATAAAACCAGGTAGAACTGCCATACCGGAAAGAATAAATAGTGGTAATAAACTATTTGTTTTCTTAGGTACATTATATAATTCTTCTTGCATTAAATCTTTCCTTTTGTTTTTTAATACTTATATCATTTATTCGATAATTCAGATAATAAAGATTTAATTACTTCTGGGTCAGAAGCACCTTCTAAAGCAGTAAGTATTCTTCTTTTCTTTTCTGCTTCTCGTTCTTTATTTTTGATTTCAATAGCTTTATCTAACAAATAGTAATATTGTGTTTTTATATCTCTTTCATCTAAGTTATCAAATGGGTGAGATAATATTGCTTTTACCATCTTTTGCTCTGGTGAATTATCTTCATAATTCTCTGGCACTAATTTTTTATTTAATTGAAATACATCTCTTGCTAATATTCTCATAGTCTTATTAAACTTATCTTTAGATATGGCTTTCTTTAATTCCCCTTTGAAATATTCAGGATAAGAAAATAGAATATTTAATGCTAATAAAATGTAAGTATTGCTATCATTATTTTTAGAAGAGTTAGTTGCTTCTTGAAGTTGTTGAGTAATTGTATCTTTATCACTCTTATTGTCAATGATAACTTGAATTTGGTCATAAGCAAATCCAACATAAGAGCAAGCTCTTCTTAAATATTGCTCTCTTAAAATGGAATCTTTAATATATTGAGTTAATTCTGTTTGTAGAGTCATGATAAATTCTGTTTTATCAGAGATTGATGAATAATTAAAGCTATTTCTAATTTTTAAATATGCTTTTTCTACGAAAGTTTCCATTTTGGGAAGTTTATCATGAGTTTGTAAATAATCACATGGGTCTTGGCCTTCAATCAAGTTAATTTGATAAAGTCTAGTTTGAATAGAGCTATGCTCTCTAAATATTTTATTAGCAGCTTTTTGTCCAGCTTCATCATCATCTAGTAATAATACTATATTACCATTTTCTCCAACTGCTTTTAAAATATCTCTTAATTGTTCATTAGTAAATGCTGTACCAGAAATGGCAACTGTATTTGTATATCCATGAGCAGTCATAGCAGCCACATCAAATTGACCTTCTACTAAATAAATAAGTTTATCTTTGTTAGCTTGTTTTTTGGCATTGTTAATATTATAAACTACATTTTTCTTATGGAATACGATAGAATCAGTTGAATTTATATATTTTCTGCTCTCTATATCTTTTTGAGTTAATGCTCTTCCAGTAAATCCAATAACTTTACCCATATAATTTCGGATAATAAAGATTAAGCGATTTACTTGTTGTAAGTAACCTTTATCATACATTAAACCGAGTGACTTTAATTCATCATGAGTATAACCTTTTTGAGTCATATAATCTAATTGGTCTTTTTGCGATTCTGGTGCATAACCATATTCAGCAGAATTATAATCAAGATTTCTGTCAGTAATCATTTTTTTAGCTGGGTGAGAATCTGCTAATTCATTAAATTTCATTTTGTAATAATTAGCCAAATCTTCTAGCAAATCATATGCTCTAGCATATTGTGAGTATTTTTTTGAATCGTCTTTATTAAGCTCATACGGAATATGATACTCTCTTGCTAAATAGATTACAGATTCTTTCCATGATACTGACTCTGTTTCTTGAATATAACTGAAAATATCTCCATGTTTTCCACAACCAAAGCAATGATAACTTTGGCTTGTATCACTTACTGTAAAAGAAGGTGTTTTCTCATTATGGAAAGGACAAAGAGCTTGCCAGTTAGAGCCGCTCTTCTTTCTAAATATAATACCTTCTTTTTCTAAATAAGCTTTTAAATCAACAGTATTTTTGATTTGTGTTTTTAAATCATTTAAGTTTGTAATCTTAGTCATTTAATCTCTTTCCAGTTCTATCTCATTGATTAAGAAATTTTCTATATCTTTTCGTTTATAAATAAATGAAGCGTTAATTACAAATTCAGCTATTACTAAATAATGAAAATTTCTGTTATATATTTCCGTATCTTTTAATCTAATAGTTTCTTCATTCGCTTCAGCTTTTAATATTTTCTTAACTGAATCAGCGAAGATACTTTTTAATGATGGTATTACATCATCTTTATTTATAAGCAAATTTTCATAAGACATCATTTCATTAAATCGTTTAATATTAAGTTTAATCTTTTCTTGATTTAATGTCGGTTGAATATCTGGTAAAAAATAATATTCATCATCAAATGACGGCATTTGGTTTGTATAGTTTGCTATAAATAAATCAAATAGGGAATGATTTAATTTTTCAACTGATAATTTCTTTTCTAATTCTTTCGGATAAATATTTTCAAAAACTAATTTTGAAATGTAAGGATACAAAGCTAATCCCCTACATTTATTTCTTTTTAAGATTTCATAGAGTGAAAGATAATCTTTTTTAGAATATACTAAGCAATAATCCTTAGTAATTATATTATTTTTCAATTCTACAAAAGAATCATCAGTTAATGAATTTAAGTATTTTAAGTTATTCTTTTCTAAAATTACATAAAACATTTTAACTCCTTAACATGGTTTTACTATTTTTCTATAAGCTTTTAACTCATTGAAAGTTTCTAATATATCGTCTTCAGCTCTATGATTATAATTTTTTCTTTTCGTTTCTTGCTTAGTATAATTAGGATTTACAATTTTAATTAGCTCTCTTACTGCTGAAACATCAAATGTTCTATAATGAAGTAATGAAAATGTTTTAGGTAAACATCTTCTAATGATTTCATAATCATATTGAATAGTATTTCCAGTTAGAATTAAGCGACATTTATTAGGTAGTAATTCTCTTAATTCTTCATACATTTTATTATCAATTTCTGAAAGTGATAATTTTGATTTTTTAGAATCAGCAATCAAGTTATTTTTTGTGTGCATTTTCTTAACTCTTTCAACCATATTTTCATAATCATAATTAGCAAAAGAGTTAATATATGTATTACTTTTCATTTGGAATAAATTTTCATCTGAAAGAATATAAGAAATTTCAATTAAATCATTTTTTAATACTTTTCCGTCTTTGTCAAAGTTTAGACCAATTCCCTCAACATCAGTAAATAAATAATATGTTGTATAGTCTTTTTGTTTGCTTTTCATTTTTCTAATTCAACTTTCTAATCTTTAGTATAGTTATATTATTCCAATTTTTCATTTTTATTTTAAGCGAGTTTAAGCGATTCTGAGCTGTTTTACTGTAAAGTCGATACATTTATCGAAAATCAGTTTTAACAGTTTTAGCGTGCAGTTAGTGACGATATAACGACATTCAAAATCAATTTAAGCAAAAGAAAAAGAGTATACTTTTCAGTATACTCTTTAATCTTTTAAATACCTAATCTCTTTTTCGTTTGAGACCGATTGCTCCAAGAGCAGAAGTGATACCTGCCATCACAATTCCTAACACACTTGCATCAGCACCAGTATTTGGTAATACTTTCTTAGCTGGTGTTTGTGGTTTTGGAGTAGGAGTTTCAGGTGTTTTTGGTGGCTCTGGAGTTTTTGGAGGTTCTGGTGTAGGAGTAGTTGTCTTAACTGTGTTAGACTCAACTTCAACTCCGTTAACTACATGAGTTTGTTTGTTTTCTACTTCACCTGACATGATACGAGTCATTTCAACAAATACTTCAGCTTGGAACTCTGAATCATTTGTAATTGAACGTAAGAACTCTTCTTTAAGTCCAACTTCAAGTTGACCTTTTTTCTTATCTTCTTTCAAGAATGAATATGAAGTTAAGTCGTCACCTTTCTTGAACTCTTTACCATCAGCTGTCTTGAAGTCTTTCTTAGCGATTACTTTGTAAACACCATCGAATCTATCGTGAGTTTCTTGGTAATCATCTACGAATTTGTATTCAAACAATTCTTCAGCTCTGTTAGCAGTGATTACAGAACCATCGAATGAGTAGAAGAATTTTTGCCCTAGAGCAATTTCTTTACCATCTTTAGATTCAGTGTCACCAACTTTAATGATAACATCTTTCTTAGTTTCCAATTTAGGAACAGTGTTTACAACTGTTTCTGTTACTTTAGCAGAACCAAAGTCTAATTGGTAAGCAGTGTTTTCATATTTTCCACCAGTTTTAGCCATTTCAGCTTTAACTTTCATTGGAACAATGTAAGTCAATGTTTCTCCAGTTACAACATATTTCTTGAAGTAATCTTCCATGTTGTTTGGAGTAAATACTTGGAATGCTCCTTTAGGTGCATAACCTTGTTCTTTCAAAGCGTCTTGAACAAGTTTTGGTGCTTCAGCAAGTGATTTGTACACTTTTGAAGTTACACCTTCAACAGCTTTACCTTTAGAATCAACAATCTTAATGTTATTTGTTTCAATGTCTACCGCTTCTTCTGGGTAATCATCTACAACGAATAATCCTTTAGCAAGTCTGTCTTTTTCTACAACAATACCTTTGTATTGTGAGTAATCAGCTGTTACATGGTAGTGGTTAATTGTTCCAGCTAAAACAGATTTACCGTTAATATCCACACCTTTACTATTTAAGTTTTTCTTATGTGGAGTTGGAGCTGGTACATTGTTTTTAACTAAATCAGCTTCATAACCGTTACCGAAATCAATTTGGTAAGCTTTGTTTTCGTATTTTCCACTAAATGCAGATTTAACTTTCATTGGGTCAATTGCTGTTACAGAGATACCTTTTGAAACATATTTATCATAGAATGATTGAGCATCATCAGCCACGAATACTTGGAAAGCACCTTTTGGTTTGATTTTGCTTGATTCTAAGATAGCTTTAACTTTAGCATCTTTTACTTCTTCAATAGATTTGAATTGATAAGCAGTAATTCCTTTTACTTCTTTACCACTTTCTGTTTCAACATATTTAATTTCGTTTGGAAGTAAGTCAAGTGCTTCTTCTGGGTAATCATCTACTGCACCAAATCCTTTTTGGATTGCATCAGCACCACTCTTAATACCTTTGTATTGGTCGTAGTCTAAATTGATGTGGTAGTAGTTTGTTGAACCAGCAAGTACTTGTTTACCATCAATTTTAACATGGTCTTTGTTATAGTTAACTTTAACTGGTTTAATTCTGCTGTCTTTTGGACGGTCTGGGTCACCAGGTGTTGTTACTACAACAGTATTTGAATAAACATCAAATTTGTTATTAACATTTAAGTGATAGTTATTTCTATATGTTGCAGCGTCATTAACAACTGTACCATACAATTTCAATGTTGGAACTGTATAAGCAGAGTTACGGTCTTTGTTAGCTTTTGCTAAACCTTCGTCTTTAAGAGTTCCTAATACTGAATGAGTAGCAGAAGTATATTTCACGTTAAATTCTGGGTTTTTGCTTTGTGTTTTAGCTACATCTAATACGAAACCTTTTGGAAGGTCGTCTGTATATTGTAAGATTGTAGTTTCTTCACGTCCAGCTGCAAGAGGTTTTGCTTCTAAATCCCATACAACTTCAGAAAGTTTTGGTACTGAAGAGTTGTTTACATCAACATTATTGCTGTTTTTAACGTGTTTTTCAATTTTTACGTTTGTTTTTAAGTTTGTGTATTGTACATCAACTTTAGGAGGTGTTACTCTACTTGGGATTGCTTCGTATTCTGGTTTTGGTGGAACTACAATAGTGTTAATTACTGATTTCCCACCCCATAATTGGAAAGCATAGTCTGCTCTGTATAATTCTTCATCACTATAACGTGGTAATCCTTTAGAGTCTCTTTCTCTGTCATAATAAGCACGATAAGCTGCCATTTGAGAATCAGAGTAGCTTCTTGCATATTCACTAGCATTATAATTGATACCATATTTTGTTCCCGAACCAATACTTACAATAGTACCTTCTGGTGTAGCTGCAACATCTTTTACGTTTCCATATGCAGAGTCACCTGCTCTATATTGGTCTAAACCTGTTGGGTCATCAGAATCCCAAACACCATTTCTTTTATCACCTTTCCAATAAGTTTTTCCATTCTTTTGGACTTCTACAACTTGAGAACCTGGTGGATTGATAACAGTACCAACATTGTTTTCGTTGTTGTATGTGTGTCTAAGAGTTTGTCCCCAGTCAACATCGGCATAGATAGATACAGTACCAAGGTTTAAAGGTTTTTTAGTTGCTTCGTCAAAATATTCAATATCCCATTCAACATTTAAATAGTTATATGGATTAAATCCAACTTCACTCTTACCTTCTTTTTGGATTTTATCTTTATCCCACCAAACCCAAAGGCTTGTATTACTTCCTCTATTTACATTTCCTAATGGGAATTGAGGAGTTGGAGTGCTTCTTGAAGTTAATTTTGCAGAGATAGTTTTTCCACTGCTAGTTTTACCTACATTATGTAAGATGAAAGTAGAACCTTTCTCAATTCCAGTTAGAATATGACCACCAGTAGAATTACCACTAGAAGATTGCAACGCTCCTAATAAAAGATTTTCTCGGGCAGTATCAACTTTAATCTTATCTACTAATTCTAAAGTTGTTTCTGCTGTTGCTCTAAGACCATCTTTAACAGTTTCAAGGTTGTTTTCTTTATTCTTGAATACAACAGACAAGTCAGAGTAATAATCTAATGACCCTCTTTTTGATTCATTAAGTTTACCATAAACAGTAACTTGGTCATTATCTACAAATACACCTTTTGCTTTAAGAGCTTCTTCTTGTTTTTTGATTTCTGCTAATTTTTCTTTATATTTAGCTTCAGCAGCTTCGTTTCTCTTTTCAACAATTGTTACTTCGTTTTTACGATTAGCCACATCTTTTTCATATTTTTCAGTAGCAGTTTTTACTTTTTCTGCTTGTGTTTGATAATCCTTTTCGATAGCAGCTTTTGCTTCATCAACTTTATCAGAAGCAACTGTTACTTCTTTAGGTTTTGCTTCAACAACTTCTACACCAGCTTTTTTAGCTTTGTTAACTTCGTTCTTTAATGTATCGTTGTTAACTGCTACATCTAATGAACCTTTTTCAGTTCCAGTTTTAGCTTGACTCTCATTAGCGTTTGCTGTTGGAGAATCTTGTAATGGAATAGAGTTTGTAGCAGGGTTTGGATTAACCTTTTCTTCAGCGTGTGCAACACCAGCATTCATAGATAATGACAATGCAGCCATACCGATGATTACTCCACATGCTCCATAACTCTTGAATTTACGGATTGAACCGTAACTTTTAGTTTCACTTTTGTTAGGCATTTTTTGCTCCTTTTATATTAAAAATTTCTATAGTAATATTATTCTAAAAATAGCTCTTATTTTCATGATTTTCACTATTTTTAAAATTCATATTAAAATATATCAGAAATACCCAAAAAATACACTTTTGTATGTTTTTATATATTTTTGTAACTCTTTTTTTGAAAAGAAAGTACAACTTTGTGAAAATAGATAAAAGAATTAAACTGATAAAAATAAAAAGATAGCTTTCGCTATCTTTATCTTTTTCTTAATCTTCTACATAATCAATTGGATTATCTTCAATCCATTTCTTACGTGGAGCTACATCTTTACCCATTGCAACATCAAGCCAATGTTTAGCTGATTCTTCGTCTCCAATAGTGATTTGAGTTAATACACGGGTTTCTGGGTCTAAACCTGTTGCTCTAAGAGCATCAGAACCAGCTTCACCCAAACCTTTGACACGAATCAATTGGTAAGATTTATTTCTACTCTTCAAATCATTAGCAATTTCAGTGGCGTCATTATCATTAAACGCATAATGGTCAATTGCTTTTTTACCTTTACCCTCTCTATAAATATATAAAGGAGTATTCATCTTATATAATCTACCTTGACGAATTAAGTCGGGGAATAAATTATAGAATAACAATACAAGCAATGAAGCGATTTGACCACCGTCTGGGTCGGCATCGGCAGCAATAATAACTCTTTGATAACGAGCACTGTCTAAATCAAAATCATCACCGATACCAGCATTTAAACATTTAGCAATATCTTGTACTTCTTGATTTGCTAAAACTTTTTTAATGTTTTCTTTAGAAGTATTAACAATCTTACCTCTAATTGGTAACAATGCTTGGAAACGTGAGTCACGAGCTTCTTTAACACCAGAAAGGGCAGAGTCACCCTCAACGATAATCAATTCTGAGTCTGCTTCATATACATACTCACAATCCACCAATTTAATTGGTAATGAAGTATTGCTTGTAAGTTTTTGTTTTTCACGTTTTAATTCTAATTGTTCTTTTCTTGATTGACGAGCTTTGGCAGCTGCAATAACTTTTTCACCAATACGTTTTACTACATCAACATTTTTCTTATCTTCTACAAAATCTTTAATAGATTCATAAAGAGCTTGTTTAATAGCACGTTTTACTACACGGCCACCCAATTCTTCCTTAATTTGTGAAGTATATTGAGGTTCTGAAATATAAAGAGAAAGTACTGCAGTTAAGCCTTCTTTATAATCATCAATCGTAGGTACTGGGTCTTTAGCAGTTAACATACCTTTCATAGAAGAAAGTTTCTCATTAAATGCAGTTGTAATTGCTTCTTCAAATGCTTCAACATGAACCCCACCCAAACGAGTTCTAATTGTATTTACATAAGAATCAATAGAGTAATCATAGTCATTATCATAACCGAATGCTAATTCAATGTCAGCTGTTCTTTCTACATCTTTTGAAACCATTTTTTTAGTTTTAGGGTCTTGAGTTGCTACGTTCTTTTCAATATAGCTTCCTTTTGTTTCAAATTTGTAGATAGGAGTTATTGGAGTTCCTTTTTGATTGTATTCTACTAATTGAGGAATACCATCTTCAAAATGGAAAATTTCATGTTGATAAGAGCCATCTTCCATTACTCTATGTTCGTTTACGATTTCGATAGTAACACCTGGTAATAGGAATGCTACACCTTTCATACGGAGAATTAAATCGTCCACATCAACTGGATATGGTGATGAAAAGACTTCATTATTTAGCCAAGATTTTACAGTTGTTCCTTGAGCAAATAGTTTCTTTTCTTCAGCAGGCCTATCGTCTTTTTCTTCTTTAATGTAAGTTAAATCTTTTAATTCAGTGAATTTTGCATCTACACCATCACCATCAAAGTAACCAGGGTCACCGTCTTTAAATGATAGAGTGTATTTCTTTTTATTTTTATAAACAGTAATGTCAACACGTTTACTTAACATTGTAGAAGCAGCTGCCCCTAACCCGTTAGTAGAAGTTGTTTTACTATCATCATCTGATTTACCTAATTGTTCACCAGATTGTAATGTTCCTAATGTAATGATAAATCCACTAACTTCTTCACCGTGTGCATTTTTAGTAGTATCGGTTGGAAGTCCACGACCATTATCTTGTACAGAAATAGCACCGTCTTTATAGAAGTGGATTCTCATACGGTCACCGAATTTACGAATTAACTCACCAACAGAATTATCTAAATACTCACGAATAGCTACGGATTTTTGACTTGAGAATGGATAGCTTTCATCACCTAGCTCTTGTGAGAATGTCAAGTTAATTCTCTTAATCAAGTGGTTACGTGGAGATAAAGCTGTAATATGTTTAGCTGAGTAAGTTTCTTTATTAGCCATTTTTACCTCTTTCTATATTTATTATTTTTCTGAGTAATTGTTATATCGTAATATTCTGGTTCATAAAATTACAAAATAAATATAAAATTATATAAATTAAGTAAGATTATGAGGTTTCGCACTTATTTACATATAGAATATGTAAAGTAAAGCCTTGGACTACCCAGTATCACTTCTTGTATAAAAACAATAATGATTTCCGCAGACCGTTTTTATAAATTTAATTTAATAAAATAAACGTTAATGGAAGTGCTCACACATTTCGAGCTGAAAAGTTAGATTTTAAAATCATTTCTAAAATTAAAATCGCTTTTATCATCCATTTATATTTAGTTCAAAAACTAAACAGATATGTTTTCATAATATTTTTTAACTTCTTTATATGGTGTGTCAATATTTATTTCTTTAATAAATTTCCTTTTCTTAATATTTATAGAAGCATTGAAATCTGCATCTATACTTAAGTTACAATTTGAGCATTTAAATTCTTTCCCTTTTCTATCTCCTAAGTGATTACATTTGCAACAAACTTGTGAAGTATAAGCTGGATTAACTATTGTTTCTTTTATTCCATTTTCAGCTAATTTTACTGATAAACGTTCGAGTAAAACACCTTTAGTCCATGTAGAAAATCTATTTTGTTGTTTTCTGCTTACATTCCTTTTATTCTTTTTCTTACTTTTCTTACTTGACCAATTCAAATCTTCCCTTACTATTTCTTTTAAATCTTCTTCTTTTACCATTTTATTCAGTTCACAATTTATATGACTAACTATTCTTGATTTATATTTTCCGATTTTAGAAATTCTTTTTTGTGAGCCCAAATTATTTTCATTCAAATTTTTAAGTTTGAGCTCTAATAAAGATTTTTTAGCATCGTCTTGCTCTTCCAAAATTCTTTGCTCTATTTTTTGTTTATGAGCAAATAATCTTGACCTATTTTTATTAACTAAATTATCTGATAGAGTATAAAATAATTCAGCAGAATTAGCTCCATATACAGAACCATTACTTAATGTTATTAAATCAGTCATACCCACATCTAATCCAAGTATTTCAGATTCTGCTGTCATTTCCTTTTTAGAAATAATTCTATCTAATGGAACATGAAGATAATATTGATTGGATTTTTGATTTTTTACTAATTCTAAAATGCTATTTGATTTTGGAACATTCCCAATTAAAGTAATTACTATTCGTGAATTTTTCTTTTTACCTGCAAAAGAAAATGTGTTATTGTTTAAGTCGAATTTGTAAAGACTTGGAGTTAGTATAATATTTGCTTTATTTGTATAGGATTTAGTTTTATATCTCCGAATATATCTTCTTAAAAGATTGTTTAATCTATGAACATCAACCTTTAAATCTTTTAGATAATCAATAGCATAATCAACTTTTTTATAATTTAAAATATTATATAAGGTTGGTGTATGTTTTAAACATAGAAACAAATAGTGCCTATCAGCTTTAGTTAGATTTTCATTTTGTGCTATTGCTTGTTTAACTTTCTTTTTTGTTGTTATCCAATTAGTTTTAATTATTGAAGCAGATTTTTCTATTGCTGCTCTTGAAAAAGTTTTAGGAATTTTGTTTGATAATAAGTTCTTTTGAACCAGTTCATCTCTAATAGTCCAGCCACTTTGTTTAAGTAATGACCCAATTCCACTATATCTTGACCAGACATAATTTTTAATATTTCTTTGGATTGTACCTATTAACAATATTTCATCTTCTTTATTCAAGCAATTTGCTTTTATTTTTATTGTTCGTTTCATTTAAGTTTTGCTCCAATTATTTTCCTAAAGTTAATTAAATCAGCAGGGGATTTCAATTTATATTTTTTCAATAAAACTGACAAATAATCCTCTAAAAAATATTTAATCTTTTCTGAATAATTGTTATATTGTAATACTCTCGCTAAAGCTTTAATTACAGTTGTATAGTTAATCGAAATATATTCATCATCTGAAGCCTTTTCATCATTCATAGTAAGATAAATAAATACTAATTTATATCCAGCACCTTTATCTTTGAAATGTTCTTTATATTTCTTTAATTGATTATCTCTTTCTTTAGATTGGATTTTGTTTTCTATTACTATAATAGTTCTATGTTTATATGACATGAGCAATAAATCAACAAATCCATTTGGGATAGCATATTCTCTTTTTACAATATAACTATCATCTAAAGTTAAATGTAAATCAATATTAGAAGCAGCTTCAACTTCATAAATAAATTCCTTTAAGAAAGTATCTTTTAAATTATGACTTTCCTTATTATTAAATAAATAAGCCAATACATCTGAATGTTTAATCTCTAAATGAGAAATATTCAATATTTCAAAAATATTAAAGTTCTTCATAGTTATATTATTCCAAAACTAAACTAAAAAAGACCCAATTAAGGGTCAATTTTTAGTGATTTTAAGGATTATAACGAGATAACACTTTCATCATGTATTCAGTAGCAGAAGTTGTTTCATTTGCCATGACATCTTCTAGTACAGCTTTTGAGAAACCTGAAACAAGTTTCACATTGTCATACTTAGAAGTTGGGAATGTAACTTTTGATTGGTTAACATTCCAATAGACAATTTCTGGCCACTTCAATCCAGCGTCACCAAACTTATCTTTCCATGAATCCATTACTGATTTAGAGCAATTATCTACTCCATAATCAAATTGCATATCTGAAATGATTAAGATTGTGTCTAGTTGTTCTTCAACTGGCAAACCGAATGATGAATCATAAATTAGTTGCATAGTAGCACTCATGTTAGTGTTTGCTACTTCTCCATTACGATACAATACATCAAGTTTTTCTTTCAAAGTTTTAACCTTCGATAAGTCAACAAGTTGTGGACGACCGCTGAATGTAATGAAATGGTCTTTGAATTTACCAGTCAAACGTTCAGAAGTATAAATTGCCATAGAGTCAGCAATTTCAATAGGTTTTACTTCAAGACCCCAACCACCGTACATACTTCCACTTCCGTCACGGACAACAATAATGTTACCGTCAAATTGGTCTTGTGGATAAGCTTTCCAAAGTGCTTCAGCCATTTGTTTGTCACTATTTAACTTACGAATAATTTCGTATGGATAAAGTTGAGCAACTTTCTTAGCGACAACTGATGGGTTAACAGTAATTTGTTCTTTGAACTCATTATAACGAGTTTCATCATTACGAATGAATGCTTGTGTATATTTCATCATAGCACAGCTAGGAATCTTAGAGTAATCAAAACTATAATCACGGTTAGTCAATTTAGTTTCAATAATGTTGATTTGTGCTCGTAATTGAGATAGTGCTTTACGGTATTCACGTTCAGACAAGCCAAGACGAGCAGCCCAGAAAAGACCTAATTTACGAGTATTTTTAATTTTTGTATTAGCAGATGGCATCCATTTACCAAGCAATGTAATATTACCTGATTTCAAGTTATCCATATCTTCATTAAATACAGTAGAAATAAATTCTACAACAAATGATTGTGCTTCATTTGGTAAATCCCAAGCAATCATAGTCAAATCATCATAACGACCATACATAGCAGTAAGAACTACTAAGCGTTTGAAATCTTCAACATTTTTGTTAGCAAGATATGTCAAGATTTGACGGAAGCCTTCACGGCGACCCAAACCACCACGAATATCACGGTAGTAAAGAGCGTTTTTAAGCGCAGTTTCTGAATCTTCTTCGTAAGCATATTTGAATAAGTTCATAAATTCATCAGAAGTAAATTTCTTACTTACTGGAATTGAACCAGCCCCACCAAAGAAATCTAGGTTTGCATTTAGAGTAGTACTATATGCTAAATCACCATTTGTTGTAGTAGTTTTGCGGTTTTCGTTTTTAAGATTATCCATAAAAGACATTTTAGTCACCTTTTCCTTTATTTTTAATATTGTTAAACAAATACTATCATAATATCAAAAGTTTGTCAACCATTATTTTAAATTTTTTTTCAAATTTGCTATTGTTTGGATTTTTTTAATGACATTTTCATTATAAACACCCTCAAGTTGACCACATTTATCAATATTTTCTTGGCAAGTAGCAATTAGTGTTTCAATAAAGAATAAGATAGATTTCTTTTTATTAGAAACTTTTTTAGCTAAATGCCCATAAGCACTCCATTCACACATGATTCTATAAGAATCTTCATTGTTAATAGCGTTTGGTAAAATTTCATCATAGAAATTAGGAATTGTTGTAGCAATTTCTGCTCTTTGATTTAATAATCTATCATGTTCAGCTTTGTAAATCTTTTCAGTTTCTAGCCACATTTTATCTAATCTATTTTTAATGTCAATTCTTTCTGAATTAGAAATAAATTGATTAAACATTTTTAATACTGAGAAATTATTTTCATCTTCAAAACGTTTGATAACTTCTAAAGCAGTTTCTTTTGTGGAGCTTGACCATTCGCTATAATTATCAACAACTTTATTTTGGATAAAGTATTTTAGATTATTAAGACTTCTATTTTCCAATTGTGGAACAAGAGCTCTACTGCTTTCAATAGTTTCATCTTCAAAGCCGTATCTTAAATCTTTATAATTATCTTTATAGTTATTTATTTCTAACTTATCTTCGTTCAAAATTTCATTAGCATCTAATTTAGGTTGTTTCAAAAAGCTATAATCTTTTTCTATTTCATTGGAAACTTCATTTGAAATAGCTTTTTGCTTTTCTTTAGTTAACATTCCTTTCGGTGCCTCACTTTTAATTTCTTCTTTTGGATATTCAGTAACATCTTCTTTTTTCATATTGAATAAATCACTTCCATAGCCATTAGAGTCAGCTACTTCTGTATCTTCAATGCTTTCTGTTTCAAGTTTTAATTCTTCATATAATGCTAAAGCATAATTCATATTCTTAACAATATTGATAATCTTGAATAGAGCTTCATTTTGTTCATATCCCAATTTAATAGTAAAGATTTCAAATAGAGTATCAAATAAATTAAAATCATGACTTTCTAGTGTTTCTACTAAATCAAAATGGAGTTTTGCTAATACATCAAATAAAGTAGAATAAGATTCTTTAGCATATTCATATTGTTTAGTTAATTCTTTTTCATTAAATACTGTTTCTTTTAATAATCCAATAAGTGAAAAAGCTTTAAACAATTTATAATATTTATTTTCGCCATCAATAGCTTTAATTTCATCTAAAGTAAAACTTCTACTATCTCCGTATTTAATATTTAATGTTGTTGCATCTTCTTCGGGGAAATCCATGTCATTTACTAATTTAGGATTAGTTGAAATTACACCAGTTGAAAATTCATAATTTTCTTTATTCGGATAGCTTTCCATTTCTTCAAGTAAATTATCTATAACATTTGTGAATTTTTCATCTAAGTCATATTGAGCTAATTCAGATTTTAAAGCAAGATTATCTACTAATTCTTTTCTTAATGTATCAATAACATAGTTATCATTTTCATATTTATTAAGTAATTCTTCTGATTTAAGAATGTTCTCATTTGAAGTAATTATTTCTTTCTTAGTTCTAAATTCTTCCAATTCTTCAATAGCTTCTTCTGCTGATTCTGTTCCATATTCAACTTCTTCTGTATTATAGAAATCTTCTTCTGAAATTTCAGCAAATGGTTCTTCACTTGTTTGTTGGAAAGCAACTGCAGATTCAGCAATAATTTCTTCTGGTGTCATATTGTAGAATTTAAACTCTTTAAGTTCTTCTTCAAAATTATAAGCACCTTCTAATGATTCTAAATCTCTATTTTTCATTAACTCTAATCGTTTATATAGAGCGTATTTATCAAAGAACTCTTTATCTCTAGCTCTAACTTTGAATTTCATAACATTCTTATATAAAATGTTATCTTTATTATCTAATCTAAACTCAACGTTTGGGAAGCATAATCCTAAAGCTTGAATCATTTTATCTAAGTAATGAGTTTTGTATTTTTTGTAAGTTAAACCACTTAATTTTTTATCTCCATAAATAGATTCAATAAAATTAGCGTTATTTACGAAAAAGAATTTTTCAGAGCCTGTATAATCTGTCCATTGGCTAAAAAGAATAAATGCTCTTTTGTAAGTAACTGATTTTAAATCTCTTAATGGTGCTAATCTCACTTTAATATATTGTGAATCTTCATAATGTAAATATTCTCTAGCAGCTTCTTCATTAACTCTAACTTTAAGATAGCTTTCTCTTAATGGACGATTCCATACTACTTCAAGTTCATCAAAAAGAGTAACTTTATCTCCAGTTACAGCATTATAAAGATTATTTTTAAGTTTGCTAATCATATTATCAACATTAGTTCTGTTTTCTTTTAAAATTTTAATGTCTTTACAATATGCTCTATCTAATAAACTTTGAACTAGAATATCTCGGCCATCATTACAATCAATTTCGTCAACATCATTAAAATATGAAATCAAAGCGTAGTAAAGCATAGCTTCTTCATTTGTAAAGTAAGAATTGATTAAAGTTGAAAATTTAAGCCCTACTAATAATGTATCATTTAATGCAATTTCTTCTAATTTCTTATTTTTGTTCATCTCGGTTAATTACTTTCCTTTCTAGCTAGGTGGAAATAGCTCCTTTTCTTTTTTGTTTTTCTTAGTTTTTATTATTCCATTTATTTTTTGTAAAAAAATGAAATTTTTCCTTGACAAATTAAAATTTTTGTTGTAATATATGAATTGTGCATGGAAAAAAGCTCCCAAAAACATTCATCTCATCATGCACTTTCTAAATTCCCTAGACTTCTGTCTAGGGTTTTTATTTTTTTGAAAAAAGGCCTAAAAATACTTAAAAACAGGCCAAAAATACTAGAAATCGGGGATAAAATACTCAATTTCGGTATAAAAATACTGACAAAAAGGGGTAAAATACTGTTTTTTGATATTACGCCATTTTACAGTTACTGTAAGCCGTTAAGCAACAACAGCTAAAGCGATTTCCAAAACAGCGCTTTTTCAGCTAATAACTATAAACAACTACTAAACAACAAAATAAATAACTTAATAGACAACCTGCTCGTTGGCAACAAGCCTAGCTACTTGTTTAGCCAACTTCACAGAAATATAGTCTATAAAGGAATGGTTGTTTTTATAACTGTATTATATACTCTTTATATAATAGCACGATATAAAAACTAAAAATAAATAGAGGTTAAACTATGACTAAATACCATATAAATAATAATGGTGTTCCTAGTGAGTGCATGGCTAAATCTGGTAGATGTCCTTTCGCTTCAGAAGATGAGCATTTAGATAATTTTGAATCAGCACAATATATGTCTGATTTTAAAATGCAAGTAGAAATAGACCTAAATAAAGCTATGGAATATCACCCATATGAAAATTTAAGCAATAAAGAATTAAGAATTTATAGAAGAATTGTTTTAGATGAATTAAACAAAGAGCATAATGCTATTGAAAGTAATCAAAAACCTGTTAGCGAAGCTTTATCCCAAGAACAATTACAAGAATTATATGACAGAGCTCAAAATGAAATCTTAGCAGAAAATCAAGATTATGTAAATGAAGTAGTTAATGCTAGAAAAACTTTTGATTTTCGCCCATGGAAAAATAATATTCCAAAGGGTTTAATTGAGAATGTAACTAATAATAAAATAGCAAAACTATTTTGTGATGAGTATTTTCTTGATGAAAATAATCAAATAGATTTGAATAATAGAGCTCATTTACATGATAGATTTTATAATAGAGTTCTAACTTCAAGATACGCACAAAATTTTAAAGAAGCTGTAGCTATTTATAAAAAAGAAATTGATAAGAATGTGGAAAAATATAAATTAGCAACTATTACTGATGAAGAACTCAATAATCATTTAGAACAACAAGCTAAAGCAAGATTTGAAATGTTGAAACAAACTGCTAAACCAACTGTTCAATTAAAACGTGCAAATAAGATTGAGCTTAGAGATTCAAATAATGCTAGAAAAGAAATTCTTGCTAAATTAAATAGAGAAATGGCAATTAGAAACAACTTCTCTAAATATATTGATGAAGAACCAAAATTCGTTAAACGTATCAATTCAACAGATTTACCATCAACTGGTGATTACGACTTAAAACTTAATCCAAAAATGAAAAATAATGAAATTGATAATGTTTATTTAATGGCAGATGATAACAAATTATATAAAGTTGTCGGATTTTCTGCTGATGAAAAAGTTGATGTCATTGATTATTCTGGATTTAGAAAATCTTTAACTACAAGAAATTCTGATAAAAGAGCAGATTTACATGACAATTATACTTTCTTAGAAATAGAAAGAAATGACGAAACTCTACAACCGTGGGGTGGGTTAAAAACTATACACTTCGAAGATAACAACAAATAACAACTTTTTGTTGTTATCTTTTTTGACTTTAGCGAGATTTTTTGTTATAATATAATTACAAACGAAAGGGGAATACATATGCAAAAAGAAGAATTGCTAGAACTATTAAAAAATGCTTCTGAAGCTTATTACAATAACCAAGAATTACTTTTAACTGATGAAGAATATGACTCATTGACACAATTAGCTGAAGAAAATGGATGGCTAATCCAAGATACTGAAATCAATGATGGTATTGAAATTGATGTTAATAATGAAGTTCATCATGCTAAACCAATGAAATCATTGAAGAAAGCTAATTCCATTCAAGAAGTAAATAAATACTTTGATGAAACTAAATCTCATGGAGCTAAAACTTATTCAATTGAACCAAAATTAGACGGTTTAGCTTTATCAGTTCATTATATTTCTGATAATGAAGTTATCTTATCAACTCGTGGAAATGGAGAAATTGGTGAAAATGTAACTTATCTTATTGAATCTGACAAACTTACTATTGAAAATTTACCACTAAAACGACCTAATGTAAATATTAAAGAATTACGTGGTGAATTATATAGTAGCAAATCTGATTTGATTATTAACAATCAAAATAAAGTTAATGATAAATATTCAAATGAACGAAGCGCTGTTGCGGGGATTGTTTCAAAAGGAAAATTAGGATTAGATTTTAATGCTAAATTATCTTTTGCTACATATTTTGCAGTTGACCAAAGTGATGAATTTACAGAAATTCCAACTAATGTATTTTCTGCTAAGGATTTATTCCCTAAAAACATTGCTACAACATTTGAAGAATTGGCTGAAAATATTGAACAAGCTAAGATTTGGCGAATGGAATGTTCTGCTCCAACAGATGGTATTGTAATTAAGCCAAATGAACAAATCAAAATCGGTGAAACTAGTCACCACCCTAAAGAATATATTGCTTTCAAATATCCAAGCGAACAAAAAGTAACAAAAGTAGAAGATATTTCATTCACAATTGGTAATACTGGAAAGATTACTCCTAGAGTTAAGATTGCTCCAATTACAATCGATGGTGTAACAATTACTAACATTACTGGTAATAATTTCAAATGGTTACAAGAAAAGAAAATCTCTAAAGGAGCAGAAGTTCTTGTTAAACGTGCTAATGATGTTATTCCCGCTATTGTTATGACAACTAAAGAATCAAATGAAGAGCTTGAAATTCCTAAAGTTTGTCCTTATTGTAACAATGCACTTAATTACAAATATAATGAACAAGGACAAGAGAGTAAAGATTTGTTCTGTTTGAATCCAAATTGTGAATCAAGAAAGAGTTATATGATGACTAATATTGTTGCTAAGCAATGTTTAGATATTGACGGTTTATCAGGTGAAGTTCTTAAAGCATTGAAATTGGAATCTGTAGTTGATTTAATGAACTTGGATTTAAAAGAATTAGAAGAAGTTAAATTTGATTCAAGTGGTGTATCTCTTGGTAAAATCAGAGCTAAACTTATTTATGACAATATTCAAAAAGCTAAAAATGATACCCAACCTTATCGTTGGTTATTATCTTTTGGTATTCCAACACTAGGAAGTGTTACTGCTAAGAAAATCCTTAATGAATTTGATTCGCTCGAAGAATTATTCTCTGACAAGAATAAATCTATTGAAAAGATTAAATCAATCAACGGTTTGGGTAATGCTTTTGTTAAAAGTTTTGAAGAATACTTTGAAATTGCAAAAGCAACATTCAATGAATTAAACAGTATCGGTTGTGTTATGAATAAATCTGATAATATTACTGTTAAAGGTTATTATTGCCATACAGGTAAAGTTCCTCAAAACTTTAAGAATAGAGATGAATTGATTTCAGAACTTGAAAAACAAGGTTGGATTTTTACTAAATCAATCAATAAAGACACTAATGTTTTATTAACTGAAGATAAAACAAAAATGTCAAGCAAAATGAAAAAAGCAATTTCATTAAATATTCCAATTATGAATTTTGAAGAATTTTCAAATGACAAACTATAAAAAAGAGCTATAAAATATAGCTCTTTTTCTTTTTGTCTTAAACTGTAAAATAAGCGCTTCTAAGCTGTTTTTCTATAAAGTCGATACATTTATCGAAAGTTCATTTTTACTGTTTTAGTGTTAACTATATGACGATATAACAACCCTTATATTTAATTAGAGCATTTATTAAAAATAAAAATACTCGTTAAAGCATTTTACTTACTATTTCAGCAAGTGATGCTCGTAAGAGCTCACGCAGCTGGTTGTTTATTAAGTTTTTTATTTTGTTATTTAGTAGTTGTTTATAGTTATTAGCTGAAAAAGCGCTGTTTTATAAATCGCTCCAGCTGTTGCTACTCAACGGCTTACAGCACTTGTAAAATAGCGTAATGTCAAAAAATAGTATTTTACCCCTTTTTATCAGTATTTTTAGGCCGAAATTGAGTATTTTACCTCCGATTTTAAGTATTTTTGGGCTATTTTTGAGTATTTTTAGGCTTTTTTGCTCAAAAAAGAAAAGGATTAAAAATCCTTTTCTTTTATAAAGTTCTGATTTCTGCCTGGTCGTCTTTTTCAGAAATGATAATATCTGAATATGGAGTTGGCCACAACCATTCATTTGAAAATGATTTAGGGGAACAAGTTAAATCTGTTTCAGGTGAGAATTTACCAGAACAAATATAATTAACAATTGTATTATCTTCTTTGATAACATAACCCACCCAAGTATTCAATGGAATAAAGATTGGCTCAGAATCAACATTCATGTCATAATGAGTAATTTCTTTTGTTGCTTCATTTACAGTAATTAAGTGTAACGAACCATTTAATACTTTGATAAGTTTTTCTTGCTTGTTTGATGTATGAAAACCTCTTAAAACATTTTTATGTGAGATTGTGGTAAAAACTTCTTCTACTTTGAAATCATCTCCATTAGCAAAATATTTAATGTGATTCCCTCTTAAATCTTTAAAGTTATGATAGTAAAATTTCATTTTAGCAAAACCTTTCTTTTTATTTTTATTATTCCAAAACTCACGATATAACTTTTCAAATATAGCCTAATAGGATTTGAATTGCTATCCATTTACGGAAATATTTAATTAAATAGAGGTTATAAAAAAGAAAGCTAACTATATGTTAGCTTTTTTTTGTTGTTTAGAAAGGCCATTCCTCACGAGCTTCTTTTAATCTTCTGTTAGCATCTTCAATAGCTTCAGCTTTAGTCATATTCGGTAAAACAGCAGATTTAGTAAATGTAAAACTGTCTGTACCTTGCATATCTTTTCTTTTCATAATAGTTAAGAAGTCTTTTAATTGATTTGAGTCATGATAATCATAGTTCTTATCAATTCCCCATTTTAAATCTGAGTCGGTATCATCAACTTCTGAATCCCATTCAATAGGATTAGTATTCCAAAACTTATTATTAGCAAAATCTACATGAGTTCCTTTAGCATTTTTATCTCTAAAGAAGATTGCTCTTGCAGTATCTTGAACAGGCCGATTTTTTTCTTGATAAGTCAATGGTAAGAACAATCCCTCTGGGTGATTTTCTGTATATAATAAGTTATTTTCAATTTTTGTTACTTTAGATGGTTCGGCATGGAAATTTTGGCCCTCCAAACCTAAATAATAAAGATTATTGATTTCACCATTTTCATCAACAGTAACAGAGTTGAAAAAGTTAAATGGGTGGTCGTCACCAACAACATATTCAAAGTTATATGTATCAATACTAATACCTAATTCATGGCATGCTTCAATCATTTCTTTAGTATTTCTCATTCTTCTTTGAACATCATCATAATATACAGAATATTTTTTGCTCGGGTCTCTAAATGCTTCTGTACTATCCATAATTCTGCTAACATCTGAAATAGCCTCTGCTTCTACTTCATCAAAATTATTCAAAAGGAAAGACCTGTTATTATCTTTAAAGTATTTAACTATTCCTTTTGATGTGCTAATTGGATTACCAATTTCATCACCAAGTAAATTACAAACAACTTCTCTATAATGTCTATTCATACCTGGTTTATTACCAACTATATTTTTTACTTCTTCTTTAACAGTTGTTAAATCTTGATAATCTCTTTCAGCGTCTGCATAGTATTTATCAAACATTTTTAATTCTTGCAGAATAGATTTAATTTTAAATTCATAAGCAGTTCTTAATTCAGTAGCTTCTTGCATAGCTTCAAATTGTGTTCTAAAATGTCTATCTTTAGAATAAGGGCAAGGACGGATAAATGCTCTACATTTTTTAACTTCTCCCTCATGGTTAATATGGTACATTTATAAATGCTCCTTTTTTAGTACCATATCAAAGAAAAAGTTGTAGCAAAGAGCTACAACTCAATTGAAGTATATAAACCACACGGCAATAACAAAAGCTACGATTAAACCAAGCCAAGAAATGATTTGCCAAGCCAAGCTTAATTTTGCAAAAAATATTTCAACTCTCCATAAAAATTTGAATATGGAAATCAATATAATGAGCAAAGCTATTGCACCTAATACATAAAAATATAGCATTGCTTGATAACCTCTTTTTAAATTTTTATATCAATAAAGAAATGATATAAGTTAAAACTAAAAAAGGAGAAAAGAAATGAATAAAAAATATAATGCTGTTTTAGAAGGCGTAATTTATACTATTCATAAAGCAAATCTTGATGAAGATTCTGGTAAGAGATACGTTTCATTAGCAACAAATTATCTTAGTAAAAGATTAGTTGTAAAATATACACCGTATGTTTATGAACTAGAACAAATCAAAGAGCATTATCCAAATGAATATAAAAATTATATTTTACCTTTTGAAACATACTTAATAAATCATCAAGAGGGATAAATTATGACTTATCATGTTGGGCCAAATGGAAAACCAAGTATTTGTAAAGCTAAGCAAGGTAATTGTCCTTATGAAAGTATTTCACCTCATTTTGATACAATAGAGAAAGCTCAATTATATTCAGATAATCTAAATGCCTTTATTGCTAAAAAGATAACAACTGAAACTGAATTGTCCAAACACTGTAAAATAGATGAAATCATTGAAAGTCAAGATATGAAAATTCGTTTAGAAAACATAAAGCGCAAAGAAGCTAATATGTTAAGACAAGCTGAAGAACAATATCTAAAATTAAAAAAAGTTATGGATAGGACTGGTAAAGAATGCCCATCAAAAGAATCTTTTATAGGCAATTTTCAGCAGAATGACCCGTTTTATAAAGCTTTAAAACAGAAACAGAAAAAACTTTATAAAGAATTTAATAAAATTATTGAATATAGAACACAAGCTTCAAAATTCTATCTTCAAAATAAAAAGAATATTTCTGACAAATCATTCTCTCGAGCATCAGCAAGCTCTTATTTCATCTTTGAAAAATCATCATTAAAAGATACAATAGACTATCTTGACAGAAATGGCTATGAATATAAGATAAGGCCAGATATTCAAGAGGTTCCTGGTGATAATTTCTTAGTAAGAATTTCTGACCATAATCCAAGAGCTTATATAATCACACATGACAAAACTGAAACTGTTTGGGATTATACAGATGCTTCTATACTCGTATCATTCCAAAAAATTCAGAATATGAATGTAACTAAAAATCAGCTCAATAAAAAACTAAAAATATTACAAACAAAAAGTATTTGACAAATTAAAAATTTTGTTGTATAATATTTTTAGAAATTAAAGGAGAGCAAAAAAGATGAATAAAAATTTGATTAAATTTCAGTTGGGCGATTTAGGAGTTTACTTTGATAATGTAATTGAATTACACAAATTATTTCTAGTATTAGGAATCAATGAATACCCAGAATATTCGTTAATCTCAAATGCAGCTTATTATCAAGATGGCGAATTGAAAATCACTAGTGAAATTGTTGTGCCAAAAGATGAAGTTGTACATATTAACGAATTACTAGAACAAGAAGAAGTTGATAAACTAATTCATTCTCTATCAAATAAAGAAAAATTCTTTAAAGGATTAGCAACAGTTAACTTAACTGAAGAAGAATTAGAATCTGTATTGTTAAAATATAAATTTAAAGTGGAAACTTATGTAGAAAATAGTTTGGCACCGGAAATTCTTGATTTAATTTTAATTAAAGGGACGCTTCACTCATTCTACAAAAAACTTGAAAACATTACTTACTCAGACTTACTCTGATATATAATAAAAGAAATCTGTGTTTTCTTGAAATAAAGTAGGGGTGGCTTAAATAACTAATAATACCACTATTATTATAAAAATATACAAAAGTAAGGAAAATAAAATGGACGATAAAAGCGATTTCAATTTTGAAGTCTAACTTTTCAGCTCGAAATGTGTGAGCACTTCCATTTACATTTATTTTATTGAAACTTATAAAACGGTCTGCGGAAATCAATTTTTGTTTTAAACAAGAAATGATACTGGGTAGTCCAAGGCTTTACTTTATATATTCTATATATAAATAAGTGCGAAATTTCATAATCTTACTTAATTTATATGATTTTATATTTATTTTGTAATATTATGAACCAGAAAATACAGATTTTAAACTATAAAAATATATACACCCTAAATGGAGAAGATAAATTATGACAATTAGTGTTAAAGATTTAGCAAAAGCTCTTGCTGAGAAACGTGAAACTACTCAAAAAGAAGCTTTAGAAACAATTGAAGATTTGTTTGAGTTAGTACTTGAAAAATCTAAATCGGGCGATAAAGTAAAAGTACCTCTTGGATATTTTGAACAAGTAGTAAGACCTGCTCGTAAAGGACATAATCCTCAAACTGGTAAAGCAATCGAAATTCCAGAGTCAAGAGTTTTGAAATTCAAAGCTTCATCTTCAGTTAAAAATTCATTAAATTAAACTAAAGAAAAACAAGAGTAATATTGATTATTCTTGTTTTTTCTAGCAATTTATTGTATAATATAACTATAAAAACTAATAAGGAGCTTATATATGGCTAAAATTGTAAAAGAAGTAAAACAAGTATTTGGTTTTCTTGGCGAAGACCAAGATTATTCCAAAAAACAACTAACACTCACAAGTTGGGGTGTTTACTCACCAAAATTTGACATTCGTACATGGAGCGAAGATTATGAAAAAGCAGGTAAAGGTATGACATTCACTGCTCAAGAATTGATTGCTCTTAAAGAATTGTTAAATCAACTTCCACTAGAAGATTACTTAGAAGAAGATGAATAAAAAAAAGTACTAGAGAAATCTAGTACTTTTTATTTTTTTATTGAAAATTTTGTACACCAACAATAACTGGGTAAAGTTCTGAATATTCTTCCATGTTAGAACTTGTTCTACCAACAGAAGCTGCAAATGAGAAGTATTCATAATCATCTGAAGTCATATTCAGATAGTGACTTCTTGAATTTTTCCAAAGATTAAATAATGTTTCAGCAATTTTCTTTTCAGAAGTTAATGTATATGGATTATTAGATGAAAATTGAGCAGTGTTTTCGCCTAATTCTTGTTCTTTATCTTTTAATCCACCTCTATTTAAGTATGTGAAAGCAGTTCTAAATTCAGTACCGTCTGGCCTTGTGTGAGCTCTTCCATTACTCTTAGATGAACCAACATTTGCTTGCTCGTCTGCTCTTTGCTGAGTTCCTTGTTGTAATTCTGCTTTGTATTTTAATGGCTTCTTACCTAATGAAGCTCTTAATTCATTGATGTTTTGTTCCATATACATAGCTAGAAGATTACTATCTAAATGTTCGTTAATATAATCTACTCCACCTTGAGATAATGGAATGCCAGACTCAATATATGAACCCTCATGACTTACTACCATACTGTTGTAATATTCTTTGTCTGATTTTTGATAACGCTCATCTTCGGATAATGTTACAATCTTTTCTAAAGGAGTATCATCAGTTATAGTAAAGTATTGTACTGTAATTCCATTAGGTAGCAAATCATAATCATCTAAGCCTTGTTTAAGAGTAATGTCTCTAGTTTTTCCTAAATCAACAACGTTTCCATTCTTAACTGCACCTGATTGATAATTATTATTAGAATTATCTTTAGAATTATCTTGAATAACTTTAGTTCCAACAACTTTAATTTCTTTTGTTGGTTCTTTTATTCTATGAGTAGAAGTTACTTCTTTCGATACGAGATTTCCATTCATATATGTTAATTCATATTCTGTTACTTCTGAACCTGGTAAGCCTTCTTGTTTAGTATAGCTTTCTTCTGGTAATAAAGTATCATCATGAATTGTTTCTGTTTCAAATGGAATTTTTGTTATAGTATTGTCGTAAGATTTAGTAGTTTTCCCAGTACCTTTTTTAACGACACGAGTAATAGCTTTGGCAGTTACTTCTTCATTGATTTTTTCTTTAGAAATAACTTCATCATTAACAGAAGTGATTTTATAAGTGACTTCTGTTATTTCTGCTTCGCCATCTTCTATTACTTCCTCAGTGCCTTCTGGCATTGTTTCATCATAAATAACTTCAAGTTTTAAATCTTTAGTACTTGTTTCTTTTACAATTTTTTGAACTGCTTCTGCACCAGGGATTCCTCTTTTATCTTCATGTAAAGTTTCTCTAACTTCTTCACTTGGCCCAGGCCCTTTTGTTTCATCTTTCTTTGTGCCATGTCTTTCTACTTGATTTACAGGTTCAGTAGTAACAGTTCTGATTATAGTAGAAGATACAAGATTACCATCAACGAAAGTGTCTTGGTAAACATCATATTCTGAACCGTTCATTCCTAATTGGTCAATAGCAACTTGGCCCTCTGGTAACGTTTCATCTTCAATGACTGTAGTTTGGAATTGTAATACTTTAGGAGCAGTATTTCTTTCTTCTTTAGTTACTTCTCTTTCTTTTGTTGTAGTAATTTCTGTTGTTTCTTCAGTAGTGCTTTCTGTAGTAGCTTCTGTTGTTTCTACAGTTGTTGTAGAAGTAGTCGTAGTTGACTCTTCTGCTGTTTCTTCAGTCGTATTTGAAGTTACTTCTTCAGTAGTGATTGACTTTACTTCTTCAGTAGTATTGTTTGTTGTTGTTTCAGTAGTTTCCTCTACTTTAATTTCTTTTAAATTTTCTGAAGCAACTTTTTTATTGTAAGCTTCTTCTGAAATATAAGTAACATCATGAATTGCTGGATTGATTACTTCTTCATGGATAACTTCTTTATGAACATCAACACCATTAACTGATACTGTATTAGTACTTACTTCCTTTAATCCATCTTCACCCTTAACAGTATATGATTCATCTTTACTTAAGTTTTCATCAACAGTATAGATTGTTTCTTTAGGAATAGTTTCAATAACTGTTTTAGAATCTAATTCTATATTAGAGTTAGTACCATTAGAAATAATTTCTGTTGGAGTATTGACTTCCCCCGTTTGCTCGATATTTTTATTGGTACCAATTTCAATGATTTGCTTTGTTGGCTCCTCATTTTCTTCAAGTGTTTTTACAGATTGAATAAGTTTACCATTTTCATCAAATGAATCAATGAAAGTAGTAGTACGTGCACCGTTGCTCCCCTCTTGAATTAGATTTACATAATTAGATGGTTTATCATCATTATATTTGATTTCTGTTTCAAAAGGTACAGTTTCCTTTTCTACTCTTGTAGAATTTTCTAAGTTTAATGAATTTAATTCTACTTTTTTATCGGAATCAAAAATATTAGAATCTACTGGGCCGATTGGAGAGTCTAAAATACTTGAAACCTTTTTAGGTAACAAAATTTCTGAAATTGTATTCAATTCTGTTTCTTGATTAGTGGAATTTTCTTTTGCTTCTGCTTGAGCATCAATCGCTTGATTGATAACATGATGGCCAACTGCTCCAATTCCACCAATTGTAGCAAGTCCTATTGCAACTTTTGTAGTTGCTGATTGAGATAATAGAAATTTTTTGCTCAATGTTATTCTCCTTTTGTAAAAAATTTTATGAATCAAAGTCGTATATCAAAAGCGGAGTTATCGTTGCTATAGCAATATTTGAGCAATGTTAAAAAAGTTAATAAAAGGTGATGAAAATAAATATTTTATGAAAATTTTTCAAGCAATTGGCTAAAATGGAATAATATAACTATAAGGAATGAACTTATAACAATAAGTTCTGTACCAACCAAAAAGAAAAAAGAAAATACAAGGAAAGGATTTATGGAAAATACTGAATACATTGAACTAATTATGGCACAAGTAGAGCAATTAGATAAGATTGCGGATAACTTGAGCGACAAATACAAAACAGCTAAAAATATTCTAAAGGAATATACTACAAAGATTAAGGAAAGCCCACGTGGTACTTTTACAGAATCAATTAACCCTAATGAATTATGCAATAGAAATGAAGCAATTGAATTATTAGTTGAAGAAAATAAAACATTTGAAGTGATTGATGCTGAATATCTCATGAATATTCGTTTTATTAAAACTTTGATTTTTGCTCACCAAGATACAATTCTTGCTTACAAGATTTCAAAAAGGTTAAAAGAACAAAATGGAAAATAAAATTGATTCAAAATTTGTACCAGCTATTGTTATAGCTGGTAAAATGGGTTATGGAAAGGATTATGTTGGCAATTTAATTAAAAACAATTTTACTAATGTTGAAAAAATCTCATTTGCTGATGCTTTAAAAGAAGAAGTTGAATATATTATCTATTTAGTAAAATCAGATTATAGCTTAGAAAAAATTGCAGAAAAAATGAATGTAACTAAAGATGAAATATTGCCAATGTATGAAGCAATGGTTCAATTTGATAATGTGAACAAATTGACAGTAAATAAGAAAAATTCAACTATACGATTTATGCTTCAATATTGGGGTACAGATGTCAGACGAAAACATAATGAAAATTATTGGGTTCAAAAGACAGTTGATAAGATTTTAGAAATTAACAATTTAGGAAATATTGCTCTTATAACAGATGGTCGTTTTCCTAATGAATTAAAGGGTGTTTCTGATTTAAATGGAATTACTATTAAATTAGAGATTTCAAAAGAGCAACAAATAAAAAATCTATTAAATAGAGATGGTATATTACCAAATGAAGAAGCTTTTAATCACCCAAGTGAAACAAGTTATTTAGAATATAAAGATTTTGATTTAATTCTTACTGAAAATATTTTATCAGATAATCATTTAATCCTTTCTGAAATTAAGAAAACGATTGACAACAAAGTAAAAATTTGATAAAATAAGATAAAAATAAAATAGAAAGGTGAACCTTATGAAAGATTTTAAAGCTATTGTAAGTGACCACTTAACAAAACAACATAGCGAAAAACGTTATGTAGTTGTAAGCAAAGATGGTGACGTGCTAGATACTAATGACGGACAAGGTTTTATTTCAGAAAATAAAGCTATTGTTGCTTATTCAAAGAAACACGGATTAAAACTTGATAAAGATTTAGAACGTGTTGAAGATAAAGCTTATCGTCAAGCTCGTAAAATGCTTAAAAAATAGAAAGGAATATAGATAAAATGATTTTTACACGAAAAACTAAACAAACTGAAACTGGAACAAAATATGAAGTTCGTACATTGGGCCAAAACTTTTGGATTGATGAAAAAGAGTTTAAGCATCACATGAATGCTGGTAACTTATTCTACAAAGCAAATTATCCAGTAACACACATGCCCAAAACGGCTTAGACATTAAGCTAATAACAAAGATAGGGGTTATTTCTAATTCCTATCTTTTCTTTTTATTACCAAAAAGAATAAAAAATAAAGAAAAATATTAGATTTTTATTGATATGTACTACTATAAAAATTTTATAATAAAGGAGCTCAAATGAAGAAAAACAAACTTTTTAAGAGCGTAGTAATGTTGGCAATGTTCACATCTCTTATGAGTGTAAGTCCAGCATTTGCTAACGAAGCTACAATTGGCGAAGTTGAAGTTTCTGAAGTAACAGCGAATTATTTAAACCAATTGAAATCTCAATTGACTTCAGCAAAGTCAGATTTAGAAAAACTTTCTAAGGAATCTAAATCACTTCAAGAAGCCTATGACAAACTTAATACTGATTCTGAACAAACAAAAGATTCAGTTAAAAATGCACATGACAAGACAAAGATTGAACAAGAAAAATTAAAAGCTATTGGATTGTCAGAAGAAGAAATCAACAAAGATACTGGTAAATTGTTTGAAAATACAAATACTGGAAATCTTTTAGGTAATGAAGATTCAACAGTAGTTAACTATAAATTAGAAGCTGCTAAGGCAAAAGCTAATTTAGATAAATCTACAACAGAAGTTGATAAAGCAAAAGCTCGTTTAGACGAAGCTGTTGCTAAAGAAAAAGATAAGAAACAAGAAGTAGACAAAATTGAAAAAGAGTATAATAAAGCAGTAGAAGATGCAAAACAAGAAGCTTCTCAATATTATGCTAGAATTTCATATGTTTCTGGTGGAACAACATCAAGTTCAGTTCCTAATGGTTTTAAATTAAGTAAAGCTATTGATACATCTGGTTATACTTCAGCAACATACCCTTGGGGTCAATGTACTTGGTATGTATATAACAGAGCTGCACAATTCGGAATTTCATTCAGCCCTACTATGGGGAACGGTGGAGACTGGAGATTGAAACCTGGTTACACTGTATCAAACAAACCTGAAATTGGTGACGCTTTGTCATTCGCACCAGGTCAAGCAGGTGCTATTGATTTTTATGGTCACGTTGCTTTTGTAGAAGATGTAAGACCTGATGGTTCTATCTTAATTTCTGAATCTAATTTCCAAGGTTTAGGAGTTGTATCATATAGAGTATTTGATGCTGCTTCAGCAAGCCAATTCTCTTATGTTAAAGGACATAGATAAAATTAAAAGTCAGGTAGTATTAACTACTTGACTTTTTTAACTAGAAAGGAATAATAAAACTATAAGAACAAAAATAGGAAGAATGAATTATGGCAAAAATTAACTTTAAATTTGAGCCTATTTATGATGCAGAAGGCATTTTGTATGAAGAAAAAGAAGCTTGGAACATCTTCGGAGATTTTATTTCAAAATCAAAAGTAGAACAAATCTTAGCTTCTGATGATGTAGACTTCAAAGAAATTGTTTTCAAATCCATTTATAGTCTCTATAAACGAACTCAAACAGGTGAAACAAAAAATAAAGATATACCTGAGCGAATTGATAAAGCTATTAACAGAGCTTATAATAAATCAATCAAAAATAAAAAAGAAAGAATTAACTTCTTAGCACGTATTGATGAAATCTTTTGCTTAGATAGTGTTGATAAATACGGAACATATAATGAAGTTGTTTATAATATTTTTGAGAAATTACTTAAGGGTAATATAGTAATACTTGACCAAGAAACTTATTTAGCTCTACCGCAAAAACACAAAAAGACTGAATATAGAATTATTGGTAATATGAGAAGAGCAGAAGTAAATCCTCAAAATTATAAAAATGTAAATGTTTATCCTAATCCATTATCAGCTTTAAAAAATGATACAGAAAAAGAAATCTTTGTCATTGGTGGATTGGAACTATTTGAAACATACTATACTAGAGTTACAGATTTGTTCTTTATCAAAGAGGAAACACTTTATAATGGATATGAATACTTCCCAGAGATTAACATTAGTGATTTTGAGCCAAGAGAAAGTACTCATGAAAAGAATTTAGAAAATCCGGATATTGATTTAACTTTAACTCATTGGAGAAAAATTAAAAATCGTAAATTGAGATTAAGACCAAACAAATATTCAAATGGATTGAAGCTATCAAGTTATTATAGGAATTTTATTTAATATGAAAAAGACAATTGCAACAATTATTATTTCACTTGCTTTATTAGCAACTTCTATTACTTCATTTTGGTTGATGATTGATACTAACTTACAATTGAGTGATGTTAGAGATAGATTAGAACACGTTAAACTTTTAATCAATGATGAACCAGAGAACTTAAAAAATAAAGAAGCTGAATTAGCTAACAAAAGTAAAAAATATTTTATTATTACTTCTGCTAGCACAACTCTATTTTCAGTTGTTGTAGCCACTTCTTTATTTAAAATTGAAAAGAACTTCGAAAAAGAGTAAATTTTTATTTACTCTTTTTCTAGTGCTGATTTTAAGGGTTGATATATCGTCATATAAGCAACGCTAAGACTGTAAAATCATAAATTCGATAAATGTATCGACTTTATAGAAAAACAGCTTAGAAACGCTTATTTTACAGTTTAAGACAAAAAGAAAAAGAGCTATATTTTATAGCTCTTTTTTATATTTATTTTGCTTGTGTAGTAGAAGCAGTTGTTTCAGAAGTTTCTGTTACTTCAGTTGTTTCAGTATTTTTGTGATTTAAGTATTGTTCAATGACATTTTTAAATGCTTCATCTTTAACTTCTACTTTATATTCTTTAAGTAATTCTGCTACAACTTGTTTTGCATAGTTCTTATCAGAAGCTTTTTTATTGATAATGTAATCTTTTAAGATTGTTTCATAATCTTTCCAAGTTTCTTTTTTAGCATCTTTCTTAGTAACTTTTACAATGTAATAAACTGTTTCGTAAGTTTTACGGTCAGTGATTGCAATTGGTTCTGATACTTTATTAACTTCCATTGGAGTAATTTGAGCAAGCAATTCAGGTTCTACATCTTTAGTAGTAGAGTCAAAAGTTAATTCACCAGTTTTTTGGTCAGCTTTTGATAATGTACCATATTTAGCAACAAGTGTATCAACAGCAGTTTCTTTTTTAAGTTCATCTACAACAGTTTTAGCTTCATCTTTTGTTTTTGTTTTAACGAATTTAGCTGTCATTGTTGGAGTATATGATTTAAAAGCTTCTTCATAATCAGAATCTTTCAATTCTTGTTCAGCTGCAGTTTTAACAGCGTAATCAAGTAATAGAGTAGAACGTAATTGAGCTTTATAAGTATCTTCAGTCAATCCAGCAGAAACAAGTGCTGATTGGAATTGGTCTCCATATTGCTCTTTCATTTTTCCGTATTCTTTTTCTACATCATCAGAAGTAACTTTATCACTATATTTATCTTCTAAAGCGGTAGAGATAACTTCATTTGAAAGTAAAGTTTGAACTGTTGGATTTGATTTAATTTCTGCAAAGAATTTCTCACTTGTAATGTCACCTGTTTTCATAGATACAAGCACATCAGATTTATGAGCGCAAGCAGCAAATGTTACAATTGATAACAACGTAGCACCAGCTACAGCAATTTTTTTATTCATTTTCATAAGTATTATATACCTCTTTTCTTAATTATGGTCTTTTACGACCGTATAATAATATTATTCTACAATAAAAGCTTTTAAAAGTCAAATAAAACAACTTTAATGAATAAGTAACAATATTGAAACAAAAAAAGGATAGCATTTCTGCTATCCAATTTTAGTTAACTTTTAATTAAGCTTTATTTATTACGTTTAGAACGTAGGAATGTTGAAATACCAGCAGTACCAGCAGAACCACCAGCAAGCATAATTGATACTAATGCAGCTTCTACACCAGTTGTAGGGATTTTAACAAGTTTACCAGATTTATCTTTCACTTGAATTGAACCATCTGATTTAACTTCTCCACCAACTTTTTCAGGTGCAACAACAGAAGTTTCACCTTTGTCGTTAGCAACAATTACTTGTCCTTTGTCAGTTGACCCAACAATTTTATCTCCAGTATTTGTTTCAACTGGTTTTTCGATTGTAGGATTTACAACTTCAGCAGGTTTTTCTTCTTCTTTTGGTTTGTCAGCAGGTTTTTCTACAGGTTTTAAAGTAGTAGATGGTGTTGTAGTAGTTACATCATCTTTCTTATCTGTTGTAGAAGTAGTAGTTGAAGTAGTTGTAGTTGGTTCTACATCATCTTTTTTCTTATCTTCAGCAGGTTTTTCTTCTTCTTTTGGTTGTTCAGTAGTAGCTGGAGTTTCTGCTGTTGTTGATTCGTAGTAGAAAGTTACTGTAGGTGTTTCATTACTGAATTTACCTGTTGCTTCACCCTCTACACCAGAGTATTTGTAATTTTCGATTACTTCTGGGTTGATAACATAATCTTCCCCGATTACACCTTCTTTATATCCTTTACCAATTTCAGTATCAGTGCCTTTTACTTTATAAACGTAATTAACACGCCCAACGTTTTCAGCAGGTTTTTCAGTGGTGCTATTATCTGTAGTAGGAGTTTCGTCAGCGAAAACAGCGGTTGCAGGTGCAACTGTTGCTAACATACCGAAAGCAGCCATACTAATTTTTTTAAGTTTGTTCATTTAAGTTTTCTCCTAAATTTTAATTTATTTAATAAAGATAGAAATAATATCGAAAAAAGTTATTTTTTAGCTTTTTACTATATATATTCAGAAATAAATTCTACTGGCAAGCTAATTCTTTTCTGTAATAAGTCTATTTCATTCTTTATAAGTAGCTTGTTAAGAGATAATTCTTCTTCATTGAGTTTATTTAATAAATCTTTCAATCTCTTTAATAGAATTTCTTGGTCTTTAGTAATATAGCCATATAATTGATTGTAGAGATAAAATGGTTTATTGTTGATTTTAATTTCATTTCTAAAGTAAAATGATAATTCTTTTGGTAAACCACTTGCTGATAAGATTTTTAATTCATTTTCATAGTAAAAAATTTCTCTTAAAGTTAAAATTAACTCTTTGTCTGAATGTAAGAAACTTGCTATGTCTTTAAATAGTAAGTTACCAAATTCTTGGATATATTCAAAGTTGTTTTCCTCTGAAAGATTATAAACATCAAAGCCCTTTTCAATCAGATTTTTTTGAATTGTTATTCTGTTTAAATCACTTTTAAACCAAACGTTAGCAATAATAAAACTGCTTCCAATTAAAAGCAAAGGCCAAAATGATAAAATATAAAAATTGGTATCAATTAGAGAATTTGAGATAACTCTTAATATAGAAATGATTGTTGCTATTGCAATTAGTACAATTCCTATTTTTAAAGTTATATTAGAGTTTTTCTTTTTGAGCTTTTCTAAATCTTCATTTGATAAAGCTTTCTTAAATTTGTTTAATATTTCTTCTTGAATCGTATTCATATATAAACCTCAAAAAGGAGCTTAATAAGCTCCTTTACTTATGTTGTAAGTTGACTAAAACCAAATATTGATTTCATTAGTAGCAGATTTCACACTATCTGAGCCATGTACAAGATTTTTCATTACTCCATTACTTGTAACAGTTCCTAAGTCACCTCTAATAGAGCCTAATTCTGCTTCTCTAGGATTAGTTGCACCCATCATTTTTCTCCAAGTGGAGATGGCATTATCGCCAGTTAAGATACCAATAATAGAATTACCTTTTGTCATGTATTCTTCTAATTCTGGGTAGAATGACTCATTAACAATGTGATTATAATGAGCTTTTAATTTATTAGGATTTAATTTAACTAATTCTAATTTAGTAATTTTTAATCCTTTTTTCTCAATACGAGAAAAGATTTCACCAACCAAGCCTCTTTCTAAAGCATCTGGCTTAATGATAAAGAATGTTTGTTCTAGCATAAGCTTACTCCTATTTATTTTTTATTTTATATATCTACTATTCCAAAAATTAAACCATATGGACGATATATAAGAATATAACAAAAAATCTTTACAAATAGGAGATAAGAAATTTGGTCATTAAAAAAGGTCACGGATATTTCCGTAAATCTAAAGCATATGGTCTTTCAAGTTGCATTGTTTTAGGAACAACTCTTTTATTAAGTACTGGTGTTGTATCTGCTCAAGAAAATACAACAAAACCTGAAATTAAAACAGAGCAAGTTGCTAAACAAGAAACTAAGAAAGATACACCAACAACTCAAGAAGATTCAAATTCTAAATTGTTAGAAGCAATTAAAAAAGCAAAAGAAAATCATGTAGTTGTTGAATTAACTAAAGATGTCAACTATAAAACTGCAAATGAAGCAAAAGCTGACATTGAAAATCAGGTCAAATCTATCAATGCTTTAACAGAATTAGTAACAAATGCTAATGAACGATTAACTAAAGTTATTGAAGAGGCTTCTAAATCGGGAGTTAAATTAGATAAAGAAATTAAACTAACTTTAACACCTGGTAAAGAAGATGAATTTAAGAAAGAAGTTGAACAAGCTGAAAAGAATTTAAAAGATTCTATTTCTAAACAAACAATTATTTCTAAATCTTTAACTGAAGCTATTGCAAAAGCAAAGAAAGATAATGTTGAAGTTACTGTCAAGGGTGATAAAATTGTATCACTCAAAGATTTAGATGAAGCAATTAAGAAAGAACTAGAAAAGATTGAAAAAGGAATTTTAGAAAATAAAGCTAATCAAGAAACTTATCAAAAAGCATTAAAAGAATTTTCAAATAGCAAATCAAATTCTGAAAAGATTGCTGAAGAAAATAAAAATCTTAAATCTAAATTGACTTCTAAATCTACTGCTAAGGATAATAAAGGTGTTTATCATCAAATCCTAAAAGGTAAATCATTATTAGATGAAGCAACTTCAGAAACAGTACAAAGAAAACCAATGGATTTGATTGCTATTGTTGACTTTAGTTCATCATTACAAGCAAAACGACCTGAAGCTCTTAGACAATTAAAAACTTTAATTGAAAAGAATTTAAACACTGGTGATAAAGTTATGCTTCAAGGTTATATTTATAATAAAGAAGCATCTTATGCAGCTCATGGAGCTCAATTAGACTTTTCAAAACTTAGTAATTCTGATTGGGAAACAGGTTTCTCAACAAAATTAGTTACAAAAGAAGAAGCATTATCTATTATTGACAAATGGCTTGCTATAAATCCACCTAATACTCCTAATGGAGCTGCAAATTATTCTGAATATTTCAATTCTGTTGCAAGAGCAATGGGTGATTTAGGATATAAGACAGATGAAGCAGATGGTACAGCCTCAGTTAAGAAAGTTCCATTTGAGGAAGTATACACTTCACAACCAACTAAAAATCAAACTGTTTCTGTAATTCAATTTACGGATGGTTGGGGCGACAGAGAGGAAATGGACCCAACATTTGCAGCTTGGGCTAAGAAAAATGCTAAAACTTTCATGTCAGTAATTAACAGAAATCAAGTATCTGCTGAAGACAATAACGGTGAATTTTCAATCAAGTCAATGCGCCAATATGGTCACCCTAATATTTACGATTCAACAGGTAAAGATAAAGAAGTTGTTATGAAAGAAATTTTAGAACAATTCAAAAACACTGCTATTGAAACATTCAAATCTAAGAAAAAAATCACTTCAAAAGGTGTAATCAACATTACTGCTGATGAAAATACAAAATTAACTTCTGTTAAACTTGTTTCACCAAGTGGTAAAAAACAAGATTTGAAGATTGAAAAGAATTCAGTTAAAGCAGAAGTTGAATTGACAGAAAAAGGTGATTACACTGTTGAGTATGATTTTGAAGCAGTGAACAATAAAGCTGGAAAAGTAACAGGTACATTTACTGTAAATAGTAAAGAAGAAGTATCAGGCGACAAAGTAACAGCAAGTTCAAAAGATTTATCATCAGTCAAAGATGAAAAAGTAGATGAATTAGAGCCAACACCTTTAAAACCTCTTGGTGAAGTTGAAAAACCAAAAGAACCTAAACCTGTAAAAGTAGAAGTAGAAAACATTGTAATCTCAACAGAGAAACCTGTTGTTGAAGATGTTAAAACTACTGCTCATAAAACAACTGTAACTAAGGAAACTCCAAAAGAAACTCCTAAAGTAGAAAAACAATTACCAAAAACTGGTGCAGAAGATTCTACAGTATTAACAATGTTAGGAGCATTCATTGCTTCTCTAACTGCATTCTCTATTAAAAAGAGAAAAGAACAATAAAATATAAAATAAAAAGTTCAATCGTTTGGTTGAACTTTTTTTAGCATTGTGATAGAATGGTAATGAAAAATTACTACGATAGAAAGAGAGTGACACTATGCTTTATGGAAGCGGTATTTATATAGTAAGTAAAGATGATATGGCTTCTTTTTTGGAAGAAGTAAAACAACAGTATAGGTATATTGATTGGTTTTTGCCAGAGGAATTTATTTATAGATATTTTGACAAAAGAGATACACACAAGTTAGTATTTTTAGGAAATGGTATGCTCTCCAAAGAGTTCAACAAACACAAAGTTACTCAAATTTCGTGGCAAAATCCTAAGCCTTATGAAGCAGCTTTGGATTCAGCAAGATATATGGTTAAAAAGGGCTGTAAATATTCAAACAATTATTGGCAAGTTTACAGAAGATTTGGCGAAATAGAATCTATTTACAACATTTTGGTAAGTTCTTATGATAAGGAATTTGCTTTTGAAGCATTCTTGAATAAGTTAAAAGAACTTGGAGCGGAAATTCTGAGTTCTACTGAATTGAAGAATAAATTTATTACTTGTGAACCATATGAAAAAGTAAGAATTTATATTAAACCAAAAGAAAAAGACAATCAAGACGCTAAGTCAGAAATGAAAAATAGATTAGAAGAAATCAAATAATCTGAAAAAGCTAAATGTGCAGAAGTCCAAAAAGAAACAGCATCTTTTGATGATGACGAGGACGAAGAAACTTTCAAAGCGGATATGGATGGGCTCTTCTCACTCTTTAATTAAAATGATATAAAAAGAGAATAAAATAAAGGAGTTTTTCTATGACTAGAAGAAAAAGAAAAGCTACTACTCGTAAGAAAAGTACTACTACTACAAAAACTACCAAAAAAGAAAATATTAGATTAACTAAGAAATGGAAAGAATTATATAAGGATAATAAAATTTTCAAAGGCGAACTAATGACCGTTGAACAATATAAGCAGTTAATTGATGAACTTTATACAGGTGAAAGAGTAGATAACAAAGATTTAATGGGTAGCTTTGCTAAATTTAAAAATAAAAAATAACATAAAAAATAAGAAAAAAGAAACACTATGAAAAATGGTGTTTCTTTTTTGTTCCAAAACTGATTTTAATGGTCGTTATATCGTCATAGTTCTAACGCTAAAACAGTTAAAACTATTTTTCGATAAATGTATCGAATGTAAGAAAAAACAGCTTGGAACAGCAGTGAGCAAGGGGTGAATTTTAGAATAATATAATTAAAGGAGTAATGTAATGACAGATAAAAAGAATTTATTTTTAATTGATTTGAGCCATGTAATTTACAGATACTATTATACAATCGGATTTAAAGAGGGAACTGATTATGAATACAAAGATAATCAGTTTAAAATTTTAGATACTGGAATGTATAAAAAGGTTTTTTCTTTTGTTGATAAAATCGCTAATTTAGGTCAAGTGCTTATCTTTGAAGATAGTAAACTAATTTCTCGTAATAAATATTTTGAAGAACACTTCCCTAATGGATATAAAGATAATCGTAATAAAAGAAATGATGAACTTAAATTACTAAAAGAATCAATTAGTCAATTATTAAAACAATATAAACAACCAACAATCAAAAAATTTAACTACGAAGCAGATGATTTAATCAAAGAAGCTGTTAGGGTAGCTAAAAAGAGTAAAAAATACAATCATATTTACATCTTAACAAACGACTTTGACTTAGCACCATTGATTGATGATGAAGTAACTCTGTATAGAAGAAGCCCTAGAAGCAATTCTTCTCATTTAGAACCACACCCATTTATTTATAACTATGAAATGATTAGTAAAGGGAATTATGAAGCTTATTTTAAAACAATTGGAATGACAAAAGAAGTTCATGTTCCTTACAATAGTATTCTACTATTCAAAATGATTAGAGGGGATAAATCTGATAATATTGCTGGAGTAAAAGGTGTCGGACCTAAAGGCTATAACAATTTTATTTCACAAATGACAGATGAAGAAATTCAGAAGTTTAAATATTATGATTGGCAAATTGAAGCTCATAACAAAACAAAAGACATTATTTACTATGATTATGACGAAATTCCTTTAGATGAAATTAAGTCAGATGAATTTAAAGTTAGATATAAAGAACCAAAAGAGCTAAAAGAATTAGCTCTCATTATTAAAAAATATTTTTCTACGGAAGTTGCTAAGGAAATAATTATTAAATATAGAGGCATGGCTCTAAATGCAGCCTATAAATTTGATGAGTCTGAATACGATAGAAAACCAATTCATTTGAACAAAAAAGTCCTTGAGCTACCTAACTTTAACAGTTCAAAAATTTCTTATGAAAACGTTATAAACATTGACTTAGTCTAACTTTTATGATAGAATAAATATATAGAAAAAGAGCATATTTCATGCTCTTTTATCAATAAAATAGGAGGTTAGTAAATGGCTTTATTTGCAACCGCTTTAGATAATACACTTATTTTTTCAAAAGGCTTTGTTAAAAATGAAGATGTAATTGCAGTAGAATATAAAGATAATAAAGAATTGTCTTATATGACAAAGCAAGCTCTTGATACTTTAAAATCGCTAAATGAAGAAATTACAATCGTTCCAATTACTTCTAGGTCTTTAGAAGAATTTAAGCAACTTACTTTTTATAATCTTTTTGAACATGCTATCTTGTCTAATGGATTAGTAATTCTCTATAAAGGATTAGTTGAGGACGGTAATTGGCAATCAATTATCCAAAAAGAATTTGATAAAATGGATTTGGCTGATGTTGAATCGTTGCTATATAATTGCTCGTCATTATTCAAATCTGATTTTGAATTAAAAGGGTACTATTATTATGCAGAAGTAAAAGAGCATCAAGAAATAATGGTATTAAAATTACTTAAACCATTCTTACATAAAGATTGGAATTGCTTCGTACAAGATAACAAGCTCTATGTAACTCCTAAAATTGTAACCAAAGAAAATGCTTTGAAATATTTGAGTGGAAAACATGATTTAGATTTACTACATTCTTTTGGAGTTGGTGATAGCAAAGCTGATAAAGGTTTTATAGATTTAACTATGAATAAGATGAGCTTTGTAAATTCTGAGTTGTGGGATTCATTAAAAGAGAAAGAAAAATATAAATATTCAATATTCTTTTTAGGATTGTCAGGTTCAGAAGAAATGCTTAAATTGATTGCGAGGTTTTAAGAATGGATTTAAAAATGCTTGAAAAGTTAACTTCAGAAAAATTTTGGAAAACAAAGTCAAAGCTTAATAGAACAAAGATTCAAAGAGTCTTTGATAATTATTCTAAAAAGATTGATAAATCAACTTTCTCAACAAGTTTCTTAAATGGAAAATTTGTTTCAGTAAATTTTCATGTAAGAGATGAAGCTCTTGATTCTTATGTGGAGTTTAAATTTAGATTTTCCCCTCTTAATCCTAGAGAAAGTTTGAATTTTTCAACTGAAGTAGATTCATTGCCTGAAATTAGAATTTTGTATAAAGACACAACTTATAGAAGTTATGAAACTTACAACAAGGCTCTAAAAAGAGATATAAATAATAAAATCAAAGAATTAAATTTAATGTTAGCTCAATTAGAAAAAATGCTTTAAAAAAGTTGCTATTTAATAGCAACTTTCTTTTTTTATTTAACTGACTCTAATAAGTCAAAATCTTCTTCTGACATAGCTTCTTCAGCATTAGAAGCATTTGATTCCTTACTCTCATTTAAGTCATTGATAAATGATGAATTTTCATAAAGTTTCTTAGGCCAACCTTTCTCTTTAATATAACCGTCAATCCAATCAGTAGGAGAATAGAATCCTTGAGCATGGATAACATCACTTGAGTGAACTTTTAATCCAATTCTACCTTTAGGATTACCCTTAACTTTTTGACCTTCGTTATTTTCAAATAACATTTGAGAGATTGTTGCTGGTAATGAACCCGCAGCCAACTTGTTGCTCATATTTTGGCGAACTTGCATAGGGATAACATCTGATGATGGTCTTTGAGCCGCACAAACAAGGAATACACGAGCTGCACGACCAAGACGAGCAATACTTTCAAAAGCAGCTCTAATTTTGTCTTTGTATTCTTGATTAGCTTTTGAAATTTCATCTTTACCCTTGATTTCAACAAGTAATTCCCCAGCCTCGTCAACAAGCAATAGGATTGCTGGTCCGTCATACTCTTTCGGAATATCTTCCCAGTTATTGATACCAAGTCTTTCCATAAGTTCGTATCTATCCATCATAACTTTTTGAACGAAACAAGAAATGTCGCAAGCATCTTCCATAGTAGTTCCAACAGCAACCCCATATTGTCTAAGTTGACTCAGTTCCACTTTTTTCATGTCTATACCAAATAATAACCATTTATCTGGTCTAGCTAAACATGAGTTCATAATATTCCATTGAGCAACAGATTTACCACCACCAGTAACACCAGCAATAAGTGTCATGGGTGAAGCGATAATATCTGCTCCAATATGAATACCATTCTTATCACAATATTTCTTTTGAGTTCCGTCTAAGTCAAATCCTACCACGTGTTCAATTTCACCCGTTTCGGGATTTTTAATAGGAAGTCCACCCCTAGAAGATAGTCCTAATGGAATAAAACTCCATTGAACTATAGGGTCTTCTAAATAGTGTTTATCCCATTTAGCCATAGTAGGAAGTGGTGCTTGTAAAGTAATTGTTGCTACACCCTTATCAGTGTCCCAGCCTGGATATTCTTTATCTTCGTAGTCAATTTCAAATGGGCGACCCCTACCGAATTGAGTAGAGAAATCAGATAAGAAAGTATTAGCTTGTAATGGGTCAAAATTAACAGGTAAGAACAATCTAATTTTAGATGGTTTCTTATCTTCTGGGTCATTTTCTAAAATAATAAATTCTTCAGTATAATCCATGATAGTTGCTTTATTATCAATCAAGCCCATTTTTGAACGTTTAAAATCAAGCATACGAGAGATAAGTTTGTCTCTGGCAGCTAATTCTGCACTTATCATATTATGAACAATTCCAATAAAAACAAATGGTATAAAAAATGATAAAACAGCTCCCCAAAGGAGTGTTTTAATACCAACGAGTGGTCCGATAAGAATAGTTAATACATAGATGAGTCTAATAGTATTCTTATTACTTGCTTCTTTTAAAGCGAATTTCTTTTCACGTTTAATTTTTTGTTTATAAGTTAATTCTTCAGTAGGTTGTTTATTCTGCCTTATATTATTTCTTCTTTTCTTTCTAATTTGATAAGCAATCCAATCTTTAAACCAAAAACTGAATGGTACTGAGATGAAATAAAGCAGAATTAGAAGAATAGATTGAATAAGTAAATTCATCTAATAACTCCTTTAAATAGTATAGTATTGTTTGTTTTTTATATCGCAATCAACTGTTTTTCAACTTTTTGTTGACAAAATAGAAAATTTTTGTAAAATAATATTACAAAAATGAAAGCGAGCTATAAATATGGAATATAAAATTGAAAAAGAAGTAGTATATAAAGTTGCTGGTCGATACTTTAAATCAGAAGAAGATGCTAAGAAAGCAATTAAATATAGAGAAATCACTCAAAAGAATGATGATTTTAAAACACTTATCAGAATGACAAACTAATAGTAATGAATTATGTAGAATGTTGATATATTAGATATACAATATTCTACATATTTTTATTTGACTTTCTGATATTATTTATATATAATATATGATAAGAGGTAAATATGGCTTTTACAAGAGAAAATATTAACAAAAATTATTATACAACTGGAGAAGTTGCTGATTTATTTCAAGTATCTACTAAAACAATTCAAAAATGGGATAATAAAGGTATTCTTAAATTTGAACGAAGTCCTACTAATAGAAGAGTTCTTCCAAAAGAAACACTTATTGAATATTTAAAATCAAAAAATATGTTTTATGAAGATGAATCATTATCTAAAAGAGATGTCATTTATGCTAGAGTATCAACATCTAAACAACAAAAACAAGGCGTTTTAGATAGACAAGTTGATTATATTCTATCTGACAGAGCTGATTTGAAAAATGTTTTGATTTTTAAAGAAGTAAAAAGTAGCTTTGATAGCAAAAGAAAGGAACTTCTAAAACTTATAAATATGATTTTAAATGATGAGGTAAATAGAATCTTTATAACTCACAAAGAAAGATTAGTGGGATTGGGCTTTGAATATATAGAAGCTATTTGTAAGCATCATGATGTAGAAATAATTACAATACAATCAGAACAAGATAATAAATCAGTTAAACAAGAATTAACAGAAGATATTAAGAACTTATTAGACACATTAGAAAAGGAGTAGTTATCAAATAATGAGTAATGTATTTACGGTAACAACTGAATTAAAATTGAATAAAGAATATAATCAGTTGGTTGGTAAATACATTTCTGATTATATTGAATTATTTAATAAAATTCAGAGATTAACATTTCATAGAGTTAAAAATTACTACATAAAAAATGGTAAAATAACTCAAGAAGATAAAAATATTATTTATGCTCAATTAAAAGAAGAATTTAACTTAACAACTAGAGCTATTGATGCAATAATGAGTAATATGTTGGGTCGCTATGAAGCTATAAAAGAATTAAAAAAATTTGAACAAAAAAGTTTAGAGAGAAAAATCTCTACTCTTGAAAAAGAATTAACTAGATTAAAAGATGAAAGAACTTTACAAAGAATCTCCTTAAATAACAATTTAAAAGATTTTAACTTTGTTAAATACAAAAATCTAAAAATAAAAATCTATTGGAAGCAAAACAGATTAAATACTAAGAAGCAAAAATTGAAGAATCTTGAAACAGAGATTGAAACCGGAAAATATAAAGTTTGTTTTGGCACTAAGAAACTGCTACAAAAAGATTATAAAGAATTTGTTAAGAAAAGAGATAGTGAAATTTATTTTTTAGGCAGAGCTAGAGAAAAGTCTTGTAACAATAATTTTCAAGTTGAATACAGCTCTAAAACAAATCAATTCTATTTTAGGATTAGAAAAGAAATTGATTTAGACAATGATAAATTCGTTTATGGTCAATTTAATTTTAATAATAAAAATTATACTAACTTATTAAAAAATCTACTTAGAATTAAAGAAAGTGCTTTGACTTATAGAATTAAAGTCAAAGATAATAAAGTGTTACTTCAAATTATTTATAATTTTGAACACAATAAAGATTTATGTATTACTAGGAATAGTTATGGTGTAGTAGGAGTAGATTTTAATAAAGGTTTTGTATCAGTAAGTGAAACAGATAAATACGGTAATTTAATAAACACTTTTAATATAGATTATCAATATAGCAAAGGTAATCAAACAGCAAACGATTTCCAATATATAGCAACTAGATTAAAAGATTATTGTTTAAATGTTGGAAAAGATTTAGTTATTGAAAAACTCAATTTTACTAAAAAGAAAGATGATTTAATTAGTAAAAGGGGTAAGAAATATAATGAGATGTTATCATCTCTTGCTTATTCAAAATTCGATTCTATCATAACTTCTAAGTGTGTTAAAAATAGAATCTTCTTACATAAAGTTAATCCAGCATGGACGAGTTGGATTGCGAAACAAAAATATTGTCCGAAAACGAAATTAAACATACACTCAGGAGCTTCTTATGTTATTTCTCGTAGAGGCATGTTTCTAAAAGATGAAATAAATCAAAATAATTCAAGAAATAAATAGATTTTATAGAATGTTGATAAATAAAAATATATTTTATTGTTGACTTCTGTTTTAAAAAATATTATAATATAACTATAATTTCTGCTTAACCAGAATAAGACCAAGCGATTGATGTCTGGCTCTGTGTGGAAATTCAAATTAAAATAACTTTTCATTATCTTTGAAGTTGCAATTCCTCCGTGGTGAAATGGATAAGAGAGTGAAATTAAAATGTTCATCTGCTTTAAGATGAAATAGTCATTGTGGTCACGGACGAAAAACAATCTTGAATTATGAAATATACATTATTCTACAATTCTTGTACCACAAATAGAGATTATGGCTATTGGGATTTTCATTTCAACCAAACTGCTTGGTTGTCTGAATTAGTTGAAAAATACGAAGTTTTGCCTATTAAAGATTTAGTAGAAATAGCAAATATTGGAATTAGTTATTTCAATAAAGAAAATAAAGGTTATAAAAAATTCATTACAGATGATATAGAAAGCCGCTTAAGAATTTTCACTTACTCAGATTGTTATGAGGATTTTACAGCACATTGGAATGATGAAAAATTAGAAAATCTTAATAAGGAATTTGGTACTTGTTTAGTTGAAGAAGTTATGAATGGGATTGTGGCTCGATATATCTTGTTAACTCGACTTCAAAAGGAAGAAGCTACAATTACATTAGGTAGCTATGTTATTAACTCTGTTTCTGTAGGCGATTTTATCTTTTGGTTCAGTGATGAAACTATTATTTGGGATAACAAAAAGAATCCTAATGCTTCAGAATTGAATAAAATCTTATCTGATTATCAAGTAAAAGCAGAAAAGGATAAGGATTATTATATTGAAGATGATAGTGTCTTTTATAATAAAAACAAAATTTTCTCATTCGGACAAAATGCAGCTCGTGAAGTAGTTATTACTAAATTAAGTAAAAAACTTAAATTAAATCAACTTAAAGGTGGTTTGGAATACTTGTTATCAAAATAGAAAGAATTTGAGGTTACTAATGCTAAATCCTTATACTTCCAAGAAAAATATAATGGCCGAGAAAAATATTAAAAAAGTGCAGCGAGTTGCTGTTGAGGGTGTTGTCCTGGGCGAAACAAAAGACGATAAACTTCTGATTGGCTTTTACCCAGATACAAAAGCAAATTTGTTAGAAATTAACGGAGATAGAGTTTATTCTATTGGAGAAAAAGAATTTTTGTACAGTGCTCGAGGAGATATTCCCTCAGAAATGAAAACTAGAGAATTTGAAGATTTGCTTGTTGAATTAAGAGAAGTCATTGATGAAGATTATTGCTTTGAAAATGGAATTGACTATAATCTAGGTGCTTTATGTGGCTCACCTATGGCAATTCTTTACCATGCTATTGATTTCATTAAGAAAACTCAACAAAAAGAAAAAGAATAGTCAAATCGACTATTCTTATTTTTTAGCAGTTGCTAAGTTATAAACATTACCGAATTTCTCTTTATATTTATTATAAGGTTTAGTTAATCCTTTTAAAGCTTTTGCAACTAATTCAGGTCTTACATACCCTTTATCTGAAATTTGAGCATATAACTTATCTAAAAAGTAAATAAGTGTTTCTTGATTTACTAATTTGTAGCCAAATTTCCACCAGTTACGGTCTCTTTGAATAAATGTATTTCCGTCAGCAGAGATACAAACAAAAGCTTCAATATCAGCAATCGTAGTATTGCTATAATATTTCTCCCATAAGTATTTAGCTTGATTGATTCTAGGTCTATTACCAGGGAACTCTTTACCAGAGCGCAATATTGAACCATCATCATTGAATTTATAAGAAGCTTTTGATTTCCAGTTCTTTGAATCAATGATAACAAGTGTAGAGCCAATAATAAGTAAATGGTCTGTATCACCTAAGTCTAGTTGACCTTCTTCTCCGTCAACCTCTGGCTCCATTTTTTCTTCGATTGGTAAAGAGATGCTGTCAATCAAAATACAATCTGGTTTGTCAGCAATCCATTCTCTAAGTATTTGTGAAGTTTTCTTTTCTCCATCAATACCAGCATTGATAAGTTTAATATTAGGATTGAATTGTTTGTATTTTGGGTCGTCTAATTGATTTTGTAATGAAGCAGCTGCTATACCAAAATAATGTCTATCATTCTTTAGGAAGTTTTCTGTTACTTCCATTAGTTTACTGTTTACATCATTAGGAGTTTCCATAGATAAAATATTTGTTTTAGTCATTTGTACTATCTCCTTTTATCGTAAGCCTTCTGCTATTTCTCTTTCGATTCGATTTGCTCTTGCTTCTGCAATTAAACGTTGTGTTTCTGGGTCCTCATCATCATTAGTATATTTAAAGTTAGGATTCATAAATGAATGAACTCCACCCATAATATTGCTTTGCTCTACAGGTGGTTCGCCATATAATTTATCAATCATCTTTCTATATGTTTCTTCTTTATCTTTAGCAGAGCCTCTCATTGCTTTTTTGGAATCAATCAATCTCATATATAATTTTTTCCAACGCTCTGTTTCTCTAATATTGATTTCACCTTGACTCATTTCTTCTAAGTCAGGTAACTTTGGATTTCTTTTTGGTAATGGCATTTTCTACCTCTCTTTTAATTTGCTCTAATTCATTTTAATATATGTTATATCGTCACTAGTAAGGCGCTAAGACAGTAAAAATCTATTTTCGATAAATATATCGACTCTTCAGTAAAACAGCTTAAAACAGCAGTAAGCGTTAGTAAAAAAGTCATTTAGCATAAGCTAAATAACTTCTTTTTTGTTTGTTTTTAAATGTTCTTCTATTTTTTGGCAAAGTTCTTTATCATCACGTTTTAAATCTGTTATAAAACCTTTGGAATCAAAAGTAAAGTTTGAACTATTCAAATAGACATCAAAATCATCTTTGATTGTTCTAAGTATTTCTCGTTCATTATAGCTTTTATAATTCATTATTTCTCTAAAAATCAAATATGAAGAAAGAAAGAATAGCGGTAGATGAAAGATAAAAATAAATCCATTTACAAAAACATAAATAGCTGCTATAACATCACCTATAACAAGAATCAATTTAACAGCATTAGGATAATCTAAAGTTATTAAGTGATTTAAGATTGAAACGATAATCATGCTTATTACAACTGGAATAAATTTAGCAAAAAAATCTTTAAAATGATTTTGCCATTTTTCTTTTCTTACTTCATATTTTTTCTGTTGGATTTCTAATAAATTTTTAAAATAGTTATCTAAATTAGGATAACCAAATTCTACTATATTATTTTTCATAGTGTAACTCCAATAACATTTCCTTGAAAATTCTTGCTTGATAAGTAGGTCTTTGAAATAATTATCTAAATTAGGATAGTTGATTTCTACTATGTCATTCATTCTTTTGCTCCAATTTACGTTCTGCTTCGCTAAACACTTTCTTGTTTTCATTTGTGCTCAAATCTGGCCCAATCACCATACCGTATTTATCAAAGATGAGCATATCTTCTCTTATGGAATAATTTAGATTGTATCTAACATAATAAAGCATTTCTGCTTTGATTTTAGTAAAATATTTCTTCCTTGATAGAGTTTTTGTTACTTCTCTTGTTTCAACACTTGGTCTTGTCCCCGTCATAGCTCTTATTAGCTTAATATTTACCCAACCAGCAAAAATAACACTAACAAATGTTACTAATAATGGGATTATTCCCTCATTTGCTAACTTAATAACTTCATCTGTAATTCTGTGCCCAGTATAATTAGGCTTGCTTTCTATGAACCAAATTAGGCCAAAACAGAAAGCAATCATAAACAAAATAATTGGAATAGCTTCTAATACTCGTCTAAGATTACTAACATATATCTTTTCAGTTATTGTTTTATTGTTTTGATACTCAGTTTCATATTTAATTATCATTTCATCAAAGAATCTTTTGACTCTATCATGTTTGAGCTCAATTAGATTGTTGCTCATTTAATTTCAACTATCTTTCTATCTGTTTAAATAATTTAATGTTTTCATTAGTATTTAAGTTTGGTGCTATAATCAAACCATCTGCATCAAATATAAGCATATCTTCAGTAATCAAATTGCTTAATTCTGATTGTATTTGTCTAATCATAATGTCTTTAACTTTTTTGTAATATTCTCTTGCCGTATATTCAATAGTTTCGCTATGAATATTTTTAAAAAAGTCAATAAGACTAATCACAATTAAAAAAGAAAAACTAATCAATAAAACAATAGATAAAATATTGAGTAAAAGAATTGCAGCATGGCTAAAAGCAGGTATTGCTGTATTACCTGAAATTTGACTATACATAATTCTAGTTAAAAGAAAAGTAAACATTCCAATAAAACCAAAGAATGTAGGCATAATTAACTTTTGATAAGGTAATACTAAATGAGTTTTATTAGTTTTATTAAGCTCATAATGAGATTTATATTTTGTTTTAAATTTTTCAAAATAGTTGTTAATTCTATCAAGTTTTAGTTCTACTAGATTATTTTCCATATCCGTTTAGCTTTCTCTCAGCTTCTCCAAAAATCTTTTTACTATCATTGGTATTCAGATTAGGAGCAACAATTAAACCATTTGTGTCAAAGATGAGTATATTTTCTGTAATAGAAGTGTGCAAATTCTTTCTTAATTCATCAAGCATTCTTGGTTTAACTTTTGCATAATATTCTTTTTCTGTATATGTTACTTCTTCTTCATAACCACTTCTCATAAACTTTATAACACTGCTAAGGAATAATGCTGTTCCCACAATTAGAACAACAGGTATAATCCATGAATTGAGCAATTGTGGAATACTAGACCAACCAGATGATTCAGTTGTGGGTGCAGGTGCTAAATCTCTAATAAACAATAATAATACTGGGACTACGAACACGGCGAAAATTCCAACAAATAAGGAGCCGTAATTACGGCCTACATAATGAGTAGTTTTTACCATATTATTTTTATAATCTTCTTTATATTTTTTCTTGAATTTTTCAAAATATTCATTTACTTTATCGTACTTGAGTTCTACTAAGTTGTTTTCCATTTTTAAGTTCTCTTTCTATTTTATTTAATTGTTTTTCGTCTTTAATATTAAGACCTATTATAATATAATCTTCATTAAAAAGCAAATCTGATTTATTAACTCCTAAATATCGAGTTACTGTTCTAATATTTTTGGATTTGTAAGAGCGCTTGAAGAAAGTCTTTTTTGACCTTTCAAAACCAAAATTCCAAAATATAGCTTTAAAGAAAATTAAAATTAGGAGTAAAATTAAAATTCCTAAAATTGAAAAGAATATATAATTCCAAAGTTCTTTATGAGTAATGTCTGCTAACAAATTGGCTAACCCCAAAAAAGCCAGACCTAATACCCAACAATGTGGTTCATATTTAACTTCAGTAAAAAGATAGTTATCATAATCTTTCAGCGATTCATATTTTTCTAATTGCTCTTTGTAATAATCATCAAAATATTTTTGAATTTCAGTATAATCATTTTTAATGATTTCATTCATTAGCTTATACTCCTTTTAGATAATCATAGATTTCTAAAGCCGCATAAGCCCCCTCTCCTACTGCAATAGCAACTTGTCTATATTTTGGATTTTTTAAATCGCCAGCAATGAATAATCCACTACCATTGTGATACGTTAATAAATTATGTGTAGTAACGGGTAATAGATAATCATTGAATTTCTCAACATTGTTTAAATATAAAGAATCAATGTAGTTAGTGTTAGGACTTGCTCCAATTGCAGGGAATAAACCTGATACTTCAAGAATTGTATCATCTTTTAATTTGACTGCATTTAAAGCACCGTCTTTACTAATCAACTCTTTTACTTCATTGTAAATAATTTCAATATTTTCTGTTTCTTCAACCATTTTAAGTAAATGAGATTTAGCTCTAATCTTATCTCTAATTAAAAGATAAACTTTGTTAGCAAATTCAGATAGTAATAATGCTGATTCCATTGCACTATCTCCCCCACCAACAACAGCTGTATTCTTACCAGCATAGAAAGCACCGTCACAAGTAGCACAATAACTAATTCCCATGCCTAATAATTCATCATGTTGCTCAAGAATTAAATGATTATGCTCAGTACCTGTTGCTAATAGAACAGCTTTTGCATAATAAATATTTTGAACACTTTCATCATAAGTTTCAGTTATTTCTACTTTATATAAATTATTTTCTTTGCTAATTTTAGTTACATTTTCAAATTCTTTTAATTCTGCTCCGAACTTGGCGCCATCTTCTCTCATTTTGTCTGCTAATTCAGAAGCATTTATGGAAACACTACCTAAGTAATTGTCAATATGTTCTGTTTCGTATAATTGAGAAGCAATTACATTCTTTTCAATAACAAGAACTTTTAAATTAGCTCTAGAAGTGTATAAAGCCGCACTTAATCCGGCAGGCCCACCACCAATAATAATTACATCATATTTATTATCCAATTTGTACTCCTTTTAAATTTCTTCTTTTAGTTATATTATTCTTTTATTTAGCTAAAAGAAGATTAGCTCATAAGAACTAATCTTTCTTTTTAGTTTCGTAAGATACAATAATCATATCTGATTTAGGCCCAATTGTAACTCCATTATAACCCATCTTTTTAATGATTACTGATAAATCTTGATTACGGTACATATGCCTTTTATCTATGTTATGCTCTCTTGCAAGTTCTTGCTCAAACATTTCAAAAGCGGCTGCATTTTTAAATGACAAAGCTTTAGATGGCATTTCCTCATAATCAACTGTTCTAACCTCACCAAATTTAGAAGCATATTTTCTGTTTGTAGTAGAGTATCTTCCTTGACCGTACATAGCAGTACCTGTATTGTGGTCACGATTTGCTCTACTTTGTTCACCTCTGTATGTTGATTTATACAAATCTTGGCGTGAGAAGTAATGTTCTTTATATAAATAATTACTTCTTAATCGTTCTATATTTTTAGGAATTGATAAGAACTCTTTATTTTCAAATTCTTTTAAGTTCTCAGCCATTTCTTTTTCTTTTTTAGCTTCTTCTATTTCTCTTTCTTTAATTCGTCTTTGTCTTTCGATTGATTCTTTAGATGGTTGAGGTGTTGGAATGTCAGCATTTTCTTCTAAGCCTAATGCTTGATTTAACAATCTAATTTCTTTTCTTAATCTAATTCTAGTACCTGGTGTTGGGGCATTTTTTAATTTTTCAATTAAGCTTTCTTTGTTGTTTAGATTATCTAAATATTCCATTCCCTCTGTTTCATTTTCAAAATGTTTACCACCTAATGGGCACTTACCAGGTTGAGCTTTACATACAGTTAAACTTCCTTTAGATGGTACATGATAAGCCATTGTTTACTCCTTTTTAGTTGTTCATATCAACCTTTATCCATGAAAAATCTTTCAAGTAATAATCAACTAATTCTAGGTCATAAGGGTCAACAATTTCTCTTAATCTATACCAAGGAATAACTAATTTATATCCGTGGATTTCTACCGAAGCGGAACTTCTTCGTAATGCTCTTATTAACATTTGAACATCAATAGTATTGTCTTTATTTATAACAGTACAGAAAATATTTCTATTGTTAGTTTTTATCTTTTTGTGTCTATCATAATATTTGATAGCTTTATAATTTGACAAATCAAATTTTTGTTGTTTATTTAAAATGTATTTCATATCCCAATTAGTAATAGATTGAATGCCATCTGTAAAGAAGATATTCACAAGATTTTCTTGCCCTCTTATTTCACTATATTCATCTAAAGTAATAGTTTTCTGTTCTTTTGTTACTGGTAATTCATCTTTTTTATAAAATCGAGGGAATAACTCTGAAAATGGTCTTAATTTATCTTTAGGATAACCAAAACCTTTCTCAGTAATTTGTGTTCCATTTTCCATGAACTCTTTAGCTGAAACATACCCATGAATTACTATATGAGTAACTTTATTCAAATCAAAATCAGACTTATATCTATTAAGTGGGTAAACAGATAAATATACATAATAATCAATTGGACGCCATTCATGTACCCATTTCTTAATAAGAATATTCTTACCGAATGAGCTATGATTTGTTTTTAAATCAATACTTTCTTGAGTTTTGCTACAAAAGAAATCGCCCATATCTGATTTTTTAATAGCAGAATCATAGTTATGTCCTTTGTTAATCAATTCTCTTTCATCATCAGTATAATACAAATTATTATCAGCTAAATATTCTCTAAAAGCTAATTCTCCTAATTCACCTACAATAGCATTATTAAATGATTGAGCTTCGCTTGAATTAGTATAATCTTTTCCGTATTGTTGGATTTTATTTCCATGCCTATTTTTCATAAAAGTTGCTTGATTAAAAGCTTTTAATTTCATAATTGGTGTGATTGGTATAATTACTTCATTCATAAGTTAAAAACCCTTTCTATTTTACACTCAGACAGCAGTAGTTTGTTTCTAAGCTGTTTGATTGTTGCTTATGTTAGTTTATATGTGATTTGATTAGCTGTTCGCTAACTGTCTTAAACTGCGTTTTATGTAAAGAAAGGAAAGCAGAATAATCTGCTTCCCTCTTAAATAATTTTTTGAGTTTTAGCATAATTCGCTTCAACTTCATCTTTTTCGTGTTTCCACCATTCTTGATTTTCTTTATACCATTGAATAGTCTGTCTTAATCCCTCTTCAAAGTTAGTATATTTTGGTTTCCAATTCAATTCTTTGTATAATTTAGTGGAATCAATAGCATAACGCAAGTCATGTCCAGCTCTATCAGTAACATGGTCATAGAAGTCACTAGGCATGTGCATTTCTTTAAGGATAAGTTCTAATACTTCTTTGTTGTTCTTTTCTCCATTAGCACCAATTAAGTAAGTTTCGCCAATTTTGCCATCATTAAGGATAGTCCAAACTGCAGAAGAATGGTCGTTTGTGTGAATCCAATCTCTAACATTTTTGCCATTTCCATATAATTTTGGTTTAATTCCACTTAAAATGTTCGTAATTTGTCTAGGAATAAATTTTTCAATGTGTTGGTACGGACCGTAGTTATTAGAACAATTAGAAATTGTAGCTTTAATTCCAAAAGATTTAATCCATGCTCTAACAATTAAATCAGAAGCAGCTTTCGTTGATGAATAAGGCGAACTAGGATTATACTTTGTATCTTCAGTAAATTTTTCCCCCGACAATTCACCATGGCCAGGCAAGTCTTCTCTTAGTGGCAAATCCCCATAAACTTCATCAGTTGAAACATGATGAAAACGTAAGTCATATTTACGAGCAGCTTCTAATAATGTGTATGTGCCCACAAAATTCGTATAGATAAATGGTGATGGGTCATTTAAGGAATTGTCATTATGACTTTCAGCTGCATAATGAACAATAGCATCAGCTTGTGAAGCCAATTTATCTACTAGTTCCTTATCCATAATGTCACCAACAATCAGTTCAACTCTATCCCCGAGAATGGATTTAACATTATTTTGATTTCCCGCATATGTTAATTTATCTAAAATTGTAATATGTACATTAGGGAAGTTGTTATAAACATAATGAACGAAGTTAGAGCCGATAAAACCGGCTCCACCTGTAACTATAATATTCTTATATTTAGTCATATTTTTCTCCAATTAAACGAAGTAAGTATTGTCCGTACTCTGTTTTCTTTAGTGGCTGTGCAAGTTCCAAAACTTTTTCACGAGTAATATATCCTTTACGATAAGCAATTTCTTCAAGATTAGCTATTTGCATATTTTGTAATCGTTGGACTGACTCAATATAAATTGAAGCATCTAACAAACTTTCGTGAGTTCCAGTATCTAACCAAGCAATTCCACACCCTAACAATTCAACAGACAGTTCCCCTTTGTCTAAATATGCTTTGATAACATCTGTAATTTCTAACTCGCCACGCGGTCCTGGTTTTAGGTCTTTTGCAATTTCAATAACTTTATTATCGAAAATATACAATCCAGTAATTGCATAATCAGAGCGAGGATTTTCTGGCTTTTCTTCAATGGAAATGACATTCATATTTTCGTCAAATTCAATAACTCCAAATCGTCTTGGGTCTCTTACATTATGGCCAAAAATAGTAGAACCTGTTTCTTTTTGTACTGCTCTTTGTAGCATTTTTGATAATCCTATCCCATGATAAATATTATCTCCTAAAATTAGAGCAACATTATCATCACCAATAAACTCTTCTCCTAAAATAAATGCTTGTGGAAGGCCATCAGGTGATGGTTGTTCTTTGTAAGATAAGTTAATTCCAAAGTCTGAGCCATCTTTTAATAATTCCCTAAAACGTGGCAAATCTTTTGGTGTAGAAATAATTAAAATGTCTTTAATACCTGCTAACATTAACGTTGATAACGGATAATAAATCATTGGCTTATCATAAATAGGCATAAGTTGTTTTGAAGCAGCTCTAGTTAATGGATATAAACGAGTACCAGAACCGCCTGCAAGGATAATACCTTTCATAATTTGACTCCTTTCTAATTTGAAAGTTTTTAATGTGTAAAATAAGGAGAGGACGGGATTCGAACCCGCGCGCCGAATTAACGACCTAGCACGTTAGCAGTGTGCCCTCTTAACCAGACTTGAGTACCTCTCCAAAAAGTTTATAAAATATCATTTTTAATATTCTATCATAAATAGTTTTATTTTGCAACCATTAAGATTGAACTTATTAACAAATAATATATAAAGAAGAGCTTTGATTAACTCTTCTTTATAAATATCAAGTAATTTTATTTTTTGATGAATTTAAGAATAAGTTTCTTATGTTTCAAAGCAAATTTGAATAAATAGTACAAAGGACTAATTGGTAAATCAAATTCATTACAAGAAGTTCTGATTTCTGGGTGGAATTTCTTTTTGAAGTTCAATAAATGACCTTCATTTTCTACTCCACCTAAATTTACATATTTAAGATTAGGATTGATTTCAAATGCTTTCATAATTGAGTTACTCCAAGAATAAGAAGCAGAATTGTATGATTTGAATTTATCGTCAAATCCAGCATAGAGTAATTCAGCAGTATCTCCATAGATTACAGTAAGAGTGCCTGAAACCGGAATATTTTCAACTTGAATATATTTAAGTCTTTCTAATTCTTGTTTAGCTTTTTCACTGTTTGATTTATTGTATTCTTCATCTAATTTAGCAATTTGTTTTTCCTTATCAATATAAGAAACAGTAATAAATGAATTTGGGTATCTATATAGTAATTGTCTGAAATAATCTTTATTTCTCAATTTAATACCTTGTCTTTTTTCAGTTAATTTAGTCAAAGAATAAAAATCATGTAATAATGTTTCAAAAGAAGCTCCATTGTCAATAGAGTAAACAGAACGTACATTTTTATTTTCTGTTGTTCTTCTTTCTTGCTTCATTCTTTTACTCATTTTGAAATCTTTAATTACAGCATTTAATTTTGGCTGAATAGAATCAAAAGATTTTTCGGTAACATTTTCTACCCAACCGTTATTTTTGAAATCATAACTAATAGATTCATCATTAAATACAGGTGGAACTACTTTTACAAAAATTGCTTTATTTTCTTTAGCAATTTTCTTTAAACTTTCTGTTACATAGACAAATAACTCTTTATTAGAATAATCAAAAAGCGGGCCGTAAGGAATATAAACAAAGTTTTTATGAAGAGCGATTTCTCTAATGAGAATTAGAGCAGTTCCTACTACTTTTTCATTTTCATAGAACAAAACTTTTTTATTTCCCCATATAGGGCTTTTTACTGCAGCCCATTCTCTACTTTGAAGTAAAGAATAATTATCAAATTGCTTCACATAAGTATCAAAATCTTCTTCATTATAGTATGAGTAACTATATTTCATTTGTTTGCCTTCTTTCAAGTTTATAAATACACCAAGCTCACTAATTTTCAATCCTTTTGATTGTAATTAGTGAGCTTTTTACGGTGGGTTGTCAATCGGAATTGCGGGCGAGGGATTCGAACCCCCAATTTAGGGTAATGAGCCCTATGTGATACCTTTTCACTAACCCGTAATAATGTGCTTAGACAACAGGAGGAAATATTGTCTAAGCGGAGGAAAAAACAACGAAAAAAATCAAAAAATAAACTTAATAGGAGGTCATTTTTGATGATTTTCAAGCGGGATATTCAGATAACCCGCTTTATAGGAGTTATTAGCTTCGAGCCAATTTAACTTCACAAGAAACCCCTTAAATCAAACTAGGAACTTTCTTTTTCAAATTATTATTTAGCGTTAATAGTTGTTTAGAAAAGTATTGCTGTTCGTTCCTAAGTTCTAGACTCGTAAATTCGTTTTAAAAATCGTTTTAAAAAATTGGTGACTGTATCTTTTATATGTTTTCCTATATTAAATGAGATAGCTGTCCGAGTCTAAGTAATGGCCCGTGTAGGGCTCGAACCTACAACCGCACGCTTAGAAGGCGTGTGCTCTATCCAATTGAGCTAACGGGCCATCAGAAAGGAATCATTTAGATTCCAAAATTTTATCGACATAGTTATTATATCATAATTTTTATCAAAGTCAATAGAAAAATTTAAAATTTTTAAATTTTTACTTCCTAGGTGGGAATCGAACCCACATTCATATTTAGAACTAATCTTTCATTACGTTATTGGATTTAGAACTTAATATGGGGTCACTAACGGGCCCTACCAATATTAACATAGTCGACTATATGCCAAACTAGGAATGGACCATGCTGGGCTCGAACCAGCAACCGTCCGGTTATGAGCCGGGTGCTCTACCGATTAAGCTAATGGTCCCGAAAATAAATAGAAACGGCATTGTAACCCTTTTGCCTTTTCAAAGCCGAGCCATCGTCACCTTGTAAAACTTCTTTAAGCCAAATGATAAGAAATATTAACAAGTCTTTTGTTGGAATCGAACCAACACTCTGTCTATTTCGGGTAGTTCATATCCACTCTTATGAACTGGTCTTATGATTGCTTTTTACGTAGTGGTGCAAGTACGGATTTGAAGTCTTGTTCTGACAGTCAACATTATTGAACAATAGTTATATTATCACAATATCAAATGATTGTCAATAGATTTTATTTATTTTTTTGAAAAACATAAATTGATTTAGTATTAAATGGAACTGAGTCTAAATCGAAATATTTTTGTAGATGAGGTAAGTAAGTTTCATCTTTTTCTCGATAGAGTTCTTTTAGTTCAATTGATTTATCCCAAGGGTTCCAAATCCAAGTCTTAATACTATCTTCAATGTTATATTGTTCTTTAGATTCACGACTCAATGATTTCAAGCCCCAAACAGTATGAAAAAGGATTTCATAAGCATTTTTATAATTGGTAGAAATTGAACCATCTTTGTATTTACTATAATTATTATCAATAATAGAATTTTTCAAAAGTTCATTGACCCAAATATCCATTTCTTTTTCAGCTAGTTCAGATACGGGCTCAATACAGAAAAATTCTTCAATTTCATTAGGGTTAGCCCAATCTCGGATAATTAAATATCCACCGGGTTTTAAACTTTCCATAATCATAGTAATTGTTTCAGTTCGTTCTTGACGATTTAGATAACTGATGATTTCATGGAAAACACTAGATAAATAAATAATGTCAAATTGAACTTCTTTATTAGTTAAATCATCTTTTGTAACTACATTTACGCCCATGCTAGCTAATTCTGTTTGAACAGTTTTAGAAATATCATAAGCATAATATTCAGCACCAGTAGAATCAACATCAGAAATAAATTCAGGTGAAATACCAGAGCCGAAATCAAGGATTTTCACTCCTTTTGATAAGTAAGGTTCAACAACTGCAAATTTAGATTTAGCTGTCTGATTCATTCGTTGAATATATACATCTTTGTTATTGCTTGTGTAATTTTCCATTGTTTCCACTCCTATCCTAAGCATTTAAGCATTAGCTTGCTTTCTTTAACTTTTCCACTCTTTGTAATTTCTCTCAAATTGTAATAGGGGTGGAATAGTTTATCATAAACTTCTTTTGGAGCAACAAATTCAATAGTTTTTAATTGTTCTTGTGTTGGATAAAAGTGTAAATCATTTGCTGTAAGAACTACACGTTTTACTTCTTCTACTTCAATATTAACTTTTTGACCTACATCAATTGTTCCAGTAGGACTCCATAGGCATGGTTGGATATTTGATTTCCATACTCGCTTCATAAATTTTTCCTCATTTCTTTTTGTTGTAATTTATATTATACAACAAAAAAGGAGTTTTGACAACTCCTTTTTAGACAAACTTAACTTCCATTTGTGAAGTATCATAATTACCTTTACGAGCTTCAGCTACAAATCGTTTTCCACCACTTGTATCAGTAAGAGTAATACAATGTAATGATTTAATACTTTTAATTTGTGGCGTGCTAATTTGGAAAGTGTAAACTTCATCATTTATTAACTTAACAGTCATTAGATAATCCTCATTAGCTTCAAATTTAGTAACCATCCATTCTAACTCATCATTTGGTATCATTGAGAAATCTTTTCTAGCTACAAAAATTAAATCAACTATTCTATATTCAGGCTCTAATACAATGTCTAAATCTCCAAAGCTTTGCTTACAAACATATCCTTGAGCATAAATATTTTCAATTTCTTCTCGGCTAAATGAAGTTTCAATTTTAATTCCAGCTACTTCAAAAGTAACTTCTTTGATTTTGTCTTTATTAAAAATGCTAAAATCTTGAATTTCATAGTATTTTTTGTTCATCTTGAACCTCTTTTTAAAAATCTTCTTATAGTTATATTATTCCTTTTCTATCAACAACTAAGTGATATAAGAAAATAAAAAGGAGTAAGCCTAATGAATAAAGCAGAAATTAACTCTAATTTAGAAAAGTTAGATAATAACCAAGCTAAATTAGATAAGCAAGCAGAAAGTATGATTGCATTAAGGGAAAAACTTGTTTTCTTTATGAAAGCAAATAATCTTAAAAGATTAGTTATTGATGATTTAGTTATTGACTTAGAAGAAGATGAGGTGGAATAATGGCTAAGTATCATATTGGGAAAGACGGAACACCAAAAAGATGTAGAGCTACTAAAGCATGTCCTTACGGAGCAATCTCTGACCACTTCAATACAATTGATGAAGGCATGGCTATTGCTGATGATTTAAACGAACAATTACAAAGTGCTCAATCATTTGGTATTGCAAGAAGTGGTAACTGGGTTCAAGTTGATAAAGAAACAGAATTAGCAGTTGTAAAACTTAATAACTTGCGTATTGTTATGAAGCGTTTAGATAATATTAAGGAAAACGCTAGAAATCAAATTCTTAACTCTATGAAAGAGTTAAATGTAAAATCTATCAAAGATGAAGTTGGAAGTATCTCATTTATTGAGGGGAAACCTGTTCTTGGTGTAGATACAGAAAAATTAAAAGAAAGTGGTCTATACCAACAATATTCTAAAGAAGTAAATGTAAGAGAACACACTTCATTAGATGTTGAAAAAGACGCTAGAGCTATTCGTTTTGAGGAACGTATGGTTATGCCATCAGGTGAGTCAATTAACTTTAATTTAAGTGTTGATGAAGATGGTAATGCTCAAATCAATGATGAAACTAGAGAAGCTCTTCGTCAATTAAAACAATTTGAAGATACATTAAAACAAACTAAAGAATTAGAGAAACAAATGCGTGCTGAAATCATGGAAAATATGAAAGAAGCTGGTGTTGATGAAATTAAAGTTGGTACTGCAACACTTTCATATGTGCCAGAACATACGAAAAATATTGTTGATACAAAAGCACTTAAAGATGCTGGTAGATACGATGAATTTTCTAAATTTAATGACAGGAGCGATAGTATTCGTTTAACAATCAGAACTTAAAAAAGAGAGTGAAATTCACTCTCTTTTATTTTTTATTTAATTTTATATTTAGGTATTTTATATAATCTTTAATGGCAGGATAGATAAATTTATTTTCTGCATAAGTAAATTCTTCTATGTATGGTCTTTCTTTTTCATTTTTGGGAATAGAAATGTAAAAAGTAAGGCACCAGCTCTTGTAGTAAATTTTATATTCATCTTCTACAATTTTAATCATAGCAAAATTGTATTTATCAAGCCAAATAACTTTTTCGTCTTGATTGAGAGCAATAAGCTTTTGACTAATTTCATTAAACTCTAGGATAAGGGGATGAGTCACAAATGAAAACATATTTTTGTTTTTGAAAGCAGAATCAATTAGAAGTTTTTCTAAATTATTATTCATTGCTTCTGTTAGGTCTTTTACTACTCGTTTAGGTAATCTTTTATATTCTGCATATCCAAAAGAAAGGTCTTTAGTGACAAATCTCTGTTCTTTATAATTCCAATAATTCCATTTGTTTATTTTGTTCTTATAATGGATTCTTACTTCACCAGTGTTAGCTTTATAATAAAAGCTCCCCCAATCAAATGGAACTTCAATGTCTGAATAACTTGTAATGATAGAACTTGGTAAATCAAGCTTCATTACAAATTTTGATAATTCTTGAGTTAAGTATTCTACTTGCTTCATCAATCTTCTTTTTCCTCTTTCCATTCTTCCTTATAATCAACTGGCTTAGAAATTGTAACAATTTCAATTTTAAAATCATCTTCTTTATATTTTAATGAGATTAGCCCGTCAGTAATAAGAACAGTATAATCTTCTAGTTCTTGTAAATCTGTTAAGCTTTCTATTTCATAATTCTCTCTATTGTGTTGCCATAAACGATAGCTCAAATTTCTAAAGAAATGACTACTTAATCTTTCATAAGTTTCTGAATTTAGCAAATAATCTTCATCATAGCAATTCATTGTATATTCTTTATTTGCTTTAGAAAGTTCTATAATCTTCTTGATAACTACTTTATCATTACCAGTATATTCTGAGCAATGCACATCTTCATAATGGCCTAACTCATTGTAAAAGCTCCAAAAATATCGAGATTTATGAGTAATGCTATCAATAACAGAAATTTCTTCAATGATTGTAGGATTGTCCTTATCAAAGCAAACTCCTAATCGGAAGCTTTCTAATTTGAATTTTTCCTTTACCTTAGTTAGCCATTCAATTGTAATATTTTCTTGATTGAATAGCAATTCCAAAGCTTCATTATAGTAGCTTTGTAAAAGTTCTTGCCTAGTTAAGTCTTTAAAAGTCATATTTTAATTACCTTTCACTTTATATTATCATTGTATAATATTTTTTGAAGATTGTCAAATGAAAATAGGATTAAGAAATTTTTGTTTATAATGGCATGCTTAAACTGATTTTAAATATCGTTATATCGTCACTAGTAAAACGCTAAAGCTGTAAAATCTAACTTTCGATAAATGTATCGACTTTACAATGAAACAGCTTAGAGTCGCTTAAACTCGCTTAAAATAAAAAGAAAAGAGCTATATAAAATAGCTCTTTTTTATTTTAGTCTTTTTTGTTATCTTTCTTATTTTTATTGTAAGTGAATAAGCCAAGACCAGCAAGGAAAGCAAGAATAACAGCTCCAATAACCATGAAGATAGATTCATTAGAAGTGTTAGTTACAGGTAGAGAATTTTTAACATTTACATCTTTTTGATTTGAAATAGATTGATTTGAAACAGAATTTGTTCCATACAATACTTCATCAATAGCTCTATTGTAATCTGCTAATTCTCTTTGTCGTTGTTCTTCACGAGCCTGTTCTTGTTCTTTACGAACTTGTTCTTCTTTCAAAGCTTCTAATTGAGCAATAGCTTCTTCGTGTTTTGCTTTAAGTTCAGCAATTTTAGCACGTTCTACATCGGCAGCTTCTTTAGCTTTTAAGTAAATTGCTTCTTTTTCTTTTTGAACTTTAACTTTTTCTTCAAGTGTTTTTTCTTGTTCTTTAAGTTGTTTTTTAAGTTCTTTAATTGAATTTGTTAGTGTTTCAATTTCTTTGTTGTTGTTAGCAATTTCTTCTTGAGTAGAAGTAACATTAGCTTTAGCTTCTTTCAATTTAGCATTAAGTGTTTCTAATTGATTTTCAATACGTTTCACTTCTGCTTTTGCTCTTTCTACATCAGCACTTACTTTATCATATTCAGATTTAGCATTGTTGTAAATAGTTGTAGCATTTTCCAAAGCAGTTTCAGCTTGTGGAAGAGCAGTATTTAATTCTTTAATCTTATCTTGAACAGTAATAAGATTATTCTTCGCAACAGTTAATTTATGAGCTAATGAAGCATTTTTCCCAAGTGCATTATCCAAAGCTTCTTGAGCACTTGGCATAAGGATTTCAACAGCTTCTAAACGTTTTAATTCTTTAGTTGAATCATTAAGTTTATCAGTTGTAGATTTAACATTCTTAGTAGCTTGTGCCAATTCAGCTTTATTTGTTTCGATTTGTTTTTCAAGAGTAGTTACACGAGCGTTAGCTGCGTTGAAATCTGTTGTTGGAATGTCATATTCTTTAGTTTTCAAATTGCTATCTTGTTGTTTCAAGCTTGTTTCATCAGTACCAATCATTACATAACTTCCGTCTTGGACTACGAAAGTTTGCAATTCAGTTTTCTTGTAATTCCAAATCAAACCTGATTGAATAAAAGCATGTTCCCAATTACTCAATTCATCATCATACAACCAACGAATCATACTGTTATAAACTTCAGCTTTCAATTCGCCCATTGTTGTCATATTTGTTTCAAGTGAATAATTAAGTGTTTCCATACGAACTGGAAGAGCTGTAGTGTTATAACCTGCTTTTGATAAGTTCGCACCGACAGATTCACTACTCTTCAAATGACCAAAGTCAGCTGCATCAAATACAGTAGGAGAAGTTGTGTTTTTAGCTTTACGAATTGCATTTTTATATGTTTCGCCGATAAGTTTTGATAAGTTAACTGACTCTTCACTTACACGAACCATAGTTGGAGAGAATGTGCCAAATTTAGTACGTACATCTTCAATAAATTGAGCCATACGGATATTCAATTCTTTTAATTGTTCTGTTGTAAGGTTAGTTGGGTCAACAGTATGGTCATCGCTTTCTTTAAGTAATTCCATTGCAGCTTTAACTTCTTTTGAATTAAGAATTTCTTGAGCAATTTTATTTACTGTATCACTGTTAGCAGTTGTTTTGTTTTGCTTGAAAGCTTTCAGTGCTGAAATGTAGGCATCTGTTACTGGAATTTCCAAATTAGAAGCCAAATTATTTTTAGCAGTGGTCAAATCATTAGCTAATTTTTCTTTTTCAGCAGTTTTTGCTTTTTCTGTTTCGATAGCATCATTTTTATCTTTTGTATCTTGTGCTACAATTGTTTTTTGTGAAGCAATGTTATTTGAACGAATTTGGTCAGCAACCATTGCTTTACTTCGAGCAACTCTTGCCTCAGAAACTTCTTGGTCAGAAGCGTGCTTAGCAGAAGTTAAATCATTGATTTCATCAGTTAAAGTAGCTTCATTTGCTTGATTTGTTTTTAAATCTTGTTTGATAGAATCTACTTTATCTTGAGCGTTCTTTTTATCAGTAGTAGCTTTATCCAAGGCATCAACTTGTGGTTGGATTTTAGCTTCTTCATTCTTTTGGTTTTGTTTAGCAGCTTCTAAATCTTTTTCTGTATCAGAGATTTCTTTTGTTGTATCTGTTACATCTTTCTTAGCAGCTTCTAGTTTTTTATCCAACTCAGGAGTTTTAGCTTTATCTTGTGCTAATTTTGTTTCAGCATCAGTCCTATCTTGATTAGTTTTATTTACTGCATCTTGAGCTTCATGTGCTTCTTTAGTTGCATTATCATAATCAGATTTAGCTTGAGTTTCTTTTTCAAAAGTATCTTTTGCAGAAGTTTCAGCTGCAGTAACATCTTGAGCAGTTTTTTCTACTTGTTTTTCTGCTTTCTCGATAGGAGTAACATTTTCTGTTGTAGGAGTAACTTCTGTTGTTTCAGCAGGTTGTTCTGCTTTATTAGTTGTAGTAGTAACTGTATCAGTTGTAGTTGTGGCTACAATTTCAGTAGGAGGAGTAGCTGGTTTAACTTCCTCTGCGAATGCAGTTGTTCCAGTAGTTGAGGCCAGAATAGCAGCTCCGGCAATGATAGATTGTTTTTTCATATTAGATTTACCTTTCTTTTTCGTAATATTTTTAATAATTCTAACAATTTAGTTTTATAGTAACATATGAACTGTTTTTTGTCAACAAAAAAGTGAAAACTTTTTTAAAAATCTTCACTTTTTCTTTTCTTCAGTTAAAAAATGATGAAATTATTCTTTAGCTAATTGTGTATTATGGTTATCCCCAGGTGCGATTTTGTATGTTTTTGCAGCACAACCGGATAGGAGTAATACAAATAGAATAATCGGGATAATTTTCTTCATTGTCAAATCACTCTTCCTTATTATCAGAATTTGAATTTTTGATTTTATCAGCACTCTTATTTAGAAAATCAGCAAATTTATTAAGGCCTTTATTAAGGAAAGTTTGGCCTTTTGCAGAAGCAATAGCAACACCTGTTACAAAAGTATTTTTTGTATTATTGATAGCATCTTGAGTTTTTTCTGATTTATAAACTTCTTCAAAAGCAGTGATTGCTTTGTAAATTTTGTCAGCAGCTTTGTTAGAAACTTTATCAGCACCTTCTAGCATTTTCTTATAATCTTCTTCTGAAATTTGTAGCAATTTAAGAGCAGTTTCAATAGATAGATTATGTTTTTCTACAAAAGATTTAATTTTATCTTTCAATGAATCGTCATTAGAAGTTCCATAATATTGATTTTCAAAATCAAGGATTTCTGCTTCTGTATATTCATTAGCAAAGATTTTTTCATTAAGTTCTTGAGCAGTTTCGATAGTAATAAATTCTTCTTTAGCCAAGATTTTGTCAAGGTTTTGATTTTCAGAAAGAGTTTCCTCTAAAGCTTTCTTAACAATAGGAAGTTCTTTTTGAGTGTTGATAAAGTTTAGAAATTCATCATAAGTTTTCATTTCTTTATCTTCTGTAAATGTTTCTTCAGTCATTTGTTCTTGTTCCTTTTCTTCGTCTTGAGCTTGTGTAACATTATCGAATTGTTGATTTTGCTTAATAATGTTTACTAAATAATCTTTAATTTTATAAGCAATTATTCCATTTGATTTTCCTTGTATAGAAAAAGAAACAGTAGATATAGAGCAATTTAAATCATCAGCAATTTTTGTGAGTGTTAAATGCCGGTATTTACGAGCTTCATCAAGCAATTCTTTTAAACTTAAATTATCATCTGATTTTTCTAGTTGGCTATGCTGCTTAATAATATTTTCCAAATATTGTTTAATTTCATAATAAGTTTGACCTTTGTTTTTGCCATTTTTACATCTAGAAACAGTAGTTACATTACAATTCAAATCTTTAGCAATACTTGCATTTGTTACTGTTTGATATTTATTAGCTTCTAAAAACAAATCTTCTAAATTACTATCATTATCATCAATATTGTTTGAAATAAGAAAATTTATAAGATATTCTCTAAATTGTTTGTCATATTTTGAGGTGTTGGCTTTAACTACATATCTCGTTGTGTCTGCAGGCATTTTTAACTCACGCTCCATACGAGCTGTGTTAAATGATGGATTCTTTTTTGCCAAGCTCCAAAGCTTACCTTTAGGAATAAGATTTAAATAGTCAATATTATAAACTGTTTGCATAATTTTTCTTCTTTCTATTTTTTGTTTTCATTGTTATCTAATTTAGATGAGTTAATATCTTTATTAGAGTCATTGTCTGCATTAGACATGATAATACTTGCACCAACATACATGATAATTGCTAATCCAGTATAGAAACAGCCAAATACGAAATAGCCTAATCGTAATAATGTTGAGTCAACGTTACAATATTCAGCGATACCGCCTAATACACCATCAAGTTTTTTATCAGTTTTTGATTTTTTCATGAGTCAAAAACCTCCTTATTGTTGTTTACATCTGTAACTTATTGTAATAATCAATAAGTGAATTGCAAGGTAATACCTCATGTAGAGGACGAACTCCTAATTCAACTTGAATTGTTGAATTAAGTATATTCGTTAGAAATGACACAATTTGACCATTTCCTTTAATACGATTTACTTTATCTTTTATTTCTTTTTTGTTTGATTTTGGTTTAACTCTTTTAGTCTTTACCTTTTTAGGTAAAGATTTTTTGAGTTTAATATTAGTAGAGCGAATAGCAATATTGATAGCAGCTAATAAATCTCTATCAATTTTACCAGTTGTGAATTTAACAGTTCTATCTTGAATTACACCTACTTCTTTTGTTATTGGGTGTTCACTTGTATTAAAAGCTGAGACCTTTTCCACCTCAATTCCATACATAGTAGCTTTTTCTATAATTTTAGAATGAATTTGTGAATGATTCCATGTTCCACCTTGTGAATTTAACCAAGATAAATTTTCTATATGAATAGTTTTACATTTCTGCTCTAATGCTAATTTTACAATTTCACTTGATAAAAGTTTTGCTTGATAATCTTTAGTATTAGTAATTTTATTTGTAATGTTAGAATAAAGATTTTTCCAAATTTCATATTTTGGTTGAGAAGTTAGTCTCAAATCTTCATAAGATTTGATTTTATCAAATAGAATTTGTTTATTTTCATAAAGTCTATTTATTTTATATTCTGTTTCTTGGCTTCTTTTAGTGTTGATAAATTCATCACTAAAATCACCTTTTTTATCTATAATAACAGAACTAAATAATTTAATCTTACCTATATCTACACCTAAGATTTTATCTTCTAAATCGTAATTTCCAACTTCATATTCGTAAGAACAAATACCTATATATTTATCATCTCTTTTCCTTTTGACAAATCTTGGTTTTGAAATTACTCCAGTAAATCTTTCATCTATACTACTTGGGAATACTATTTCATATTCTATCCAATCTTTTTTGCCTACTTTTATTTCACAAATATTAGCACTTTTCATTCTGAAAAATTGTTTTTCTGAAACGGTATAATCAAGACTGAATGTAGTACTTCTTGCTAATTCAGGCAAAGAATTACTTCGTTTAATATTAGCAATTCTACTTCTTGTAGGATAAAGATTTAATTTGTGTAATGAATTGAACAGCTCTTCATTGATGTTAAAATCATTTTTAACTAATTCATTCCAAATGATGATTGCTTCTTTTTTAGATTGTAGTTCTCGTCTAATATTTTCAAACAAGATATAAGAGTGCCATGTCTTGTTATGTAATGGCCAATCATTTATTCGGAATTTAAGTCCATCTCTTAAATCTCTCCAAACATCACCTCTAAGTTTCGATAAATCAATCTTATCTAAGAGTGCTCTTGTTTTATCATTTGAAAGAATGAAATTCAATTCATTTTGTAAAAAATCATAAATAGGTATAAGTTCTGATGGCATATTTATATTAAAACTTTTCCATTGAACTCTTTTCTTCTTCATTTAACTCCTTTTATGGTATATTTTTATTATTACAATAAATCATCAGCTTATTTTCAATCAAAGTTAATTATAAGGTTATAATAATTTACAAGAAATATCTATAAAAAGTTTCTACTTCCATTCTATTATTACTATATCACTTTTGTTTTTTGTGTCTTTCTACAAGTAAATCTGACTGTCTTTGATTTTTACAATCGGGGCAACTTGCATGGGTTTGTTTTTTAATTGATTGAGCAATTGAGCGAGCATTTCGTTTGACTACTTTACCACATTCACATTCACAATCATAAAGGAAATAACCATATTTATCTTTCTCTTTTGTTTTGCCAATCACCTTCAACTTTCCAATAATAATACCAGTAAAATCTGAAATTTTTCTCACATTCTAATACCTAAAACAATACGACTGTTTTATATTCTTTCCCAGTTGCTTCAAAGTAAGTTCGACCTGTTTCATCATCATAATATTCTGTACTTGGGTCAATAGGAACTCGTAAAGTTCCAAACTCAGTTTCAGCGACAAAGGTTTCCAAATTGTTTTCTTGAGTCCATTCTCCGAACTCGATTTCATCATCACTCCATTTAATAATCATACCACGTGTTGTCATATTATTTTTCCTTTCTTAAATAATCTTTTTAATTCTAAATAGATTATATAATAAGATAAAGCAAAAGTCAATAAAAAAGTACAACTCATACTAGACAAGTTGTACTTTTGTTTTTTATTTAATTGCTTTTGCTAATTTATCAGGTTGGAAGCCTGACCAAGTGGCTGTATCAGTAACAACAAATGGCAATGACATCTTCTCAACATTATACTTTTCTTTTAAAGCAATTTGTTTGTCAAAGTCATTAGTTAAATCTTCATAAACGAAGCTTGCGTGTTTTGAATCAAGAAATTTTTTAGTAAATTCACATTGTTTACAATTTTGTTTTCCATATACAGTGATAGACATATTTTTATTTTACTCCTTTACTTTTAGATTAAAATAAGAGTACTAGAAAAGTACTCTTATAGATTAGGCCCTAATGTGAGCTTCGATAATTAAATCTTCGCCATCTTGGTAGAAATGTAAATGAGATGGTGTATCTTCATTATCATAAACCAAAATAGAATCAACGTTATCATAAGAACCAGATTCAGTAATAAATTCAAATTCAGAAATGTAGCCTTCTACGATAGCTTCTTCTACTGCTTTGTATAAAGAATCTACATCATAAGATTCGATTTCTTTACGAGTAATAGAATGTTCTGATTTGCTCTCTACTGAGAATCGGTAACCAATAATAGTTTCTTTTTCTGACTCTGCTTCTTCAAATTTCTCTTTAAGATATTTAGCAGTAGTTACAGCAACAACACCACCTAATACGGTAGCTAAAATTAAACCTTTTTTAAACATGATTATATAACCTCTTTTTATAGATTTGATAAGAAATATCAATCCTTATAGTTATATTATTCCAAAAAAAGAGCGAACTTTAACAGTTCACTCATTTTTATTTTAAATTTTGAATAGCTTTTTGAATCACATAATCATCTGTCATTGTTTTATCAGTAGTTTTGATTTCAATAGCTTTATTTTCAATCAAGTCTAAAGTTGTTAGAGCTTCTTCCAATAAATTTCCAAATGATAGTTCAATTATAGCTTCATTATCTTTTAAAATTTTGTCTAGTTTTTCTATATCTAATCGTGCTTTTGTAGAAAAATTTAAGTCAATATCATCTAATTCTTTTAGAACAGATAATACTTCTTTTTTTCTTTTTGTGAATGCTTTATTATTTTGCTTATCTTCCTTGATTGTATTTCGTTGAGAAAATAGTGCTGAGAAAAATTCAAACATTATAAATACCTCTCTTGAATAAGTTTAATATATTTAAGCTCTCTTGAAATGCTCTCATAGATTTTTTTAGCAAATTCCAAGCAAATTTTTGTTTCAGCTTGATAAGCAGTAATATTTGTTTCTAAAGAGTCACGACTTCTTAGCAATACCAATGATGGTAGTTGTTTATAGAACAGATTTTCATAATCGAAAACAGAGTTTTCTTTTTCTGTATTTAAGACAAATTCAGTTAATTGAATAATACCTTTGTTAGGTAATTGTGTTGATTTATATTTTTGGTATTCGTCAATTTCTTTACCAAGATGATTTTCTTCAATATAGAAGTTACTTAAATCTTCTTTTAGTTTTAAAGTTTCTTCGATTGAAGAGTTAATTTGAAATGGATTTTTAATAGTTATTTCTTTATTGTCATTATTGAAGTAAATTTCGATAGGGAAGAAAGCCCCATTATTGTTAATGTAATCTTCAATCATGAAATTAAAATAACTATCATTTACTTCCACCATTGATTTAATCAAATCAAAAGAATTAAAACATTTAAAATGATTAGTATAGATTAGCGGTTTTTCATAATCTTCCAATTCATCATTAGCCATAGCTTCGTAAATTAAAGTTTGGTTTCCATTAGGCAGTAAATCTAAAATAGACGAGTCAATGTCAAGAACTGAGTAATTGATAGTATCTTCTTCTACAATTACTGCAGCCTCTTCATTATCATTGTTAATCAAATCATAGAAAATAGAAGTTGTTAATTGGGGACCGAAGATTGCCTTCAAATCTTTCATCTGATAAAGATGGTTATTCCAATAAAAAACAAAGTATTTCTTATTTTCAAGATTTAAAGGCAATACATCATTCATTCCCATTTTTATTTAACTCCTCCAACAATTTTTAAATGATTGTTAATTTTATTTGTTGCTTCTTCCAAAGCCTTAGATTGTTCATCAAATGCCTTGACTGCTTCATTACGAACAACAGATAGTTTTTCATGAGTTTCTTGCATTTTACGAGCAGCATCAATAATTACTTGTGTATCAATAGTTGTTTCCATAGCAGATTTTGAAATGTCTTCGGCGTTCTTTTGAACCATATCTACAGCAAGAGAAATTTGTTTGTTGATAACTTCACGAACAGCTTTTGTTTGTTCAATAGCTTTACGAGTACGTAGTGCTCCAAGAATTGTTGTTAAGTTAGTTTTGTAAATAGGTAATCCGTTTTGAATTGTATCACGAATATTATTGATTACCAATTCATTATCAGATTGCAATTGGCTAATTGATGGGTATTGAATAAACGCAAGATAGAATTGTAAGTTACGCATATCTTGAGTCTTTTTGCGTAGTCGTGTTTGATAATTTACAAGAGAAGTTGTTTGTGTAGTCAAACTCATCTTATTAGAAGTGTTATCATTTTCAATAGATTTATTTGTTTCATCAATTGTATGGCCCAATTCAAGGACTTTTGCTTCTCCAGCTGCAATATAAGCATTCAATTCTTCAAATGTTTGTTTTGCTTGTTCTTTAAGAGCTTCATAAGTACGATTGTCATTTTGCAATTCAGCAACAGATAATTCTAAGCTTTCTGCAATTGTATCTACTTGACTATCCAATGAGCTATAATGATTTTTCAGACGATACAAATGTCGGCGAGCAAAACCAAAAATATCTTTAAATAATGCTTTGCTAGGGTCAGCTTTGTTAATATCTTTAGGTGAGATACTGTTAACTTTCTCGAGCAATGTGTCTAGGTCTAACCCTAAGTTGGAAATATCTTTACCTCTAACATTTGAAAGCACATTGTTAGCATTAACGTTTACTTTATCATAAACATCTTGTCCAAAATTATCCAATGATGAGTAATTATTTTCATCAAGGTCTTTCATAATTTGAACAGCTTTAACACGGTCTTGTTCTTTAAGTGCAGCTAATGAATAATCAAGCTCTTCTACGTTTGTATTTTGCATTTGAGTTGCTAATACTTCTTTAGCAAGTTCCGTATTCGATGCTAATGTTTCTTTTTCTTTACTATTCATAGTAGTCCTACTTTCTTTTTTATATTTGTGTCTATTATATTATATAATTCGAGTAATGTCAATAAAAATGTTAAAATATTTTTCTTAAAACTGATTTTGAGGGTTGTTATATCGTCATTACTGATACAGTAAAATCCTAAAATCGTAAATTCGATAAATGTATCGAATTTATAGAAAAACAGCTTAAAATCGCTTAAAATAAGAAATGCTAATTAAAGCATTTCCTATTTGTTGTTTAAATAAGCTTGATAAGTTTGTTCCATGAGCATAGCAATAGTCATTGGACCAACTCCACCAGGTACAGGTGTAATATATGAAGTTTTAGGAGCTACATTTTCAAAATCTACATCACCACAAATTTTAGAAACAAAGCCATCATAAACACGATTGATTGAAACATCAACAACAACAGCTCCTTTCTTAATATAATCTTCCTTGATGAAATTAGGTGTGCCCACTCCAGTAACAATAATGTCAGCACTTCTACATTCTTTTTTAATATTTAAGCTCTTACTATGAAGTACAGTGACAGTTGCATTTTTGTTTAACATCAATGAAGCAAGTGGTTTTCCAACAATCATGCTTCTGTTGATAATTTTTACTTTCTTTCCAGTAACATCAATATTGTAAGCTTCTAATAATCGCATAATTCCATAAGCAGTACATGGCTTCATACAATCTTTACCAGCAAGAGTTAATCCAGCATTTTGAGCATGGAAACCGTCAACATCAAGTCGAGGACTAATAGAATTTAAAACTTTATGTTCATCAATATGGTCAGGTAAAGGTAATTGTACGATAAGACCATCTGTTAAATACAAACGTTCATTATAAGCTCCAATAAATTTAATTAAATCATCTTCCGCTACTGTTTTAGGAATATTGATAACACTCACATCAATTCCCACTTCTTCAGCAGCTTTAATTTTATTACGAACATAAATCTGACTAGGGCCAGACTTTTCTGAATCAACCATAATAACAGTCAAAATAGGTTTGCGTGATTCGTTCTTAATTTTTTCTTTTAATTCTTCTCTAATTTGTTTAGCAACTGCTTTTCCGTCTAGTAAAATCATATAGTACTCCTTTTTGTTAAAACTAAAAAAGCTTCTTGTTAAAAAAAGCTTTTTTAATAAAATTTGTTATATAGTGTAGCCCAAAGACTTCCAATTACAATTCGGTCAATTCGATTAACATTAGGAAAGTTAATTCGTACAAATTCATCACGTTTATTTTTCAAATTCATATAAGTAAGACTCAATTGTCGATTTTTAGATTCTTTTGCTAATTGAGTTCTCACTGCAGTCATAAGTTCATACAATTCTTTTTGTTTTTCTTCTGACAAATTAAGTAATTGTGTTTGGATTTCTTGCTTCATTTTTTATCTTCCTTTTCTTCATTGTTTTTATAGTTATATTATACAACAAAGAAAGAAGCTTGTCAATAGGTAAATTATTTTTTAAGTTTCTTTTTTGTCAGACTGACCACTTGTTGCATTTTGATTAACTGTTACAGAAGAAAAATCTTGTAAATCAAAGTAAGCAATTTGGTCGTTATCTTCACATTGTTTTCTTGCTTCTTTAGCATCCATAGTATTTATAGATACATCAAGATAAATTTTACCTGTAGCTGGGTCGTGCCATGTTCCTACATAATGATTTTCTTTGCTGAGTAAATCTTTGTTTTGCTCACAATACTCATCATAGGTACTCAATGTTAAATCATCAACAGAATTAAATTCAACTGAGCGCTCTGGATAAGGTGAATAACAGAAACCAACTTGTGGAGAAGTTTTTACATAAGGATTGTAAGTGCTTCCACCATCTGGTTCAGAAGTTGTGCTTAATACATTATCAACAGTATCAACGTAAACTTGAGAGCCTTTCATATTTAGATTTAATTGTGCTCTATCTGTCCTAACAATGTCATACATAGGGTCAGACGGAGTATCTGTCGCATTAAGATTTTCAGTTAGTGCTTCGAAATGATTTTGATGGTCTGCATATTCTTGAGCTTTTTTAACAGAATCAAAGTGAACATCATTACCACCTATAGGGCATTTGCCAGGTTGAGCATGACACACTGCAGGTATTCCATTTTTTGAAATGTGGTATTTTTTACTCATTTATCTATCCTATCCTTTATTGTTTTATTTAAGAAGTTATATCAAACCGGTAGGATAAAAAATAAAAGAACTAAAATTTAGTTCTTTTATTTAGGCTATTAAAAGATTTTTCTATCTTTTAGAATTTCTACAATTTTTTCAATATCCAAGTCTGTAAGAATATTGTTTTTGTAGTCTTTAGTATCTTTTAATTCTTTGATGATAGTATCTTCGTTATAATGTTTACCCATTTTAGCAATAGATTGTGCCATAGAAACATATTTAAGTATTTTATCATCAAGATTTGGTTTTGCAAAATCGAAATTCATATTTAGTAAACTCCTTTTATTTATTTTTTAATTTCTTTTTTAAGTCAATTGGCTCTTTTATTTTTAAATAGACAAAGTAAGCAATGATTAAATAAATCAAGCCAAAAATAATCATTGAAGATAGACTGCCTAAGTTAAAAACAAACACACCATAAATAATTGAAATAGCTACAAAGATAGTAATTAAGGTATAGATAGCTATACTAAGTTCTTTTCGTCTATCTTTAGCATATTCTTCAAAATCTAGCTCATTATCTTCACATTTAGAACTTGCTAATAAGATAATGTTATTTTCATCAAGCCAAGAATAACCATTCTCATAATCTTCTTGAGTTAAATTATTGATAATAGCTCTATTTTCTTCAATTTCATCAAAGTTGACAATTTCAAAGACTTCATTGTGAACCATTTCAAAAACTCTATTATCTTCATACAAGCCAGATTTATAATCGTTTTGTAAATCAAGAATACAATTGTAATCCCAATTTAAGAGAGCAGTAAGAGTCGGCATTGATTTAGTTAAGTTAATACCTGACTTCATATCTTCTACATAAATATAAAAGTTAACTGACTCTTTATTTAGTATTTCTTCATAGAATAAGTCAAGATTAAATGCCAAGTTGTTCTAGCTCCTTTTTCATTTTCCATAATCCAATCAATAGAGTAATTAAACTACCAGAATTAAGTAAAATACTACTAATTCCAAATGGCAATGTAATTGTAAAGTAAGATAGGATTGTAGTCAAAATATTAACTGATGATAGTCCAATTGAACTATAAAAGTAATATTTTACAACTGAAGAAAGCTTCCTAATAAATTTCTTAATAATCACATATAAGATAAATAAGAATATAAGTGAAATAAGAATTGATAGAACTTTAGGATTGCCTGTTATATAAGTAAAAACATTTTGGATAAAATGTTGAAAATCAAACTCTTGTAGCATAAGTTTAGCTCCTTGTAATTTTTAAATTAAATATCTTTTAGCATATCAGGTGTTAAATTATAAATTGAGTCTTTGCGTTCAACAATAATTTTATAATGGCTATTATCTTTCAATTTCATAATATTAGCAAGTAATTCTTTATTAGGATTGATAGCAATAGGATTTCCAACTTTAGATAACATTAAAGTATCTCCGTTTGTATCTCCATAAGCAAAACTATTTTCTAAATCAATATTATACTCTTCAACAAGTTCATTGATTTTCTTATTCTTAGCTCTTGAAGTCCACATTGGTTTAATTTTTCCAGTAAATAAGTCTTTCTTAAATTCATAACCAGAGCCAATCGCTAAATCAGCATTATATTTTTCACCCATGCGTGATACAATAAAATCAGGTGAACCTGAAATAAAGATAACCATATGTCCTTGCTCTTTGTGTTTATTGATTTTATCACGAGTGTAAGTATAAACTTTATCAGAGCTTAATTTCATTACTTGGTCAGTAACAAAATCAATTTGGGCTTTAGTTAGACCTTTAATCGTTGTTGAGAAGTTTTCAGTAAGTGCTTCTAAATAATCTTCATAACTAACTTGGCGATTTTTCCAAGCAGTTAGTGGTTCTTTAACTTGTTTAATATATTCTTCTTGTGGAATAATTTCATATTTCAGCAATTTCTTATAAAGCTCTGTTACTAATGAGTCCCTATAAATTGTTCCGTCAATGTCAAAGAAGGCAGCAATTTGTTTCTTCATTTTATTCTGTTACATAAAATATACTAAAATGTATATTCTATGACCCTTTCTAAATTATTTTTAGAATAGATTCTTGCTTCAACCTGTCTGATTTTGTCTTTACACCTTGAAATGTAAAGTCTACTTTCATTTGATATAACAGTCCACAAGCTTAACTTCCCGTGTAACCCACGGTAGTGACCTATTTAACCTGCAGTCAATACAGTATATTCTTTACATTGTCCTAAATTGATAGCTGCATTAGTATCTCTATTATGTTCACTGCCACAATTAGAACAAGTCCAAAATCTTTCATGTAGTTTCAAATCTTTATACTTGAAACCACAATCAGAACATAATTTACTAGATGGATAAAATCTATCTACTAATCTTAATTCTATTCCTAATTTCTTACATAAGTTTTCCAAATATAAACGGCTTTGAAACCACTGAGCTTTTGAAATGGTCTTATTCAAATGACGATTCTTCATCATATTACGCACTGCCAAATCCTCAATAGTGATAGAACTTGGTTTTCGTTCCAAGACTAAAGAACGCAATGCTTTTCGATTATACTCTGTTCGTATTCGAGTTAGCCTTTCATAGATACGGGCTACTTTTAATTTCTGCTTTTGAATATTCTTACATTCAGATAAAGGTTTCAACCACTTATAAGATTTGAGTTGTCCTTTCTTAGCGCCAGTTTTGTAATAAACCTTATCAATCATATTGGCTTCATATTTACGAGATAAGCTTCTCTGCTCTCTTTTTAAACGTTGCTCCAATTTTCTAATACGAGAAGATTTGTTTATAGATGGTATAATTCTATCCTCTGTAATAAATTGGTCTTTAAGACCAAAATCAATACCCATATTATAATCAGACAAAGGAATACGCTCATCTACATTATCCTTACATAAGCAAGAAATGTAATATCTGCCATTTTTCATGGAAATCGTTACAGAGCTAATATTCTTAGGAATATACCCAAACTCCTTCAAACGAAGCCACTTTAAAACAGGTACAAATATCCTATGTCGTTCAATTTTAATAGTACCTGCAAGATAGAAACTTTCGCTAGAACCTTTCTTTTTGAACTTCGGTTTGCCCCTTCGTTTAGAAAAGTAGTCTTTAAAAGCTCTATCTGCATAAATTATAGCTTGTTTTATAGCTTTACTTGGAACTTCTTTTATCCAAGTAGGAGTATTCGGGTCATTATTTACTCGTTTAGAAAAATCAAAGGCTGAAACAAAATCTTTATTTGAAGCTAAATTCTCTAAATTCTCAGATACAAATTGATTGTAAATGTAACGAGTACACCCAAAAGTCTTATGTATCAATTCAATCTGATTAGGAGTTGGATTTATTTCTGTCTTGTAAGATTTCATCTGTCTTTAACTCCTTTTGTATTTCTTAAACCGTAGATATGATAAGATACTGACACCTAAATGGGCAGCCCTGTCTTGTAATTTAATCATAAGTACATTTTAACACAAGTTGTAATCTTTATCAACAAATTTAATTACAGGGGCTATTCTTTTCTATTTAAGTTTAAGCTGTTTTGAGCTGTTTTTCTCAATCTTTGATGGTTTTATCGAAATCCAGTTTTAACTGTTTTAGCGTTTGCTATATGACGATATAACAACCCTTGAACTGATTTAGCGGTCTTTGTTAAATCCTTTTTCTAAGCTTTTTCTGATAAATCTAACTTCATCAGCAAAGTTTCGTTTAATTTGATTAAGGAAAGCTGTATTTTCTTTTTCTTTGGTGAGCGTGAGTAATTTATTGATAAGATTACTTGTTATCCGAATACTTTCTAAATATGATTTCAGATTTAATTGGCAATCTTCTTCATTAAGAATAATCTTATAATTTGCTCCATATAGTTCATCTTGATAATCAACAAGAGCTTCAAAAGCGTCATTGATTTCAGTTCGTTTAAATATTTTTTGTTCAACAAGTTTAGCTACGAATAAAGTACTTATAATTTCGATTAGTAATAAATTCTTATTGTCCATTGTTATCTCTTTCTAAGGCCATTTAATCTATTATATAATATTTTTCTTAAATAGTCAAACAAAAAGAGAAAAGAGTACTTATATAAGTACTCTCAATCAATATCTTTTAAATAAATAATTCTTTCTCTATAACTTGGAAATTTATAATCTTTTTGGAAGTAATATTTGATAATAGCTTCAGCAAAATATTTTACTTTAGAAAAAGTGTGCTTATTAAGAGTTGAAAGAAACACATCAAATGCAAAAATAAAATTATTATAATCTAATAATGAGGCGATTAAATCTTCTTTCAGAAATGTTTCAGTATATCCGAAATTGTTAAAGAAATAACTTGTTGCAAGATTAAAGTTATAAGTTTTAGCTTCCTCTGGAACTTTTTCAATTAAAATATTAAGCTCTTTCTTAAAACCATCTGAACATTGATAATTGTTTATAGAATTTTGAGAGAAGCTGTAAACTTCCATTTCATCATGAATTGCTCTAAGAGTTAATTCTTTTGCTTTCATATTTTCTTTATTATGGAAGTATCTTGTATTAACTACTTTTACCCAAGGATAATCTTTTGCGTATTGTTCAAATTCTTGTTTTAACAGAGATTTAAATTCTTCATAAGTAAATAAAGCATTAGGGAACTCATCATTATCCAATTGCTCTTTAAACCAAGTTAATGTATCATTATCACTTTTCTTAATATTACAATCAGAACAAGATAGTAAAACATTTCCATAAGTTAAAATGTTACATTTTGAAGCTGGATGAATATGGTCCCAATTCAAATCTTTATTTCCATATTTCTTACCATTTTTTAAGTTGATAAGTGTATCTCCACAATAAGCACATTTTCCTTTAGTTAAGAATATTGCATAACGGCAAATATCTTTTCTTTGATTTGTTTCCATATTACGCTCAATACAAGCAGAAAAATGTCTTGACGGAGAATATGCTGGAGTATATAAATGCGGATAATCATCAGTAGATTTTGAAGTAACTATATATTTCTCTTTTTGCTCTTCAGTTAAATTTTGAAATAAATTGTAATTCATTTTACCAAATTCTTTCTATGTAAAGTCTTGTATATAATATATTATTCCACTTTCTAAGCTAAACTAAGAAAAAGCACAAGAAATTGTGCTTTTTTAAGAAATTTTATTTATTTTTATCAGTTGCTAATGCACTTAGCATTTGAGTTCTAATATCTTCAATTCCAGTAGGATTTGAAGGTAAGAAGATAGTACTGTTATTTCCTTTAGCAAAATTATTTAAACTGTCTAAGTATTGGTTAACTAATAGAATACTCATAATTGATTCTTCAGTTAATTGCATATTAGAGTCTTTTAATTCTTTTACAGATTCTGCTAACCCATCAACAATAGCTTTACGTTGGTTTGCAATACCAACCCCATGTAATCTATCTTTTTCTGCTTCTGCTTCAGCTGCAGTAACAATTTTAATTTTATCTGCTTCTGCAAGTTCTTGAGCAGCCATTCTTTTACGTTGAGCTGCGTTGATTTCATTCATTGATTGTTTAACTTCAGCATCAGGTTCAACTCTTGTAATAAGTGTTTTAACAATGATGTAACCGTATGTTGACATTTCTTCAGCAACTTGCTTTTGAACTTCAAGAGCGATTTCATCTTTCTTTTCAAATAATTCATCAAGAGTTAATTTTGGAACAGCATTTCTTAAAGCATCCTCAATGTAAGATTGAATTTGTGCTTTTGGACGAAGCAACTTATAAAAAGCGTCTGTTACGTTATTCTCTGAAACTCTATATTGAGTAGCAATAGCCATAACTACGAATACATTATCCTTAGTTTTTGTTTCAACTGCCATTTCTTCTTGTTGCATACGAAGTGGTAATTTAATAGCAACTTTGTCAATTCCTAAAGGTAAACAGAAATGTAAACCAGCTGTTGAAGTTTTGTGGTATTTACCTAATCTTTCAACAATCGCTACACTTCCTTGTGGTACAATGTAGTAAGTTGAGAAGAAAAATGCAAGTACTGCGATAGCAATGATTAGAAAAATTATAAAAAAGGGCATAATCTTTTTCTCCTTTAGTATAGCTTAATTTCTTAAGCATGATTTAATGAGTTAAAATATCTTTTTTAACTTTTATAGTTATATTATTCCAAAAAATAAAAGAGGTGAAGTTCACCTCTTTTTATTATTTATTCATTTCTCGTTTATCAATTTCAGCATCAACGTTGATAGCATAGTTCTTTTCACTTGATTGAACAGCTCTTGCTTCCATAAATTCTAAAAGTTCTGTTTCAGCTTTTTCTTTCTTATCAACTAATTTAGAGAAATTTTCTTGATTAGCTTTTGTAGCATTACTTGCTTCTGCATAAATAGCATTACTATTTGCTAATGCTTCTTTATATTGAGCATAAGCAGTTTTTCTTTCTTCACCCTCTGCATTTTTCCATGCTCTACGAGCTTGTGCAGTTAAATTATTAGCTTGTACTACTCTTGCAATTTGACTATTATTATCATCAATAATAGATTTCATTTCACGTTGAGCTTTTGACCTAACTTCTTTACGCCATTTAATACGTTGCTTGTAATCTTCATATTCAGATTTATGAGCACTTAATTCTTTTTGAGCAAGAATTAGTTGTGCATTATCAAGCTTGCTAATATCTTCTTTTGGAACATCTTTATAAGTAAAACCGCTTGCTTCTAATTCGTTTAAACGGTCTGCAAATTCTTGAGCTTGTTCCACTTTCTCAAAGTGACCAATACTAGGTGCTTTTGGACATTTGCCGGGTTGTGCCACACATTTCATAGGCACACCTTTGCTTCCAATGTGCATTTGACTCATTTAAAATACCTCTTTGAAATTTTTATTTTCCATATCGTTACTAGAATGTTGCTAAACGCATAAAAAGCCGTTTTAGCAACAGTTTTGGGTCATATTCGATAAATAACCCTAACTATTGTTAAAACAGCTTAGACTGCAGTTTATTTATTCTTTCCCATAATTCTTAAAATGTATAAGAATAGGTTGATAAAATCTAAGTATAAATCAAGTGCATGCCAAGTAGTAACATTGTTGTAATTCTCTTGAGTTACTCTTGAAAATCCTTTTTGGATTTTTTGATTATCATAAGCAATTAAAGCAGAGAATACAATTACACCTAGATAAGTAATAATATAATCTAACACAGTGTTATGTAAGAAAATATTAACTAATGTAGCAATGATTAAACCAAGCAATGTTGCAATAGCAAATTTACCAATACCAGATAAATCTTTCTTAGTTGTTCTTCCAATGAAAGCAAGTACTCCGAACATAACAGAAGTGATTAAGAAAGTTACTGCTACTGTTACTGGATTAGAAAAAGATAAAATAACACTAAACGTAATCCCATTCACAAACGAATACAAATAGAACCCAGGTGTCATATTTTTACTTGAATCTTTCATTGATTTGCCAATGTAAAATATTAGACCCATTTCAACAAGCAATGACAAGATTGCTACAATTTTATAGTTATGTACGATTGCTACAAACAAACCTGGCAACACAAGTGGAAGCAAATATGATACCAAAGCTGTTATAATCAATCCAATAAACATTTTAGTGTAAATAGTAGAGAAGTAATCACTTAAAGTATAGTTATTTGTGATTGCGTTCCCTTTAAAATCAAAAGTTTTCATAGTAAAAAGCCTCTTTTATTTTAAAAATTTTTCTTTAATATCAATCAAAAGAAAGGGAAGAAAGTTTTGTCTTTCTTCCTTTAGTTTCCAAAGCGTTTATTCAATTCTTCTTTTTTATCTTTGTACTCTTTTTCAATTTGTTCTAGTTTTTCTTTGTATGAAGTACGAATAATTTCATATTCGTCTGGCTCGTCCCAGTCACCATAATGAGGGAATGTGGCAGTTGTAATTTCTCCTTTAACAAATCTTTGGTAATCAGATTTACCGCCATCACTACAAAGCCATTCATAACCTTCCATAGTTTCTTCAAGTTCTTCAATGGAATTTATAACAAAGCTTTCTACTTCTTTATCAGCATCTCCTTTTCCATAAACTCCAAAAATTTCAATTAAGTATTTTTCCATATTTTGTCAGCCTTTCTATTTGATGATTTTATTATATAAAATATTTAAAGCACTGTCAAATTCTGAACAATGAATTTATTTCATCTTTTTGATTTTTGTAAGTTTCCTCAAGTTCTTTCATCTTTTCTTCATAGGAGTAACGAACTAGTTTGTAAGTAACTGGGTCGTCCCAATCACCTTCACATTCTATAATAGCATTTGAAGAATTTCCATTAACAAAATCGTCATATTCAGAACCCCCAATTTCATAGAGCATTCCAAAACCTTTATCATTTAAAGCTCCTTCCAATTTATCAATAGAATCTATAACAAAATTTATTGTTTTTTGAGATACTTCGCCACCACTTCCATAAAGTTTAAAAATTTCAATTAAAATCTTATCTGTACTCATTCTTACACCTTAAAATTCATTATAAATAGAAATTGCTTCATCAATAAGAGCATTTGCTTTTTGTTTAGAAAGTTCTTTGTCTGTTTCATTATTGATTAGCAAGATACGATTAACAACATCATCAATAGTATCACATACAGAATTTACTTTAGGAAACTCATTGTGGAATCTATCAGTATTTACAAGTAATGTATTACCTTCAAATCCAAATTGCTCTCCAGTATTATCCCATTTTAAATTGTGATAACTTTGTTTGATAAATGACTCTACAAGCTCTTGTACAGAAACACTTGTATGTTCACCTGCACCAATATTGTAAGCATTATATGTTCCATAAGAAGCAATAATCAAGTATTGTGAAAGACAATCTAACACATAAAGGTAAGGACGAACAAATGCTGGGTTTCTAAGTTTGAGTGTGTCACCTTTTTCAACAGCATCCATAATTGAAGTTACAATACGGTTAATTCCCTTATCTCCACCGCCAAGCACATTTGAAGCACGAGCGTTAATAAATTTAACTTTGTCAGAAACACCGTCCATTTGGCTATACATATCTACAAGCATATTATCAAATACTTTAGATAATGAATAAGGTTCAAATCCAGCCATTGAATCTGTTTCAACATGAGGGTGTGGAACTGAAGCATAAACTCGGTCACTTGCTACGCTAAGGAAAGATACTTCATGAGTAGCATTTTTAACAAGTTCGAGCATTTTAACAGTACCCATAACATTTGTATTAAATGTTCCATAAGGGTCACGATAGCCTTCTGACACGATTGGTTGTGCAGCTAAATGGAAAATATAATCTGCTTCTTGAATGTCAGAGATTAACTCATCTGAAAAATCATCACGCAAGTCTTGAATGTAAACTTTTGCAATTTTTTCAATTTCACCTTTATAGAAAATAGTATTTTTCTCTGGTTGTTCTAATCCAAGGCCTTTAACTTCAGCTCCTAATCTATTTAATAGTAGTGCAAGCCAACTCCCTTTAAATCCAGTAATACCAGTAATAAATACTTTTTTATTTTTGTATGTGTTTTTTAAAGTTCTGTTCATTTTAATCTCCTATGATTTGATTACCTGTTGGTGTTGTAGTTATATTATATTGTTTTTGAAGTTCTTTGAAAAATAAATCATCTTTATAAAATTGGTAAATATCTTTGTAATAATTTCTTTTATTTAATTTTGCAAAATCACCAATTTTATATTCCATATCATCAGCTATAGCTTTGTATTTTTCAACAGTTGCTCTAATATAAGTATTAACAATCTTCAATATAAAGCCAATTAGTAATGCTAAAATAAAGATTGGATTATAAAAAATATTTATTTTGTTAATAAAGAAATAAACTGCTGTAATAAATAACGTAGCAGCTAGAATTGAATTTACAATACCAATAATATTGTAGAATTTGACTGATTTATTATTCATTTCTAAAGCATCTTTTTGCTCTTGATTTTGAGGTAAGAAAATTTTATTGTAGCTATCTTTAAAATGAAATTCAACACTGTTGTAATCCTTTATAATAAAGGACGAGTGAACTAACTCAAACTTGTCATAAGCAGTTTTTCTTTTGATGTAATTAAGTAATTTTTCAAAGTAAGAGTTACCATCACGGTACATATCTAATGTATCAAGGTCGTGGAAAAAAGTCTCATAAAAAGCCAGTAAACTCTTTTCTTTTCCTACTTCAACCAAACTTGAAGCTCTAATTTTGTCATTCCCAATATCCCTATTTAATGTTCCAAAATTTAAATAATAACCCTCATGTAATTTAATCTCTTTACTTATTCCATAATCTGCTAATGCTTTATCGAATAAATATATTTCATGAATCAATTCACTTTTGTTCATTTAACACCTTAATCCTACTTTCTTGTTGATTTCTTTAGTTCATTTATTATATACTAAAATTGGAATAAAATCAATAGTTCCTTAATCAGCTACAATTTCATTTTCTGAATTAGTAGTATTAAAATTATTTCTTCGTTTTAATTCTTCATACAGAACATCACCTTTAAAATAATCATTGAAATACTTTTCGTATTTGCAAAGTTTAATATATTTAAGAAGTTCTTGTGAAGATATTTCATGAATTTTACTAAAGAACTCTTCTTCAATTTTAGTTATGTGATTAGTTCTAAGTGTGTATTGTGTTTTTATAATGTCAAAAGCAACAATAAAAGAAAAGATTCCACCAGAAACTAATGTTGTAAGCAAATTATTAAATAAGAAATATAAAAATCCAGTTAAAATAAAACCTATTAGACCTCCCATAAATGCTGTAAAATATTTGATGTATTCAAAATGATACCAGTTACTCAAAGTTTTCCCTTTAATCTCTACTTCACTAATAAAATCCTTTTGAAATCTTTTTTTTGAATATGAAAGATAATGAGTCTGTCTGACCTGAGTTATGATTGTTATATATTCTTTCAAAAGAGTCATAACCACAGGCTAAGAAGCACGATAATTTGTTGAAATATTTACTATCTGAGTTTTGACAATTATCCTTTAATGATTTATAGGTGTTCTCATACACATTATCTACTAATTTAAAGAAATTCTCATAAAAAGTTATTAACTCTTCAGTTGTTTTTAAATCTCTAGCATTTATTTCTACATTTTCATGGCCATCAAACACTTGTCTAACTAATAGGCCTTTATTTATAAAATAAGGTGAGAATTTATCTCTAATGGATAATTTCCTATCATAATTTCGTGCTAATTCTTTTTCAAATTCATATATTTCGCTAATCAATTCATTCTTATTCATTTGTTATTTTATCCTCTCTTTCCACTTTGAAATATTTATTTTTCAAATATAAATAAACTTCACTGTCATTAAGAAAATCATCAAGATAATCAAAAGTAATAGGACTAAAGAAATCTTCACTAGTTATTGTTAATCCACCACCAATATATGATTTGAAATTAGCAGGCAAGTCTTTTAATTCTTTATTTTCTGATTTTGTACCTTTACATTTTAACCAATATATTAACAGTGCTAAATTTAGAGGAATAACAACCATAAATGTTACAGGTATTAGCCACTCAAGGAAGTTTTCTTTTCTTGCAATATTTATTGAAATTGTTAGCAAGATTCCAAATAAGGTTGCAATATCAATCGCTCCAAGTAATTGCATAGTTTCTTCATAGCTATATTTTCCACTTATTACTTTGAACAATTGTTTTTCCGGTGAAGCCTTACTTTTTAACTGTTCTTGAATTTCACGGCCTTTGTACATAAGCAAATTGGAAAAGAAGTTTGAAATTGCAAGTGGTTTAGCTTCATTTTTATTCTTTTTGTTTTCATCAAGTGATTGTAAAAATGTATCTTTTTTAATTTCTTGTTTTGTTTCTTTTAGATAATCATGATACAGCGTGTTGAAGTATTTGCTTTTTGATACTTGCTCAGCATTTTCATTCAACTTAATTTTGTCAAAAAAAGTTTGATAAAACATAAGGAATGAATCCTCTACAAAAATACTGCTTTCAAAATCACTTCTTACAAGAGCTCTTTCATTTAGCTTGTATGGATAATATTTGTCTGTTGGAATTAACTCTTCAGTGTATTTATGGGTTTGTAATGCTTCATCAAACTTATCAATTTCGTAAAGTAATTCTCTTTTATTCATTTGTAATACTGTTTCCACTTTCTATTTTTGTATATTTTGCTTTTACATAAGGGTAAACTACACTATCTTTGAAGAAACTATCAATATAACTTGAGATTTGATGTGAGAAAAATTCTTCGTTAAAAGTAGTGTACCCACCAAGGATATATTTTTTAAAATCTTTAGGTAGTTGTTTTAATTCTTCTTTTTCTGATTTACTTAATTTATTTACAGTAAAACAAGAAATAGTATAAGCAAATAAAATTAAAATAATAATAATGATAAAAGCTGCAGTTACTGGATTAAAACCAGAAAGCATCACCAAAAAAGTAGTCAAGATAGACAACAAAGAAGCCACCACAAAACTTATTGTTCTATAGTCTCGGTTATTATCTTCTTTTTTTGCTATTTGAAGCAGAGTCTCACTATATGAAGTTTTGGATTTGATGTTTTTACGAATTTTGCGTCTAAGTACAAGGTCTAAAAAACCTTCAACTGCAGTATATGCTTCTTCATCTTCATATGATTTATTTTTATCTTCTTGATTACTTCTAACAATCTGCATAAACGGGTCTAAATTACTTGATTCTTTTTCATATTTCGCTTTATATTTGTAATAAAGAGTATTGAAGTAATTACTATCAGAAATTTTCCCTGCATTAGAATCTAATTTGATTGAATCAAAAAATACAGCGTAAAAAGCAAGGAAAGCATTTTCATCAAGAATAACACCACTATAATCAGCTCGTTTCAAATAACCATTCTCAACATAATAAGGATTGTATTCTTTTTCGGAAATTATTAGTGGCCCTATATTTCTGTATTCATAAAGAGCTTTACTAAATGCTTCAATTTCTTTTAATAAATCTGTTTTTGTATTTATTTCCACCATATTAGTTCCTTTCTATTTCAAAAATTCTCTAATTTTCTTGTCAGCTCCATGTTCTTTAATCATGTAATTATAAGCTCTTTCTCTATATTGATTATACAATTGAGGGTTAGAGCGTAATTCATTCAACTTAGATAATAATTGTAAATAATTGTTGCTCTTATAATCATAAGTTAAGAAACCTGTTTCTTCAGGTGTGCCATCAATAATTCTAGTTGTAGTGTATTTATTTAATGGGTCAAGAGATTCTTGAAAATCTGCTGGGTAGAAATACCAACTTGGTAAGATAACAACAGTACCATTTCTAATTGCATCAATAAGAGCATATTCGGGGAAGAAATTGTGGTCTGGGTTTAAAATTGTATAATACATAGCAAATCCAGCAGTAGAAGTTATTTCATTAGCAGTTTTCGGGTCATAAAAACCATACATTTCAACTTTTGAAGTTTCTTTCTCTTTTCTTACAAAATATTTCTCATACATGGCATTAAATTCCATGCGGTCTTTATCAGCTAAGTTAACATCATAAGTTGCTTCAACATAACTTGTTGTAAAGATTGAGTCAAATTCTCCTTTAACAGTATCCATTCCATTAAAGATTAAGTAATAATCTTTTAAATATTGAGATAAATGAGGCAAAGCATCCCAGCCTTTCCAAGCTAATGCTCTTCCTTGATAATAAAGCCAATTCATTTTTTTATCTTTAGGATTTTTCCATTCCAATTTGGTTTCATTCATGAATTGTGGGCAAGTAAAATGGAATTGGTTTTCTGTTACTGTACTATTTTTATATAAATAATCAACTAATGGATTTAATTTGTTATTTACCCAAATCTTATCAGCAATTTCATACAATTCTACATAAAGTGCACCAAGATTGTTTAGTACAACTTCTTTTTTATAATCATAACAAATAACACCGAGCCATTTATCTCTGTTTGATTTGAATTGTTTTAAAGTGTTTTTATACCAATTAGCTGTTTCTTCTACATTTTCCAAAGAATCAGCAAAAGGATAAGTTAGCACAATTAACTTATCCATATTGTCAAAGATTGTATTTGGTGATGAGTTGTTAAATTCAACTACATTTTTTAATGTTCTACCTGAAATTTCTTTCTCGGTGTAGAAATTAGTTTTTTCATCATTTGGTGCAGCTACAAAATTAGTTAATTCAATGTCATTTTGTGAATCAGCCCATAGATTATATTCCAACTGAATTGAACCACCACCAACTAAATCCTTTCCATTGCCTTGGATTAAGCCGATTTTAATTGTCATAAACTTCTTCTCCTAGCAAACCAATAATTTCTGCTTTGTCATACCCCAATTTCTCCAAAGTTTTAATAGCTGTAGATTTTTCCATTGGAGTCAATTCGGATTTTTTCTTTACATTAGTAGTTAATTCTACACCTGGTGAGAATGAAAAATCTTCAAGATTATCTTGGGAAGATTCGTTTTTCTTTCTGTTTTTGTAAATAAATCCCAAGATAAAAATTCCTACAAATACAGCAATACCAATAATTAAAATAGTCATGTTAATACCTCTTATTTTTAGAATAATAATTATATATATCCATTGTAACATAAGAAAGAGAATTTGTAAATTGAATTATAAAGAAAGTTATTTAAAAAGACAAAATAGACTTACTCCACGTTGGGCTAGCTTAAGGAATGATAAGTTTCCTATAACTAATTTTAATAAATTGCCTAAAGGATATAAAAGTAAGCATTTTATCATTAAAGATGAAAGAGAATTGGTTAAGTTATGCTATGCTTATGGATTGCTAGATAATGAAACAAAAGTTACTATTTCAGATGAAGTAAAAGAAATTGTTGCTGAACAAGTTAGTAGTAGAGCAGAATATGAAAAAGAAATAAAGAAGTTAGAGATTAGAGCTAAGTACAAAAAAGAACTAGATAAAATGGAAGATAAAAAATTCAAGCAATTATCATTAGGTCAACAATTAGTTATAGAACTTGCTTATAAAATAGATTTAATAGAATTTACTTAAAAAAGATTTAGCATAGATAGTGCTAAATCTTTTTTTGTTTAGAATAAGCAAGAATCAATTAACTCTTTATTAGCTAGAGTATTTATCCATTCTTTTGGTATTGACTCATAGCCGTAAATAATTCCAGCTAGAGCGCCTGTAACGGCAGCCGTTGTATCTGTATCATCACCAAGATTAACTGCAGCGAGCACAGCGCTACTGTACGTAGCAGTGTTTAAAATGCACCACAAGGAAGCTTCCAAGGTATGAACAACATAGCCACCAGATTGGATAGAGGCTCTATCTAAATTTTTGAGATTTTTTAATCTGGTAAAAGTGTCTGAGCAATCTAATTCATCTAGTATTGTCTTTAAATCTTTTCCTTTAAGCAATTCTTTTCCAATTTTCACATATAAGATACAAGCTTCAATTGAGTATTGGTGTGCATGAGTAATAGCACTTACTTGAGCAATTTCTTCATCAGTACAATCAATAAAGATTAAAGGCGCAATTCTCATTAAACTTCCATTACCATTAGAATACAAATCATCTAAACCTTTTCGTCTATCTAGAGCTTGTGCAGTTGTATTTCCTACATCAAAAGTATTGTTATGAGCGGTGTAAGCATCATAATCTTTCCAAATAACAAAATTTCGTTGAATTGCTTTTAAATCAATCTTTTTATTATTTTCTTTGAGTGCATCACAAGTAGCAATAGTCATGCTTGTATCATCTGACCAAGTTCCAATTGTTTGGTTCCAAACACCACCTGAAGTCATATCTGTTGCATTAAAAGTATTTCTTGGTCTAAATTCAAAGGGGACTCCTAAAGCGTCCCCAACAGCAAGACCATAAACACAATCTTTGATAGTTCTGTTCATGATTTATTTTCCTTTAACTATTTATAAATTTCTCAATTACTCCAGCAGAAGCTTCTAAGAGTTTTTGAATTTCCTCAAATGGTAGTTCCATTACTTTATCGTGAACGGTGAAAGAGTCAATTGTAAAATCGTATAGAGCACCAGCAACCCTATAAAATTTAAAATTGTTATGAGTAATTTGAAGTCTAGAATATTCGCTATTGATGAAAATGCTGAGCTTTTCATTTTTGAATTTTAAGTCTCGTTTATGAAGAAATTTTATTTTTTTAAGTTCTTCTATCTTAGATTTATTTTTTTCGTAAAATTTTTGAGCAAATTTTTTAGCGTAATCTTCAAAAGCGCGAGCTTTGATTTTGTTTTCTAAATCTTGATAATCAAAAGCAGTAGTCCCTTTTTCTTTAGCTTTCAAAGCTCTATAATTAGAATTATTTTTTAAGTATTCCTCAAAAGTTCCATATTCCCATTTACCTCGTTCTGCAACAGAAAGGATAAATTTATAATTATGCCAGTTAGTTACAGCGACACGATAATTATTGCTGTCTAAATCATATTTTTTACAGAGGGAAACAAATTGTTTTTTAATTTGTTGAATGTCTGATTTTGGCAAAAGCATATCACACATTTCTGAATAAATTTGAACTAACTGATTAACAGTTTCTTTAAATTCCAAAAAATTATCTTGGTGAGTCATTAAACGTTCAAATAGAATTTCAGAAAACTCACTATTTTCATTCACATATTGTCGAATATTCTTTATATTAGTAGAATATAATTTATAGTAATAATTCTTAGCGAACTCTAATGTCGGAGAAATTTTAATCTTATAATTTTTAATTTCAATAGTATTACTTTTATGATTTTCATTAAGAGTATCATAAGAAACAAATCCAATTAGGTCAATTAAATCTTGAAAACTGTTAATAGCATGTCTAATATTTCTTTCTTTGAGAACTTCACAAAAATCAACTTCCTTTTTAAAGTCTTTGTACATATGAAGAGTAATAATCATCAAAAGAATTTTATTGTAAGATTTAGTTATTGTATATGGGTAAGTCACTCTGTTACTTGCAGGACATTTAACAAGTACTATCTTGTTAATAGGAGTTTGCTCAACTCTAAAATAATCGTTCATTCCTTGCCCAAAATAAATTAAGATACCATCATTCCACATTGGATATTCTTTATTTTCATCAAACAAGGGAGTCCAATATTTTTCAAACAATGAATTAAGATTTTTAGTTGCTTTATCAACAGCACTTTCTTTGTTATTAGATTTTTGTTCAGATGTTTGTTCTGCTTTTTTAGCATTTTTTAGCAATTCTGATAGTGATGTTACTTGTTGTTCTTTCAATGTTTTCATTTTTTTACTCTTTCTATTTTTAAAATTAAATGATATGATTAGCTTTCATTGATTGTTTTAAGCATTTTGCTATATCTGTTTCATTAACAATAAGTTCTTCTACTCTATAATAACGGTCAGAAGTTTGTAAGTTGTAACCAGTTACTTTTACAATGTAATCAACAGTAGGAGTAATTGCAATTTCATAAGTCTTGCTTTCTTGGTCAGTCAGACAATATGATTGATTTCTTCCGCCATGGCCCAGATTAAAAGTCTTTTTTACTTGTTGAGTTAGGATTGATTTAATTTTACGAGAGCCAAAAATTGATTTTAGAATTTTCTCTACATCATCAAACTCACTTACAAGCGGATTTTCTTCAATAAGATAAATAACTTTTTGTAAACGTTCCATTTTTATAACCACCTTTCATTGTATAAGTCTATTATATTATATAATTTTTAGTTTGTCAATACAAAAAATAAAAATAGCACAATTTTGTGCTATTTTTAACTATTTAAAAAGTCAATAAACAAGTCTGATACTTGACGAAGTTTAATCTTGTAATCTAACCAAAACAAAGTAATTTCTTTCAACGATAATAAAATTAGTGTTACAGTAAAAGACAGTAATTTAAGCTTGAAATACGAGGATTGTGCTTTTCAATGCTCTTATTGTTGCTTACATCTGTAACTTATTGTAATAATCAATAAGTGAGTTGCAAGGTAATACCTCAGACAGAGGACGAACTCCTAATTCAACTTGAATCGTTGAATCAAGTACATTCGTTAGAAATGACACAATTTGACCATTTCCTTTCAATTTATTTACTTTCTCTTTTATTTCTTTTTTGTTTGATTTTGTTTTAACTCTTTTTGTCTTTGCCTTTTTAGGTAAAGATTTTTTAAGCTTAATATTAGTAGAGCGAAGTGCTATATTGATAGCAGCTAATAAATCTCTATCAATCTTTCCAGTTGTAAATTTAACTGTTCTGTCTTGAATAATTCCTACTTCTTTTGTTATGGGGTGCTCTTTACTTGTGTTAAAAGCCGAAACTTTTTTCACCTCAATTCCATACATAGAAGCTTTTTCTATAATTTTAGAATGGATTTGAGAATGATTCCATTTTCCACCTTGGGAATTTAACCAAGATAAATCTTCAATATGAATGGTTTTACACTTCTGTTCTAATGCTAATTTCACAATTTCACTTGATAAGAGCTTTGCTTGATAATCTTTAGTATTAGTAATTTTATTTGTAATATTAGAGTAAATATTTTTCCAAATTTCATATTTGGGTAGAGAAGTTAATCTTAAATCTTCATAAGATTTCATTTTGTTGTATAGGATTTGTTTATTTTCATAAAGTCTATTGATTTTATATTCTGTTTCTTGACTTCTTTTAGTATTGATAAATTCATTGCTAAAGTTACCGTTTCTATCAACAACAACAGAACTAAATAATTTAATCTTGCCAATAGCTACTCCTAAAATTTTATCTTCTAATTCATAATCTCCGACTTCATATATATAAGAACAAATACCAATATATTTACCATCTCTTTTTCTCTTAATGAATCTTGGCTTAGAAATTACTCCAGTAAATCTTTCATCAATACTACTTGGGAAAATGATTTCATACTCAATCCAATCTTTTTTACCAATTTTTATTTCACAAATATTGTTAGTTTTCATTCTAAAGAATTGACTTGATGAAACGGTATAATCAAGACTGAATATAGCATTTCTTGCTAATTCTGGCACAGAATTACTTCTTTTAATATTAGAAATTCTACTTCTTGTTGGATAAATATTTAATTTGTGCAATGAATCGAATAACTCTTCATTTATGTTGAAATCGTTTTTAACTAATTCATTCCAAATAATGATTGCTTCTTGTTTTGATTTTATTTCTCGTCTAATGTTTTCAAAGAGAATGTAAGAGTGCCACGTTTTGTTATGTAATGGCCAATCTTTTATTCGGAATTTAAGACTATCTCTCATATCTCTCCAAACATCACCTCTAAGTTTAGATAAATCAATTTTATCCAAGAGAACTCTTGTTTCATCATTGGAAAGAATAAAATTTAACTCATTTTGTAAGAAATCATAAATAGGTATAAGTTCTGATGGCATATTTATATTAAAACTTTTCCATTGAACTTGCTTCTTTTTCATTTTGCTCCTTTTGTGTTATTTATTGTTACTATTATAACAAATTTTTGATTTATTATCAATTAAAGTTAATCATAAAGTTATAATAATTTACAAGAAATATCTATAAAAAGCTTCTACTTTTATATTATAATCTTTTCAGTTTGTCAATAAAAAAATAGCACAAAATTGTACTATCTTTTAACTATTTAAAAATTCAATGAACAAATCAGCAACTGTTTGAATATCTTCTTTTGTTTTTACCCAAGTTTTATTATCTTCAACTCCATTTTCTTTTTCAAAATAAGTGTGAACACTATTTGGAGAGTAATAAGGTACATGGAAAGTGTAATCTTTGTATTTTAGAGTAAGTTTACCATCTTTTGTCTTTACACTAATTTTACAACCGTTAAAATCAATTTCATTATCTAAGTCTCTCATTGATAAATTAAGCTTCTTAATTGGTTTTAATGATTCATTAACAATCTTTTCTGCTACAGTATTATTAACTTCCTTAATAGCAACATTCAAAACTTTATCTTCCAATTCTTCAAAACTATTATAAAATACTTCTTTAGAAATATTCTTCATATCTCTATGTGTGTACCAAGTATTTAAAGAAAAATAAGAGTCAAAATCAAGCTCTGTCCTCTTTGGTGCAACTATCCAAGAAATAGAGTTATTACGAATAGTTGGATATAAAAAGTAATCATTAGGACTGATAGTGTATTTATGGCAAAGAGATTCAAATTTGTTTTTAGTATCTTCAATCCATTCTTTAGGATAAAATGTATTTACTTCATTAAGATAAAGATTTTTTAATGTGATAAGTAATTTAATTAAATTGCCACGAAGCTCCCTATCTGTTTTAAGCAAATTAAATAAATCTAAATTTACTTCTTTATAATCTTTTGGAGTGTCTGTATAAAGTAAATCTTCGTTCAGAGTATTATAGCAATTTCTCATAAGGTTTAGGTTATTCACTTTAATAATTTCATCTTTGAATTTAATAGTGTTATCATTAAATACAAATGTATTTTCCCCTAAAACGTTATTCATATCCCTAATCAAGTAATCAAAGTCTTGCACTTCATCAAAGATAACAGACAGTCCACTATCAATTACAGCTTTTTTAAATTCCCCAATTATTTTTCGTCTAACTAAATGTTTTAAAATGATAACATACATAGTTTTTAATGGATAAGGGAAACGTTTGATAAGTGACCAATTAACTGGTGCTAATTCAATTGTATCAATAGTAGATTTATTTATAACTAGAATATGCTGATAATTATTACCAAAATAAACATGATTAGAATAATCAGACCATAATTCATAGTCTTTATCTTTATCAAAAAGTGGAGACCAATTTTCAGAAAACATTTTATTCAATGAATCAATATGTTTTTGTAAATCTTGGTTAATAGGTCTTGCCACTAATTTTTTGTCCTCTTTTGCTTCTCTAAATAATTCTGTAAATGTGGTCAATGTTATCACTCTTTTCTTTTTTATTTTAAGCTGTTTTAAGCTGTTTTACTGTAAAGTCGATACATTTATCGAAAATCAGTTTTAACTGTTTTTAGATTGCTTATACTGCGATATATCAACCCTTAAAATCAGTTATACACTTGTGTAAGTCTTTAAATTTTTATCTATAATACCAGGTGGAAACAAATCGTAGATTTGAGCATTGACTAGGTAATAGTACATATTCCTAAATCCAACTACATTTGCAGTGTGAAATTGGAATCTATCAAAAGTAAAATTGATGTCTAGGTCATCTACAATTTCTTTTACTACATCATATCCAGTAAGAGTATTTTCTCCTAAATCATGGTCAAATGAGATTAACTCATAATGTTGATTAGGATTTTCTTTTAAGTATTTAAGTAATGCTTTTCCACTCCTAAATACTAAATCAAATTCATCTGGTACTGGTCTTAAATCGTCCAAAAATATTTTCACGGTTCTTCCCTCAAAAAACTTTCCATTCTTGCTACTATGCTATTTAAAACATAAACTTCTTTTTTAAGTTCTATATATGTTTCGGGGTCAACTCCTTCCTCTAGCACTTTTAAGGATTCATCTCTATCCTCGGCTAGCTCTTTGAGTAAATTTTGATACTCAATTTTGTACGGGTTCACGGTCATAATATTCTCCTTTATAGAGCTCAGCAACTTTCTCACTGATTGTCTGTTCAAGCTCAAGTGGAGTAATGACGTATTTAATTGGAGTTAATTTTGATTTTTCTTGTGTCAATTGCGAACAAGTATCAAATGTAAATCGCAAAGCAAATTCTTTGAATAGTTTAAATAAAACTCTATGTCTGAATTTCTTGATTTTATTTTCTTTTTCCCAAACAGATAGAGTTCTATGCGCAGTCAATTTGTAATATGGTGCAATTCTAGTTTCATCATTCCTACTTGTTAGAGTATCTTCGTTGTATTTACTACCATTTTTCAAAATAATAACTTTGCCTTCAAAGTCTGAAACTTTATCTATACCAATTGCTTCGTCATTTTTAAGTATTACTACATAATCATTTTTGAAAATGAGCTTGGATAATACAGTTGTCATTTCTTTTGCTAACCTCTCTTTTTTATTTTTTATATCTAAAATATAGGTTAATCAAATGTGTATAAATATGATTTGATTTTTATAGACTCGTTAAATCAAGATTTAACTCCTCATAATGGCACACCTACAAGCACCTCTACACTCTCATTATATAATATAAATTGAGTGCTACTTTTATAATGTGATTAGAATTGGTCGTTTCATCATTTCTTCTGTTTTTCTTATATTTTTATAAGCTTTATCTGAAACTTTTCTCATGATGTTACCACCACCATTTAAATCAGCATTCCATAAATTACCTTTACTATCCTTATACAAACCACGGCTAATTCTTCTGCCAGAGAATTTGTAATTATCATTTTCACCATAAATAGGTAATTCGTCCTTATCAAAGAAACTTGCTTTGGAAGTATAACTTTCTTCTGTAAAGATTACTTCTATACCATTCAATAAGCCTTTATATAATAATTGATTGAATAGCTTTGTATGTGGAATATTAACGAAGTTTTGATTATTTCTTCTACCTATTTTAATTTCATTTTTCCACCCAATGTTGATACCAATAAAGATTTTTGAAATGTTGTTTTTAACTGCTTCATTGATAATATGTGTTGAAATTTTGTGCATTTCATAATCAATTTTATTATTGCGTTTAAAAGCTAATTGTTTTAATCTTTTAGAAGTTTTAACATTAGTAGGTAATTCAGATTTTAATTTAGCATTAGTTTTATTATAATATTGGTTAATACTTTTTATTGGCCTGCCATTGTATAATAACGGTCGGATTCCAATGTTATTGTATATTGACACAATATTGTTTAAACCTGGGTCAATCGAGAAATACCTTGAATTATCTTTCTTCAACTTTGGCTGTTCAACTTCATAAATCTTAAAGCATTTAATTAAATCATTCACTTCATCATAAACAAATTTTACCATTTTTACATTTGGCTTAGTTGATTGAATTTTAAGATTGTAACTTCTTTTACATAAAGTATAAATGTACAGTTGACTAGCTTCGTCAAATTCTATCTTCCTAGAGATTGTTATTTTTGGAAAAGTAATAACATTAAAGCTATTTTTATCTTTATATTTTGGAATATGTTTCTTTTTGTTAGATTTACTATTAAAGAAACTGATAAATTGTCGGCCCACTTGCATTAAGACTTGCGTTATACAAATTTTTACTCAAGTGACATAGCTCTTTAATTAACCGGAATCGCTCATCAGTTGAATAGATAATCTCTTTTTCGGTTAAGTTCATATTTTACCTCCTTTTTAACTATTCTATTATAAAAAAATAAAAAAGTCAACAAAAAAAGAGTTATTTTCATAACTCTTTCATTTTCCTTATTCAAAAAGTAATTCTACTCATCAATTGTTTCTATATTTAATATTTTTCTTAGTTTATCAATAGCTTCAGAAGATACAGTCCTATCAAAACTCCCATCTTCAAAAGGTGTTTTTAATGTAAGGGTATTCGGTCCCTCACTTATCCGTGCAATATCATCAATATTGATAATTACTTGTTCATCATACCCGTGTTTCCATATTCTAATACTAATGAATTTAGTCATTCTTCATTCCCCCTTTTGTTCTTATATATTCATTATACAATAAGAAATGAAATTTGTCAACAAAAATAAAAAACTTATCATTTTTGATAAGTTTTAAATAGCAATAGCTTCAAAATCCCAATTCTTTTGAAAATCTTTCAGCCAAACTTTGTCTTGTGCAAATGGGTGTTCTGTCAATTGGTAATCATCACGAGCACCTACATAAAGCAAATCTTTCATGACAAATACTTTTGAACCCTTGACAACTTTGATTTGCCCTTTTTCTGCAAGTTCTTCTTTGATAACTTCTAATAGAATTTCATTTACCATATTATTTCTCCTTTTTATATGGCATAACACCATTCTCAAGCAAAAGTTCTTCATCAACTTTTGAGCACATAACATAAGCAATTGGTAGAATTGAAATTAGCAAAATGTAAAACATATTTTTATCCTCATTTCTTTTTATGAGTCTATTATATACGATTTTACCGAAATTGTCAACAACTATTTAAAAATATTTTTAAAAATCTAGTCGGTTTTTAATATTTCCGAAAGTTTTTGATAATTCAAAAGCATCTGCTGTTGGGTCTTTAATACCATGTTCCTTTAAGTAAGTGAATAGCCATTTTGCTTGTTTTGAAGTTAAATGAGCAGAAATGATAAATCGTTCAATTCCATTTGAGTAACCTTTTATTGTAGTAACTGAAATATTATTCTCATGAGCTGCTTTCTCTAAATCTAAAACAAAATCATAATCTGATAAATAGATTTGGTAAAGGTAAATTTTTCTGATTAACTTATCTTCAATAAAGTTAGCTAATGTAATTCCTAATAATTTACCAATTGTTAGAACAACGACACCCCAAAGTGAAGTATCTTTCATAACTAATTTTAAAGACCATAAATAGAATAGAGTATCAATTCCAATAAGAGCGTACATTTCCCAGCTCTTAGACTTATTTGCTAATACATATTTCAATTGGCTTAATGCTGAAGTAATTAAATTCAGAAAGAAGATAATTGAAAAAGTAATGAGTATTTCTAAATTCATATAGTCACCTCTTTCTTTTTATTTTATATAATATTTTATCATAAAATGGAGCATTTTGCAAACGTGAAAAAAGCCGAATCGTAATCCGGCTTTACTTGCTTATGCGATACTTGAAGAGTTAACCAAAGTTTGAAACTCGTTAAAAGAGGGTTTATCTTCTTCTAATGGGAAAATATATTCTTCGACTTCAAATAAACTATTTTTATCCCCAATGAAGTAGATAAGCTCTTCCGAGCTATCTCTATCTGTATTTGGTCTATATATTTTAACTCTTTTTAGATGTTGTAGTAATTCATCTTTAGTTAGTTGTTTATCTCTCCAAGCTCTTGCTATTTCTACTAAATTTGTCATAGCAAAAGTCTCCTTTTTTATTTTTGTTTTACAATACTTATATCAAAAAAGAAAAACGGTTTTTCAACCGTTTTCTACTTTAAAATGGGTTAATGTTTTTAATGATAACTTTTCCAGTGATTTGTTTTCTAGTAAAAGCTCCTACATCTCTACTATCTTTTGAAACTGGTCGATTATCTCCTAATAGATAATATTCATCATCTTTCAGAGTAATCTTAAATTCACTTTTACCCTCATTATTAAGAGTAAAATGTGTCATTTGAGCAGCTCTTGTTTGATAATTTTCATTGTAAGAATATATTTCATGAAGTCTATCTTTAACAAATGCTTCTTTAAAAGTATTTAAGTAAGATTCATCTTGTTCTACTTCATTTACATATAGTTTATCGTCCTTAAATTCAATCGTATCATTTGGTAAGCCTATAACTCTTTTAATGATAATTCTATCATCTTCTTTAGCAGTTACTAAATCACCTCTTTCGGGTGTGAAATAATTTATTGCTACTAAATAATTTCCACCTTTTAGAGTAGGGTCCATTGAATGGCCTTCTACTTTATAAGTTCCCCAAAAGAATACTCTTGTAATAATGAATAAGATTGAAAAAAGGATAAGAAAGTTTGTAAAATCAAACTTTCCTCTGCCTTGTTTTTTATTTGAAGCTAATATAGCTGGGTTCATTTATTTAATTCCTCATTTACGATTTGAGTAATAAGTTTTCCGTCTGCTTTACCTTTAAGTTCTTTTTGTGTAATACCGATAAGTTTACGGTTTTTTACTTCAGCGTTAGCAATAATTTCTTTTACTGCAGCTACAACTTCGTCATAAGACATTTGAGCTGGTAATAGAGATTCAATAATTGCTAATTGAACATCTAATTTTTCTGTATCTCTTCCGGCATTTACCAAAGCTTCTTTTTCGGCTAGACGAACTTTTTGAGCAGATTTAAGTACTCCAACAATTTCATCTTCAGTTAATTTAGCTTTTTTCTCAATTTCTTTATTGTGGATAGCAGCTTCAATTGAACGCAATGTAGTAAGTTTTGGTTTAATTGCTTCTTTCAATTCTTTCTCTTTTGGAGTTCCTTTTACTCCGTCCATTGAAGCAGCTTTATTAGCAAGTAATGCTTCTTTTGTCATAGCTGTAATTTTTTCTTTAATTGTAGTCATATTTATACTCCTTCTTGTAATTCTTTCTTTGTTTTATTTAATAGTGTTTTATAATAATCTACTGAACCTTCTTTAACAATATTATTGCACCAATCTAAAAATTCTTTATCGTTTTTATCACTTGGTACAAAGTTAGTTCGTTTATAGATAATATGTTTAAGCTCTTCTAAGCCTTTTTCTAACTCTGGTTTCTTTTTAATAGCACGTTGGAATTTAGTTCGAACATTTCCTAAAGTTAGGAAAGCGACTCTAATGATTTCTAAATCATCTTTTGTGAAGTAAGTGAATTGTACTCCTTGTCCTACTTTAAATCCTTTATAACGTGATTCTTTAACATTTAGTTTTAGGTCTTTCATAATTATCCCTCATATTTACAGATTAAAAGATTGTTTATATTTTTTATGTTTTCAAAAATGTAATCCCAATTTCCACCACCTAATCCACACCCAATTAAGTAAGGAATAACTATAATTTCATTGCTATATTTATTAGCAATTTCTTTAATATTTCTGATTAGCAAATCTTCATCAGTATGTTTTCCAGTTCTTCCATAAGTCAATTGAGTAAAGGAATTTACTACTAATAAATTTTCATTGATTTTTATTTCTTGGATTAAACCTAGCAAATCATTAGGATTTTTATTTTTAGCAAATTTGTGGTATTCTTCTTTGACGATTGGCCATTTTGTATAAATAGCTTTTGCTACTCCAGAGCCCATTGCATTTTGGCAATTAACTTGTTGAAGCAATATTCCTTTTTTGAGTGTTGTTATATCTTTATTGATAATCTTCATCAGACAGCCTCTTAAAATATTTAACAATCACATCATCAGAAAGTTGTTTAATTGAGTCTAACTTAAATTGCAAATAGTTAAATGTATTGTCAATATAAGTATCGCCCTCATAAGTACCTTTAATTTCTGTTTTAATCAAATCCGTATAATATTGGGAGAAAGATTTGTAAATTTCTTTCCCACCAACAATATATAAATCTTTGTCAGTATTTTTCAATACTTCATCAATAGAGTTGTAAACAATTGCTCCATTAGCTTCATAATTTACATCTCTACTTAGGATAATTGTAGTTCTATTAGGTAATGCTCGTTTTCCTAAGCCTTCAAATGTTTTACTACCCATTACAATAGTTTGATTTATAGTAGTTTCTTTGAAATGTTTCAAATCTTCCGGCTTTTTCCATGGTAATCCATTGTCTTTGCCAATTAAGCCATTTTCATCTTCTGCCCATACAGCAATAATTTTTCTTTTGTTCATAACTAATCCTTTTCAATTTTAATTTCTGGTTTATTGAAATATCTCATAAAAGCATTTAAAGACATTAGTGCATCAGCAAAAGCTCTATGTGCTTCTTCATATTTTCCACCAGTGTTAGTAACAAAAGCTTCGTTAGTATTATTTTCATTTTGAGGCATAAAGAATTGAGATAAGTGCATTGTATCAATAACTTCTAATCTGTTTTCTTTTAATAACCTATTAAATCCTCTCAATGAATGTGATAATTGGCCTTTTTCATATCTAGCATTATGAGCTAATAAAATAGAATCTTTTAAATCGTTGTAAATTTCTTTTTGAGCTTCTAAATCATCAACAAATCTTGTCAAGCCCTCAATATCCTTTGGTGAAATATTGTGAACATCTTCTCTACCAGTTCCATTTGTTTTAATTAGATTTGGGTCTACTCCAAATAACTTAGAATATGTCTTAACTTTACCATCAGGCCAAACTTTAATATAACCAACTTCAATGATTTCAGTACGAGGCCCAAAGTCAAATTGATTCTTCATATCTCTAAGAGATGGCGAAGCAGCTTCTAAGTCTAATGCTATAATTGGTTTATCAGTACGTAAAGGTACACGTTCCATAATATAACGATAAGCTTCTAATTCTGTCATATTTCCAAGCTTATCTCTAACTTTGATAATTTGTTCAATTGATTTGCCCGAAATAGAACTCATAAGATTTAAACAGTTACTTCGGTTATAATCTGTAATCTCTGGGTGGTAATTGTAATTGGGATTATTCTTTCTAGGTTTTCCCATACGAGATTCAGTAAAAATTTCCATTTGTTTATCATTTAGATAACTTAAGAATTTATATTCAGGCAATAATGCTTTAAAGAAGAAATTTCGGTTTTCATCAATACCATCAAACCATTCTTTAGTTGTATTGTCTAAATTTTTTAATTCTTTAGCTCTTTGTTCATATTCTTCTCTTAATTTTATTGCTTCATTTCTGTATTCTAAAGCTTTTTTATCTACTGTCATTTTTTCACCCTTATAAAATTATTTTCTTTCATTGTATCATAAAATCAAGCAAAAGTCAACTCTGAGTTACACTTCAACAACAATATATTGTTCTTCAAATGGCGAGCCGTCACAATTAAGAGTAATATTTTCAATGCCATCTTTTTTAAATTTGTTATTAACGTGATAATGCCCATGAATGATTTTTGGCGCTTTAGTCAGGTCATACAATTTACTTAAATTCATCTTATGGAAGTAATCTTCATAAAAATCAGCTTGATTCATAAAGATAGAATCATCTTGATAATATTCAAATAATGGAGTATCATGAGAAATAAAGTAATCAATCTTATAATTACTATAATTTTCATTGTAATAACTGATTAGCTCTTCTGTTTCTTCTTTGGATAAAGTTTCTTGTGGCCACCAACTCTTATAAATAGTTCTCATGAATTTATCAATTGAGAATGCTCCACCACAAAAATAGAAGTTTTTCTTTCCCAATGTAAGCATAGTTCCTCTAGGAATATATTTAATCTTAGGAGTAATAGTATTAAGTCCATGTGGATTTTTAACTTTGTTTAATAACCAATTAAAATTCTCATGATTTCCGTCAATAAACCAAAGCTCTATATTATAAGATTCTAATTTCTTATTTAACTTATTTAGGTATTTTTCAAATAGTTCCCCCATTACTCCCATATCCCCAACTTGAATTAACAAGTCGGGGTTCTCATGTTCCATAATGTAATCAATCAATTTATAAGCATTATTTGTATTTCCATGCAAGTCACCTAAAAAAGCAATTTTATTATAGCTAGTAATAATCTGATTATTACTCATAATTATTCACCTTTCGTTCTAAAATGGTCAACAATATCTGCAACTTCATCAAAGCTCTCATGTAACTTGAATTTTCTTCTAGTAACAATCTTATCTTCTTTCAAATGTTGTGGGTATTGTTCTTTTTTAACTACGAATGTAGTATACTCTTTAGAGTAAAAAATTCCTTTTCTATATTTTGATTCAAAGTTGTAATAATCTACACCATATTCATTCTTTAACAAATCAATCTTTTCTTTAACAGATTTATTCATCAAAGCTTTAGTAGGATTACTATTATCTTTTACTTTATCAAAAGCATATAAGTAAACAGAGTTTTTGATTGAGTCATTAACTCTCCATTCCAAATATTCTTGTACTTCGTCAAGAGTATCAACAACAAATCCTCTAGCATCAAAGAAACCAAATTCTTTGGCTCCAAATTGTCCGAATTTGTTATATTCAGAATTAAATTTAGCAGTACAGATTGATGTAGCAATAGTAAGGATTTTTTCTACTTTGTTATCAAACCAATATTGTTTATTGATTTTAGGGCTATCATTAAACAAGACCAAAGAGATTTCGTCTGATTGATAATAGCCAATTTTTACGCCATCGACATTTTCACATAAGTATTTCAAAGTTTCTTTGAAAATTTCATATAATCTTTCATCAAATGGCTTTTTCATTCCTTTTGTGAATGAGTGGAAAGCTTTACCATCTAATCTGATAATTAAATATTTATTGCTTTCAAATTTTGTTCTATAAACCTTTTCCAAGGCTTTATATTTGTTTCCGATAACATCTTGTGTTGTCATTTTGTGTTCTCCATTTTTCTTTTATTTTATTCAAATTTTTTAAGCACCTTTTGAGAACAATTTCATTATAACAAATAATTTTAAAAAAGTAAATATTTTTTATTTTATTGTTGACAAAGTAATAAAAATGTTGTATCATATAAATATAGAAAACGAAAGAGGAAAAACTTATGACTAAATTAGAAACATTACTTAAAGAATTATCAATTAAAGGAGCTAAAACTTACTATGTAGGTGGTTGTGTTCGAGATGAATTGCTTGGTAAAGAAAACAAAGACATTGACATTGAAATTCACCATATTACTGAAGATGAATTTGTTTCTGTTGCTCAAGAGCTTGGAATTAAAATTGATTTCGTTGGTAAATCATTTGGCGTTTACAAAGCTTTTATGGACGGTACAGATTTTGACTTTAGTTTCCCTCGTACAGAAAAACAAATCGGAGAAAAACATACTGACTTTGAAATTGTTGTTGACCCATTTATTGGTGAAGCTAAAGCTGCTGAGCGCCGTGACTTTACAATCAACGCTTTAATGAAAGACACACAAACAGGTAAAATCCTTGACTTCTTTGGTGGAATGAAAGATTTAGAATCTGGTATTATTAGACATTGTACTGAAAAATTTGCTGAAGATTCATTACGAGTTTTCCGTGCAGCTCAATTTGCTTCTCGCTTTGAATTTGAAATTGCACCTGAAACAATTGAAATTGCTAAAACTCTTGATTGTACTGCTCTTCCTATGGAACGAATTTTAGAAGAAACAAAGAAAGCAATTACTAAATCTGAAACACCATCTGTATTCTTTAAAGAACTTAAAAAGATGGGTGTTCTTGACTTGTTCTTTCCACCATTAGAACTTGAATTGATTGATGAATTAACAAAAGCTGCAAAAGAATTACACTCAGAAAAAGTAACAGAAATTGTTATTGCTGTAATCTTTGAGAGCTCTAAACTAACAATCACAAATCAAACAGAAATTGTTGAAATGATTAAATCATTTAAATTCTTGTCAGAAGCTACTTCAACATTCATTAAAGATTCAAAAACAGTTGGAGAACTTGTTTTCCTAACTGAACAAATTAAATTCAAAGAATTTGCTTTATTCTCAATTCTAGTTGAAGGTGTGAAACAAGGCTTGCCAACATTTGAAATTAAATTATTGACTTCTATGTTTAAAGTAAGTCAAGAAATAATTTCAACACAATTCATTACTGGTCAAGAGCTAATTCAACTTGGATTTAAACCCTCAAAAGAATTTGGTGAATTGATTTTGCAATCTAAAAAACTTGCTTGCCAAGGAAAATCTAAAAAAGAATTTATCAAATCAATTACAAAATAAAAGAGAGCAAATTGCTCTCTTTTTCTATATACTGAAACTGATTTTGAATGTCGTTATATCGTCACTAATGGAACGCTAAATCAGTTAAAACTGAATTTCGATACATTTATCGACTTTACAGCAAAACAGCTCAGAAACGCTTATTTTAATGCTAAAAGAAAAGGAGTAAATGTTTTTATTTTACTCCTTTTCCTTGTTTCTGATAAATCAATTTTCTATATAAATTTTTGTTAGCATAAAATAAGTCAATCATATCAAGTTTTTCTTTTGTTTCTTTTGCTATATTAAAATCATCATAATTTGATTCTTTATTATTTTCTGTTAGAATTTTTACTGAAACTTTAAAGAGTTTAGATAATTGATTTAGAATTATTAACGTTGGTGGAAATATTCCTAATTCTATTCCAGCATATTTCTCTTTACTAATACCAAGGTATTTAGCAACTTCATCTTGAGTTAATGAAGCATTTTCTCTGATTGTTTTTATTCTGTTTTCCATTTCTTTATTCATCTTCGGAAGCACAAGCAAAGTTGTCATATTCTCTATCCATAAGTTCAGCGAAAGCTTCTAATGTTTTACCTGGCTGTACATCATATTTATTACCTTTATAATCAATATACATATCCACAATGTTATGAATACCCCAATCTTCATATCTGGGTAAATACACATTATAATCAAAGCAATCTTTAATGTTTTGAAGCATTTCATAGTATACATCTTCAAAATTATCTTCATCTAAAGAAATTAGTCTATCTGAAAGGATTTCTTTATTTTTCTTTAATTCTAAAAGTTGTGGATAGAAGTTGTCATTGTGGTCAAGATAAAAAGTTAAAGCTCTGTCAAAATCAACTCTAATATCTATTCTATAATCACGAGTTTTACGTCTGTAATCATTGTCAAATTTGAATAAATCTAGCAAAATACTAAAATAAGGCAATGATTCTTTCAATTCATCAATAGACAAAGAAGTGTCTTCTGTAATATAATCGGCATCATTCCAGTCACCTTTAATAAACAACTTGCACTTGTTAGTGCCTCTACGAGGTTTTAACAATTTTGAATCTAGCATATAGAATCTCTTTTCTTTTTTATTTTATTTCATTCTATTGTAACAAATTTCTTTAAAAAAGTAAATCAAAAAATATTTTTATTTTAGATTTATCTTAGCCGTTCTGACACTGTCACTAGTGACGCTCTAAAACAGTCTATTCTAATTTTCGATTCATTCTTCATGATTTTATTAAAACAGCTTAGCATTGCTTAAACTGACGCTAAAAAGAGAGCATAATTTTAACTATGCTCTCTAATTTTTTTATTCTACTCCATTTAAAATTTCATGGAATACACGTTGAGTTAATTCTGTTTTTTGCTCTAAAGTTAAATATTTAACATTCACACAATATCCGCTGATTCGCACTATTACGTCTTCGCCACTCATAATTTTTTCGTAAACATCTTCAAGTTGCATTACATTTAAGTTAACGTGTTGGCCACCTTTTTCAAAATAACCATCAAGAATACTTACTAAGTTATCAACTTGTTCTTCATAAGTTTTACCTAATGCTTTAGGAGCAACTTGTGTTGTTAATGAAATACCGTCATTAGCATATTTGAAATCAAGTTTAGATAATGAGTTTAGATTTTGTAGCCATCCACCTTTTGCTTTGTTAGATGGGTTAGCGCCTGGTGAGAAGAACTCTACTTTAGAGTAATTTACTGAACCATCTTCATTTAGATAAATACCTTTGTGAACAGGTGAATTACCAGTTTGTTTAGAATATGCTACGTTAGAAGTAATTGTAAGAATAGATACTGTAGCACGAGCGTTCTTATACAATTTATGTTTAGCAAGTTTGTGGTAATAAGTTTCTAACAACCATTCTGCCATTTCATTTGAACGTGGGTCATCTTCACCATAACGAGGGAAGTCACCTTCAACTTCATAATCATAAATATAACCATTTTCATCACGGATTGTTTTAACTTTAGCATATTTAATAGCACATAATGAATCTACTAAATTCGCAAATCCACAAATACCAAATCCCATGTTAATACCAATCTTAGATGGTAACAATGCCATTTGAGCAGCTTCATAATTATATTTATCTGTCATGTAATGGATAATATTTAAAGCATCAACATAATTCTTAGTAGTCCATTCTAAAGCTTTGTCAAAGTTATCTAATACTTCATCAAAATCTAAATATTCAGAAGTAATTGGTTCTGTAACATCAAAGACTTTATAATCTCTATGAACATCATCATATCCACCATTTAATCCAGTAAGCAATGCTTTCAATACGTTAATACGAGCTCCGAAGTATTGAATGTTTGCATGGCATTCTTCATTTTCTGGGTCAAGTGGAGATACACAACATGAAATACAACTCATTTCACCATAACCGTCTTTAGCCATAGTAGTAACACCTTCATATTGAATAGAAGAGTGTTTATGACTCATTTCCATACAGTAATGTCTAAAGTTGTAAGGTAATTTATCAGTCCAAAGAACAGTTAAGTTTGGCTCTGGTGCATTACCAATATTGTCTAAAGTGTGTAAGAAGCGATAATCCATTTTAGTTACTCTATGGCGACCGTCATTACCCATACCACCCATAGAAATTGTAATAAATGTTGGGTCACCTGAATAGATTTCATCAAATGCTTTTTGTCTAGCAAATTTTACTGTTCTTAATTTAATAACAAAATCATCAACGAACTCTTGGATTTCTTTTTCAGTATAAGTTCCACGTGCTAAATCACGTTCAGCAAATACATCAAGAACAATTGGTAAACGACCGATAGAAGTAGCAGCTCCATTGATTACACGACAAGCAGCCATGAAAGCAATGTTAGTCCATTGAATAGCTTCTTTAGTATCAAATGCTGGTCTACGGACATCAACACCATACAAATCTCCTAATCTAATAATTTCATCAAGAGCTTCATATTGTTTAAAGATTTCTTCTTTTAATCTGATTGATTCATCATCAGTAGAAGTGATAGCTTGCCAATCTTTGTTCTTTTCTGCTTTTAAGTATTCTGCTCCATATAGAGCTAATCTTGCATAAACACCAATGATACGGCCACGAGAATAAGCATCAGGTAAACCACTAATTAAGTGTGAATGACGAGCTCGTCTAATATCTTGTGTATATGCTTTAAAGATACCGTCATTAACTGTAACAACATTCTTAGAGTAGAAGTCATGCACAATTGGGTCTGGTTCAAAGCCGTGTTCTTTCAATGCGGTTTCAGCTGTTCTTAATCCACCTTTTGGCATGAAGTTCAATTTGAATAACTCATCATTTTGAATACCATAAATAAGCTCATTTTCTTTGTCAATATATCCGGCTGGAATATCTGCAATAGAAGTTGGACGAGTATCCATAGGGAATCTTGTTTTTTCATATTCAGCTCTAGTAGAGTCCATAATATGTTTAATATGTAAAGTTCGTTCTGTTGCTTCTTCTAGGAAACCTTTATCACCATCATAAGGGGTGTAATTATCTTGGACGAACCTAGCAACACTAGTTGATTCTTTCCAAGCTTTTCCTTTAAAGCCTTCCCAAGCTTTACTATAAACTGCTTCATCAATAACTTTTTTCATTAAAAAGCACCTCGTTTTCTTTTGAGCTACATAAAGTGTAACCCTTTTCGATTATTATATCATATCTAGTTATATTATTCTACTTCCTTGATGCTCTAAGAGTGAAACTATTATAAGACAAGTCATGAAAACGGTTTTGTTTTATAATAGTATTTAAGTGCTAAAAAATAACTTAGGACTTTAATCCTAAGTTATTCTGCCGTGTCTGGCTCAGGCATTTCCAAAATATAAAACTTCCAGTGAGGCTCGGAATCTCCAAAATTACTTATTGAATATAAAAACTATATTCATAGTTATATTATTCCTTTTTATTAGTCATATAAGTTATTTTCTTGAAATTTTTTAATTACTTCTAATTTTAAATTAGATAATTCTTCAAAGCTTGTTTCAATATCCTTAGTCCATATAAGAGCTTTTAATTCTACTATTTCTTCAGTTACATGAGATATAGTTACTTTTGAATTTTCTTTATTTAATAGATTTTGATTAGCTTCTATCGCTTCTTCTAATAATTGTTTAGCAAGAGCTATATCTTTATCAATTTTAATTTGAATAGAGATGGGATAGCTTGTAACAGATTCTTTTATATCATTGTTTACAATAATAGACTCATTCATAATTGAGTTAGGAATAATAGCTCTTTCGTTAGTGACAAGTTTTAAAGTTGTATGTCTTAGAGTCATTTCTTCAATAACACCTGTAATGTCTTGAGCAGGCATTCTAATTCTATCTCCAATCTTAAATGTTTCAGCAGAAAGAAGCATTAAGCCTGCTATAATATTTTTGATTGTGTTTTGTAAGATAAATCCAAGTACAGCTACAATAAGAGCACTATTTGTAAATAGAGAATTTAAACTTTTTTCAAAGATTGGATATTGAGAGCAAAAAACAAATATTCCTATAAGTACTACTATAATCTTACAAGTATTTGCTAGGAAAGTATTAGTTATATTATTGTGTTTCTCTATAATCTTTTGAAATATGTTATCTACTAAAAGATAAATAATAATAGTTGTTACAACTATAATTAGGTTAGGTATCGTTAATAAATCATTCATAGGTTTACTCCATAATAAAAGAGCTATAAGAATAGCTCTTTTTTAATTTTTATTTTTGGTTTTCAATAAGATGTGCCAGAAGAGTTTTTACATCTTTGTTATGTTGAGTATCATCAGTTAGATTTTCAGCTTTAAGACGATTGATTGCTTCTTGTAATTTTCTAACTTCTGAAGTTGGAGTTTTATTTGCTTCATCTTGGAAAGCATAAAGAGCGTCCCACATAGACCGTTCATCATATTCAGTAGCTGTTGTTTCAACTTTTTCCAAATAATAATCCCATAAACTATCATTGAAACGTGTATCAGAAAATCCTTTATACACTTCAAGAGCTTCATCAAAAGTAAGCCCACGTTTAGTATAAACATCAAAAGTAAGGCAAGAATGTTTACCCTCAATTTCATAAAAATCTAATTCTGTAATAGGATTTTCAACTTTGAAGTAATCTTCGGGAATGATAAGAGCTGCAGAAGCACCACCCGTACTATATTGGGGTTCATAATATTCAGTATGAGCAACAATAAAACTCTTTGAGTCTTTCATCACTTTATCAAAGTTCTTTGATTTTTGTTTTTCAAAATCCATAATTAACCAACTTTCTTTTTAAAATAAAAAGACCCCAATGGGATTCGAACCCACGTTCTTGGATTTGCAGTCCAATGCCTTAAACCAACTTGGCTATGGGGCCTTAAAAGGGTTTTTACAAACCCTTATTAGAAACATTTAGGACAGATTCGGGAAATCAGAAGCATTAACTTAAAGCTCGAAGCGGTCGTTAGGTGTGGAAAGTGAGTTGAAATATAATTAGATATACCAATTTATGCTTCACTATATAAGAAACTTTTATTATATTCACTTTCCTCGGGTGCGTATTCTATCACCAACTTTCCAACAAGAATTATTCTCTCCGAAGAAAGCAATCATTCAAATCACAGAGGTCGATTGTTCACCCATTCTTATTTAACGAGCAAGTGCCACCTACACTTCGCTCAATAGTAATATAAATTACTAAACTTTTTTAATTAGCGTTATTTTCCGTAATAGGCTAGATTCAAAATAGCATTTTCAGTTCTATCTTGAATTGTTCCACAATTGTAACAAACATAAGTATTATGGTCATTATCATATTTATCGCCCCATAGAAACAACTTTTCGTCACCAGTCTTAACATGGCCACATTCAGAACAAGTTTGAGTGCTTGGGAAGTATCTATCAGCTAATATGAACTCTACATTATATTCTTCGGCTTTATCAATCATTTTTTGTTTAAAACGACCAAAAGCGTTTCTATGTAAGGATTTACATAATCTTTTATTCATTTTCATAGAATTAACATCTAAATCTTCAATGACAATCCTATTGTAATTATCAAAGAAATATTTAACTATATTATTCAAATTTGCTTCTTGAATATTATAAGCTTTAGTATAAGCATTATTTAACTTGTTTATCGTTTTGTAATAGCTTTTACTATGAATATAATATGGATTTTTATTCCTTTTCTTAGAGATTAGTCTTGAATAAAATTTAATTTTATCATATTGTCTAAGTAAAGATTTGGGCAATAAATAAATTTTATTGTATTCTTTATTCAAACCATCTTTCTTCAAGTAATCAATAGAACCGACATTTACATCAATACCTGTAGATTGATTATAGAATGAGGATTTTTCTACAAGAGGTGTTTCAACAGTTATAGTAACATACCATTTATTATTTTTAACAGAAACAGTAAAATCACTTGTTATTGTACCATTAAATCTTAATTCTTGAGCCATTTTGATTTTAGTAAATTTATATTCTGGCTTTGCTTTTTGAGATTTTGGTAATAAAAGCCATTTACCTTTTGTTCTGACATTTCTTAAAGAAAGTATTTTATGAGTTTCAATTTCTTTCTTTTTCTTGTATTTTGGCTTTTTGTTCTTGGGCATATTTGGATTGAAATAATTATCCCAAGCTTGGCACAAATTATCAAATTGAACATCTCTTACTCTGCAATAGAAATTATCTTCCCAATCAAATTTTTTCATTTTTTCCTTAAATTATTAGTATTTGGAAAGTAATTCTTGCTCAATTCTTTTTGAGTGTATAATCCAGTAGCTTTCATTTCTTTATAGATTTTATATTGAGCTTTTCTTTCATCTATTGCTCTGTTCCATACAGACCGTTGATAGTCATAATATTTTTGAAAAACTTCTTGATTATGCTTATTTGGATATATTCTAATTTTGTGAGTCCTTGTGATAATTGGAATTGGATTTTCAGTTGTTTTCTTCTTTCTTCTCATTAACTTCTTTCAATCTCTTATGATTTACCTCTTTCTTATTATGGTTCTATTATATCAACTTTTATTTTTAAAGTCAATAACTAAGCGACAACTTCTTGTTTGAATAGCTCATGTTTGAAATCTTCAACATTAGCAAATCCAAGCATTTTAGAAAGCAATTCCATAGTCTTTGGAGTGATTGTAGTGATATAGCGACCTTGATTATGACGAGTCATAATACCTGGCAAGTAGTTCTTAGATTTGTTATATTCTTCAGCAAGGTCACCGTATGTTTTGCCAGTCAATGAAGCAAGATGAACTAGATTTTCCAAAATCTTGTCTTGGTCAAGACTAAGAATGAATTGATAAAATTCAGCAGCCTTAATAACTTCATGATACATTGGTAAAGTCAAATCTTCAATTGACAGATTAGAAGCTTCAACAAGCAATTTGTATTCCTTAGCTGTTACTTGATAACCTGTTAGATTACGACTACGATAGAAGTCACTATGATTTTTAAAGTTAATATGGAATAGTTTAACCATATCTGAATCAATTTCAATAGTTTCTTCATTGTCAATATTACTCATTGAAGTTAGAATAGACAATTGTTTCAATGTAAGATTTTTAGTAAAATCACGGCCACTACGGTAATAACTAATTGTTGAGCGGTGGATTCCTAATACATCTGCCAATTCATTTAATGAATGTTTATTTAAGCTTTCTTTTACTGCGTTAATGTTAATTTTCATAATTTTTATTCACTCTTTCTTTTCTTTGTTTTTTATTTATCTACTACTTTTTTGAATTTTTTAGCGATGAAATCAAGCAAACCTTCTGCGGCTTTGTCTGAAACAATATATGTACCGCTATTGTAAATTTCAGCCACAATTAAATTTCCGTCAAAGATAAAATACCCTGGACTGAATTTATCTCCGATTTCTTCAATTACATAGCCTTCTTTTTCCAATTCTTCTAGTAATTCTGTTACTTTCTTTTCGTTTTCAGTCATGTTTTATTCCTCATTTCTTTTTCTAAGTATATTATATACCATTTCTTATGTTTTGTCAACACATAAATTTAATTTTTATTTTTTATTTTATAGTCATATTATACAAGAAAATTTTTGGTTTGTCAACACAAAAAATAAAAAAAATAAAAAGAATTTTACTTCTTTTTATTTTTCTTATTTTGTTTAATATTGTTCACGACTAACTTCTAATCCTACCACGATTTGGCGGCCATCAGAATTATTATAAGCTAGACAAGTAGTAAGAATAGCTAATTTAGAATCAACGTGAATATCTTCAATATCTTCTTGAGTAATGTCAGTAAATTCTTTTAAGTATTTTTGGTATTCAGTTAGATTATCCACATTTAATTTTACATTATCCTCAGTATAAAGAGGGAATACTGGTGGAATTAAACCTTGACCTACAATACGATAAGTTATTTTCACATTATTTTCAGTAAAGATATAAAAAGTTTTATTAGCTTTGTTAAATTCTGAATCAGAGAATTTTCTTAATTGAGTGAATTTATTATCACTGTATGTGTTGTGACCAAAAACGAAGTTAAAGTTATTATCTAAGTTAGTACTTGCTTTATAATCAAGGAAAATACTACCAATATCTAAGTATTCTTTTGTTAATGAATGAGTCAAATAATAATCATTATCAGTAGTTTGTAAGATTGGTTCATCAATATTAGTATTAGGTACTCTAATCCAACCAACTACATCTTCATTTGTTGATTTCTTAATTTCTTTCACATCTGGGTAATCGTGAGTATTTTCAACGACTTTCTTAGCAACTTCTTCAATCTTTGCTTCTTCTTGTTTAGCAGTCATATAATTCTTAGCTGGGGCAAATCCGAAATAGATTGTACCTACAATTCCTAGTACAATTAAAATCTTTAGAAGCCAATCCAGCCAATCGACTTTTTTCTTATTTTCCATTTACTTTCCTCACTTTTTTAGATATTATCTTATATCATTTTAATAGGAGAATATAGAATGAATAAATACTACATAGAGAATCAATCCAATCTCATTAAAATATATAAAGATTCTGTTGATAATAGTTTAGTCTTTAATAATATTCTTTTTTCTTCTTATTCTGAAGCTAAGTTTTACTTGCTTTATTTCAAAGATACTATATTTGAGAAATTAAGTTATACTAATTGTTATGATTTAGATTTAAAAGAGTACGCATTACTCAAAAATAAAATCAATGAATTAAAACAAAAAATAAATACCATTGATACTATTATAAAAAATCATGAAAATTATGTCAAGGGTTATTTCCAATCAGAAGAATGGCTCGCAAGACAAGAAGCTGCTAAATTATATGAGAATGTTTTAAATGAAAAACGAGTTCTTGTTATTGCTCATAAAGCAAAATTAGCTAGCCATATTAGAAAGATTTCAGATTTGAAAATTACAGCAGGAAGCTTAACTATTGATAATATATTGAATGGAAAATATAATCAAGTGCCTGCTTATTTAAAATCAAAACACATAGAAAGATTTACTCATGAATACACGAATGCTTTAATAGAATTTTCTAAAAAGGAAAATGAAGCACTTGATAATTACAAAGAAGTTTTAAGGAATTATGATAGTCAATCAAGAAGTATCTACAAAGAGAAAAAGAAAATTGTTAAACTATACTTAAAACAAATTGAATTAGAAAGAGAATTAAAAAGACTAGAGCTTAAAATTGTAACAAAAATTCCTAATCAGAATTACTATTATTTTGTAGCTATTGATAATCTACCTTTTGAAAGATTACAATACAATAAAGAGTTAGAATGTTATAATTTATTTGTAGTTTATAGGAATAGAATAACTGAGATTAAATCATTTTATGAATATGATAATCAATATTATATTTTCACATCAGATGGAATGCTTCCTAGTTCAAATTGTGTTTTCTTAATGAATGACAACATTGGTGAGCGTATAGAAGTAAAAAGGAAAGAAATTATATTAGGAGATAACTTATAAAAGGTAGCAATTAAATTGCTACCTTTTCTTTTTATGGTTCTTGATAATAAGCATTGTTGTTTACAAGTGCTGGATATAAAGGATTGTTTGGATAAGCATTGAATAATCTAAGCATATCTGCATTAGCTTTTGATTGCCATTCAATAATATCTTTATAATCACTTGGTACTTTATATTTTTCTACACCAGCATCTTCAACTTTTAATAATTTATCTTTCTTGTAATAAGTGTTGATTTTACTATTTACACTAGTGTCAGCTAATGTGAAGTATGGCTCTGGGAATTTATCCACATAAGATGAGTTAGCATCAACATCAGTTGGTTTCATGTTGTTAGGGTCAGTACTTGTTACTGTATCAGGTTTTTCCCAATCACTAACATCTTTGCCCTCATTCATTGCTAACATCAATTGTTTAAATACTCTTTGTTGTGAGTGAGCATAAACATCAACACTATGTCCGTATTCATTAGGTGAATCATATCCATTCCAAATAGCAATAGAAACATTCTTAGTTGTTCCAACTACCCAAGTGTCAGAAGCATCATTACTTGTTGCCCAACCAACTTCTGGGCCGTACCCAACAGTACCTGTCTTAACAGAATAACTCTTATAGTGATTGATAATAGCATCAGTAGCTGTACCATTAGGTTTAGGTACTTCTGCCATCATCTTCAATAAGATATATGCAGTGCTTTCTTTCATAGCTCTTGTTGGATTAAATTTAATTTCTTTTTCAGAGCCATCATTAAATACTAATTTAGTAATATATTGTGGTTTCTTATACATTCCTTTATTAGCAAGAGTAGCAGAAGCAGCTGCCATTTGCTCAGTAGAAACGTTTAATCCTAAAGCTGTAGAATCTCCATAAGTTTCTTCAGTGTCTAAGTTCATTCCAGCAAGGAATTTCTTAGCATTATTTGAGCCAACAACATTATTCAAGATACGAATAGCTGGAGTATTCAATGACATTCTAAGAGCAAACGCCATAGTTACATTTCCATAAGTTGCTCCACCAAAATTATGTGCTACTACATTTGTACCAGGGTAAAGGTAATTACTTGAATCTAAAATATAATTTGTTCCTAATCCATTATATTCAATAGCGGGACCGTAATCTTCAAACGGTTTAATAGACGAACCTGAGCTACGTGTTTGTTGTGTTGCTCTATTCAAGCCAAATGCTTCTGTATTTCTTCCCCCATATTGAGCAATAACATAACCTGTATTAGGGTCCATTACAGTAGCTGCCATTTGTTCTTCATCATCTTTATAACCAGTAAAGTTATCAAAAGTTGCTTTTACTTGAGAATTAGTATTTGGGTCTAATGCAGTATAAATTTGCATTGGAGTTTTTTCTAAATCGTAGCCTAATTCTTGAACTTGTTTGAGAGCAGAAGTCACATAAGCATTGTGTTCTTTCGTCTGAGCTAATACTGTTCCATTTCTCCAAAAACGTTCTTTCAAGCCTTCTTGAATTGGAACTTTTTTAATTTCTTCGTATTGTTCTTCAGTAATCTTATTATTATTAAGAGCACTTAATAAAACAATATTTCTTCGTTCTTCTACTAACTCAGGATTATCATAAAGATTATATGCTGACGGAGCTTGCCCTAATCCAGCAATTGTTGCTAATTTAGATAAGGTTACTGCATCATCACCAGTTAAATCTTTTAAGCTTTGTCCGTAGTAAGTAATTGCAATAGTGTTAGCTCCATAAGAGCCTTCGCCCATATTGATTAAGTTAATATACCATTCTAAAATTTGTTTCTTATCAAAGTTCAAGTCCATTTGAGAAGCAAGCCAAATTTCTTTAATCTTTCTATCAATTGTTCTATCTTTTACATCACTTGAGAATACAAGGTTTTTAATAAGTTGTTGTTCAATAGTTGAACCACCACGAGCACCTTTACTCTTAATAGCAGCTAAGATTGCTTCGAAAGACCAACCTTTTTCATTCCAATAATTCTTATTTTCTGTTGCGAGCAATAGTTCAATATATTTAGTTGGAATTTCATCATAGCGAATATAATCTCGTCTATGGTCATTATCTGAATAGATTATTTGACCAGTTGAATCATACATATTTGTAGTTCCGCCAGTTGCTTTTGTAATCATTTCTTCAGTAATTTTAGGAGTTTGTTTGATAACACCTGCACTATAAATAGTTCCAGCTAAGAAACCAACAAGAACAAGGATAAATCCTAATATTAAACTCCATTTAAAAAGCTTTAAAATAAATTTCATAATCTTTTTTAAAATTTTCATTAGTTATTCTCCTTAGTTGTTGCTTCTGTTGTTTCTTTTTTATTTTCTTTGTCTTTATCTTTTGACTCTGTAGTAGTCGTTTTTTCTTTAGCAATATTAACAGTAAACGCACTACCCTTTAAAATCTTAGAATAATCAGAATTAGTTGGATTTTGAGAAAGTACAGTATCTTTCTTAGCAGAATCTTCTACTTTGTTAATAATAAGAGTAATTCCATTTTCTTTAGCCCAAGCTTTTACTGATTCAATGTCTTTTCCAACAAAATTAGGCAAGTTAATCATACTATTATTATATTGTGAATATGTTTTACTCCAAGTGTCGAAAGCGTTTTTGCTTTCAGCAGCTTTGCTATATTCTGAGTAAAGATTGATAGCTTTGTCATGTTTTTCTAAAATCTTAGTTGAGTTGTTAATGATTTCAGTCATATAATTTGATACAACAGGCCAACTAAAGTTAAGAGCTGCTTTAGTATTACTCCATTCTGCAATAGAAGATGAACTTACATCTTTCTTAACAATAATCTTTTTGTCCGAAACATCAAATGTTGAATTAAACATATTGAATAAAGCAGAAATAGTAGCTGTATCATCTTTCAATTTGTTCAATTCGTTATAAGTGTTAATTAGCCATTCTTTTTGAATTGCATCATTTTCTAAGTAAGAATCCATAATTTTCCAGTGTTTATCAACATAATCACTTACTGTTTGAGGAGTAGTAGAATCTAGTAATGCAGTATGTTCTTTATTCCACATAGCGTCATAGTCAGATTTCATACTCCACATATTACTTACTAATTTATATTTTTCTTGTTCTTTTTCTTGTAATGACGGAGCTAGTTTATCAAATTCTTTCTTTAGTTCGTCTAAATCATTTTGAGTAATTCCCTCAGCAAATGTTCCTTTATTGCTATCATAGATAGTACTTAATCTTGAAGTATATTCTGAAAGATTATCCATATCCTCTTGGCTTAGATAAAGCATATAAGGTTCTAATGAAGCAATAGGTGTTTTGGATTGTTTTTGCCAAGCTTTGCTACTATTATAGATTGACAAAAGATTCACACCTTCGATAGCAATTCCACCAATAATTCCAACAGTAATAAGTGTTAGAATAATATTAGCTCGTTTGCTACGTTTTTTGCGTTTCTTTTCTAAAGTCATTTTAAAAACTTCTCTCCGAGATAGTTGTTCAATTTCTTTTTTATTATCTTCCATATTTATCCCTTACTATTTTATTTTTATTCTAAGTTTTATTTTACAATATCTTGGCTAAAAAGTCAAATTTAAAAGAGAGTTGCTTTATTTAGTAACTCTCTTTAAAACTGTTTCTAAGCTGTTTTTTCATGAAGTCGATACATTTATCGAAAATCAGTTTTGACTGTCTTAGCGTTGCACTAGTGACGATATATCGACCATTAAAATCTATTTAAGCTCATTTCTAACTTGCATAAGTGCCTTACCTAACAAGTTCAATCCTTTATAATTCTTTTCATCAAGAATCTTATCATCTTTCCAGTCGATTTTGACACCCCAAATCTTATCGTAAGGAGAACCTTCTACTAAGATTCTATCGCCTGTTTCAAGTAAGATTTGTTTCAAATCTTCATTTTGTGAGAATTTGGCACGAAGAACTTCCACCATTTTATCATAGCGAACTTCACTCCACTTAGTATCGTTGTAATTTCTTACTTTACGGCCAAGCATTTTAACTTGATAAGGGTGAGCTTCATAAGCAATTTGACTTGCTTTACTCTTATCAAATAACAATGCTTTTTCAATCATAAAGCCTTGCTCTGAAAATTGCAAGTTATACCCCTTATAGTAAAAATGTGTTTTATAAAAATTTGAAAATGGAGCTTGGTCTGTAAAGAAATACACATGGGAATCTGTATATCTCATATTGTTAATAATTTTATCCATTTAATAATTCTTCCTCTCGTTCTTGTTTTACTTTTGTTTGAACTAGCAATGCTAATGTAACTGGGCCTTCACCTTTTCTTTGTGTTCTCCAATCAACACCTTTTCTTATATTGAATACACATGGCAAAGCATATGATTCCATATAATCTTTCCAATTCAAGCCAAGTTCTTTGTCTGATAAATGTTTTGTAGCTTGATAAGCTTTTTGAACTTCATCTTCAAAATATTTAGCATGAGTTAGAGTAGTATCAAGTAATCCTAAATGTTTGTAGTGTTCGTGTTGTTGTTCAACAGCAATTAAATCATCAATTTCATCAGCAAGATAGCTTTCAATGATTGTAGAGATTTTAGCATTTGTTAGTGGCCCAAAGAAGATACCGTAGTAATCTTTTAATCGGAACCATTCATCTGTTTTGAATTTAATAAGTTTTCCATAAGTATTTTCTAGCACGAAGCCTTCAATATCTTTAGCATTACTCATGACTTCTTGAATTTCTTCAAAAGTGTATTGGAAAACTTTTGGTTGGTTAAATCCAAAGCGTTTAGCAATTTTGTTTAATTGTTCTTGTGAATAACGTTTACCTGTTTTATTTTCATGAGCGCCAATCAAAACGTAATCAGTATGAGTATAATGGATTACAATTGGGTTTTTGATTGAAATATATTCAAATGCTAATGTAATATTTTTAACTCGTAGATAGTTAAGCAATTCTCTATAATTTTCTTTTTGATAGAACCATTTAAGAGCAGCTTGAGTATATGGATTATGTGATGTAGAAGTAGTTGCAGCTACAAAACGTTTTTTATGTTCTGCCAAGAGAATTAGCGAACCGTCTAATTTTTCGTAGAAGTTATACTTATGATTAGGAATATATTCTACTTCTGAATAAATCTTTTTAAATTCTTTTGAATAGTTTTCATATTCAGTTAATTGTTTCCAGTTAAAGAATTTTTCAAATCCTCGTAGAATTACATTCCCTTTCAAGTCTAATGTTAGACCACGAGCTTGGTTATACAAAGGATTATTAAAGTCTACTCCACCATGAAGGTATTTTACTGTAGTCAATCCATTTTCTTTTTTATAAGCGATACCTAACTGCATATCGTCATCTTTTGATAAGTTTGTTCGTTGTAATTCTTTATATTGTTTTAATAGATTCATAGTTCTCATTCCTTTGTGATTTGTAGTTATATTATATAATAAAATTACTAGCCTGTCAACAAGGAATAAAATATTTTTACAATTTATCTAGGATTGGTAACCATTTGTCGGTTTCTTCTAAATTGATTTTTGTACTAATGTTAGCAAATGTTTCTTTATATTCAGTTGGTTTTACAAAGAAAACGCCATCAATTTCTTTTTCTTCGCCCTTGTTTCTAAATGCTTTTGTAATTTTTTGTAAATCTAAATCTTGAGTAAGTTTGAATGTAACAACACCACCGTTGTTTAAATCAACCTTAATCAAGATGATAGTTTTTTTGTTTTCTTCATTAGTTACGCTAGCAATTACTTCACCAATATTACAATTAGATAGAATCTCCTTTGCTCTATCTTTCTTTATCTCTAATTTGTGTTGTTCTACACTTTCTAAAGATGCTTTAATTGCAGAATGGAATTTCTGAGTCCATCTAAGGTTACTGTTAAATTCATTTAAAAATCGTTGCTTGCCCCAATCCTTATTAAATTCAAATTTGAATAAAGGCTGTTGAGTTTTGCCATATTTATAAATTTCCAAGAGATAACCATAATTATTTTGAGCAATTGTAAAAATTAAATCTTCTCCATATTCTTTTTTCAAATATTGAGTGATAAATTCTTCTGGCTTAAATAAACCATCACCAACTTCTTCTAAAAGTTTTTTCAAATTCTTATAGTTAGAAGTGATTTTATCCATTTCTTCTTTACCATGCTCTAAAAACAATTCCTTTTCATCCTCATACATTGGCTCATCAAAGAACTCAAATAAGAAAGTTTTATCATTAACTAAATCCATACGTTCTGATTTTTTATGTTGAGCAATAATAATAAAGGACTATCAAAATATACTTGAGAAGCCGTATAAGCAAAAGTCTTATCTATTTGCATTTCAAACTTTTTAGTCTTTGGATTAAAATGGAAATAGTAATCTTGTGGTTTGTCGGTCAATAAATCGGGCAAATAAACAGCAAATAATGTTACTTCTTGTTTTCCAATATAAAATTTATTGCGTTTTGTTTTAATCATAAGTAGCTCCTTAATTAGTTTGTTTTCTTAGTGTAAGTGAATAATTCTGTACGTTCTTTTTCTTGAGGTGTTTGTTTAGAGTATCGGTTACGGATTGATTGAGTATATACTCCAGAGTAATTATCTCTTACCCAACCACCAATGCGTTCAACAAAGGCTTTATCATTAAATTGAGCAGATTCGTTTTTAGTAGAAATTGCAGCCTCACGAATGATTGAGTACCAAGCCTGACCTGCATTATGAATCATACCTGAAATCATTCCAACAGAACCAATTGAATGTGTTCCGTCAAGGAAATCTACTCCAGTTTCTTTTTTGAGTTTTTCTAGTACTGGCATAATATTAGTTTCAAAAATATATTGTGCTTGAGAAGCTTTAAATTTTTCTGTTTCTGTTTCTCCTAAAGCTTTCCATGAAGCATTAAATTCATCAGAGTTAATTTCACCTGTTAATTGAGAGCGTAGCTCAGGATAATTTTTACTTAAAAATTCTAAATATGGTTTCATTGTGTATCTTTGAGTTAATGAGTAAGTACCGTAATTCATTCCAGCACCATCATCAAGTGTTCCTAAGATAGCTCCAGGGTTTCGATTACCAGATTCATAGATAGCAGTAATGTCAAACACTTGCATAGGCTTTTTATCATTTTCTGCTTTTGCTTTTTCTTTAGCAATTTTTTCTTTCTCTTGTTTTTCGATAACGTGTTGATTATTTTTTGAGTTAGCTTTCTTTAGAATTTTTTCAAAATCATTTTTAGATGAAGCTTGATAAAGTTCCTTAAAGAAATCTTCTTTTTCTTTTGTTGTGAGTTCAGATAGTTTAGCAATTTTTTCTTTGTATTCTGTTAATGTTGAAACAGAAGTATCAGACAATAGTTCTCCTTTGGCAGAGTCTTGAATAGTTGGTGAATCTGCATGAACTGTTGTATGAGTAAAGTTAAATAACATAGCACCTAAAACAATATATTTTTTCAAATTAAAAACTCCTTTATTCTTTCATTTCTATTGTATTATACAATAAGATTTATAAAAAGTCAACCGTAATAAAATAAGAGTGGCCTAAACCACTCTTTCTGTTGGTAACCCATTATAAGTATGAATTGGCATCAATAGTGCAAGTGAAGCTGGATATAATCCTTTGACTTCTTCTGCATAAGCTTCCAACTCATCTTCTAAACAAATCCTTTCAATAAATTCTTGCTCGTCAATATATTTAGTAATCACCTCAAAAGACAAATTTTCTAAGTTAATATTTTTCCCGGTCTCTTTATCTAATAGCGTTACTTGATATACTAAGCTGTTAATATCACCTCTTGTGTAGAGCAAATATTGATTCACATCAAACTTAAAATCAGACAATGGTCGTCCTTTCATAAGAAAATCAAGTGCTTCGCTAATATTACCAAATTCAAAATCTATAACTTTATTTCCTTTATCTTCCTCAATCACTTGAAATCTCAAAATCATTTTTATTCTTCTTTCTTGTAAGTAAAATATGAATCATCATCAGTATTTACACTTTTAGGTTCATCTAAATCTTTATGGCTTGTACTTCCATTTATAACTGCATTTGTTTTAAGTTTAGTTACTTCAACTTCACCAATTTCTTTTCTAATTCTATTTTGAATTTCTAGTAAACTATCTGCTTTAGCAATTTGATAACTAATACCAGCAATAGTAGCATCATCACCTTCAAGTTGGAATTGCTCTATATTATTCAAACTACTCTTATAACCTAACAAATTCATCATATTACTTGAATTTAACGGAATGTCTGTTTGAATATTAGTACTTACTGCTTCAAGAATTTCAGAATAATTACCTAAACCATCAAACGAAATCATTTTGGAAATAATAGCTTGAATAACTTCACGTTGGCGTTTTTGTCGCCCATAATCGCCCTCTGGGTCGTGGTATCTCATTCGTGAATAAACTAATGCTTCTTCGCCATTTAAGTGTTGTTTTCCAGTTCCAATTACAATTTGATTATCTGGTTCTTGGTCTTGAATAGTAATAGGAAATCCTAATTTATTTTCAACATCAACTCCACCAACAGCATCAACTAATTTAGATAAGCCATTCATATTGATTAACAAATAGTGGTCAAACTTCATATTTAGCATTTTCTCAATAGTAGGAATAGCTAAATCGACTCCCCCCATTTGATAAGCTGCATTTAATTTAGCTTGGATTGTTTCGCCTTGATAATCAATTTCAGTAAGTATATCCCGTTCTAAACTTGTAATAGTTGTTTTCTTTGTTTTTGGATTGATAGTCATAACAAGCATACTGTCACTATTACCAGCCCATGTTTCTGTTCTTTCACTATTCCCAGTATCTACCCCCATTAAAAGAATAGACATTGGTTTAGTAGCTTCGATTACTTTATTTTCTTCATGATTTTCTATTGGCTTATAAGTTTGTTCTAATTTAGTTTCAGCATTTTTTACTAAATAATAAGAATAAGCTGCTCCACATGATAGAATAACTAAGATTACTATTAGAAATCGCTTCAGAAGCAATTTCTTTCTTGATACATTTTTTGTTGCTCTTGTTTCCAATTTTTAAACTCCTTTTCTATATGGAAAAATAAGCAATTCTAAGCTATTTTTTCGTAAAGTCGATACATTTATCGAATTTATGATTTTACAGTCTTAGCGTTGCTTATATGACGATATAACAACCCTTAAAATCAGTTTTAATCTTGCGAGTAAGTCACATCAAGGATAGTTAAATCATAGCTTTCTTGTGGCACTGGAGTATAAACCTGAACTGTATCTCCAATTGTGTGGCCGAACAATGCTTTACCGATTGGAGATTCTTGAGTAATCTTCAATTCGAAAGCGTCAGCATGAGAAATACCTACGATTTTATAAGTTACTTCTTGTTGTGTATCTGATTCCAATACTCTTACAGTTCGTCCGATACTTACAATATTTTCTTGAGTATCGGTAATGTTAATAATTTGAGCAGAGCGTAAACGTTCTTCTAGTTTAGCAATCTCTGTATCAAGGAATGCTTGTTCATCTTTAGCTGCTTCATATTCAGAGTTTTCTGAAAGGTCCCCGTATGAACGAGCAATTTTAATACGTTCAATAATTTCAGGTCGTTTTACTAATTTAAGTTCTTCAAGTTTTTGTTCTAATGAATGATACTCTGCTTGAGTCATTTGTAAATTTTTTGTCATATTCTATAATCTCCTATTTCATGTCTATTTTAATATAAACGATTTCTTTATTTTTGTTTCTTGCTACTTTGACTGGGTAAACACCATCACCATATGCAGTGCTAGACCAAACAGCATTATGTGTTACATAAGGTTCAAAGGATAAATCGAGATAATTGTTCTTATCATTAAACAAATGAGTGTAATATGGAATATTTGGATAGAAGTCTCTCAATTCTAATTCCATTTCCTTTATTTGCTTACGTAGTTTATCAATTGAACTAAGTAATTCTTTATCTTGCATAGCAATAAGTTTTGAAAACAATATATCTACAGCTTTGTATTTTCTTGTTAATTTTTTATAACCGGGTGGAAGTTCCTTTTTAACGTGTCTATATGTTTTTTCACAGATAAAGTCATACCATCTTTCTGCGTTACGGCTATAAATATCCTCATATTCTGAAGCATTTGTAATTCCTAATTGGCCGGAGTCAACACCGATAGTAAATGGTAATTTTGTTAATCGTTTAGGCGTTTCTTTATAAGATTCATGAGATAAGATTAAATACTCTGGTCGATTTGAGTAAATACCAAGTTGTGCATAAGAAATGTTCCATACACCAGGTTTAACCTTAGTTTTATTATTCTTAACTTCATTTGGTCTGTAACAAGGGTCAGTAAAAATAACTTCTTCTTCCAAGTGAATTTGACCAATGTTTTCTAGTGGTAACGTTGAATCATATTGTTTTACCTTTTTGATAAGAATAGGATAACCTTCGTCTGTAATATTTTTAAGAAGTGCTGGCATACCAAGAATATGACAAGATTTTTCATATTTAACTTCATCATCTAATAGGATTTGAATTGTTACCTCGTTAAATTCTTCATCAAAATTAAAATTTGCTTTATATGGAGCTTTAATAAATTCAGATTGTGTCAAAATCTGTTTTAATTCTTCCATGTTGCTGTATTTCATCATAATTTCATAACCTTTCTTAAATGCTATCAACTAGAGCCGCAAACTCAGTAATAAAGTATTTGTATTCTTTATTTTCAATGAATTTGTTATCAATCCAAGTTCCACCATATTTCGGTTCCATAATATTTTTATTAGTAATTTCTTCAGGTGATAAATACCAATCAAAATCAATTGGTTTGTATTTACCATCAACTTTCTCAAGTTTCAATTCTGTTTCATTTGGTAAAAAGATTGTGCTTTCATCAGTAAAATTAAATTTTGTAATTTTTTGCTCGTCTTGTTTTAATTCTTCTTCAAGTTTTAGATAATCTTGTTCCCTTAAAGTTAGATAAGTTTCTCTCATTTTAATTACTCCGTTTCAACAAGTTTTTTATAGTTTACCCATACTTTATTATCAGTGTCCCAAATATGCAAATCATAAGAAGTGCCTTTTAACTTGTATCTTACTTCTTCTCCTTTTGAACCATAGCAACTAAATTCTTGTGGAAAATTAAGTAATTTCACAAGTTTAGTATAATCATACTCTTTTGTTTTTAGTTTAAATGACCAAATATAATTTAACTCTCTCAAATTTTGGAATGGGTCTTTTGATAGATTTTTACAATACTCTATACCTTGTACATTTTTAAGATACTTGTAATTAACTTCATCTAATTCCATATATAATTTTTCAAAATATTCAACAGGTGTATTTTCTAAGAATTGTACTTCTCCTAATTTAGGGTAATTGTATGATTTATTCTTATCAACAAGTTTAGCAAATACTCTATAAGTCATGCTATTTGCTTCATCTAACAATAGCAAATCTTTTTCAAGCATTAGTTGCCAATTTTCTTTTAGAGCATCTTTTAATTTAGGAATGAAAGTATCAAATCTTCTTAAAAGATTAAATGGTTTATATAGAGTTACATATTCTTTTGCTAAAGCCCAATCTCCGTTACCATTTTTAAAATCGTTTTTATATTCTTCATATTCAGCTAATCGTTTTTCGATAGCTTTCATTTCGTTTTCATAATCTAATTCAAGTTTCCTTTTCTTTTTCAACAATTCAGTTTCAGCATTGACAATATCCATATAATTTTTCATTGTTTATTACCTCTTTTTATTTATATTTCTATTGTATTATAAAAAGATTAAGTTGTCAAACAAAAAAGAAAGATTAGTTAAAATCTTCCTTTTCTTGAGTGTTATTCTTAATAATATTTTCCAATTCTTGTTGGTTAAATTCTTTTAATTTTGCTCTTTTTTCTTTGTGTGATTTTAGAACACGATTAGTCATTTCTTTTAAATAATTGAAAATCTTTTCTTGAATAGATAATCTTCTTTCAAAAATTACTCTTAATTCTTTTTTGTTATCACTAGTAATTAAAACAAGTTGTTTAACTTTTATTTTCTTTCCTTGGCCTTCATATTCATAAGTCAATTCATCAATGACATATTCTAACTTACCTAAACCTCGTTTGATAATTAAAATTAAAGTTTTGTCATAATCTTGATGTTTTGCATTTGCTCCTCTAGCCAAGTACTCAAAACTTTCATCAATCCAATTGTTTGTAAGTAAATCAGTATCTTTATCTATTCTTAATGTTAATAAAAACTTTACTTGAGAATTGTTTTCAATTACTGTTTCTTTCACATGAACTTCCCCCTATTTTAATTTATTCATCTTTAAGCTTGTAAAATTTCAGTTCATATTCTTTAGTTTTTTCATTAAAGACATATTGCACTCTATTTACAACTTCTATCACTTTAGGAAAATTAAGTAATTGAAGTACTTTTTCAAATTTAGCTACTTTAAATTTAGTAATACCTTTTAGAGAACCATAATCAAAATCCCCAACTGCTGAACAGTCTGAAAATTGGTTATTTTGTATTTTTGTTAATTCTTGTTTTTCTATTTCAATTTTAAAGTTATCTAATTTATTTAATTCTAAGAGTAATTCAGCAAAATAATCATCTGTTAAATCCTTATGGAAAATTGCTTTACTTTCACCTCTATTACTCCAACTTATTGATTGTACTTTAAGGTCAAAAGTTCCCCAACTCCCTTGTTCAATTGTAACTGGATTATTAAGCAAAGATTTGTAATTACCTAATAAAACTCGCTTCAATTCCTTAAAGTACATTTCACTTTTGAGTAAGATAATTATAGGGTCTTTTAATTTGATTAAATCTTTTGCTTCCACATAAACAGGTTTATCGCCGTTTTCAATTAGTTTTTTATATTCTTCTAATTGTGTTACTCTAGCTTTCTTTCTGTTTAATTCTAATTCATAATCTTTAATATTACTTTTCAAATTTTCTAATTCTTGACAAATACTTAAATAATTCATTTTATAAAATCTTTCTATAAGAAAATCTTTCTAATTCTTTTTCAATTTCAGCCCATGTAATTTCATTTCCGTCATAATCTACAACAGTAACTTTGATTGGAGTATTTTCGCTTCTATAAATATTAACTAGATTAAGCAATTCAACTAATGAATATTTCGTAAATGATAATGAGTCTAAAACTCTGTTTGAAATAGCGTGTTTGATTTGAATTTTTGAATAAGTATCAAAGAACGCATTTTCTTCATTACTCAATTTACGTGCTTTACTAAATTCAATAGCTTCTTCTTCAGTAAGGAATACATCAGCAACTTTACTTGAATATTCAACATTAAAACTTGAGCCCATACTGGCTCCAGTCCATTGTCCTTTAGCTGACCATAACCACAAGCGACCAAAATCGTCATAAACAGTTACTGGAGAATATGGTTTGAAAACATAATTATCAAAGAATGAAATAGGCATTTCTGATTGTGGTTTAAGTAAATCTTCTGTTATTTCTAAATAATAAACTTCACCTTGTTTATCAACGTAATAGAGAGTATCTCCAGCTTCAAACATATAACTTTTAATTTGCTTCATTTACTTTCCCCTTGTATTTTTCATTTAGTTCATTTAGGGCTTTGCTATATTCAATAACTTCTTTCCAAACCTTTTCTGACAATTTACCGTCTTTAATATTGTAAATGTGATAGAATGTTTCCCCTTGCCCACTAATCTTTTCAAAAATATAATATTCATTGTTCTCCTGAGCTGCGAATAACTCAGTAGTGAACATGAAATCTTCAAAGTTCAAATCAGTGTTAGGTGGGAATGAAATAATAATACCACCATTTTCTAAATGTTTGTAGTAAGTTTGAGATTCAACTACATCAATAAATGCTTCAACGCTATCAAAGATAAAATAATTTGCTTCATAGGGATTATCAAAACTAAGTGGAACTTCATTCATAAATTGTTCCATAAATTTTAGAATTTCTTTAGATTTAATCATTTTTAGCATTTCTTTAATTGAAAATTTACCAAAAACCTTGTTATAAATTTTCTCAAGTTTTGCTTCAGCACTAGCCGTTGCTTCCAATTGTTTTAGAAATTCTGGGTCAATATGAATGTCAATTTGAATTTTAAACTCACGACCGTTAAAATCTTCATAAGCTTCCATATCTTCATTGTCAGATAACTTGAAATTGAAAGTATTTAGCATGAACTCTTTGAGCTCTTTAAAATTACCATTAAAGATTTCTTTTTCGTCAGTGTTAAACACTGTATTATTGTCATAAATGTTGTTATCTAATTTCATTAGTGGCATTCTTTTCACTGCTTCAACTTATTAAAGAATCTAAATTCTTTGTAAAGTCGCCTTTCTTTTTATCCTTTTTAATCCAAGCTTTTTCTTTCTTCGTCTTGAATTTTTCATCTAAAATGATTATAACACTTTTTGAGTTAAAATTCAAATAAATTTCTTTAATTTTCTTAGGATATAATGAATAATATGGAGCACCCTTTTCATCATAAATCTTAACAGTTGAGAAAACAAATTTTTCTTCAATTCCAGACCTATTGAAAAATTTAACTAAAAGTTCATCTTTTTTGAGCTCTTTTATATGTTTGTATCTTTCTTCATTCAAAAACAATTGGCCCCAATGAAGCACTTTCTGAATTGGAGTCAATTGTTCCATATCTTGAGCTTTCTTAATCAAGCTAAAAAATTTTTTAGCAAATATTCTGACCTCTATTCTTTTAGCAAATACCATAACATTCATCTTTTTGTGATTGGGATAAACCAATTTACAATCATTAACTAATAAGCTTTCCTTAAAATTTTGAGTAATATTATTCATCTTTTACTCTTTCTAGTCTTTGAAATCTTCATCAAGATGATGTTTAATATGGTTAATAAACTCATCTTTAGTCATGTTTGGAAATTCATTTAAGTGAGTGAATAGATAGTTAATAACAGTAGTAATTGATTTAATTTCAGCGTTATCATTGTTTCTGTAAATATATGAAGTTGAATCGCTAAAAACAATTTCGATTTCAATTTCTGCTTCAACCCATTCTCCGCCACAAGTTTCGCACCAGCCTTCTTCATAGTGTTCATCTTTATAAATTGGTGTAATTTCTTTTACTTCTGTATCTTTAAGTTTAAATAGCATATAGTTATCTCCTTTTATTTTAACAGTGAGTTAATTTTATCTTCCAGTCTTTCTGATTTTTCTTTTTTCTCTCTTTCTACCAATTCTTCTTCTCTTTCTTCTTGCCATTGGAAGCCTTCATCAATAACAACTATCAAGCTTTCTTTAGACACATTCAAATACAGTTCTTTAATTCGTTTAGTCCATCTTCTACCTGAGTATTCTTTCCCTTTTTCGTCAAGTAATTTTATCTTAGTTATAGTTGCATATTGGTAACCGGGTGATTCTGAATCTCTGAACTCTAAATTTAAAGGGTTTTTAGAGATAGTATCAAGCAAATCATAAACTCGACAATACAAAAACAAATTCTTTCTATTTTTTAAAAATTGAATTAAACTAATATTCATATTACTATAACTTATCAAATCAATTACTTTCTTATCCTCTTTATTCTTCATGGTCAAATTCAAGCCTAAATCATTTGGATAAATCAATTTGTAATCATCTTTAAGCAAATTCTCTTTATAATCATTTGATATAATTTCGTTCATTTTCCAACCTTTCTAATTTAGCAAATCATTCACTTCTTTTAATAGTCTATTCTCTCTAGCTTCTTTAGCACGTTTTTCTTTCTCTCTCTTGTTTTTTACTTTTAAATCTTTTTTCTCACGCATTGAGCAAAAAACTTCATCTACAACAACAATAATAGAACCAACTTCCTCATTAAAATAAATTTCTTTTATTGGCTTAATATAAAGGATTTCAAGTTCTTCAAGCTTTTGATTGATTACTTTAAAATGTTGCAGATTAAAATATTTTAGCGGCTCATCATTCATTGACAAGAACTTTAGTTTTAATGCTCTCGTACTAAATACATTATTACTATTTTTAGCAGCTTCCGTAAAATTCCGATAGGCAACTTCAGTAATAAATAATTTATTAAAATTAAGCAAAGCCTCAAAAACTTTTAATTCTCCTAGTGCTTCACTACTTGTTTTAAGTTTTGTGGACGTATAGCCATCTGAAAAATTAACTTTTAAATTTTTATTGTTAGGGTAAATTAACTTATAATCTTGTAATTCATTTTCTTTTGCTAATGAAACTATTTCATTCATATTTCTGAATACTCTCTTTCATTTTGAAGGTTGTTATATCGTCATATAAGCAACGCTAAAACAGTTAAAACTGATTTTCGATAAATGTATCGACTTTACAGTAAAACAGCTTAGAGTTGCTTATTTTTAATTAAAAGTTAAATCAAGCTCTTCTTCTATTTGCTTTTTATTTTTTATTTTTTCTTCATGTTTTTTAGCAGCTTTTGTTTTAAAATTATTGTCAGTAATGATAACAACTTTTCTTGCTCCTTGATAAAATAAAATATATTTAATTTTCTCTAAAAATAAGGTTTCTGAGCTTACATTTCCCTCTGATGCAATATATACATCTGTTCCCAAATTAAAAGAACCTGAAAAGTTATCTCTACTTATAATCAATTCAGTCTTACTATAATTTTTGCCAAAGTTACCGGGTTTTAAAAATAAATCATTTCTATATGTAAAGATACGGTCCCATAAATTCAATTTCCAGCACCACAATCCAGTTCTAATATGGCGACTTGTTGAACCGTCATATTTTCTTTTTAATTGGATTTTTATATTTTTGTTGGGATAAATTACTTTATAACCCCTTTCAAGGTAATATTCCAATACAGAGTCTTTTTCTTCTTTTAATTCTTCAGTAATATAATTCATAATTCATTTCCTTTTCTATATTTAGTAGTTTAAATCTATTCTTTTGAATTTAAATGTATCTGAGTTTCAGTCTAAGCAGTTCTGAGTCAGTTTATATTGTTTTCAATAGCATTTATCATTTATTTTATAAAACAGTTTAGCGCTGTAGTTTCAATCAAATAATGACTGCAAATCTTCTTCTAGCTTGCTTTCAAGATTTTGTTTTTTGTTTTTCTCTACTTCTGCTCTTTTAGCTGCAGATGATTTGAAATTATCATCCACATAGAAAGCCAAACTATTTTTTTGGGGATTGAATAAAATGTAGTTAATCTTTTCATAAAATTCAGCATAAGGATGTGAAGTACGGTTGTCTGAAACGACACTAATCCGTTTTAAGTTAAAATCTTTGCCAACTTCACCTTTATTAAAGTGTAAAGTATATTCCCGGACAGAAGTCATGTCAAAATGATAAGGCATTAGAAATAAAAATCCTCTATATTTAAATAACTTCTCATAAAAATTCAAAGCCTTACATTCCCAATTTGTTTTTATAGGATTTAAAATTGTATAGCCGGAAAATTCATGTTTTTGCACTATCTTAACTTCAAAACCTAAACCATCAATAGAGTTAGGATAAATTATTTTATACCCCTCTTGTACTAATTCATCTAATTTACTTTTGTTCTCTATAATAGTATTCATTGTATCAACCTTTCAGTATTGTTTTGTTATATTATATAATAAAGGTGTTAAAAAATCAACAAAAAAAGAAAGTCAAATTATGACTCCCTTTTTTCTTGGTTTTATTTGAATAGACTTTCCATTTTCTTCAAGTATTTAGCATCAATTTCTTGTGGTAATTGTTTTAAAGCAATGTCTGCATAAATGTTTGAAGTTTTATCGCCAATAGCAATTCCATAAACAGCTTCAAATTGAATTGGAGATTTCGCTGTCATTTTCTTGTTAAGTTTTTCAACTTCAGCTTTTAATATTTTGATTTGTTTAGAGTAATTTTTTTCAATGTATTTTTGACCTAATTCATGATGAGCATGTAATGTGCCATCATATTCTCGGTATAATGCACCACCATATTCACCCTCTTGTGGCCAACGAATAGGAGTACTTAATTCAACAGAATAATAATCACAACTTACACCCAATTTTTTAGAAATAGATTGGTTGAATTTTTGTTTAATATCTCGGAAAGAATCACGAACAATCTTGCTAGAAACTACCTTTTGTGATTTGATTACTTTCTCACTAAATTTGTCAGACAATTCTTTTGCAGTTGGAGCAATTGCTTCATTGATTTCAATGACTTGTTTTCTTAATTCTGCCATTTCTAATTCGTATTTTTGACGAATCATTCGTTGTTGGTCAAGTTTTACTAATTTAGATTTTGTTCCAGCAAAAACAGTTTCATCAACAGCAATATTAAATGTGCCATTAGATTTTTTGGCAAGTCTTAAATATAATGGCAAATCATTATCTGTAATATGATACATTTTGCTAGGGTCACTTACTAAGATTGCAAAGTGATTTGTGTAAGGGTCAGTTACAGCAACATTATCATCTAATTTAACACCTAATTCGTTATCTAATTCAAAATAATCTGCATTACGATTAAATGATACTGCATTAAATGTCTTTCCTTTGATTTCAAATGTGCTATTTGAGCTATATTCTTTTCTACCATTGTGCATGAAGTAACCTTCATCATCAAATTTAGAAACATCAGGTAAAACCTTTAATCGGCCTAATACATCTAAAATTTGTGCAGTTGTAAATTCTGGGTAAAATGATTTAATTCTTTGAGCAATTGCTTTAACAAAACGTTTATAAACTTTTTTATTTAAAGCTACATTTTTCAAATATGAGTCAATAGTAAATTGAACTGTTTCATTGTTTTTAATTCTTTGTTTAGTTTCTCTCATTGTTAATTTCATAATAGTTTATCCTCTTTTCTTAATTTCTAAATTTATTATACAACAGAGAATACTCTTTGTCAACAATAAAATCAAAAAATTTTTGATAAAAATAAAAAGACCAGCTTTATTGCTAGTCCTTGTTTTTTATATTTACTATTCAAACAATTCAGAGATTGATTTTTTAGCTTCATCTTCTTTTGCTTTTTTAGCAATAGCTTTCGCTCCTTTTTTACTTACAAAATTCTTATCAAGAAAAATAAGTAATCGGCCTTCGTTTATATCAAAATATATTTTATCAACTTTTTGAACAAAACCCTCATAATCTTCAGCTATTTTTTCTGTTAGGCGAATTAACTTTTCATCATCACTAGTTATGAAAATATCCGAAATACTATAAATCTGTTTTTGAGAGTTTTTTGTTAATCGTAATTGAATATTTGAAGTATCTTCATAATCAGCTTCAACATCAAGAAATTTACTATCTTTATTTTTGAATGCTTCTCTTAATGATAATTTTCTAGTTTGAAAAGGACTACAAATCCAAATCCAATCAGAAACCCAATTTAATAATGAAACTTTAATATCCTTATCATTCGGATAGATTTGTTTGTAACCATCTTTAATATATTTATCTTCTTTTTCTAGGATTGAATTTTCCATTTAATTACTTTGCCTTTCAATAAATGTTAATACCATTATATAACAATTTTAAAAACTAATCAATAAGAAAAAGGAAAATCATTTCTGACTTTCCTTTTCTTTGTTTTTTATTACTTCATTTACTAACTCTTTAAAGATTGGATTGTTCTTTAAACCATCCGGTGAATTAGCAACAATTTTATCAAGTTCTTTATTCATTCAATACCTCTCAAAATAAATAAAGAGAACAATAACTGTTCTCTTACATAATCATGCCTACGGGACTTGAACCCGTACCTTCTCATTCACAGTGAGATATGCTAACCTATTAACACTAAGACAAGATGCACTCGGAGAGACTCGAACTCTCACGTCCCTTCGGACACTAGGGTCTAAGCCTAGCGTGTCTGCCATTCCACCACGGGCGCTAGATGCTTACATTCGTAAGCGCTACAATAAACGATAAAGCGTTTTATGTAGGAAAATGCTCTGTATTGGATTTGAACCAATGACATCTAGTTTGTAAGACTAGCGCTCTCCCACTGAGCTAACAGAGCTTAAATATAAGTCTTTAATATCTTTATTTCTTAATTGCTTATTCTCTATCAAAATGAAAATCTATATTAGATTATTCATATAGAAAGAGCATTAACTCCATAGGTATTAAAATGTCTTAAGTGTCATTTTTAATATTTAGGATAAGTAAAATATTATCTCAAGGTTATCCTACTATAACCATTATCTACTCACTTCAATTCATTAAAGATTGTTGCAGATTACTTTAAAAATTATTCTATAATTCCTCGTCAAATATTTAAGGACGGTGGGAATATAATAAAGATTATTAAAGACTCAAACGGGCCCGAGGGGAATCGAACCCCGACCTCTGGCGTGACAAGCCAGCGCAATAACCACTTTGCTACGAGCCCAAATTGATTAACTGGTGTAGCAGGATTCGAACCTGCAAACTCTGGATTCAAAGTCCAGTGACTTTACCTAAATTTGTCTATACACCAATGTATTGCTCCTAAAGGAATTGAACCTTTATCTCCGGATTCGTAGTCCGGCGTCATATCCATTAAACTAAGAAGCATTTATATTATATTGTCCGAACAAGAATTGAACTTGTAATTAGCCGTTATCAGCAGCTTGTGATACCTTTTCACCATCGGACATTAGTCTTTGTCATAATTAAAACTTTTAATAACAAAAATCATTACAATAAAGTAAATAATCGTTGAAATAATCAAGAATATTAAAGTATCAAAAACAATTGTAAGGATAACACTTGCAATAGGAATTGTGATTACAAATGCTATAATTAAAGATAAAATATATTTTTTCAAATTACTCATAATATAAATCCTTTCAAACAATTCTTTATTGTTAATCTAGGTGACAGGATTCGAACCTGCGGCCCCGTGCTCCCAAAGCACGTGCGCTACCAAACTGCGCTACACCCAGTAATTTAAAATTGCGAAGGTCGGACTCGAACCGACAACTTTGGGTTATGAGCCCAACGTTATACCTTTTCACTACCTCGCCATATATATGGGCAACGAGAGTCGAACTCGCACCAATAGGTTGGAAGCCTATCATACTACCATTATACTATACCCACTTGTTATTTAGATAGACAGCCATTGCTTTTAATACATGACCATGACAATATTTAGCACCAAATTCTAAGTTATTAGTACCGTTACTACAGAAACAAACAAGATTTTTATTAGCTAATGCTTTTACTTCATTTCTGAATTGTTTATCTTCAATAACTTTCTTTGCTAAATATTTTTTATAGAGTAGAATTACTCTTATTCGTTCTTCATCTGATTTATTTTCCATTGGATAAGGATTGCCAAATTTTGAGCCTCTACCAATATAAATTCCATCAGCTGGAGCGTTCCACTTTCCATATACAGAGTTTCCATATCGTTCTAAAAAATCATCTAAAATTAAATTTTTCATATATTGTAACTCCTTTTAGGAATGGAGCATAGGAGAATCGAACTCCTAACGTTACCTTGCAAGGGTAGTGTTTTCCCATTAAACTAATGCCCCATATAGCTAGAAAAAGATTGTAAGGAATTTCTTACAATCTTAGTTTGATTTATTAAGCTGAGCTGAATGCTAACTTATAATCCTACTATTAGATTGTAAGGTATTTTTTGCTTGACGAGGTGCTACAAGTCCGACCATCGGCTGCACATCTACAATATGAAAATCTTGAGCACGTGTAATTGTTGTCATGATTAAATACCTTCCTTTTTCTTTTTAGTAATTTTTATTTTTAACAGGCTCTATCAGACTTGCACTGATTTCTAAGGTTTTGGAGACCCTTATTTTTCTCGGTAAACTAAGAACCTATAAGTTTTTATGTATCTATTATATCAAAATTTAAGTTAAAGTCAATATCAAAATTAAAATTTTTTAAAAATTTTTAAGTAATTTCTGAAATTATAATCCATATCTTACAATTTCTTTAATTACACCATTTATTTCACTGGCCGGTTTTCTTATGCCCCGCGGTGTCTACCGAAAACCCTATCAATGAAGTACGATTAGAAATCTGGCACTAACTCCTAATTTTCAACACTTCAAGTAATACTCTATCGTAACTACTACATAACTTTAATAGTTATGATTTTTTGTTATTTCTTGGATAAAGATTAGATTCAGTAAGTCTAATCGAAATAACTTTTTATAGAATTACTTCTAACAAGCTTTGACCTTTACAATAATATGGTATTACAAAAGCCACAATCTGTTTTATTCATGCTTCGGATTACAGATAAACCAACAATTGAAATCTATTCATGTAAATTCATGACAACCTACATGAGTCATTGATTTTTCAGGTACTCTACTAATTACATCTAGCATAGAGTATGCTGGTGATAGGATTCGAACCTACAACCGCTCGCTTACAAGGCGAGTGCTCTACCAGTTGAGCTACACCAGCAAAAATATAGGGTCAGATTTAGTTTTTACTGACAACTACAATTAAACGTCCATATTCAGTCACGAAGTGAGGATTGATACCCCAAAGGTTCACCACATCTTGGTCAGTAAATTAAATATCTTTATCATCAAAGATACCATATCTTTTACTGCGTGAGGATTTCTTACAGCGTTTGTCTAGCAAATTCTTATAGTCACTTTCATGACATCAACCCCATTCAACACTTGAGCTTGGAATTACACTCATATGCAATTCGTTCTCTGTATTAGAATCCTAGACTTGCACTAATCTCTACCTATACAAGTACTGATAACACTTTGAAGCAATCGCCTCTCAGAACATCTTTTGAATGTCATGCTATCATGCGTTAAGCCGATGAACTTATTCCGCCATAAAGTAGGACACCACCTACAACTTAATATAGTCAAGATTTATTATGCGACAATTCGATTATTGTTGGCCGACAATAATCTTTATGAATTGGTGTGGATTGTTACCACACAACCGTAAGGACTGTTTAGCTTTTCTAATCTAGTCTTTAGCAAACCAGCCATTCATATCCGTTTTATAGCTATATTACTATAGCATCACGACTAAGTTTTCAATTCCCAACGTGATAGTCCCGTCCAATAACAAATTATTTTCTGAACTATTCGTTCATTCTCACACCTGCGAGCGAACTGTATAACGCCAGGCATTAAACCAACGGAAAAATGCACTTTTGGATTTTTATTTAATTATAGTACCAAACCTATCGCAACACTTTTCATGTCACTACAAACGTTCCCTTTTGAGTAACGCCGGTTTGTGCTTGATGGTCACAGACAACTACAAGCTTCCTATATAATGGAGCGGGTGGGATTCGAACCCACGCGCCGAATTAACGACCTAGCGGTTTTCAAGACCGCCCCCTTATGACCACTTGGGTACCGCTCCAAAGTGAGAGGAAACACCTTTTAAAGATGTTCTACTCTCTATAATTTTTAAATTAAATTTCTGATTTGTTTTTATCCGTAGAAGTTTCAGATGAAGTAGATGATTTCTTATTAGTAGCACCTGAACGGTCTATTGTATCATAACCTTCAGTTCTATCTACCAATTCTGATAGCAAAGTCTTATAATCATCTTGAGAAATCACCCAATTGCCATCTTTATCCTTTGTGAGTTTAATCTCAGTGTCAAATTCACCTTTTGTAAATGGAACATGAGATAAATTAGCATCAACATTAGAGTAAATGGCAAAATCATGTTTGTATAAATGACGGAAAATCCAATAAGAAAGTAAGTTTTGATAACGTTTAACAGTTTCAGAAGAACCTGCTTGGTTATATTTACCAAGATTATCAATTCCCCCAATTAGTTCAGTTAGAACTGTTCTTACTGATGATGCTAGGCCAAGAGAATGTAACTTCTTAGATGTAAATGTAACAGTTGCAGTATTTCCCGAATCATCAATTACAACATCTTTAATATTGTAGTTTACAATTTTCTGAAAGAGATTTCGTCTTACTTTAAGGAAGTTAGAAATTGTTTCTTCTGGTGTTTCAATTGGAAAATCTTTTACCCATTGTACAGAGTAATCTGCAGCTGGAGTAAGGCCATCTTCCTTGATTTTTTCACTAGTTTGAACAGCAATAATTGCATCAGTCCATTTGTCATAGGTTTCCCCATAAACTTTCTTAAATTTAGCATTATCTGTAGTTAAGACTGAATCCAAAAGAACTGTAGCATCCTTTGTTACTTTCTCTTTAACTGAATCTTCTTTACTAGTAGTTGTTACTTGTTCAGTTGTTTCAGTTTTATTTTCTGTTGATTTAGGTAACAAAGAACAGGCACCCAAAACTACGGAAGACAAAGTTAAAACAGTTAATAATTTAATTTTATTCATAAATAAAATAACTCCTAAATTATAATGATTTGCAAGCCAATCAAATCTTATTTATTCTTTGTGACTCGTTAAAATTCATATCAAGATTGCCCTACAATAATCATTATACACCGTACGGGATTCGAACCCGTGTTTCTGACGTGAAAAGACAGCGACCTAACCCCTAGTCGAACGATGTTAAATTTTATTAAAAGAAATCATCTTCATCAGTTACTTCTTGTATCTTGAATTTTGATGTATCAATTCCATTATTTTCTAATGCTTCTAACAAATCTTCAAGCGATAATTCGTACATGATGTGACTCCTTTTAAATAATAGGTATCGGAAGATTTAAACTTCCATTTAGCACAATAACTTCTCTGAAGTTCCATTTGCAACTGGATTTTCAAATCCATTATTTTGCCGAACCTTAAACAACCATTCACGTGTTTAGTTTGGTCCTTTCCTTATCATAAAAGTTAATGTTTAAGCAATAACTCCTACTAGATACCAATAGGTATTAAAAATGTCTTATTTGTTATTTTTAATATTTAGGATAAGATAATAAATCTTGTCTCACGGTTGCCCTACAACAACCATTATCCACTCACTTCATCTAAAATGAAGATTATTATGGATTACTTTTAATTATTTTTATATTTCCTCGTCAAATATTTAAGGACGGTGGGAAAATATAATACACCGTACGGGATTCGAACCCGTGTTTCCGCCGTGAAAGGGCAGCGTCCTAACCGCTAGACGAACGGTGCTAAATTATTAAGATAAATCATCTTTATCAGTTGTGACTTTTAGAAAACCTCTTTCAAGGTTTTCACGCCGTCGTGGCTCTAAAAATGGGCCCCGAGGGATTTGAACCCCCGAACTCGAAAGAGGGCGGATTTACAGTCCGCTGCGTTTAACCAGACTTCGCTAGAGACCCTTATTAAAAATAGTCTTGAGTTAGAAGCTTCTTATATTTAGTCACCCAAGACTAGAAATGATTCGATTGGCGGTCGAATCACCTTATATTAAATTGTATGAAAGGAAGTGCCAGTTCTCAATTCATTTAATGCCTACTTGTATTTTCACCAATTAAAATAACCGGCCGGAGCCAGTATGGGATTCGAACCCATATCTCAAGGACAACCAATTTAATATAAAATATAAATTTAACGGAACCTATAGGAATCGAATCTATCCGCAACGGGCTTCAACCGAATGCTCTGCCTTATGAGCTAAGGTTCCAAAATAAAAAATCTAGTGGCTGGTTTATGCCTAATGCTCTACCAATTGAGCTACGGTTCAATTGAACCGGTGGGGCTCGAACCCACAACCTTCTGGTTTTGACAAAATTGCTGATTGCCACTAACATATTCAATTTAATTTAATATAATCTAGTGGCAACTTGGGTTACAGATTAAAAGTCTATTCCATAATAAGATTGCTGTAAGCCACTATTATATTCAAAAAATTTATTCAATCTAGTGACTTGACTTTTCGGTATTACAAATTTGAAGTTTGTTCCATGCGAAGTTGCTGAATTGCTGTATGTCACTAAGTATATATAAAAAACTAACGACTTTTTTAAAAATGAAAAATAGATTTGGAGTCTTTTCGTTATTAAATAAAAATTGCTGTATGTCGTTATGTCAAACTAGACACGTCATCTTTTTTCTGCCAAATAGAAATGATTTTATATTGCTGTTTGTGCCTATATCACCTAATATTTATAATTTTATTAGAAATGGGCCCAGCAGGAATCGAACCTGCGACCCACGGATTAAAAGTCCGCTGCTCTGCCGACTGAGCTATGGGCCCAAATTAAAATAATGAGTGACACAAAAACAATGAAAGAATATCTCTACTTTGTTAGTTAGAAATCAAAGTTTTAACGTGTGTATGAAAGGAGGATTAACTTATCTTTTTAGATTCAAAAAGATAGTAGTGTCACTCATTAAGTTAATTTAACTGACCCGGTGGGGCTCGAACCCACAACCTTCCGGTTAACAGCCGGATGCTCTACCATTGAGCTACAGGTCAATAGGAGGTGGCAGTCATGAACAACTACCAATGTTTACCGTTTCTATTTCAACGATGTCACCGCCATTATACGGATTAGCTTCGGTCACCGATTTAAGTAATAAGCCTTTTGTTTATTTGTTACGCTTATTTTAACTTAAACCATACCTGTCTTTACGGTAGGAAGCTACCCTAAAATAAATTCCTTAAACATAATGCCTCATTACGCTGAATTTATTTTAGCCTTTCGGTTAACCTAACAATTGAGGACTTAGGGCTGTTAGACACCCAATGCTCAGCGCGGGACTCGAACCCGCAAGACCAAATGGTCGGGGGATTTTAAGTCCCCTGTGTTTGCCAAATTTCACCAGCCGAGCATATTTAAATTTTCAATGTTCGTAAAACCATTATATCACAAACAAGTTGTTTGTCAATAGGTTTTTTTGAAATTTTTTCATTTTTTCTGAAAAGTGTTGTTAAATATCAACAACAGAAAATATTATATCATATCTGAGTCATAAGTCAACCCTATTTATGAAAAAATTTTATGTTTTTGAAAAAAGTACTATTTAATGTGAAGCCTCATCACCCAAACTGCGCTTAGATGATGCTTCTGTTATCGGGTTCAGCGTTTTCAGCTTTTTCCCAACAAGTAAGAGTTTGAATAAATATAGTAATCTATATTGTAATAACAATCTTTTCTCTTTATAACCTCTTTTAATCAAAGGATAATTCTCTTGTGAGGTAGTTAGACTTACAAATTTATCATATTCCCATTTTCCTTTTTGATAAATTACAATTTTCATTTCATTTCCCCCTCAAAAATTTCAGAAAACACCTTGAAATTAGTATTTTCTTTATCTGGCATAATAGCAAAAACAACTTTATCAAAATGATAATGTTTTAAAGCTTCTTTAAATAGAGTTGCTACTTCTTCAGGTTTTTGAGCAAATACTCCACAACCAAATGCTCCTAAAATAAGTGTTTTTACTTTTTGTTCTTGAGCAATACTTAGAATAAAATCAATCCGTTTAGCAAGAGCATTGTAATTTTCTTCAGCAGAAGTTTTTGTTTGGCGTCTGCGATTAGGAGCAGCTACAGTAATTACATCACAAGTATTGATTACTTTAACATTAGCGCCACGAAGATTTGACCAAAAAGGTCGCTCAAAAATTACACTAGGAGAGTAAATTCCTCTGTCAGCAAATTTATAATCAAAAACTTCCTTACCATTATTTGCATAATAACTCTTAAATTTATTATTAGATAAAACATTGTATAGAACAGACTCACTACATAAAGCTTCTTCTTGTGCCATAGTTCCCCACGCAAAACCACCACCTGGGTTATAAAATGAAGCAAAATTAAGCACAGCTGTTTTCCAATTACCATGTTTATAAATAGCACTTACACTATCAATGTTATCCACAATAATATTAGTTGTAGCTTTATTAACTTTATTATCCAATGGTTCCATATAGATAGTAGAAGCATAAACAATTTCAAGAATATCTTCTGAGTATTTCTTGCTCATTTCTTGAATATGTGCTTGAGCTTTAGCTGCTCGTTCATCATTAAAATATTTTGGTTTAGTCATTTATTTTATCTTTCTAATAGGTATTAAAAATGTCTTAAATGTCACTTTTAATATTTAGGATAAGATAAAATCTTATCTCACGGTTGCCCTACAACAACCATTATTTGCTCACTTTATTTAAAATAAAGATTATTGCAAATTACTTTTATAATTTTATCAATGTTGGATTAAAGCCTAATTGTTCTCTTTTACCGATAATATAATTAGGATTTTCTTTAACCATTATATTATAAGCACCATTTACATCAGCATTGATTTTTCTAAAAGTACTTCTATATAATCCTCTTTTAATTCTTTTGCCAGAAAATTTAGGAATTACTTCATCTTTATAATTCGGTATTTCATCATAATCTAAAAATGAAGCTTTTGAAGTATAACTTTCTTCTCTCACAATGACTGTTATACCTAATAATTGGCATTTATAAGTTAATTGATTGATAAATTTTGCATAAGGAATATTTACAAAATTTTGGTTATTTATTCTACCAATATTGATACCATTCTTCCAACCACTATTATTACCTATAATTACTTTACTTACATCTCTCTCGTCAAAATAATTTGCTAAAAACTTCGTAATTTTATGAATCTCGTAAGAGATTTTGTTGTTTCTTTTTAGCCAAAGACGGTGGAGAGATTTCGAAGTAAAGACATTATAAGGTAATAGTGATTTCTTTTTGGAAGTCATTTTATTATAATATTGGTTGATAGATTTAATCTTTTTACCTGAAATTAAGCTAGGATTATCTCCGTCATTCGTAACAACTGTTGCAAGATTATTCAACCCCAAATCAATAACTGCTACTCTTTGATTTTGTTTTAATCTGTTTTCTTCTACTTCATAAACAACTTCTATTACATAACAGCCAACTTTTGGAATAATTCTTATCTGTTGAGGTTTTTCTACTTTAGTTGGTATTCTTAAATCTAGACTTGATTTACAAATGATTAAATTATCATCTTCATCTCTTTTATTTGAAAAAGTTTGTTTATTAAATTCAACAATAAATCTACCATCTGTTTTATGTAAATATTTAGGTAATCTGACTTTTTTGTTATAATCAGACTTCTTAACTAAACTCCAAAAAGATGAAATATTGTTACCTAATTTCTTTAAAACAGTATTAGATACTTTAGATGGTAATTCTCTATAATCAAATTGATTGCTTTGATTAAAGATTCTATTTATATTTTGCCATGTTAGAGTATCTAAATCTTTATCAAAAAAGGATTGTCTAAATTCAAAAAGAGCTGCATTATATAGATTTTTACTTTTGAAACAGAGCTCATCACAGATAGAATACAATTTATGGTTAGGTCTAATCTGATGAATTTCTGTTAATTGCATTTTATATCTCCTTATAATGTTTTCATATATATTATATCTAAAAAGACATTATAAGTCAATAAATATAATACTTATTTCTTAAAATCCAAGTGCCATAGCCATGTCATTTGGAATGTCGTCCCATGAGTTAAATAAAATCATTTTATAAGGACGAGTATTTTCAACTTCTTCAATAGTCATTTCTTGGTTACGAATGAAGTTTGGAACACTTCCATTACTATAAAATAACAATACAGGTTCAAGTGTTTCATCTTCCAAGTTTCTAATAGAGTAAATTGTGGCTAAATCGCCATACCATTTATTAGTTACTTTAATTTTTGTTTGTTTATTCATAGTTAATCGCTTCTTTCTTTTTAATATCCGAATAGTTTCCAAGCAGAATAAGAATGTATCTTATCTAAGTATTCCATTTGATTTGGGTAAATTTTTTCTAAGAAGTACTCTCTTGAAAGGACAAATATATCTGATGATGAAATATTGTAGCCTAATTGTTTTAATACTTCTTTTAACTCATTACCCCCATAAAGATTTGTTAAGGGATAAATTTTATCATAATCTAAAAATGTAGCATTTTTCAGAATTTTTTCATAGTCTGTTGGGTTACATTTACAAATACTATATTTAGTTTGTGAATCTTTAGAAATATAGATTATTCCTAAATCACGAATATAAATACAGTATTGATTAGCAATAAAGACAGTTTTTCCATTAGTAACATAGCGGCCAATATAATTAAATTGCCAATAAGAATTAGTCTTTGGGTTTAAGATTGGATTTACTTGTTCTAATGGAATACCGTCAATAGTTTTTTCAGCAACAATGAAGTTAGAGTTCATTTATTCTTATTCTTTCTAATTACCAGTTCGCATGATTTCCTTGAAAGTTTCTGGGTAATCACGAGCAAGAGTGCTCATAATTTTAGTACGAGCATTTTCATAGACAATAAAACGTTCACGGTCACGGTCTGTAATGACAGATAATGTACCTTGGTCTAAGTTGTCAGTTAAATCAGAAAGTTTTACTAGCATAGCGTCAACATTATTACAAATGTTGTCAATGTAATCAGAATAAGTTGTTTTTTCTTTATCATGAGTTAGGAAAGATAGAATATTCAACACATCATCATCAATACCTTTTTCTCGTAAAAATTCAGCATTGAGTGGAGTATCTTCAATAACATCATGAAGAATACCTGCAGCTTTTTGAGTTTTTGTACGAATGTATTTAGCATTGTTGGCAACACGTAGTACATGGAAAATATAAGGGTCAGTATTTCGGCGTGTTACACCTTTATGAGCCATTACTGCAATTTCTAAAGCGGTTTGTAGTTGTTTGTTGTTACTCATAAGAATTACCTCTTTTCATTTTTATATTCTAATTGTATCAAGTATTTTTGAAATTGTCAACAAAAAAAGAAAGATTAGTTAAAATCTTTCTTTTAGACATTTTAAAACATTTTATCAAGAGCATTTAACCATTCTTCAGCTGAGTGATTTAACTCTAATTTGTTAGAAATAACTTTAGCAATTTCGTCTGCTTTAGTTTTATATTGAGGGGAAATAGTTCTATTCTTTTTGTAATCTTTAAAGATTGCTTCTAATTCCTTTGGTGAAATATTAAGCTTGAACATATCTCTAATAGCGTTGTATTTAAAAATTTCTAGCATTTGTTATTCTCCTATTCGTTTCCATTCTCGTAGTATTTCATCTTTGTTATCTCTTAAATCAAGATTAAGATGAGCATATTTTACTATTAAGAAATCTAAGTAATTCAATAATGATTTGTAGAGCATTTGATGAGCAATATTACCGAATAGAGCCATTAAGTTATCAGCTGCATAAAGAATAACAGATAATTCTTCCTCAGTTAATTCTGCTTTATAAATATTAACATAATGTCCTTGCTCAAGTATTCTTCGATAAATCATAGGTAAATCTTGATAAGAATATCTATGAGTTACTTCTAATGCTCTTTTAAAGGATTTTAGAGTTGCTATAGTAATTGGTTTATTCATATAGTGTTCTCAAAGCTTCGTTCCATAATTCAACTTCTTCTAATGAGTTATTGTTAATAAAAGAATATTCCAAAGCTAATTCTAGTTTCTTAATCATAATCTCTTTAGCTCTATCATTGCTCTTTGTTAATTCAATAAAATATAAATAAGTAGCATGAGCTGGCTTGTCTAAACTCATTAAACAATCCATAATATTTTTACTGAATACTAATTCTAATTGTGCATATTTCAATTCAGTATCATCTAGCATAGAATTTAAATAAGCAATAGTTTTTGTTTCCAATTCATTTACTTTAGTAGCTAATTCATCAATCATCAAGAATTGTTTCATAGGATAAACATTTCTAGCAATTTCTCTAGCTACTAGAAAATAAAAGTAATCTTCTTTCACTTCTACTAATTTATTATAATCTTCCATTCCCTCTATTTTATAACCTACTAATGAAGTATCTTTCCAAAGTAATTGAGTGGGAGTAATGATTAGTTCTCTTGATTGAGAATCAAATTCCTTAATAAATTTCTTATCAGTTGTTACATAGTATCTAGCCACAAATTTTCTCCTTTTCTGTATAGTGTAGTACTTGTTTTTAGGGTTGTTATATCGTCATTAGTGAAACGCTAAAGCTGTAAAAATGAAATTTCGATAAATGTATCGACTCTTCATAAAAACAGCTTAAAAACAGTTTTAGCGTTCCTTTTGTTTGCGTTTAAAAATGTCGGGAAATTCTTTATTTAGACGAGCATAAGCAGCTTCAATATATTCCCCGATTAAATCTGGGTCAGTAAAATTACTATTCCAAACTGAGAAGAATGCTACATCTTTATATTTCTTTTTAATAGCTTGTTCAGCCATAGCAGAACTTTTAAGAGATGCAACTCCATAATTATCAAATGTAACATCAGTAAAGAATGGGTCTGACTCTAAAATCTTCAAGCAATGTCTGCGTAAGAATGATGGGTTTACAATGTAGTAAGCACAATCAAATGTATTCAATGGGTCTGAAGCATTTTTTAATTGGTACAGAAATCCCTCTGTATTGAAATCTTTTTCATCAGTTGGTTTAAATCTTTCATAATAAGTTTGTACTACATCTTTATAACGAGCAATTTTCTTATTAGTCATTCTTAGCAATCGTCCAATGTCATAAGCAGTTGCTTTTGCTTGAGTTACTGGAGAATAGTAATGTCTTTCTTTTCTGTGTTTTACTTTAACTACTTCTGAATCAACACCCATATTAAAAAGAGTATAAAGATTAACTTTAATATTTTCATTTTCTAATTTGTCAATCAAGCTAATCATTACAGTTCCGAATGTAATAATTTCTTGTGTAGTATATTTAGCACTAAATGTTGGCGAGATTGCAATAGAAATTTCCCTCATAGGAAGTCTACGTTCTTCACGATTAAACATATTTTTAGGAACTCCCATAAGAGTTGCTGAAACATTAGGTGCAAATCCTACTACATCTTCTTTATTTTTGGAAATCTTTTTATTAAATTTAGTATATGAGATAAATTTATTTACAAAGTATTGAATTTGACGGTAACTATCCATATCTCCATTTGTACGAAGTTTTTCTGCTTCTTCAAGTGATTCAGTACCTGCAAATTCTGGCGAAGCAACTTGAGATTGATTATTACGATTGCCATATCTTCGTCCCGTAATTACTTCTTCAAATTCTTCTTTGCTATAAATCTTAATTTTAGTATTTATTGTTTCTATAATATTTTCTTTCATAGTTTTCTCTTTCATTTTATTGATTTTCTTAGTTTTATTATAATATAAAGCTACTTATAAGTCAAATTCAAAATCATAGGTAAAATACTCAGTAAAATTTATATAAAGATTACTAAAATCGGCCTAAAAATACTCAATTCTTCAAACCAAAAAATGACCAAAAATACTGACAAAAAATAGGATAAAATACTCAATGCTCAAATTCAAAATCGGGGGTAAAATACTCAAAAAAAGCCTAAAAATACTCAAAATCGGCCTAAAAATACTCAAAAAAAGCCCTAAAATACTGACAAAAAGGGGTAAAATACTGTTTTTTGGCATTTCGCTATTTTACGATTACTGTAAGCCGTTGAGTAATAACAGTTAAAGCGTTTCTCAAAGCAGCGCTTTTTCAGCTAATAACTATAAATAACTAATAAACAACTAAATAAAAAACTAAATAAATAACCAACTTCGCTTTTTCAAAGCTCGTTGAAGTAAAAGTCTATAAAAAGTGAAATTGAGTTAGTAATTAAAAAATATTTTAGTTATAGTAATGACTTTAAATAATTGTTAGCGACTGTAGCTCAGCAGCTAAGACAGTTTTAATAGGTGAATAATGATTTATATATAATTTTAGCAAATCTTCTTAAAGCTGCTTAAACTAGAAAAAAGAGATTTTGAAAATCTCTTTTTATTTAGCAATATTTTTTAGAGCTACAAATAATGGATTATTTGTTGAACACTTGCAATTTAGAACAACTGTTTTAATATCTTCGTGTCGCATATTCTTACATACCACATATTTCACAAGCTCTTCAATATCCATTTTCCCATACAATTGAGCTAAACTCTTTGTAGCTCGCATAGATACAACATAACGAAGTCCAGTATCTTCAACTGCTTTTCTAACTGCTGTAACAAATTCATAAATATTATTATTTCCAGCAATCTCACGTTCTAGGTTTTTATCATATCCAAATGGAACAACTGCAAAACGGTCAATCGTTGAAGCATCCATTTCATCACGAGCTGTATAAACACGGTCTCCACCATTTCCTAAAGTATTAGCTGCACCTAGAATATAAAAGTCTTTATGTTTCTTTTTCAAGCCGATAGGAAATTCATAATAACCATTCGCTAGAGCAGAGTTAATATTCAAGATAACAGTAGCGTCTGAAGCATCCATTTCATCAAAAAGATAGACACCACCATTCGTCCAAGCTTTATAGAAAGGTGTTTCAACGAATTTACCATTCGCATCAATAAACCCACTCAATTTATATTCTTGACGAATAGCTGGGGTACAGTAAAATTCTAATCCAAATGCTTCAGAAATTTGATTACCAAGGACATTCTTACCAGTACCTGACGGGCCGTTTAACAAAACATTTTCTCCGTTTGCAAGCAAAGTAAGGATAGATTGAAAAGCAGAATGAGTTAAACCTTTAATCTCTTTAGGTTTATTATCTCCAATTTGAATTTTAGTAATTTCTGGCAATTTACCATAACGTTCTTCAATCAATTTCATTGCTAGTGATTCTGCTTCACGAGCAATGTTTGTAGGATTGATTGAAGTTTTTAGTTGATTAAGTAGATTTGTGAATCGTTCATCTTCACTACCTAAAATTTGTGAAATTTTATTTAATAGTTTTACTAATTCTTTATTGTTTTCCATATTTATTTTTATTCAACGTATAATCGTTGAATCATTTCCTTTCCTCGTTCTGTACTCCAATCAAAGATTCGGTCTAAAGCTTTGAATCGCTCTGACTCAAAATCAATGTTTACTTCTGCAACATCAAGTGCTACATTATTAGCTTGATTAAATTCCCGACATTCATTATTAAGGGGAATTAAGAAATTATTTAAAACCATATTTTGTTCCACTTTCTAAACAGCAGCAGGCATAACTTTTTCTCTTACAAGATTATAAAATTCTGCTGGAACAATTACAATATTTTTGTTAAATACTTCATAATGTTTTACTTCATCTTCAGTTTCTTCAAAATTATTTTTAATATAACTCTTCAAATGAGTAAATTCATTGATTGAATAATTTGAAAATTCCAAAGCACCTAAGTATCGGCAAATTTTATCATTATGAAATTGTTTAACGTTGGGAAGTCGATTAAACGTAGCTTCACCTAAAATTCCTTTTACAATACGCTCCAAATCAGTATCTTCTTCAATAACCAAATATTGATTTTTATTAGCAACACGATTGTAAGGTTTAAAAGCAAAAGCTTTTGCATAATCGTCAGTAATTACAACAATTACCCCATCAATTTCGTTATTATTATCTAAGCTTGTTAAATTATATTCAGCAAATTTAATTTCATCAAGTTTGAATAAGTGTTTTTTTAATTCGTCCATTTTGCTCCCCCTTAAAACTTAATTTGTACTGATTGATTTGAATTATTTACTTGTACAGTTAATCCATAAGTAGAACCATCTTTATAGAAATTCGGTTGAGTACGAAGCCAAGTAATAATGTCAATCTTTCTAATTCCAGTAGAATTAGCTGGATTAAATTCTAGTATTGTACTTCCCTCACGTTGAATGAATACATCTTCGGGAAACATTTCAGCAAATTCAGAATTTACTAATTGAATAAGTGCACCATTACCAACCATTTTACCTAACAAACTGTAAGAGGAATAATTACGGTCATTCTTTGGCATTACTCCAGTTTCAAGCATTTCTTTGTATTTGTCAATGATTCCTAATTTAGCTGCAATCACATAATCAAATACTTCATCACCTGTAAACAGTTCATTTAGACCTAATACTACATCATTACATCTAACTTGACTATTTAAGTTGTTTGCTTGTTGTAAGATTTTTGTTTCTAATCGTTTATTCATTTTATCCTACCTTTCTTTCGATAATTCTATTATATAATATAATAGACAAAAAATCAAGAAAAAGTTATCCAAAAATGAATAACTTTTTTACAAAAAATTTAGAATAGATTATCCATAGCTTCAGAAACAAGTTCTACAATTTGAGCTTCGATTTCTTGTTCAGTATCACGAAGGTAAGTACTGTTCAAAATACCAGCCTTGTAAATTCCTACTAATGTTTCAATTTCGTATTGCAATTCTTGTCCGTATAAGATAATCAAAGTAACGATTGCAGATTCAGCTGCGTCTTCAATCTTAGTAGGAGTTGATTTGTAAGTTGAAACAGTAGAGTTATGTTTAGGTGCCCAATTAGAACGACCTGAATTTGGATTAGCCCAAATAGTTGTTCCATAACCGTAACCATAATTTGTTGATGGTTGGTGAACAATAGGTTTTGGTTTGATTACTTGTTTATCCCATTCTTTAAGAATTGTTTCGTCAACACCCTCAAGTACTTCAAAATCAAAGTTCAATTTCTTTTCGGTTGCATTAACTGTATAAGGTGGAAATTCTACAAATTTTTCTAGGTCATTAGGGCCAAAACCTTCTTGAAGTTTTTGGCTTACCGTAATCCAATTATACATTTCGATTTGGTCAGAGAGGAATTTACCAAACACCAATTGAACTGCATCATTTTGTGAGTTAGCATAATCTGTACTTGAACAGAAGGCAGCCATTTTATTATGAGAATGTGTTTCTAAAAACATTCCATATTGATTATTTAGTGCTGTATAGATTGGGTCTGTAGTACTTGTTTGCCCACCAGAGTTCTTTTGCTTTGGAGTATATGAAAATACATCATCATTCCAAAATTTCAAACCTTGAATATCTTCAAGTTTTACTGTTTTTTCTGTTTTAATTCCATTAACTTTTTCTTCATAAGTCAAAGTATAGATACCATCTGTTGGTGGAATCAATTTACGGCTTTTTAGATAGAAGTTAACTTGTGCTTCTTCGCCGTTTTTGTCAGTAATGTCCTTGTACCATTTCATTACCGTTTTAATCGCAATTGCTGGAATTTTTGTAAGTGTTTGTTCTTTTACTTTTACATATTCAGCAACTTCGGGGAATGTTACCACTCCATAATCATTAACTTTCTTTAGAGAAGTACCTAGCCAAGAATTTTGTTCCTCATAGATACCATCTTTTCCTACAACGACCGTTTTAATCATACCACGGTCAGATTCTTTTTTAAATTGTGTTGACGGATAAAGTTCTACTAATTCCATTTTATTTATTTCTCACTTTCTTTTTATTTAAGCCATTTTGTATTTTTAGTCCATTCAATGAACTCTTCATAAGTATTTACATTTTCTTGTTCTTTTGTAATTGAGCCAAGAAACTCAGCAAATTTCTTCATGTCATGACTAGGCACTTTACTGCGTAATGAAGAACTAACAAAGTTCAAATCTGCATTACCACGTGCACTGAGGAATTTATTCACATATTGACTCGCACGAGTGACAGCATCATTTTTCCATGCAGCATATTCAGCTGAATCAATGTCTGCCATCATACTACCTGTACAGATACTTTTTGTTTCTAGTTTCTTCCCATTAGGAAAATAAGAATTTTCTTGTTCTCGGCGGTCCGGAAAAATATTAGTCAGACAAATATATTCTTCATATTTCTTTCGATAAGCTAAGCATAAACCATTATCGGGATTAAAACCGCTATATGAAAGTAAATATATGTCAGGCACCCAAAATGAATAGTAATCCATTTTAAATTCATCTGCCAATCCACTAATTGTCAAATCTTTTGTAATTGCTGTTTGGACGATTTTCTTAGCACTAAATTTATAAATCATCTTTCCCGTTTTATCAGCATATACAATACCATCTGAAATTTGGTCGTCCAAATCTGCTAAGTTAATATTATATTTTGTTTGTCTACCGTCCATATATGAGTCAAGCAAATTTGATTCAAATTTTTTAAAAATTCGCCCTTGTTTCACATATTGACTTGTGTCTAGTTCTACAATAGTCATTGTAATTCCCCTTTCTCATTATATTATATATTCTATCAAACAACTTGGCATTTGTCAACAATAAAATGTTATAAAACTCAAAAAAATCACACCGAAGTGTGATTTTCATTTTAGTCAAATAGTGTATTCGTTTTTAACGTTTGATTGTTTTTAATCTTCTTCTACTTTTACCAAGTCAAGAGCTTTCTTCAATCCTACCAATTGTTCATAAGTAAATTCAAGTTCAGCAGCTTCAATAACTTCTGTTACTTTACGTTGTTCTTCTTCTTTTGCTTTTTCAGCAAGTTCAGAATCACGAGCTACAAGAGCTGCACGAGCTGTTTCAACTTCTTCATCAGTCATTACTTCTGCAACTGGAATTTCCTTTTCAATAAGATAAGCAACTTCATCAAGAGTAAACCCAGGGATTTTTGGAACCCATTTACCATCAGAAGTTTGGCCAAGTTTGAATCGACCACCTTTTAGAGTTTCTGCTCCTAGAGTTGCAGCAATACGAGCACGTAATTGTTCAGGTGTTTCTTTTTCAACTTCTTCGTCAGCACCTTTTGTACCTGATTTTTCTGTGATAATAAGAGCAGCTCCTACCACTTCCAATTCAGCATTTGCTGGTACATTAAGCAAAGCAAGAACATCATCAACGGAAGCTCCATTAAGAGGGAATCGATTGTTTTGGAAAACAATCTCAGTTACTTCTGCATACGCATTTACATTTTCAGCCATTTTTAAATAGCTCCTTTCAAAATTTATATTTTTTATTTTATAGTTATATTATAACAAGCGATTTAGCATTTGTCAACTATTTTTATCATTTATTTTTTAAGAAATAATAACAAAATTAGAAACAACTTCAACTTTTGCAGTTTTTGGAATATTGAGCATTTCTAACACTGTATTCAAATCTGCTCCATTCAAGGGAAATACTTTATCTTTGTACTTCACAAATTGAACTTCTTTCAAATTAAAAGCCATATTGAAAACTCCTTTTTTATTTTATATTTTAATTTTATCAAAAATTAACAATATTGTCAAACAATTTCTGTTACAGTCATGCTACATAGCTTCGTATGGAACATAAATTTATTTCCAAGTAACATAGCATTTTCTTCAATTAAGTTAATTAGATTAAATAATAGAGTAGCACTTGTTACATTAGCAGTCACATTTTGAGGTGCAGATTCAGATTGCTCAGCACAAGAAATTTGGTCTGGGCGTCTTTCATCACCTTCAAAATTTTGGAATGCTTCGTCAAGAGCAATAGGACTTTCATAAATGACTTCATTGTCATATTTAGCTGCAACGTAAGCTTGTCCGTGTCTTTCAGCATTACCACCATCTAACCACAATACATCTTTATAATTAGGATTGTAAAATACATCTTGAGCAATTTTACGAGTAGCATTGTTATCCAAGCAGCCTACAAGTACAGGTGTACCTTCTTCTTGAGCAATAATTTCATCAATGATAGAAGTATCAGAAAGAAATTCAGGTACATAAGCGAAATCCCATTTTTTAGCAATTTCTGCTTTGCTCATATTTACTTCTTCTTCAACAAAGTTTTGTCGAAGTACATTCTTTGATTCCACAATATCTCCGTCAATTAGATATACAGGCACTTCGATTTTAGATAGGAATTGTGCAAGCCAAGACCCAGTTCCACCTGCACCAAGTACAATATAATATTTTCGGCCTTCTTTAATTTTAAGCATTATTTGATTACCTCCAATTTATCTGTAATTGTTGCATAAGTGCCATCTTTCAATCGAACAATTGCTCCAGTAGTTTCCCCTTGCAATTCTAGTGTTAGATTAGGGAAGAATTGTTTATGACTTTCAAAAGTTCTTACTGTATTATTTGTTTTCTTAGTAAGTAATCGTACAGAAGAAGTTTCTTTAATACGAGCTAATTTGAAGCGATTGTGTTCCATATCGGGAATAAGTAGGAAAGCAGATTTCTTTCCATTAGCTTGGTCAATGAGCAATACTCGATTACCATTTTTATTCAAATTTTCTTTATCTTCTTTGTTATGAAGAGTATAGTCAGAAATATATGTTACATCTGGCTCTTCGTTTGGTTTTTCTAGCTGAGCAAAATAAGCACGAGCTTCTTCTAAAAGTTCTTCGTTATTCATTTCAGTCCTCGCTTTCTTTTTGATAATTCTATTATATTATATAGCATTTTATTTGTCAAATATTTTTATTGTTATTTTTGAAAAATTTATATTTCTCAAACTGATTTTGAATGTTGTTATATCGTCATTAACTGTACAGTAGAATTAAAAAACTGCAAAGTCGATACATTTATCGAAATTGCAGTAAAACAGCTCAGACTTGCTTATTCTATATATTTGAATCCATTTTGGAAGATGGTTTTAGCCTCAGTTACTTCTCTATTCCACGGAAAGTTACTGTAATCAAAATTCTTGAATTTGTAGCCACAATAAAACAAAGCATATAAAAGGTCACTTTTCTTTGACTCTTTATCAATAATCAAATCTAAACAATCTTCTACTCCATGATAAAGAACAAAGGGATAAAAAAGTTCCCTATATTCTGGCAGAACCTTATAACCCGCTAAAATTGCAGCTGTTTTTACTCTAAAATTAAAAGTTAATATATCTCGTTTGTATAAACTGCACAATCTTTCAAATTGTTCTTGAGTAATCTGTCTGTTTAATATATAATCATCTAAAAAATAATTATAAGCAAATTTTTCTGGTGTTTTGTCTGAAATTACTTCAAATTCAGCAGACCCCATAATTTTTTGTTTGATAAATTCCCTTCTAAAATCTGTTATTTTAGTAGAATCTGTACAAGGAGCCTTATATGGTTTATTGTGATAAGTTAAAAGTCTTATATGATAATCTATCTGAAATTGTTTATCAAGCATCACTTCTGGTAATTTGTAGTATTCTTGATTTAGTATTGCAAAAAATTTAAACCTTTCATATATAGTAAGGTTAAGAATTTTATTCTTTAATAATTTCTGAAATTCTACTATCAATGACAAATCTAAGTCATTGCCATTCAAAATAGCATTAAATTCTTCAGCAATTCCTTTAGATATTCAACAAATTTTACATTTCTTATAATTTTATATTTTCTAGCTTCAATATAATCATCAAAACAACCCACAACTGATTCTGGGTATATTTCTACTTCATAAATAAAAGGTTCTAAAAGTGATAACATAGAAACTTTATAATCCTTTAAGTTATAAAAAAATTTAGACGGTGCTATTGAAGTTCCATGTAAGCTATAATAAGTATGTTCTATTTGTCTTGTTATATCTGAAAATAAATAAGCTCCTTTCAATCTATTATATTATATAATAAATAAAAAGAAAAAGCAACCATTAGGTCGCTTTAAATATATTTATATTTATCCTCTGTAACAAAGATTTCTTTTATGTTTTTGATGTTCTCATTAGGGAAATCATAAGAATCTGCGATTTTATAATTCTTTTTATAGAAATAGTTAAATTCAGTAACAGTATAATTGCTTCTGTCAAATACTTCTAATGCTAATTCTGGGTCAGAATAAATTAAGTAAGGATAGAAATGTTTTTTGTATTTTGGTAATATTTTATATCCAGCTGCTATAGCATATGAAGCATGGAAAATTGTTCTTTCTTCACTGTACATATACTCACAATACTCTTCAAATTGTTCTTGGAATAATCTTCTAGTTATTATAAAATCTTTTAAGTTGATGTGGCATATTAACTCTTTTATTGGTAAATCTATTCCATACTCAAAATTTATATCTCCATAAAATTTCTCTCTTTTAAGTTTGTTGAGTTTGCTTGAATCAGTAAATGCTCCAATATATTTTTTATTAAAATGCTTTAATAGCCTAGCATAGGGAATCTCAGAATATTCAGAAATAATTATAGTAGGCAACTCATAATGATTTTGATTTAGAATAGCTAAGAATTTAAACTGTTCTGCTTTTGATAAAACCCATTTAGATTTTTGAATGATTCGTTTATACAAAGCAATTACTTTCCTTGTTTCAGCAGTTCCATTAAGAATAGAATTGATTTCATTTTTTGTTACAGTCGAAAATTCATAAGTATTCACAAGTTCAATAAATTCTACTTCTCTAACAATTTTAAATTCTGTTGCAGCTAAACCAAAAAAATCACATTCAAACACTGTTTCAGGTTCGATTTCTACTTCATAAACAAATGGTCTTATTAAAATTCTTCGGCTTTCGTTATGATAATCAATCAAATTGTGATAGAAATATAAAAATCTGTTATTCTCTAATGAGTAATAAGTATGATTGATTTGTCTTGCCATATTTGTAAATAGATAGGCTTTAATAGACATAAGAATCTCCTTTCAATAAAAATGTTATATTTCAATAATTTTATAATCTGAGTTTGCAAAGATGTTTCTAGCTTGTTCTGCTAATGTATGCCTTTGGTCTGTATATTTCCAGCCTTTAAATTTATATCCTTTATCAAATAAAAGCTCTTTACAAGTACGAACTTCTCCATATTCATCAACCAAATCAAGCGCTAATTCTGGGTTTTGATAAATAACATAAGGATAAAACAATTCTTTGTATTTAGGAAGTATTTTATATCCAGCTGCTACAGCAATTTCTTTAAAATCTGTATTTTTAATTATTTCCTGCATATTTTGAATAGCTTCCTCAAATTGAATTTGACTTAATTTTCTTGTTTGTATTAGAGTTGCTATTTCATCATAGTTTTTGAATTTTTCATTAGAAAGACTTTTATGACTTTCAAAAATATTACTACCGAACAAAAACTCCCTCTTTATGTTAAAACTATCTGTATATGATTCTGGCAAAGAATATGGAATCTTACAATCTTCAAAAAGCCTAATATGAACAAAATAAATTGGGTCTAAATAAGGTAATTCATATTTTGTTTGATTTAAAATTGCTAGGAATTTCATTTGTTCAGAATGGGATAAGCTAAAAGGCCTTTTTTCCATATATTTTTTATAAAGTGCAAATAATTCTTCTTCCTCAATATTCCCATATAAAATTGAGTTGATTTTATTTATCGTTTGAGTGACAATTGACATTTCGTTTGCAACAGTCCTAAAATCAACTCTATTCTTAATTCTAAAAGCAGTTGCTTTCAAATAGCTATATGCACACTCGATAATATCTTTGGTTTCTACTTCTACTTCATAAACAAAAGCCTTATTTTCAAGCTTGCTAAAATAAGCAGTGTCTTGATTTAGGTCAAGAAATAGACGTATATCTCTATCAGTTGATAATGAGTAATATTTATGATTGAGTTGTCTAGTCCTATTTGAATATAGATAAGCTTTAATAATCATGTTTTTCTCTTTCTAGTTAATCCTTGATTTATCAAATTTCTAAGTCAATGTATTTATAATTATCACTCTTTAGAATCTCTTTAGCTCTAATAATTTCAGAGCTCTTATGACTTCCATAGTTAGAATTGTTTATTTTATACCCAATTGTAAGCAATTCATTTATTGTAAATGTATTTGTAAAATGTTCTTTTTTTAATTCATTTATATAACTAGGGTCTTTAATAATAAGATGTGGCATAAACCAATTATGATACTCTTGTGGAATCTCATAATTTGCATAAAGACCACAATGAACAAAATGCCTTATATTTCGATAATTTAAACTTGAAATAATTTTGCAAGTATCTTCAAATTGTTCCTGTGTTAATTTTCTACATCTAATTAAATCCATAAGGTCTGAACTAGTCTTTGCTAATTCTTCTACAACTTCATTTTTAATATACTCAAACCTTTTAGAGCCTTGCATAGCTACATATTCTAAACTTTTTTTTGCATAAGGCTTTAGATTTGAATTAAGCTCATATTTTTTGCCATAATACTCAACGAGGGATAGAAATCGAGTTGTTCGTGGACCTCCATCAAGAGTTGGTAATTCATACTTTGTTTGAGCAAGTACAGCATGTAATTTTAATATTTGCAATTTTGTGAGATTAAAAGAACCTTTCTCTATTGAATCTGCATAAATCTTTACGACTTTATCTTCCGACATAGTACCATTAAGAATAGAAATCAATTCATTCTTAGTCTTTTTAGAAAGAGTCGCTTCTTTTACAAAATCACCGAAAGGAACTTCTTCTATCACTTGATATTTAACAGCCCTTATTCCAATTTGGAAAAGATTGTAAACATCATTTGAGTCTACTTTTACTTTATAGATAAACATTTTGAATGGTATTCTATCTTCTAAAAAATCACACAAATTGAAGTAGAAAATTCTATGATAATGATTTAATCCACTATAATAAGTATGACCGACTTGTTGGGCAATTTCTGAAAATAAGTAACAATCAATAAGCATTTTTATCCTCTTACTTTAAATTTTATCTATTATATTATATAACAAACAAAAGAAAAAAGCAACCGATTGGTTGCTCTTCCTTTAATAATTAAAATTTTTCAAAATCTTTTATAAAGGCTTTATCACAAATATATTCAGTGCCTTTCTTGATTAAAGAATAGTAATCAGGCTTAACTACATAAATAATTGCTTCTCCGCCAAATTGTTGAGCAGCTTTTTTAGCATATTTAATAGCAGAAGGCTTAGAGATAGTAACAAAAACCTTATCTTGTAAATTTTTTCTGAAATCTTCTCTAAGTACTCCAGTTTCATTTGGTGGTAATAGAACTTTATTTACTTTTATATTTGTTGTTGTTCCGTGATAGAAAATCATTTGAATTTGACCTCTTTGAAATTTTTTGTTACAATATATTTTAAAATAAAACAAAATAAAAAGCAAGGAAAATTGAAAAATGAATAAAAATAAAAAATTTAGACAATTAAAAGAAGTAATAGAAAACAGCTTAATAGAATATGAATATGTAGCTGTTTATAAGGATAAATTTGTTTTAATTTATCATGTGGCCCATGATGAGTTCACATATGAAATTACAGTTAAAGATGATTGCTATATTGTAATTGAAAAACTTTACTCAGAAGTAACTGGAATGACTATTGAGGGGAATAGTAAATTTAATACTCTTGAAGAAGTTATAGATTTTATCTTGTAAAGGAGCAATATGAAAATTAAAGAAACTACATTAAAAGAAGTCTTAAATTTTCCATTATCCAAAATTCAAGACTTCGATAGCAACAATTATGAGCATTTGAAAGGAAAAGTAAATCATCATAGTAATTTTATTATCTATAATTATTCTTTTGATAATATTGGTGTCACTAATCAATCAGAATTAAAAATCCAAAATGAATCGAAAAATAAAATCATTGATTTATTGACTATATTATTTACTAAGAGAGCACAATTCTACTATGACAAGAGCACTGATTCTTACTTATTCTTACCCTATAAAGATGATTTTAATTTTGATAATGGGGAAGAAGTTCTCATTTGTGAATTAGCGATGAGGTGAAAAATGGAAAATATAAGATTTTATTTTGATAAACCATTGGAAAGAGCAATTATTAAAGCTCGAATAAATAGATTTATTTTTATAGTAGATTTAAATGGAATTGAAGTAGAAGCTCATTGTCCAGTTGGTGGTACTATAGCTGGAATACCTAGGAAAGAATTTAAAAATATTCCTTGTTTGATGAGTGATAACAGTGAAAATACTAATAGAAGAACTAAATATACTGTTGAAGCAATAAGCTTGGATAATGGATTAACTTATGCAGGTATCAATCAAGTAAAATCTAATAATTTTGTTAATCATTTCTTACAAGATGAAGCTATACAAAATACTTTGAATATTAAAGGCCTAATTACAAGGGAGAAAAGATTAGGCAAGAGCAGAATTGACTTCAAATCAAGTGATGGTTATATAGAAGTTAAAACAATGGTAGCAGAATATTATGCTGAAGCTTCTGAACATTTAAGGCATTTGATGAAAGAACAAGAGCCGTCAATTGAGCGATTACAAAAACATATTAGAGAATTAACTAGCGAAGTTAAAACCAACAATTCTAAAGCTTTGGTTATAACAGTGTTTCAATATAATGCTCCTAAATTTACCCCACCTGTCAATAATCCAATATATAAAGATTTTATTGAAGATTTAAAAATTGCTAAAGCTTGTGGAGTAAAACAATTTCAAATGAATATAAAGATTACAGATGAATATGCTGAGCTTTTATCTATTACAGAAAATGAAGTGATTTAAGAACTTTTACTCAAGGAGATTGTACGAATGAAAAAACTTGCAATAGCACTTACTGGTCATAGGCCACCTAAATTAGCCGGTTATGATTACAATAATATTTTTTATAAAAGACTTTATAAAAAATTAGATAATATAGTTAAACAAGCTCTTACTAGATATGATTGTCTTGAATTGCACTCTGGTATGGCATTGGGTGCTGATACTATTTGGGCAAAAGTTATTGTTGATAACAAAAAGCAATTTCCCGATAGAGTTAAATTTATTGCTGATGTTCCCAACATGGAGCAATGGAGAAAATGGCCTCCTAATAGTGACAGCAAAAAGATTTGGCTAAAACTTATGGAATACGCTGATGAAGTGGTGACTTATGAGGATAAAAACCCAGGTAAAAGCATTGGGTACATTCTTAATGCTAGAAACTGGGGCATGATTGAGCCTTGTGAAGTTTTGATTGCTGTTTACAATGGTGATAAGACTGGTGGAACTGCTAATGCAGTAAAATATGGCTTATCCAAAAAGAAGAAAATCATTTATATTCCCCCAGATGAATTACGCTAAAAAAGCTATCAAATTTTCTTTGATAGCTTTTTATTTAATCAATTTTCAATTTCTATATATTTATAATTTTCATTTTTCATAACTTTTCTTGCATTTAAAATGGGAATATATTTACCTTTGTAATCTTTTCCATTTATTTTATATCCAAGCATAAGCAATCTTGAGATGCAACTGGGGTCACCAATATTGTTACGAGTTAATTTTGTTGCTAATTCCGGATATTTAAGCATGACAGCAACTGGGTATATATCTCTATGTAAAGGTGTTATGTTGTAATTTGCTATCAAAGCAGCTCTAATATAAGTTCTTTTATTTTCATCACTTAGGCGACAAATATTTTTCAGCCAACATACTTCAAATTCATTCTGAGTAAATTTCCTTGTTTCTATCAAGTAAAAAAGATTTGGAAATTGAATGTTATTATCTTTACTGCTTATACTTTCAAAAATTTTTGACCCATACAGAGCTTCACGCTCAACAAACTCCTCTCTTACAACAATATATACATTATAATCTATTTCATATTTTCTATGATAAAATTCATAAACTCTAGCGTATTCTTTATTCCACATTAACAGTTTTAAGATTGGGAGCTTATATATCTTTTGGTTTAAGATTGCATGAAGTTTTATAATTTGAGCAAATGATAACGACCATGGTTGACATCGCATAATTTTATTATAGATACTTAAAACTTCATCACTTGTCATAGAACCTTCAATAATCGAATCCCATTCGATTTTATCTTGACCAAATTCATCTTCAGTAAATTGAGCAGCTTCAATCCATTCATTAAAATTTATTTCTTCTTTTACTCGATATTTAACTGCTTCAATATGACTTGGTGTTAGAGCATAAACATCATTTGAATCAACTTCAACTTTATAAACAAAAGTATTTAATTTTAATAGAGCAAAATCATAATCAATAATCTTGTAATAAATGCAATTGCTGTTATCATGCTCAAGAATACCATAATAAGTATGGTTTATCATTCTTGCTTTTGTCGAAAACAAACACCCCTCAATAATCATTTTTCTTTCTACTTTCTATTTCTTTAATTTTCTAGTTATATAATTATATTCTATAAAAAACTTTCAAGATTGTCAATATTAAAGAATAAAACCAAAAACAACATTCACTCACATATACCTGAAACTGATTTTGAATGTCGTTATATCGTCACTAGTGAAACGCTAAAACAGTTAAAACTGATTTTCGATAAATGTATCGACTTTCCAGTAAAACAGCTTAGAGTCGCTTATTTTAACGCTAAAAAAGAATTGCTATTTTACAAGCAATTCTTTTCTTTTTTACCAGCGATAATCATATTTTCTATAATCATAATCTTTTGGATTAGCTAATAAAGTATTTTCAGCAAGCTCTTTTTCTTCTAAATCAGAATTAGCTTCTCTAAGGATTTTTCTTAATTCATCTCTAACATGAGCTCTACCTTCTGTTTCTTTATCCATACCACCATATAAATCATAATCTTTAGAAACGATTTCTTGTAGTTTAGCAAAAGGAACTTTATTTTTTACTCTTTTTCTAATTTTGTTCATTTTATTTGGTAATGGAATTAAGAAGTATTTAGAATACTTCTCAATGTTATCTTCATCAAGAATTAGTGTATCAAAGTCTAAATCTATTGTAGCATAATAAGTTTTATAATTACAAGCATAAGCATATACCACTTGATAAACTTGATAACGCTCATCTTTGTATTCTAATCCATAACGTTCGCCAGTCCAATACCAATCATAATTGTTAGCTTCCCAATTGTATCTTTCAGCAGTGTAAATTCCCTTACCGTAGATTTTTTCCAAATCTTTTTTTGAAGCAAAGCTATCAACATAGCCCAAGAAATGTTTTTCTTTCTTATGTAAGTTAGTTAAAACTGGATAAGTTTTACCAACTACTTTACGAACACTTTCTCTTTGCCAAAGTTTTCCATTGACTAATGCTTTCTTAACATCTCTAACTTTACCTTTCTTTTTACGAGCATAATGATTAGAGCGATTTTTAGTAGCAGAAGTTAATGATAATTCTTTTAATTGTTGTTTTGCTTTTTTAGTAAATGGCATAAATTACACCTCATTCTTTATTTTGTTAATCTGAGCTATCGAAAACAAATTTAGGAAACGCAACAGGCTCTTTAGTTAAAATTCCTTTATTATCTTCAACTGTATAAACATTAGGTAATGAATTGTAAGCATCTCGTTCTGTTCTCATGCGCCAATTCCAACTAGTAGTCATGCTTAATCTTTGTTTATCACCATTAAGAGTTTCGACTTCTAAATAAGAGTAATGTTCTTCTACTTTTGCATTTAGAACTTTGTAAGTTTCGCCACCTGATTGAGCATAAACGTTAGTAAAGTTTCCTTTTTCATCAATTTTAACTTTATCTGAGCCCTCTTTTTCTACTGGATTTAGTTCAGATAACTTATGTCCAGTACGTTCTTCAAATAATTGCTCTTTATAAAGCTTCTCATATTTTTCAATTTGAGCAGTTACCTCTTGGTATCTTTCTCTATCTTTAGTAGTATCAATACGTTCTGGCTGCTCTTTAAGCTTTTCTAAATCTGCTTGCATTTCTTTGATTTCATTATCAGTGAATGGTCTATCTTTTGGAGCATAAGCATAGCTAGCATCAATATATTTTTGTTCTTCTTCGTTAATCTCTTTTAGTTTATCTTTGATGTTATTGTAAGCTGGCCATTCGTCTTTTTGAATGTCTTTAACAAATAGTTTACCTGCTTTAGAGATAGTTAATCTTTCACCAAAAGGATTATTTTCTTGAATTTCTGCTAATGCTTTTTCTTTGTAAGCATCTCTATCAGCTAAAACCATTTCTCTATTAGCTAGATAAGCTTTTTCATTAGCGATTCTTTCGGGATTGCTAGCAATAGCTTCTTCAATTTCTTCAGCAGTTCCATGAACAGAATAGAAAATACTTCTATTTCGTTGTTCAATACCATTGATTTTTTGTACTAAATACTCTTGTCTTTCTTTATATGCTTTTAATCTTCCAGCGGTTTCAAAAGCATTTGTTGATTCTGGTAATTCTTGATGTCGGTTAAGAGCTGCTTCTGTTTCGTAGTAGCTATCTATGATAGTTTGAACTTCTTCTCTTGTTTTTCCATGAGATTCATCACCACCAAGAGGGCATTTTCCTTTAGCGTGGCAAGCAGCCGTGTTACCCCTTTTTCCAATATGAAATTTTGGCATTCGGAAAACTCCTTTTTATTTTTCTATATCAATCAAATCTCTTTACTAGTCTTTTTATAACTATTATAACAAATTTAAGTGAAAAGTTCTTTTTATCGTGTTACTGAAATCCAAAATCCTGAGCCGTATTCTCCATTACCTACACCTTCGTCACCATCGATTTCAATAACTTCTTTATTTACCAAGTAAATGAAGATTTTAAATTCATCTTGGCCATAATTCTTATTCTTTTCCTTATCAGTGTAGTAACTCTCATAAACTACATTCATAACAGCAGCTTCGCTATATTTCTTATCGAAATTTACAACATCAAGTTCTGACCAGCCTGAAGAACAGCCACCACAACCTTCATTAAGTTGAATGTTAAGAGTAACACCATTATCTAGTTTAATAACTTCTTCAGTCATAGCTACAATTCTATGTCCTACTAATTCTTCTCTTAGCAAATCTGCTAATTCCCAGCCATCATAATTTTCACCAATATAACTCATTTTAATTCTCCTTTTTAATCAGTATATTTATAATCATAATAAATTCCAACTACTTCTTGTTCCTTGATGTCAATCCATAATCGGTCTTTACGTTCTTTGTTTTCAAAAATCCAGTCTGTACGCAGATAAGTTGCTTCAATTTTGGTTTGTTCAGTATCTTTTACTTTTGTTCCAACTTTCAAATCTTTAAGTTGGATTTCATTTCTGATTTTCCATACCGTAGATGAAGTTATATAAGTAAATTTATCATCAGTTCGGTTAATATTTAACACTCCGTCCACATCAAGAAAAACGAAAACTCTACCTAAACCTTTTTCATATGATTCTTTTCTTTGCTGTATTCGTGCATATTCTTTTTTATCAATAGGTCTCAACCAGCAATCAAAATATTTCATTAAATTCTCCTTAGATTTTCTTCTTTTTCATTTTATCAAATTAAATAGATAAAGTCAATAAAAAAGGAGCAACAATTTGCGCCTTAATCAAGTAAAAGTTAATCATTAAATATTTTCTAATATAAAATTTGGAAAATATTCAGTATGTTTCATTAGTAATCGGCCTATTTCAAAATAAATACCTATCAAATATTTAGTTTCTAAAGCAATGTCAGTTTTAGATAGTATTACCTCTATCGGCTTATTTCGTTCTAATGAAATGAAGTCATTGCCATCAAATCTGACTTTATCATAAAGTGGCCGAATGTCAAAAATCATAGAGATAAAAGATTCCCCATCATTCTCTAATAATGCTGATAATTGTGAATGGTTTCCACCGCCACATAAAATTAAATCAAGAGGGAATAAATAATTATTATATATATTGTGTAGACCTTTTTTGCTAGATAAAACATTGCTTTGATTGATACTAATTAAATTATTCAAAATTCTTGACTTGTTCCAAGGTCTTAATAATATGGGAAGATTTGTATTATTGTAACTCAATATTTGATTACTTTCACTACCTGTATAAAATTTGTTTATATCTGTTTTTGTTTCCTTAGAGAGTGTAGGAAATATAAAATAATTCAAATCTGGTAAATCATTATAATATTGATGCTCAAGACAATATTTTGCTACTTTAAAATTGTATTCATTAGAAAGTATTTTTAAATATTTTCTGATAGCATTCCAATCTTCTTTTTTGATAAGTTTCTTTACATTAGACAAGTGAGCTTGTAGAATTGCTTCATTATTTATTTTCTTTCTTCTTTTGTTTCCTAGTATCATGTTTTTGTAATCATACCTCATATTAAAAAAGGAGCAAATCATTGCTCCTATTAGTTTTATATTTTATTTTATAGCGCCCAAGGTTGTAGTCCATTTCCATAAGCAGATTTAGCTGCATTGTAAGCTTTTAATGCTGTTTGGATTTGTGCTTCTACTGTTGAAGTATCACCCCAAAATGGCATTGTTTGGAATAGCCCAGAAGCACCACTTGGATTATAAGCATTTGGATTCCCATTGCTTTCTCTAGCAATAATATGCTCCCATGTAGATTGAGATTCGCCTGTTGCTTCTGCCATTCTCTTAGCTGCATATGTTCCAATTTCACCTGGTGTATTTCCATTTGATAATACAACATTAGATGGCTCAGTTGGTGTATAAGAAGTTGGTTCTGCTTTTGCAGTTGTTGAAGCAGAATTTGTTTGAGCTTGTGTTGTAGTTTCAGATTCTGTAATTTGGTTTTCTAATACTCGTAAACGAGCATATAGAGTTTCTTTTTCAGAATCAGATAAATCAGAACTAGCAATTTCTGTAGCAGCTTTATTGAAGCTATCTACTGATTTATCTTGTTCTGCCTTATCTACTAAATCAGAGTATTTTTTGATTTTAGCAGCTTTTTCTTCTTCAGCTTTCTTGGCTTCTGCTTCTTTTTTCTTATTATCAGATTTCAGAACAGCTTCATCTAGGATTTGTTTAATTCTATCTTTAGAATTTGCTTCTTTTAATGATTGAATAATATCTGTCTTTTCTGTTTCTGTTAAATCAAGCTCTTTTAGCTTTTCAATAGCTTCATCTGCTTCTTTTTTAACTTCTTCTTGTGTTTTTGTTACAGCATCCAAATCAAATTTTTCTGTTTCGGGTTCATTAGTAGTAGTTTCAGTCTGCGTGTGAGTAAAATGATTTGCATTTGAAGCAAGCATTGATAGGATTGGTGTTCCAACCATAAGGATTAGAGCACCACCCGCCATAATTCGATTTTTGTTTTTCTTAAATAAGTCTTTGTTAATCATATTTTTCAATTCCTTTTTATTTTAGTACCCACCGTAAGAGTAAGTTCCCCATTTTTTAAGTAATGCGTGAATAGAACCACCAAATCTATTATTAACTTGTCGTTCAATAAAGTTTCTATGTGTGGCTGGGCTATCAACACCTGCTAAACCATCTCCAGTCTGACCAAATCCGGCACCTTCAATTCGGTGGATAACATGGATTGCTTCTGCAGCTGATAATTGGTCGATAATAGGGTCAATTTGTGCATGATAAGCAGCTCCATTAGCATGACCAGGAATTGAAAGTAATAAGCTAATAACTCTTTCAGCATTATCACTTGTATGTTCTACAAGTAATCCATTAGAGCCAAATTGAATAGTATTACGTTTAGCTTGTTCAGCTTTTTCTTTAGCAATTCTTTCATCTTCAATTCTCTTTTGTTCTTCTTTGTAAGATTTATCTAACTTTTCTAAAAGAGTTTTTTGTTCAGATGAATCAAAAATAGTAGCAATATAATCTTTAGCTTTTTTATAATTATCTTCTGTTTTAGATGAGTTATATTTATCAACTAATTCAGAAGCTTTATCATTTTCTGCTTTTGAATTATTTTCTGATTCTGTCTTAGCAGTTTTCACAATATTATAAACTTCATCTTCAGGCATTTTAACTTTAATAGAGTCTTTAGTAGACTCTTTATATTCCTTAGATAGATTAAGTTCATTGATTGTGTCTTTTGCTTTAATGACATCTTCTTCTGTTGCAACTTTTGTATTAGTAACAAAATTCAAAGTATCAACAGTAGCTGTTTGTATTTCTTCAGCATATGTAATACTGCCAAATACAGACATACTTGCTAATAAACCAATAATTACTTTTTTAGTCTGTTTTTTCAAATAAAATTCTCCTTTTCAAAAGTATTTATTTTATATCACTATTTTATCAGAAAAACTGACATTTTTCAAACTCTTGCATTTTGAGCTATTCTGACTTGTGAGTTACGCTCTATAATGCCGTCAGACGCCGTAACTCAGCAGCTAAGACAGTCCTATGTTACTCTTGATAGAATATGTGTATTATGCTACAAATTGCTTAGAACTGCTTAAAATAAGAAAAAGAGCTATATTTTTTATAGCTCTTTTGTTTCATTTTTATTTCAGTTCTTTTACCAAAGTTACAATTTGATAACAAATTAAAAAATGACTTATATAAAGTCAAAATCTTCACACCAATTACTTCTGCAATCGTTGATGAAGATTCTATCTCAACGGAAATGGAAATAATTTCCTTGAAATAGGTGAGCTCGTTTTCAAAGACGATTCACAAAGTTATCAGGTTAATCAAATGTGAATGTATGTGATTTGATTTTTATAAAATCGTTAAATCGAAATTTAACTCCTTGTAACGGCACACCTGTAAGTGCCTCTACACTCTCATTTTTCAAATTGAGTGCTACTTTTATAATGTTACCAGAATTGGTCTTTTCATCATTTCTTTGGTTTTTCTTATGCCTTTATAAGCTTTGTCTGAACATTTTCTCATGATATTAGCAGCTCCATTTAAATCAGCATTCCATATATTACCTTTACCATCTTTGTATAAACCACGTTTAATTCTTCTGCCAGAAAATTTGTGATTATCAGACTCACCATATTTTGGTAAATAATCCTTATCAAAGAAACTTGCTTTTGAAGTATAACTTTCTTCTGTAAAGATAACTTCAATACCATTTAATAAGCCTTTATATAACAATTGATTGAATAGCTTTGTATGTGGAATATTAACAAAGTTTTGGTTGTTTCTTCTGCCATTTTGATTTTAGTAAATCTATATTCTAGCTCAGATTTTCGAGAATTGGGTAATAAAAGCCATTTACCTTTTGTTCTAATTCTTCTTAAAGAAAGTGTTTTATGATTTTCAACATCTTTTTTCTTTTTATATTTAGGCTTTTTATGATTAGGCATACTTGGATTGAAAAAATTATTCCAAGCTTGACATAAATTATCAAATTGAATTTCTCTTACTTTAGAATTGAAATTGTTTTCCCAATCAAACTTTTCCATTTTTCTTAAATTGTAGGTGCTTGGGAAATAATTCTTATTTAATTCTTTTTGAGAATATAATCCAGTAGCTTTCATTTCTTTATAGATTTTATATTGAGCATTTCTTTCATCAATAGCTCTATTCCATACCGAACGCTGATAATCATAATACTTTTGAAAAACCTCTTGATTATGTTTATTTGGATAAATTCTAATTTTATGAGTTCGTGTTATGGTGGGAATTATGTTTTCAGCTTCCTTTTTCTTTTTTCTCATTGTTTTCTTTTAATTCCTTGTTGATTTCTGTTTTGTACTTTTTAAACTCATAATTTCTTTCACTAAATACATGAAGTATTGATAATACTTACCCATTTTGGATTTACTCCTTTTAGGAGTTATATCTTTTTACTTAAATAATTTTTCTAGTAATATTGCATATTCTTTTAAATGTTCTTTATCAATCAATTCATTGTAGCAAAAAATCTTATAAAATTCTAAGTAATACCAATATTGTTTTTCTTTCCCACGATTGAAGCGCTTCCATAGTTCATCTTTGATAATTTTGTAATCATCAAACATTTCAGTCATGTTAGCCATTTTATCTGCATAAGCAATAAGAATAACTTTTGAATTATTTTCTTTTAATTCATTGATTTGTTTTAATTTTCTATCTTTCCATGGCAGAGATTTATCTTCAGTTTCCAACTCTACATAACGACAAACAGTACGATTAAATTCTTTTTTAAGTTCTTCCAATGTAATTGGTGTATCTTCAATAACATCATGAAGCCACCCTGCGGCTAAAATTTCTTCATCATCTGTTAAAGACTCTAAATAGAGATTAACTAATTTTAAGTGATAAATAAAAGGAGTATCTTTTCCTTTTCTTTTCATTCCTTTATGAGCTTCATAAGCAAATTGTTTGGCTTTCTTCTCTATTTCTCGCATAATTCTCCTTTATGATTTTATCTGATAGATAGAATAGTAGTTCGTTCAATCTTAACTAATCCTTGTGTATTTTCTTGCTTTGTGATTTTGACAAAATCAATATATCCTGAGCCTGGTTTACCCATGCTATTTTGAAAATTTTTCATATTGTTTACAGCTTCAACTAATGTAGTAAATCTACCCACACAATGACGGTGCTCATGCTCTCCACCTTGATAAACATAATGCTCATAATAAGAAGTAGCATGAAATTCACTATCTTTATAGATTGGATTCTCTAGCAAAACAAGTTTCTTTTGTTCTTCTAAGTAGCGTTCTGCTTCCTCTTGAGTATCAAACGATTCATTTCCTACTCGATACAATTTAATAACTTCAATTTCTGACATAATATAAAACTCCTTTATTTCTTTAATTTATTTCATTGTAACAAAAAAACTTGATTTTGTCAACAGAAAAGTAAATCTTTATAAACTGAAAAATGAGCTGTTCTTTTCGAAGTTTCGATAGATTTATCGAAGTTGGAAAACAATAGCATTTTGAACAACTCATTGGCGATATAACAACCCTCAAAATCAGTTTGAGAGTTATTAAGCACGAGTAAATTTACCTGTTTTAATGTTTTTGAAGATTACTACATTGCCCCGTTTTTTAGAATATGGACAATTTTCCTTAGCATCTTTTTTATCTTTATAAGTGCTATACCAAGGACTCATATATTGAGCAATATTTTCTTCTGAAGTAGTAGTCAAGCCATTTTTGATTAGGTCAGCAACTTCATATTCTGACAGTTTGTTTGGATAAGTTTTGTCAGCTTGTTTATTTCTATCATAGTACCATACTTCAATCATTGTTATTTTTCCTCATTTCTCATTTCTATAATATCATTATACAATAAGAATTTTAATTTGTCAACAGAAAAGTAAAACTTTTTTAAAATTTTTTATAAAAAGAAAAACTGCCTTAATGAGCAGTTTATTTTTCTTTTTGAGATTTGTTATTCATCTTTGATAGAGTAGGGAATCCTCCAAGAATATATTCTTTGGCTTTCTTTTCGACTGAAGCAATATATTCTTGTTTTAAGTGTCCGATTAGAGCTTCTTCTAATCGGGGATTTGTTTCTACTAGGTGAAGCAAAACTTTTGCTTTTTTAGCTACAATTTCTTTTTGTTCTTCTTGGGAATATAAATTCCAATCTTTATCTAGCTCAAAAATTCCTTTGAGCATTTCATATCCTTTTCTTTCCACTTAATTCTCCTTACCTGTCCAGTTAACGCATAGCATTTCGTCTTTTTTAAGTTCGACAGTAGCGCTCCATTTTTTCATCAATTCTCTAGTATCAAAACCACGATTGACGATAACTGCATGCCCATTTGGAGTTTTATGAACTTCTATTTCTAGTGGAACAGAAGCCTTGTCATATTCCTTAATATCATTGATGAACTCTTCAAGTTTATCTTCAGTATCATCAAAGTCAAATAGCCATTTTCGTTCAGCTGCACATTCTTTTTTATTAGCAATACCAGCAATTTTTGCTTCAGCAGATACTAAATCGAAATTGTCATTAAAAATAAGTTCTTTAATGAGATTCTTTTTAGTTTTCTCTGGGTCTCGAGCATTGATTTTCATATAGAAACGGCAAAATTCACCTTCAGGCCCTTTAGCAGCCCAATGGTCAAAATCTTTTTTAAGTTCTTCAGCTGTTTTAGTAGTTAGTCGAACATATCTTCGTTCTTTAAAGTTAGGAATATGTTTATTATCTTTATTTCGACTAACAAACAAGATAGATTTTAGTGGTTTGTTTTCTTTAGTCATTTGTAATCAACTCCTTAATAATCCCGATTTTTATGTTTTTGTTTGCGACAGTATGCTTTTCCATTTTTAGTTACAGAAGCACCGCGGCGCATTTCGTTCAAGTGAGCTTGTAAATCTTCTGGTGATTTCTTTGTGTTACGTTTTGGTGTAAATGTGATTGTAATTACTTTTTTCTTCTTTGCCATTGTTAATTTCCTCTTTCGCTTTTCTATATTTATATAATACAACAAGTTTTTTAGTTTGTCAACATATTTAGATAAAAAATTTAAAAGTTTTTTGAAAAAAAGAAAAAGATGGTTATTGCACCACCTTTATTTTATATATCTACAAATTCTTATTGTATTTTTTCAGATTTTCATTATACTTTATTTTAATCTCACTCATCAAATATGAAATTGCTCCAATTTTGGTGCTTGAATAAGATTCTTTCCAAGATTGAAAGTAATTAGTAACAGGGTTTATTGTCAAATCTTTCCACAAAATAACTATATCTCTATATTTCAAACTATCCCCGTTTGGTAATGGGATAGAAACTCTTTTACTGTCATAAAATAACAAATAGAGAAATTTTTCAAGGAACAAAGCTTCTTTTTCTTCCATAAGAATTGCTTCTTTAAGAATTTGATTATCTTTAGTTTTATATTTTAAAGTAACAAGTGATAAGTTTTTCATTTAATAAATTCCTAAAGGAATCGTCACTTTTTAGGCTCAATTATTTGGTAGGTATCATTTTTAAATATTTCTCTTGCTCTCATAATTTCTCTAGCATCAAAATAATCATAATTCCAATCTTTGATTTTGTAGCCAATCATAAGTAAATGATTAGCTTTTGGAATATTAGAGATTTCTGAGTCACTCAAAGAAGAAACAAGATTACGGTATTTAAAGACTAATTCTGATGGGTATTTTATTTGAAACTCTTGTGGAATGTCATAATCAGCTAATAAAGCATATTGAATAAGTACTCTTTTATAGCCTTTATCTTTTGTAGAATTAAGTATTGTTTCAAATTGATTTTGAGTTACTTTTCTTAACCGTACTAATGTAAAACAGGTTCCAATTATCTCTTTGTCTAAAAGTTCATTTAGGTACTCCTCAGAAGTGTTTTCAAATTGTTTTGACCCAAACAAAAATTCTCTTTCTATCCAATGCTTTAGGCCCATGTCATTCTTATCAATTTCATGCTCTCTATCATAGAATGAAAACAATTTAGCTAAAGGTGTGTGTTGAGTATTTGCTTTTAGAGATGGTAATTCATAAATTTTCTGGCTTAATATTGCATGAAGTTTTAAGCTCTCAATAATATTCAATCTCCAGTAATCTTTAGTGATGATTTTGTTGTAAATATTCATAACTTTTTCTTCTGACATTACACCATTAAAAATAGATAATAATTCATTCTTAAATTTTTTAGAAAATGGAGATTCTTTGACAAACTCCATCATTGGAACTTCTTCTACAATTTTGTATTTAACAGCTTTTACTTTATTTTTATCTATATAATAGATTTCATTTGTATTTACTGTAACTTTGTATATGAAAGTATTTAGTTCCATACCATCATTAGGATAGTCTTTTAAATTTAAGTATAAACTTCTATTTACTAAATCATCAAAGACACTATAATAAGTTTGATTAAGTTTTCGGGGAATATGAGAAAAAATATAAGCTTCTAATTTCATTTCTAACCTCTATTTCATATTCATAAATATAGTTATATTATATAATAAAAATGTTAATTTTTCAATCATAAAAATTTTTAATTGATAAAATTTTAAAAATATTATATAATAGTACAAATGAAAATTGAAAGGCAAAACAAAAAATGGATACTAATAGACTGTTTCTTCATTCTTTAATTGAGGAGCCTCATTCTATAACTCTGAATGATTGCACAAACAAATTAAATAAATTATCTTATTTAAGTAAAAAACCCTACAATCTTGTGAGCCAATTTGAATATGAGTTCAATAAAGAGATTATAGAACTTGCTCTTGAACATGGATTATTTAAGATTTTTGAGGTGGGTTTTTCTACTTTTGAAGTGAATCATGCTTTGATTATTCTAAAAAGAAACAATCATCTTTTAACTAAAGCTGAGCAAAGTAAATTGATGAAAGATTGTGATGAAGTTGCTGATTGGATTAGAAAGAATATAACAACTGTTGCAGAGAATGAAACACTTACACATGATAGTTATCATAAATTAAGTTCTCTATATTCTACTTTAAAAAGATTAAAAACTAAAGATTGAAGCTATAATAAAATTATAATCCAACGATAACTTGAGCATTATTCTATTTTAGAAACATATCCAAGAAAGGAATATTTATGAAAAAAATTATTGTACACACTGGATATATACCAGAACCAATCGTACAACGCTCTCATAAACTCACCCCCAAAGACATTGCACCACATCTAGCTATGATAATACCAGAAGATAAGATTGTGCATGATGTTTACCAATTTTTAAATAATGTACCCGAGAATACCACTATGGAAATTGTAACAAATAATGTCATTGTAGTCTATACTATTCGGGAATATATTGTCAAACATCAGGACAATTATAAAGTAGAATACAGATGGTATAATTATAATGATGAGTCACAATATCAGCTTATTACACAAGGTGACCATGGTGATTTTAAAAATGCACCTGATGGCTTTTTTGATACAATTGATAACTTGTTACTTCAAATATTAGGCTTATAAAATATATTAGAAATTGAGGTTATAAATGAAATTTAGTGATGTTAAAAATAGAACTTGTCTATATTTATTAGGCGGTATTGCTGGATTAGAAGGCTCAGTACTTAATATTATTACAACAAAAGATGATAAATTGTTTTTTGAGTTTTGTAGTGATGATGATTGTTTGTCCAGCGAAGAACTAGAAGAAGCTAAAACTGAGAATGGCTATCCAATAGAAACTTATTTACCAATCTATATCTTACAAGAAACCTCCATGAAAGAAATAGAAAATATCCTAAGTGAAGATTCATTAAACAAGAATGACCACGAGGGACCTTTCTTAAATGAAATTATGCAATTAGAAGGCAATCCTATATACTTAGAAAAAGAAATTGGTGATGATGCAGAATATTTTGAAACAAGTTGGACTAATAAATATATTCAATCACGAATGGAAGATTGGGTCTATGCTTGGAAAAGAACCAGATTACTTGACGGTCTTAATTGGAATTTCGACCATGTGCCAGAAAATGAAACAATTTTAGAGTTTGTTTTAAAAGATATGGCTCGTAAGGAGAATTAAGCAATGGAAAACTTATATGAAATTGTAGAGAAAAAGAACAAAGAAATTGAAACTCTAAAACGAGAAATAGAAAAACTTGAAAAGAGCAAAGCTTATTTTGAGAATCGAATACAAGAGGAAGAAGAAAGTAATAGCGCTAACAATTTAAACAAAGAATTTATTATAAGCAAAGTTCAAGATTTGCAAAATAAAATTGATAATTTTCATTTCAAGCACAAACTCAAGATTGAAAGTGATTATACAATCAATAAGTTAACATTGATTTATTATTGTGAAGATTTTTCGCCAGTAGAGATTTCAACTTCAGGTGCTACAATGCTTCATGAACTTGAAAAATGGATTGAGTTTCAAAACAGAATTATTCCAATTTATAAATTCTTAGAAGATTTAGACGAGAACTTAATATACACCAGAGTAAAAAGCCAATATAATAACAATTACAAAGATTCCATAGTATCTTTTAAATGTAATTATGACAATCACGATTATGAAGAAGTTCTATATCTATTAAAGTTTAACACCCTTGATTATTCTACTTTTGATTTAATGGCTTATAAGAAAATTTTAAGCAATGCAGTCAAGTGTAATCTTTCCTTAGATAATAATGGTTTGGAAGCTCATATTGTAACACCAGAAGCAGAAGAAAGTTTTGATGATAGAGATTTTGACCCTAATGAAGCATTTAATATTTACTTAGTAGCTAGAAGATATAGCATTGATGAAGCTTCTCTAAATGATTTAATTAAAGAAACTGCAGAACAAATTTTAAATTACACAGATTTTGAAGAAGAACACTATTGATAAAAAGAAAGGACTTACTAAATATGACTATTACAAAAACAAAAATTGAATTAAACTTTAAACAAGACTATGACAGAAATGAATACTATCATGGGAAAGATTTTCAAAATCCTAATCTCAAATATTTAACTCCAAAGAAGCTATCAGAAATCATTAAAAATATTGCAGTATTCAATAGCGAGTCGAGAAATGTTCCGATTGAAAACTTTTCTGATTCAGTTGACTTGGACTATGAAATTACTAAAGAGGAAATTGAAAATCCTACTCAAGAATTAGTACCACTTTATCTTAAATTTATTTCTGGTGTGTTAGCTTATGATACTTACCCAAGTGCTGGATTAACAATAAGTTCTCTTCCAAAAGCAGCTTCAATGCTTACTAGAAATGAATTGATTGAACTGCTTAATCATTTAGCTTATCCTTATTTTGAATATGGAGATTATTGGATTGGAATTACTTATTTAAACGTAGTAGAAACAGATTTTGGTAACTATTTTGAATGGAAAGTCACATATGGTGATGATGATTTTTCTGATACATGTGTTACTCCATTTACAACTACTGATAAAACTATTGATTTTACAAAATTTAACACTGTTAAGGAATTGAAAGAATTACTTGATACTCTTCCCGAAGATTCTGCTCTTCCTAAACTTAGCTATAAGTATAACAGATACTAAACGAAAAGTCAGTACAAATCCTTACTTTGAAGATATTTCTACAATATGTTGAGTTATGAATAAACCTTGATATTTTAACAGAATATTAAAATTATCGAGGTAAATTTTTATGCTATCAAGAATTGAAATCAAAGAACAAGCAAGAGCTTTGATTAAAAGAAATCAGGTTTGGAAAGCAATAGGAATACCATATCTTATATTATCAGTTATAGTTTTTCTAACAGTATTTCTAATGCCTGAAAATTATAATTTTCCAGTATATTCATTGGGATTTATAATGGCTTTCTATGCGTTGGCTGCCCAAATATATTTATATAAAGTTGTGAAAAATGAAATAGAAATTGCTGAAGGCTTTTCAAATCAAGTTAAAGACATTTTTAACTGTCTAACTAGAGAAAATATATATACATTCCTTGTATCAGATGTTTTAATCTTTTGTTGGGCATTGATTCCACTTGCTGGTCCATTTATTGCTTTAGTTAAAGGTTTTTCTTATTCTTTAGCTGTATACCATTCTAATGATTATAAAGAAAATAGTCCTATGGAAAATATTACAAAGAGTAGAATTGACATGGACGGCAACAAAATGGCATTATTCATTCAAGAATTAAGCTTCTTAGGCTGGGAATTTTTATCAGTTTTCACTATGGGAATTTTATCAATATGGTTACAACCCTATATTATAGCTTCAGAAGTTATATTTATGAATGAAATTACTAAAAATAAAAAATAAGAAAGGGCTTCTAAATGAAGTTCTTTTTTATTTTTTAATTATCTATTGCTTTTTTCTCAAATTATTATATAATTAAATTATATAAAGAAAGGGGTAATAAAATGAATATTACAGTTAAAACGGATTTATATACTGTAAAAGAAGTTATCAAAAAAACTACATTAACTAAAACATTAAATGTTGGAGATGAAATTTATTTAATTGGTTATTTAGATTCAAGCAATTCTAGCTACGCTAAATTAAAATCAACACAATTCCAATTGGTTATTAACGGTAAAAAAACTGACATTTTTATGCCACAACGAAAAATGGAAACATTTTTAAAAGAGCAGTTGCTTGTTGTTAATATTTCTAAAGATGATGTAATCAATTCTTTTGAAGAGCAAGATTTAAAATCAGTTGAATTAGAAGATACTAACTTAGGAAATGATTTTGTTCCTATTGAAAAAGTTCTTAAAGCTTATAAATCAGATGAACCTTTTAAAGAATTAACAAAACTATTTTATAATGACTTGGTTGTTGATTTTACTAGAAAAGCATACTACAAAGGAAATGAATCTTACGATTACTATTTTAAAGTTTTATATGAAAAAGAAAACCATAAAACTTTAGTTATCTATAAAATTGAAAACAATTGGAATAACAACACCTTAACAAGAAAGTTAAAAGCGTCAACAGTTGAATTTAAAGTTCTAAAATAGATATATTTAAAGAAAATATAAAATCAAGGAGATTAAATGAACGAAAAATCAGTAACAAGCTATGAACTTATACTAGAAAATTGCGAAACAATCATCTTATCAGCAACAGATTTAATTGAAGCTAATTTTGCTGGATTAGATAAACACATAGATATTTGGCAATCAGAAAATCAAGTTCTTAGAAAAGAATCTCTGGTAGCTAAAGATGCTTTGCTCATTTTCGATGCAGAAAATCTCAAAGCTAGACGAACTTCTTTCTCTAATGGCGAATACAATGCTTATGAACGGGTAACAAAACATTCAGATATTGTTGCATTGGAAATTTTTTACAGTGACAGTTCAAATGAACTTATTTATGTTCCATTTGATGGCGATTACGAAAATAAATTACAAGAAACTACCCTTGAAGAAGTACAAGGAAAAGAACGATTAGAAATTTACTTCGGTAAAAATGTGCAAGAAATTTCTGCAACTGTTTAATATAGAAAGGTTATATAATGACTGAAAAAGTAAAAGAATATAGAATTTTATTTAATGATGAAGATACTCTAACTTTAGACCCTAGTGATTCGATTACTTCTCATTTTTTGGAGGTAAATAAAACTATTACAAACTATACAGCTAAAGGAGAAACTTTCAAAGAAGATTTCATTTGTGCTGAAAAAGCTTTGATAGTTATCAACATTAAAAAACTTATAGGCAAAAAGACTGCTCTTTCAAAGGACGCATACAACAGGTTGACATCATGCTATGATATTGTTGCTTTTGCAATTGATTATGAAAACAGCAATAACAATAAAACTCTAATCTTGCCTATTGAGGGAGAGAATGGAATAAATGAAAGTCAATATATAACTATTGATAAAGAAGAAAATGAAAAAGTTTTAAAAATCTACTTTAACTAAAAGAAACCACTTAGACAAAAATCTAAGTGGTTTTTCTAGTTTTAAAAATACGAACATTTTAGCCGCTGTTTAGCCGAGAATGTAGCCTAGTTCACGAACATTTGTAGCCACAAACTTGCCATATTGTAGCCTAGTTCACGAAGATTCAAAAATTTATTTAGCAAAGCTTGTTTATCTTAAAATGGAGAATCTTCATCTATTTTCGGAAAAATTCTAGGTCTTGTTTCTTGAAGTAACTCTATGAAATCAATTTCATTATTAAATAACTTCTTATAAAAGTCTAAATTTGCTTTTCTAAGTTCTTTTGCTTTTCTCATAATATCTTTTTTAATTTCAATAGATTTATCTGTTACTAATATGGCATTTTTATTAAGTACTTTTCCATTAGTCGCATTTCTTAATAATGAAATTCCTTTAAGAGAAGTTGCTCTTGATAATGCAACATAACCCAAACCTGGAGTCCAACAATTAGTTAAATCTACAGTAATATTATCAAAGCTTTGTCCTTGTGATTTATGAATTGAAATCGCATAAGCAAGCTTAATCGGATATTGTGTACATTCTGCTAATATGATTGACAATTTACTCTTTTTAGTTGCTCTTAATAATTCATCTTCTACTTCTGAATCAATTTGTGTTACTAACCATTTATTCGTTTTCTTCTTATAAGCTTTTTGTTCATCTTTAGTATAATGACTTAAAACATTCTCTTTAATGTCTTTCTTTAATTCTTCTCTTTTCTTGAGTTGCTCTGGTGTTACTTCTTCTTTTGTGTAGTAAATCTCACTTAGCAAATAATAGAAAGTTTTATCTAAGTCAGAGTCAAAATATTTAAAATAAGGTTCATGGTCAATTAGTTCAAAAGTTCCAATCATTCCATTCTTTAGAAGTTTGGCTTCGTTTATTCTAATTAAACGTTCTTTATCATCTAACATATATTTAATATGTGGAGTAGAATACGGCATAGCTGCAGATTCATTAGATGTAATCATAATAGTATCGCCATGTTTTACTTTTAGAATTTCTGGTAACTTCAACTCTTTAAAAGCATATTTTTCGCTATCTTCAGGTGTTCTTGGATTACACCAAGTTTCATTAGTAAATAATTCACCTTTATTTAGCTTGTGATTATCTTCATTGATTTTGTCTACTTGGAAGTTAGTTGAAACTAATAATGCTACACCAGGTTTGTATTTAGTAGTAGAGATTGGAATAGTTCTAATTGTATCTGCCACTTCTTTTGATAATCCATTTCCTAAAGAAATATTATCAAGTAATTCTTTCAATGTTCTATCACTTGTTCTTTGGATTTTATCTAAATAGCAAAGTGAGAAATTAAGTTCTTCCCAAGCTCTAGTGCCGTAGCAAAAATCTGCTAAATCTTGGCCGTATGTTTCAATGTCTTTTTTAGTAGCAACTGGTTGTAATTGAGTAAAGTCGCCAGATACAATAATTTGTAAATATTTAATATTCTTTTTTATGTCTTTAATTCTATCTACAAGAAATTGTAAATCTCTAGCACTAAGCATAGAAACTTCATCTATGATTAAGATTTGACTACTTCTAATCTTGAATAAGCTACCTCTATATAAGCCCGAATCCGTAACACCTGGTAATTTAAGATAATCTTCATAGGTATGTTTATAAATTCCCATACCAGAGAATGATTGAATAGTTTGTCCACCAATATTGATAGCACTTAATCCAGTAGTACTTGTTTTATGGATTTTCACTTTGGGATTAAACGATTCAACTAATTCGCAATATTTTCTAATTACGAAAGATTTACCGGATCCCGCTGGGCCACTAAGGAAAACATTATTGCCCATTAACATTTGGATAATTGCTTCTGTTTGTGAAGTATATTCTGCTCCTTTTAGTGCTTCATCAAAATTTGAATTTTCAAGTAGTATTTCGTTTAATAGTTCTTTATTGTTCATTTATCTAGTCCTTTTATGTATATAGTTATATTATTCCTTTATTTAATCTTTTTTGATTTATCTATTGACAAGTTCTTTTTCTTATTGTATAATAGTAAATATAGAAACGAGGTAAGAAAAATGACAGTAGTAAAAGTATTGATTGGTGTTGCTGGTGTAGGAAAATCAACATACATTCAAAAAGTTAAAACAGAAAAATCATTAGTATTATCTTCTGATAAGCTACGCATTGAATTGTTTGGCGATTTGGAAGCCGGTAATGCACCTGAAGCTATTCCAGTTGTTTTTAAAACACTACATGAGCGAATGAAAGAAGCTCTTTTGTCTAAACAATATGATACTATCTTTTATGACGCTACTAACTTAAGTCGTAAACTTCGTAAGGGGTTTTATCAACAATTCAAGAAATATGCAGAAATTGAAGCAGTAGTACTTGTAAAACCACTTGCAACAATTTTAGAGCAAAACTCTCAACGTGTAGGATTTGCAAAAGTACCTGAAAGTGTTATCCGTAGAATGTATGAAAGCTTGCAAGTACCACGTATTGGTGTAGATTGTGATAAAATTCAAGTTGTTGGTGACTATAAAGCTTTTGAAGATGAAATTGCTATGATTAAAGGAATGAAGCACGATTCTCCATATCATGCCGAAGATGTTGACACACATATTCAAATGACTATTGATGGTGCTAAAGCTCAATCTGAATCAATTCATTACACAAAAGATGAAATTGTTACTTTAGCAGAATTACACGATTTAGGTAAAGGAATTACTAAAAAACCTTCTCAGTCAAAAGGAGTAGCACATGATTACTTTGTTGAAGTTCATGGCTCACATAGTATGTTTGTCAACCACCAATATGTCGGAGCAATGTACGCTCTTGTAAAATTCAAAGATGATTTAAGTGAATCTAAATTGAAAATTGTTGAAGCAATTTATCAACACATGAAAGCACATGACGGTTTAACTGTTAAAGCAATTAAGACTGATAAGTTAGATGAAGATACAGTTGCTTTGATTGAAGATTTCGCTAAGATTGACTCTGCTAGTAGAATTATTGATGAAGTGATTTATGAAAAATATATGAGTTTGTTAGGAAAGAAAGGTTGATGAAAAAATGATTACAAAAATTTTAGTTGAAACTCTAAAAAGAAATAAAGTACAATTAAAATCAGCAGAAATTGGGGATAGATTCCGTATTGCTATCTATTTTGAGTTTATATTAGGTATATTTTGTGGTATTGTAGGAAGTGCTCTTGCATTAAGTAATCATATTTATATTATGATTTTTGGAATAGTTATTTTAATTTATAGTATTGGTTGTATGATTTTCTTTTGTAGTTTTTTGGTTTCTCTAAAGAGTCTTTGGGAATGGAATGGAGAACTTACATCTAAATATTACTCAACTGGAACAATTCTAAAACGAGATGAAGGTTATACTATTTCTTTTAAACCTGGCTCTTGGGGTAAGACAATATATTTAATTGAAAAGAATGGTCTTGTTTACAAATCAGAGAGTATTAGTAATATTGGCATCAGAAACAGTGAAAATATGAGATATACTGAGATTGAGAACTTGGTTAATTTCATTAAGGAAAAACAAGCTTTTCCATATATAGAAATTGAAGAAATTGACCTAACTTATAAAGTAACAAGTCCTTATATTAAAGAAGTAATTGAAGAGCGTGAAGCTTCTGTGATTGTAACATTACCAGATGATTTTGTAGCAGAATTAAAAGCTTTTGTTCATAAGGACGATGATAAAAAAGAACAATCTCAAAATATTGTAAATTGATTTAACAATTAAGTAGCTACAAAGCTACTTTTTTATTTTTTGTAAATCTTTTTGGTTGACAAGTAATTACTTTTGTTGTACAATGGTTGTAGAAATAAAGAAAGAGGAAATTTTTTATGAAGCCAATTATGATACCAACTGATGTTCGTGTTCCACAACAAAAAATCATCTATGCTGATACACCTTGGAAACTTGATAAAGAAGTTAATGATTTTATTGATAATATTACAGAAAAAGGTTTTAAAGTTATCTCTATTTCTGTAAATACAAACCGGCAAGAATATTATCATTACACAACTACAATTATTTATGGAATCTATATAGAAAGTTAAAAATGAATAGATATACTGTAACAATCCAATCTGCTCATTACGGAACATGGGATTATTCTGGTCAACCTGAAGAATATCTAATCCAAGATGAAGAAAAATCAACTATTCAAATTTTGAATTTGATTTTAAGCCATTTAATATTAAACAAATTGAAAATTGGTTCTAATTATGATTATTTTGATGAAAGCAGTTCTAAGAAATCTAAAATCATTAAAGAAATATATAAACAGATTCAAACTGAAAATTATTTTGAAATTTTATACTGGAATCCAGTCAATTGGTCTGAAACAACTATTGCAATCGAAAAGAACTAGAAAGGTTTACTAAAATGAAAATTCGAGTTACTTCACCTTACCACAACAAGCGTTTTGTTTATGAAGGCTCTATTGAAGAATGGAATCAACTTCTCGGTACTCATATTGAAGAAAGCAATATTTCAACTCTACTTAGTGCAGTTGGTCTTTATTTCCATGGCACTGCTACAATTTCAGAACGAATTGGAAAATCAAAGCTTGTTCAAGTTAATCAATTACTTCAAAATTGTGCTTAGGCTTATTTGAAAATAGAAAAGGAAACAGAAAAATGAAACAATATCTCGGGAACAAACTAACAAAAGAAGAAGTTATTAACAACCTTAAATCTTATGATTTAATTTTCGTAGAGTTCGATAACTATGAAAAATTTATTGAGCTTTTTAAAGCTATTGAAGAATTAGGCTATCAATCAGATTGGACTGAAGATGAAAACGAAGTCCTAAATCTGAAAGTGATAGAAGAAGATTTAAAAGGTTATAAATCATTGTGGCTTAATATTGATAATAAAAAGAAATTTATTTCTTTATCAACATTCTATAATGTTCACAAAGAGGTAAGAGTTTATTCTAATAAAAATGTTGCCTACGGAACTATGCTTGAAAAATTAGAATATATTCGCTAAACGAGTATTCATTATCTTAAAATAAGCAATTCTAAGCTGCTTTACTGTAAGGTCTATACATTTATCGAAATTGCAGTTTTTCAGTTTTAGCGTACAGTTAGTGACGATATAACAACATTCAAATTCAGTCTAAGCAATTCTCAAAATCAATATTTTCATCACTTAAAAATATTTTTTATTTTTTGTGTTTTATTGTTGATAATATAAAATTTTTATTGTACAATAATGCTATAAAATGAAAAGAGGAAATTCAAATGACTAAACAAAAAATTTATGAAGTAACAAAAACTATTTATGGTATGGCTCGTACTCGTACTTACACTCTTCAAGGAACACTCGAAGAATTGATTGAAGCAACTCGTTATACTTTTGAAGTTGGACAAAGCTATAATCGAAAAATCAATCTTGCTCCAAAAACAATTAAAGGCTTTATTTCCAACTATGAAAAAGCTTTGGAAGAAAAACAAGGTTGCCCAGTAGAAGTAACTTATGTTGAAATTGCAGCTTAAAAAGAAAGGATTTATAAATTATGAGACTTGCTAGTGAATATTTCCAACCCGAAAGGAGAGGCCATAAATCAGATTATTATTCTTTAGGTGACACTTTCAATTATTGCGGTAATATTTATAGGATTACTTCTGTACCAAGAGAATATGTTGACTCTAATGGTTATTTGATTGTTTATTGTAAAGTTGAATACTATGACTATCGTGCTGGAAAAACCAAAACTGGTTATGGTGTTGAAACTTTCCTAAGACGAGATTGGTACTACAGATACTAATAAAAGAGGTAAAAAATATGCTTAAAAGAAAATTTCGCTGGGAAAAAGCTAAAGTATTATATAAATACTTAATTGAAGAAAATTCACTCATCAAAGACAGTGAAAGTGCCGAGGAAATTTTAAATACCCTTTGTGACTGTCCAGTATCATTCTTAAAGGAAGTAAACCGAAAAGATGGTACAAAAGTTTGTTTATTCTACGTTGCTGACGAGGAAAATAATATATTCAATGAAGCAGTGCTATTTGAAATTCATATTAGTAAATCGGGTAATGACTGGAACTATAGTTACTACAAAAACTTAGAAGCGGTGCAAAAAGCAGCTGAAAATTTTAAATAAAATATTTTATAAAAGTGTTGACAAAGCAAAATCTTTATTATATAATATAACCATAAAGAAATGAAAAGGAATGACTAACAATGAACAACACTGTATTAAATAACGAAATCAAAACTTTTACTTGTACATTCACTGATGGAACTCGTAAATCAACTGTTGGAACTGATAGATATTTAGCTGATGAATACTTTAAACTAATTGCTCAATTGGAAGGTAAAGAAATCAAAGAAGTTAAGGAGAACTAAAATGAAACCAGATGAAAGTTCTAAAAAAGCACTAAGTTTAGCAGAGCTACGTGAAAACATTGAAGAAAATGGAGCGCTTTCACAAGGCTTTTCAACAAAGCTACTTAATCATCTTGACCCATGGGTATTAGCTGAAGCTGTCCGTTATGTAGCTACTGAATGTCAAGTAGATTTAAAGACTGATAACATTACTATCCAAGCTATGATTGTTGATAAAGCTATGATTGTTATGGATGCTAAAGAATTTGAAGCTATCGCTCCTTACTTTTTAGGTACTTCAAAAATTTTCGAGGGAGAACAACATGACTAGCGAAAATTGGATTGGGACACAAGATTTAGACCAAAAAATTCAAAAACTTGTAGTTGAAAATGATGTAGTTTTTATTAAATTTAAATATTATACTGTTATAGAAAAAATGATTAAAATTTTAGAAAAACTAGAATATTCAACTAATTTATTCAAAGCTGAATGGAATAAATGGAACTATTCCAGCCCAAACAATCTAATTCAAATAAAAAATGACCTCATCCGCTATCCAAATGAGGATTGTTATTTAGAAATCGACACAAGAGATAAATTTTATACTGTTTGTAACTTATGGTCTAAAAATCGTGCTTTGGAAAATTTAAATTTGAAAATTGCAGTTGTTACAACCGCTAGATATTAAAATTAAGAAAGTAACAAAAGAGTTACTTTCTTTTTTATTTTATTGTTGCCAAATTGAAATAGAAGTTATATAATATAACTATAAAGGAAATATATATTATAATTTGATAGACTGTGTGTAAATCATAATAAAAAACACAAAGTTCAATAAAAAGGAGGTGAGATTATGAACTTAACTGAAAAAGAGATTATCTATTCAACTGATGAAAGATTTGACCTAATTAAAGAATTGTGCCATTTAAGTAAGAACCTATATAATGCAGCTCTTTATGATGTTAGACAATATTATTTTGAGACTAAATTGTATAGGAGTTGGAAATCACAAAGACCCATCTTTACAAAGAGCAATAATCCCGATTATTATGCTCTTCAATCACATTTAGCTGGAGAAGTATTTAAACAAGTTGGAGAGCAATTTATTGGTTTTTTCAATAATAAATCTAACAAAAAGAAAAGAATCCCTAAATATAAAGATAAAAATGGCTATAACATTGTTTCTTTTCCAAAAATAACCTTCTCTAGGCAGATAGAATTTGATGAAAATAAACAACTTTATACTTACACTCTATGTAAAATGAGCTATAATCTTAAAATCCAATCATTTAGTCCAAATGTCAAACAGGTCAAATTTGTTTATGATGAAGTTAATGATTTAATCAAATGTTTTAAGATTTATGAAGTTGAAGAACCTAAATTAAAGAAAGATAATTCAAGATATTTCTCAATTGACCCTGGTTTAAACAATATTGTGTCTATATACAATAACATTGGAATCAGACCGTTATTATACAATGGCAGACCAATCAAAAGTATTAACCAATATTACAATAAAACAAATGCTAAATTGATGTCTGAATTACCTACTAATGTTAAAATCTCTAAAAGATTAAAACAATTATCTTTTAAACGAAATAACAAAATTGATTATGAAATGCACAAAATTTCAACTCATATTATCAATGAGGCTGAAAAAAATAACATTTCAAAAATTTTTATTGGCAAGAATATAGGCTGGAAAAATGAAATTAACCTTGGTAGAAGAAATAACCAAAATTTTGTTAATATTCCATATGCCAAACTATTCCATCAATTATCATATAAAGGCTTACTAAAAGGCATTGAAGTAATCTTTACAGAGGAAAGTTACACTTCTAAAGCAAGTTTCTTTGACAAGGATTATTTACCAAAATATGGTGAGTCTGACAATCATACATTCTCTGGCAGAAGAATTAAACGTGGACTATATAAAGACAGTAAAGGAAATTTATGGAATGCAGATTTAAATGGTGGTGGTAACATCATGAGAAAGATTTCAGACAAAGCTGCTTATAAAAATATAAGAAAAACAAAAGAATTGATGAAACGACCAGTTCTTATCACATTATAAAAGTAGCACTCAATTTGAATAAATGAGAGTGTAGAGGCACTTGCAGGTGTGCCATTATGAGGAGTTAAATCTTGATTTAACGAGTCTATAAAAATCAAGTCACATTTGATTAACCTGAATGATGAAGAGTTTGAAGCAATTGCTCCTTATTTCTTAGACACTTCAAAAATTTTCGAGGTAAAAGAAGATGAATAAATTAACTAAAGATGAATTAGAAACTCTTGAATGGATTTGCTTAGTAGGAAGCCTTCAAATTCAAGAGCTAGAAGAAACAGCAGATAGTGAAAAAATGGTTTTACTTCAAAAGCATAAAGAAAATATTATGAAGCTTATGGCTAAAAATTGGAATGAATAAGAAAGTAACAAAAAAGTTACTTTCTTTTTATTTTATTGTTGACAAATTAAAATCTTTATTGTATTATATAACTATAAAGGAAATATGAAAAGAGGAATTAAAAATGATTATTGATTTAACAAAGAAAATCGCAGAAATGAAAAAAGAAGAAAAAACTAAACACATTGAAACAATCTTATCATTCAAAGATTTTGAAAATATGGAAGTTACTGATTTGCGAACAATCGCTTCTGTTATTGAAGCTTATCAAAAGGAAAAAGCTATCTTGGATAAAGCAGAACTTATCAAAGAAAAATATAGTCTTTATTCAAAAATTTATTTTAATGATTCAGATGATGAAATTGAAACTTTACTTAATGCTATGGAAGTTGATGATGAAGCTCGTTTCATTTATCATCTACAAAATGAATTTGACGTTATTCTAAAAAGCAAAACTCCAAAAGAACGACTCGAAACAATTGAAGAAATCAAAGAATTGTTTAAAGAAGCTTTCACTTTGACTGATGAAAACTTCCAACCAGCTATGACTCGAGTACATATTACTGACAATTGGGAAAAGGCTTTACGAGGCATGCAAGCTGAAAAAATTGCTAAGGATTTAAACTATTCATTTTTAGATGGTGAATTAACAGAGTTATTTCTACTTCATAAAACAACTGATAAAAGAGTTATTAAGAAACGTATTGAGGATTTGCTTACTTATTGTAACTTCCATTATGAATCAGGTGTGTTACATAACGGTTATTATGAACTCTTACTATAAGGTGAATACTTATGAATATTAGAAAGATTTACTCGAGCCGAGATAATATATTTTTGCTTGATGATTTATTAGGTGATTTTTATAATGAATTACAAGTTTACCATAATAACTTGTTTATGAATTACGCTGAGGATTTAATCCTAGATGATTCTTCTTATTTCATTCTTGATGAAAGCAACACTATTATCGGTTTTTATTCCTTAACACCTTACAACTCTCATATTTTACGATACTTATACATTAAGCCAGAGTATCGTAAAATGAATTATGGAACTTCTATTATTGAATATTTACTAAAGAAAAACCAAACTTTGAAATTGAATTGTTCAATTAAAAATAAAATTGGAATTAGTTTTTATAACAAATTTAACGGTACAAAAACAGTGAACAATGATGAAGTCACTTATGAATTAAAAATTTAACTAAAAAAAGATAGCTTAATGCTATCTTTTTTAGTATTCTTCATCTCTAACTTTTTTAATATCCCCGCCCATAACTGGAGCAAAGTATTCCATTTTATCAAGTGTGATTGGGCCAGTATAACTGTCTTTATCTTCCCATTTAACAGGTAGTAAATATTCTCCAATTCTTACTTTGTTTCTAACTTTTGTCATTTTAGATTTGTCAAAGTTTTCAAATGGAATAGCTCTATGGCCTCCGGCTGCTTTTACATAATCACCTGTATAGAGTTTTTCTTTATTTTCTCTTAATCTATAAATAGCATTACTATCCAATTTACGAGTATTTAGATTAGTTCTGATTTTAAGAGTAGTAACAAATCCATTATTTACTAATTCTTTAGCAACTGTTTGTGGGTCACGAGTCATATCTATTGAAATAGCTCTACCTCTTTTATCTGTACAAACAAATTCAGAACTTCCACTTCTTTGATAATCTCTTACGAATTGCTCAGTAGCTACGAAATTAGAAACTTTAAGATTGTATTGATTAGTAGAGTTATCATTTCTGAATTTTTCTACTTGTTCTAATATTTCTGGGTGTAGAGTGCTGTAATCTTCATCTCTTAATTCAAAAGCACTATCATGGCCAATTCCTAAAGTTCTTTCAAAAGTTTGAGCACCACTAGAGTGAGTTTTCTTAATCTCTAGTAATTGTGTTTCTCCATTTTCAACAACAGCTGCATCAAGAAGCTCTGGAGCGCCGGTTTGAATAAACATTGAATCAGAGTCGTCACTGTAATAAATAGCACGACAGAATTTTTCTGAGTTATTTTCATTAGCAATGTCATAAGCACTTTCTAAACTTTGTCTAGCATTACTGATTAACTCTTTCATTTTGTTTTCATCTACATTTGGAATAGCTCCATTTTGATTGATTGCATGCCATGAACCATTCTTATCTTGTACTAAAACATTTCTTAATCCTAATGACTCGGCATAGCAAGAACTCATATAACATTCATAATCAAATCCTCTTTGTTTTACTCCAGTTATATCTTTTACTCTACTTGGTAGACTATTTTTATTTTTCATTCTCAAATCAAAACCGCTTGTATCTAAAGTTCTGATTGTATTATCAAATTTAAGTCTATCAAAACAATTATCTGCAAAGAGTTGAGCTGTTTCTGGGTCATCAAAGTGAGGGTTGTAATCTCCATAGCGACAATGTACTTTAGCATTACATAATTTAACTTCGCCTCTTGGAGTTATATGATATTTAGCCATTAACTTACTCCTTTTTTAATTTTTATATCGCAAGTAAATGTTGACTTTATGAGCTTATTTTGATAAAATAAATTTGATTCGCAGTCAGGTCTTTTAAATTGAGCTAGGTTCGGTTTAAATCTACTAAGAAAGAGAAAATTTCTCTTTCTTTTTTATTTATATTGACAAAGTGAAATCTTTATTATATAATATAACTATAAAGAAATGAAAGAGGAATAAACAATGAGCAACTTAAACAAATGGTATAAAACAGAAGAAGAACAAACAGACTTGAGAGTAATTTCTTTTGTTTCACGACCAAAAGATAACATTGAAGTTGAAGATTTTTCAAGTCGTAAGACTTCATTTATTAGCACAATGACTGATGAAGAATTAGTGCCTATTTTTGAAGCTTGGGCTAAACAGGGTAAGAAAAACGAATTTAGCCGTATGTATGTTTCATTGAACAAACGCAACCATAAAACAGTTCAACATAGTCTTATGCACTACTTACTTGACCATCAAGATTTGAACTTAGGTAGTCTTGATTCACGAATTGCAATGATTGCAGCTCAACCTGAACATGCTTTAGAAAGTAAATATTTTTATGACTTTGATAGTGATGCTGAAAAGTTAAAAGAGTTCATCTCTGATTTAGCATTAGCTCATGAAGAAACAAAGAAAGTAAACAAGAAATTAGGTGAATTTAAAGTAGAAGTACGAACTACTCCTAACTATTATGCAGTTATTTTAGACGAACGTTTTAAGACAGCAGAAGTTGAAGAAAAGTGGAAAGATTTAGCAACGCTTAAAAAAGATGCGTTGTATTGTACTGCTTGGCATTTAAACGATTAGAAAGGTTCTCCAATGATTTTTATTATTTTATTAAATTTTGTAATTTTTCTTCTTTTACTTTCAGCACGGTTTAATCCTAATGGAAATATTACTTATTTACAAACTTCTATCATTGTATTTACATATGTGGCAGTTTTGATTGTGGGAGTATTTTCTACTCAAACATGGCTAGATGTGATTGTTCTAAATATATTTATAGCACTGAATACTTGGTGGATTTGTGGTACATTTGCTTATGCGTCAGAAAAATATAACTATTCATATTTTGAAACATCTATCCTATCTAATTATATTTCTGAACAAGATGTAAAAATTATTTTACCTTTTTGCCATCATGATTTTTCAAAAGTTACTCTTAATCCAAAATTTGTAGCTAAATATTATCAATTAGAAAAATTAAACTCGAAGATTAAACCAAAATTTTCAAATTTTATTATCAGAACTTTTTTACAAGAATATTTCTATTTTAAGAGTGTTTATAGTTTTTATCTTATCAAAAGAGAAAAGCATAGAAAGGATTACTAATGTTTTTATTATTAAATATTCTTTGGGTTGTATTAGATTGGACTTTATTTTTAAGTACTCCTAATAAAGACAACACTAATTTTCAAATTCTAACTAATGCTATTCTTTTGTTAGCTACTCTTATGACTGTAAATCTTAATTCTGAAATTGTCTTTATACTGGGAATGAGCATATTCATTATAAATTTATTAGTAAGTTTACCTATGATTGTTATGGCAAATGCTTCTGATAGAGGGACTTCTAAATATGAAGTAGATAACACTACTAATAATTCTAATTCTATTTCTAAATCAGAAAACATTACACTTATTTTCCCTTGGCGAAGTTATCATTTCAAGCATACAACTCTAAATCCAAAATTTATAGAAAAATACTACAAATTACAAAATAAAGAAAAAAGAAATTTCTTTGAATATATTACTTTTACTTTCTTAAAGGAATATTTCTATTTTAAGAGCATTAAAAGTTATTATATTATCAAGAGATAGAAAGGAATTTTACATACCAAATGAAAAAACTTATATTGATTTTTCTAAATTTCTTAGCAATTTATCTAATAAGTAGTGGAAACGTTCAAGATATAACTGTAGGATTTGCTATAATTCTTCTTTGCTATTTATACCTTGTTATCAGTTTCATTCTCGATGGTAATTCTAAAAATTATCAATTAGTAAGTCCCTCTCCAGTTTCTGAACCATCATTGGCACAAGCAAAATTTAAAGTTGAAAAGATTACTTCTTACAAAGTAGATGAAGAACTACTAACAAAAGAGAAATGGGAAGAAATAAAAGCCAAGCTCAATTCATTTGCCATAGAATTTCTAAAGAAGAATTTCCCTGGTGTAGAATGGAATAGTAAAATCCTTTTAGCAGAATATAATAATTATTCAGCTGGTTCTTTTCTTAATATGACTCCAAATCAAAAAATCCTATTTGAAGAAAGAAATGCTACTCAAATCTTAATAAGCGAACCTTTCCTATATGCTATGATAAAATTCAATGATTTCGGAATAGTTCAACCGATTTTTGAGCATGAACTTGTGCATTATGCTCTTTGGTATCAAAATAAAAAATTCAATGATGGGGATTCAGATTTTGAAAAGAAAATTGCTGAATTAAATATACGTTCCAACAATGCTGGAGTAGTAAATATTTATAGCTTAGGAATAGATAGAAACAAAACTGAAAATGGTATTGAAGATACTCTTAATCTAGTCATTCCACCAATCAAGACAGATAAAGAAAATGAAGAAGCATTAGAATTATATAAAAAGAAATACCATTCAGAAGAAGCTGCTTAATTTAGCAGTTTTTTCTATTTTTATATTGACAATCAATAAAAATTATTGTACAATATTGCTATAAAAAGAAATAAGGGAAAACAATGACTCAAGAACTCGAAAACAAATTAGAAATTGCTATTACTAATCACAACAAAAAATTTACTCAACTTACACAACAAGCTGTTAATTGCACAAATGAAGAAGAAAATAAATCACTTTTCCAAAAACGTTGGCAATTCATTCATGACTATGCTCAATTCTTAAATGACTTTGTTTGGAATCATAAAGAAATCTTAACTCCATCAGTTACTATTCTATTTGACCTGGTACCAAATACAGTTTGGAACCGAATGTCTGAAAAATCAGAGCGAATTATTATGCTTATCAATCAACAATATAAGCAGAATGGGTTCAAACGCTAGAACTGATTTTGAATGTCGTTATATCGTCACTAATCAATCGCTAAAACAGTTTAAACTGATTTTCGATAAAACCATCAACACTATGAAAAAACAGCTTAAAACAGCTTATAGAAAGGGCTAAATATGAAATTCTTTATCTCAACTGTTAATGTAAACCACAATGATTCTTGCGACCATTTTTCTTATGAGGGAGAAGCAAACACTAACGATTACATCTTCAACTTCCTCACTAAACAAGTTGTTAAGTTAAATTCTACACCTAATATGACTCATAAATTTCAATCTATCCTAGAAAGCTTAAAAGAGCAAGATATTTTGAGTTATAGCTCATATAAGGAAGCTTCAACAGAGTACTCTAATGATAATGATGTAGTTCATGAACTAACTATTAGTAAATCGGAAACTTTACTTCAAATTGAATTGCATAGACTTTTTAATCGAAAAAGTGGAAATCCTTTCCTAGTAGATAGTCGAAGTTATACTCATTCAATCTCGGTACAAGTTTTACTCAATATGTAAAACAACTTATAGAAAGGAATAAATATGAAATCCCTTATTTCAATTACTAGTGTAAATCACTGTGATACTTATAATACTTTCTCTACTCCATTAGAAACAGAAGCTAATGACAAGCTTTATAACTTTTTGTTAAATCAAATCTCTCAATTAAATACTGACTCTCTTATAATTCATAAAACTAAATCTGCATTAGAGAAATTAAAAGAAAAAGATATTTTGAGTTATTCTTCATACAATGAAACTTCAACAGAACGCTCCAATATTGACACTATCATTTATGAGCTTGCTATATCTAAATCTGAATCATTATTTCAAATTGAATCACATAGAATATTCCAACCTTTAGATGGCAGCCGCCATTATCAATATTCAATCTCTATACAAGTTTTACTTCATTCTTAAAGAACTATTTTAAAAAATAGTTCTTTTTTTATATTTAATTGTTGACAAAAGATATTTTTTGTTGTATCATATAACTATAAAGAAATGAAAACGAGGATTAAAACAATGTTTGAATTAACAACCAAAAGTGGCAACACAATTACATTATTTACGGATTACAAGAAAATTACTTCTAAACAAATGAAAGCTGTTCGCTACTACATTGAGTCATTCTTGAATGAGCCGATTATTATGGAATTTAAACCTGTAACGAAAGCAAATCCACTATCTACTTCTGTTGTTGTTACTAAAGAAATGGTTGCACGATTCAATCAAGTTAAATAAGGGGGGATAAAATCATGGCAAAGACAGTAAAATTATCAATTAGAGAATATGAAAAACTCAAAATCGAAAAAGCAAAAGAATTTCCAGCATTCCTAAAAGAAGCAAAAGCTTTTGCTAATAAATTCTTAATGGAAAACTTTAATATGCGACTTGAAATTCCTATCAAAATGAATGGTCGTTTAAGTAGTACATTAGGTCGTTATATGTCAAGAATGTATTTCGGGCAATTTATGCCCGTCAGCATTGAATTATCTAAGACTCATCTTACAGCTGCTCTTATTGTCGGAGATTTGGAAGAAGTTTACGATACTTTGAAACATGAACTTGTTCATTATGCTTTATCAGTACAAGGAAAGAATTTTAATGATGGTTCTTATGACTTTGAAATGAAACTTTATGAATTGAATATTAGTTCATCTGGTAAGACACCTGCTAGTAAGAAATTTACAAAACGTACAATGAAATTGTATAAACCTTATAAAATTTATCAAGGTGACAACAAAGAAGAATTTACTTTTGCTTCAGGTAAACCTTATTACGCTATCGCTTCAGTTAAGAACAAACAGCAAGGAGTATATTACCGTGGAAGTCTTACTCATGTTGGTTATGAAATCAAAGAACTAACTGCTTAAAAACTTTTTAAAAATTTTTCAAAAAAGTGTTGACAATCTAAAAATTTTGTTGTATTATATAAATATAGAAAACGAAATGAGGAAAAATCAAATGAAAATTATCGGAACTTTTAAAACTGAAATCGGAACACAAACACAATACAGCTTTTATGCAAACGACAACTTCCATGCTGAAGAACGTGCTCAAGAAGTTGCGAAAACATTCGGCTGGGAACTTCTTACTTGGAACTAAAAAGGAGAGATAAAATATGCTAACATTTATCATTTCAACATCAGCAATGGCTATTGCCATTGGATATACTGGATTCAAGGTTTATTGGATTCAAACTCATGAAAAGAATTGGGCTCACACTATTGCTCATTCATTGCTTGATGCAGTAATTGCCCTTGTAACATTTATTTGGTACATGGGTGAGCAAAATAAATCATTCATCTTTAGTTTGATTGTATTACTTGCCGTTGGTTGGTTTGTTGCTAAATCTGCTAATAAACTTTATTGGGAATATTAACATGGACTATATTGCTAAAAATGAAGAATTAGAGCAGGCTGAAACTTATTTAAAAAATCTAAGCAATCATTTAAAAGAAACTTATGAAGAAAGGGGCAAATATTTCTTTGTTGGGAGACTTTCATATCTCATGACTGCAGAAGTAATTGCTTCTTTTCTTCTTTTAGGTGTAACGATTGCTAAGTCTGTTCCAATTGCAATTGCTATAATTTTATTTTTATTTACAATTGCTTTCTTTACAAGCCTAGCACTCTATGGTGAGGACATTTTAAAGAAAGCAAAATTGCCGATTGTTAGCAAATCTCGTTTCTTAAATAATAATTTACTAAAAATTAAATCAGATTTGCTTATTAGATACAGCTTAGAATTTCAATACATTACTATTGATTATGAAAAGATTGAATTTCACTTAAATCAAAAAGCTCTAGCTAAATTTAAAAATATTAAAAAATGATTAAAAGAGTTGTTGACAAGCAACTCTTTTTGTTATATAATATAACCATAAAGAAAGAATAAAGAGGACAAAACAATGGCAAGAGAATTTTTGACAATCAATGGAGTTAATGTTGAACCAACAGAAGAAAATATTGTAAACGCAGTAAAAATGAGTTTAGAAGATTACACTTCAAAAGAAGCTCAATCATTGAAAGAACGTATTAAAAATGCTGAAGTTTCAGTTGAATTGCCAGATGCTTTCTTTTTGGAAGATGATGACCAATTCCTATGTTTCATCAGTATGAGCAAAGACTCATTTTTAATCAACATTGACCTTAAAAATGGTGGTAAAGTTACTTATCTTCGTGAGTTTGATAATTAGATTGGAGCGTTAATGACTTATAAAGAAGAATGGAAAGATTTTATCCAAAGGGAATTGATAACAAGTTCTTTTAAGACTGAATCAGAGCTTAAAGAATGCTATGAGAAAGCTTTTGAAGGTAATAAATCTGTTGTAGAAATTCTAATTGAATATGAATTAAGCAATTTATTGCAAGCTGAATTTACTATTATAATTAACAAAGATTCTGTTGTAGTAAATTACTCAAAGTCAAATTCTAGCAAAGAAATCTTTGTTATGCCATGTAACTACTATGGCTGTCAAATTGACCATGAATATATTTATGGCAAATTTGATGAAGTTGTTCCATATGTAATTTATTTCATCTTACAAAAATACTCTATTAAGTTTGCTCAACTTGGACTTTACTATATTCCGCCTAAACGAAAAAAGAATTTTGAGTATGAAAATATTATTGTTAAAGAAACTCTGGAAGATTGCTACAAAGAATTATTTAGTAATATTTCTACTGCATGGCCACACTTAGATAAATCCAAAAAGGTTGCAGATGTTTCTGCTGAATTAGAAGCTATGCTTACCATTGGTATTAAATTTCAAAATTGGAATATTGGACAAAATAAAAAAGAGCGTTTTGAAACATTCTTTAAACATTCCTTAGAGCATGACTTTACAAAGATTGTACAGATTCAAAAACTATAAAAAATAATCAGTTTAATAACTGATTTTTTATTTTTTTAAAAAAGTGTTTCAAAATGGTTGACTTTGTGTGAATAAATTGTATAATAAAATCACAAAAAAACACATTCTGATATTTATATTGTGGCAATTTAGAATAATATAACTATGAGGTATTTATTTAATGGTTTTTACTAATAAAGATTTATATAAAAATAGTTATTCTCTTGGAGAAGTTTCTAAATTCTTATCAATGCACCCTAAAACTTTACAAAAGAAAGATAGAGAGGGTGTTATACAATTTGAAAGGACTGCAACTAATAGAAGATTCCTAACAAGAGAAAAGCTAATAGAATTACTAGAAGAAAATAATTTGTTTTTTGATGATTCTAAACTAATAAAACATGACATAATTTATGCTCGTGTATCTAAACAAAAACAATTTGGCAAATTAGAACAACAAGTAGAAGTTATCTTGAAACAAAATCACAATTTACAAAATCCTATCATTTTAAAGGAAGTTGGCTCTGGATTGAATGAGCAAAGACCAAAATTACAACAACTGCTTAAAATGGTCTTGAATAATAAAGTTAATAAAATCTACATAACTTATAAAGACAGACTAACTATATTTGGATTCAACTATTTAAAATATATATTTGAAGAATTTGGAGTTGAAATAGTAACTATTTATAAGGATAATTATGAAAATATAGTAGAAAAAGAAAAAATAGAGAAGTTTATTGAGGAGTTAAAAGGAATATAACCAAAACTCATCAGAATAAGAGCTTACTGAAGATTTGTTAAATATAGTAACTTTATTTAGTGCAAAAAGTCATGGGTTAAGAACTTACAAAAAACAATTGGAGCAAAATTTAAATGAAACGAACAGTAAAAATAAAAGCAAATTGCTCGAATAACGAAGATGAAATATTATTGATTGGTACAGTACAAAGAAATATTAAAAATTATGTCTGGTCAAGATATAGTGGAATTGGCTCTTTGCTTAAACAAAGTGGCTGGACTATTAGAGATGAACTCATCCAAAAGGATTTACTCTCAAACAAAATTACTAAAACTCTTTCAAGAGTAGCAGTGGAGAAATCTTCTTCAATAATTAAAACAAATTGGATAACAACAAAAAAGAATGTTAAGAAAGCAATCTCTCAAAACGAAAATCTAACTGAAGATGATAAACGTTATTTGTATTTATGTCTAAAACATACTCCAACATTATATAATATTTTAAATTATAAGAAAATTGATTATAATACCGGATATTTGAAAGATTTAAAAGTTGATGTTCATAGATTGAATAATCTATTAAGAAGATACATTCGGAGATACAAAACTAAATCATATACAAATAAAACAAATGTTATACTAACTTCAAATCTTTACAAATTCGACTTAAACAATAGCACATTTTCTTTTACAGGTAAAAAAAGAAATTCACAAGTGGTTATTACTTTAATTGGAAATATTCCAAAATTAAAGGGTACTTTAGAATTAGTAAAAAATCAAAAAACTAATCAATATTATATTCATGTACCATTAGATAGAATTATTTCTAAAAAGGAAATGACAGCAGAATCTGAAACACTTGACTTAGATGTGGGAATAACTGATTTAATAACATTAAGTAATGGTTCTGTATATGGAGCTAATTCTGCTGAACTATTTTATACATTATCTGATAACTTAGTTAATAAAAATAGGTCACGGTTATTTTCTTATAAACAAAAATTAGAGAAAAGAATTGTATTTGAACAAGACCAATCTAAAAAATCTATACTAGAACAAAAATTAAAAAACTTGGAAAATAATAATTTAGGCTCACAAAAGAGAATTGCTAAGATAAGTAAATATAAATCAAGAATAGTTAGTCATATAAATTGTGAACTGAACAAAATGGTAAAAGAGGAAGATATAGAAGAAATAGTAAGAGAAGATTTGAATTGGTCAAGTAAGAAAAAGAAGAAAAGAAATGTAAGCAGAAAACAACAAAATAGATTTTCTACATGGTCAAAAGGTCTTTTGCTTGAAAGATTATCAATAAAATTAGCTGAAAAAGGAATAAAAGAAACAATAGTTAATCCAGCTTATACTTCTCAAGTTTGTTGTAAATGTAATCATTTAGGAAGTAGAAATGGTAAAGTATTTAAATGCTCGAATTGTAACTTAAGCATAGATGCAGATTTTAATGCTTCTATCAATACTAAGAAAAGAAAATTTATTAAAGAAATAAATATTGACACACCATATAAAGAAGTTAAGAAATATTATGAAAACCCACCTGTTTAGTTTTTGAACTAAATATAAAATGGACGATAAAAGCGATTTTAATTTTAAAATCTAACTTTTCAGCTCGAAATGTGTGAGCACTTCCATTAACGTTTATTTTATTAAATTAAACTTATAAAAACGGTCTGCGGAAATTATTTCAATCTTTAGAGTTTGAAATAATACTGGGCAGTCCAAGGCTTTACTTTACATATTCTTATGTAAATAAGTGCGAAACCTCATAGCATTACTTAATTTATATAATTTTATATTTATTTCGTAATATTATGAACCAGAGATGCTGTTACAAACTGGTTAAGTATAGGTGGTCAAATCGGTCAAACTCAACGTTTCGCTAACTTATCTTGGCTATTGTGGGTATTAACTAACGTGTTTTCAATCTATCTATGGTGGGGTACTAATATTCACATTCAAGGTATGTACTGGGTTTACTTATTGAACAGTATTGATGGTTGGTACAACTGGGATAAAAGTACTAAATAAGGATTGATTTATTTCTCAAATAGGTTTATAATTAAAGAAAGGAGAATAAACATCATGACAGACAAAACAACACAACAAAAAAAGATAATGTACACACCCCTTTACGACAGCACAACCGAAGAAATCATTGCACAAATCGAAGCATTAAAGCAAGAAGAAAAAATTTATTATGAACAAGTTGCTACTGAAGAAGAGTTCTTAGAATGGTACAAGAAACAAGATTTACCAACTTATGAGCAACCATCTGTTACAACAGACATGACAGCATTTACATTCATTGATAATGAACTCAAATTGCTTATGATTCAACGTAGAGCTCACCCATATCGCTTGAAATATGCGTTACCGGGTGGATTCGTTGGTTCTCATGAAAGTGCTGAACAAGCTGTACTTCGTGAAGTTAAAGAAGAAACAAACATTACTATTAACTTAGAACAGATTGAACAATTAAAAACTGTATCAACACCAGGCCGTGACCCACGAACTTGGATTATCACAATTGGTTATATTGTTTATCTTCCATATGAACAAGTTTTAGAAATGCAAGCTCAAGATGATGCTCTTGAAGTTAAACTTATTACAATCAATGTTAAAGACAATGCTTTCTATGATGGTGACAAATTACTAACCAAAGAAGATTTTGCTTTTGACCACTATGATTTAATTCAAGAAGCGATTGCTCGTATGCAAGGGCACGATTCATGGAAACCAAACTTCTTCCAAATGTTAGGTTATGAATTTACTGTTACAGAAATTTTAAATCTTGTTAAAGCTATCTTGCCAGATAAAAATCTAATTCGCCAAAACGTGCTTCGTGAGTACAAGAAATTCATTATTGAAGTTGGAGTAAGGCGAAAAGAAGGAGTTAAATCTCAAAAGACTTATAAATATAAAGAGTAAAACTCAAAAAGAGAGCAATTCATATTGCTCTCTTTTATTTTAGGGGTTGTTATATCGTCACCAGTGAAACGCTAAAACAGTTAAAACTGATTTTCGATAAATGTATCGACTTTACAGTAAAACAGCTTAGAGTTGCTTATTTTACAGTAAATGCCTGGCGTACTTTCTTTCTTTATATGATTGATATTTTACCCTTTCTTACACATCTATTTATACCAAATTGATTTTTTAGTTTTAAAACTATTGACAAGTTCAAATAAAAGTCATATAATATAACTATAATACAAACAAAGAGGTAAAATTATGGCTATTATTGAAGATTATCACAAAGAACAACAAGAACTTCAAAAACAAACAGATTTCATACTTAATTTTAATAACTATTTAAATACTCTCGAAAAAGACAAAGTTCGACTCAAGGATTTGTTACAATTCATTGTTGATAAAAACAAACAATATAAATTTGATAATTTTAATGGTTTTAATTTAAAAGTGAAGCATGAAGAAGAAGAATATGAAACTATTACTAGCCGATACAATATACGACACAATGTGGTTATTTATATTGAAAATAATGAGTTGCGGAATAAAGTTTCTATAGCCGTAGTGCCTCATCCTCGTTATGATTCGCCTTTCTCATTAGGATTAAATGAAGATAACTCTAATTTTGATTTTAAATTTTTTGCTGATAACATTTACAAAATTATTGAATTTGTATTTTATGGAATAGAGAGCTAATTTATGACTTTTACTATGGATAAGAAAATCATCTTTTCTAATATTGATGAATGGGAAGAGTTTTGCAAATATGCCAACGCTAATTTGGAATGGTCCAATCCATTGCTCAAAAAAGAAACTTTTGAAGCTTATCACTTCAATAAATATAGAAAAACTGTTCGTTGGATTACAGAATATCTAACCGAAACTTATTTCAATAAGTATCTGTTTGTAGGAATTAAAGGAAAAGAAGTTTATATCTTTGTTAATCGAACTCCTACTGATGAAGAACTTGAAGAATTAAGTTTCAAAATTGAAGATTTCATTTAAAAAGAAAAAGCACAACAGTAAAGTTGTGCTTTTTTTAAATATATAAGTAAATCATTTCTTCTTCGCTACCTGGCTCTTTAACTTCTATATTGTTAATAGGTTTTGATAATAATGAGTTATTAAAATCACCATCTGATAATCTACCTTCTGCAAGTTCTTTGTTATCTTTATCTTTGATAACATAGTATCTTTCTGAGTCTAACCCATCAATAGTATCTGAAACAGATTTACCTTTATATTGGTCTAAATCATTGAAAACAAAATTATCTGACTCTAAACAAGCTTCTAAAATTTGTTCTTTATTTTTAGCAACTTTGTTCTTTACTTTATTTTCCACTTTTTGTAAGATTTCTGTTTCTTCAGCAGTCATATGTCTTAACCCACCAAGAGGAGTTGATACAGCATTTTTCCATGTGCTATCTTCTCTTTCTACTTTTACATTCATCTTACTTGGATTGTCTGGGTCTATTCTAATATTTATATTAGTATTGTTGTAAATTTTATCATGCTTGTTTGTGGAAACATTTACATTGATTGCTTTTTGAATCAATATTTGACCATTATCCATTAGAACTTTTACATCTGAGTCAAAGTCTTTTACTTTATCTATATTTTCATATGTTGGATAAAGTGCTCTCTCAATTTCTAAGCTTCTATTCCTAATGAATTGTACAGCCAATTTATTTCTTTGCTCTATTGCTTCATGTCTTTTGTCAGCATAATTTTGAGCTTCTTCTTTTGTTGGAAAATGCTCTGATTCACTTCCATAAGGGCATTTTCCATTTTGAGCTCTACAAACACCAGGCATTCCGTCTTTCTTTATATGATACTTAGCCATTTTTGCACCTCTGTTAATTTCGTTTCTAGTTATATCATTTAACTATTTAAAAAATTTTTAAAAAGTAGTTGACAAAACTTTATTTAAGTTGTATAATATAACCATAATATGAAATGAGGATTAAACAATGACTATTACTATGGATAAGAAAATCATTTTTTCAAATATTGATGAATGGAAAGAATTTTGTAAATATGCCAATACTCATTTAAAATGGTGTAACCCTCGTATGGCTGAATCGTTTGAAACTTGGCAGTTCAATGAGTATCGGGAAAAGGACCTTTGGCTAAATACAAACCTCAAAGAAACAGTTTTGGTCGACTATCTATTTATTGGAATTAAGGGCAATGAGGTTTTCATTTTCGTACATCGAACCCCTACTGAAGAAGAACTTGAAGAATTGACTTTTAATGCTGAAGATTTTATTTAATTAAAAAGAAATGAGGATTTAACTATGACAACTTACACTCTTGGACTATGTGCTGGTCGCCATGATTTGCCTGTATCTGACTTCATCTTTGCTGATGGGGATATTACTTTCCCTATCAATCCAACAGCACTTCTTAATATTGCAGCTACAAAACTACGCCATCTATACAAAGGTGATAGCCTAGTCGTTTATGTGACTGGTCTTACTCCAGCCACTGTTGCTATCATCAAATTCTGCTCTATCAATGGAATTAAACTTACTCTCAAACATTTTGACCGAGATTCAAATGAATATATTGATGATGTAGTATTTGATTAAATTCACTACTAATAAGGAAAAAAGAAAGATTTAAAAAAATTTTTCTTTTTTTGTGTTTTTGTGTTGACAAAATGAAATTTCTATTGTATAATATAACTATAATAAAACAACAAATGAAATAAAGAGGAAATAACAATGGAAACAACAATCGCAATTCGAGTAAAATACTTAGGAGTAACTAAACCAACTGTTTACGCTGGAACATTAGCTGAATGGTCTGAATATTTTGACCGAGAAATTCTTACTGAGGAGTCATTAGTAAATGCGGCTTATTCTCATTTCGGTCGAGTTCAAAACATTGCAATCGCTAAACGATATAGCCAAGCTGTCCTTATCCAAGATAAACTTGAAGAAATTGCTCAACAAGAAGCAGAAGCCAAACGAATTGCGGCAATCCGAAAAGAACAACGTCGAATTGCTCGTACAGAAGCTTTCTTTGATTCACTTCTTCATCAAGACAATGTGAAAGTTTCTCTTGGAACTTCTACTCTAATCAATGATATTCGCCTTTTCCAAGTTGCCTATGATTTAACAAGCACTCGTTGTTCTTTTGAAGATTTAATGCAACTTAAAGAAGATACAGGTTTAACTGTAAAATTTGAAGTCACTCGTATTCAACATGAAATTGATACAGTAGAAACAAATCACGGTAAAGCTTATGATGGCTATGAATTTTCTGATACTGTTATTTCTTCTATTGATTCAGAAGTTATCATTGATACTTATTACTATTAAGAAAGGCAAAAACAATGACTCCAAAAGAAATTAAAGCTCTACTAAATTCTCAACAATATGTTAAAATTGGAAGTGATAGCTTTTTCCGAATTGCTCAAGCAAATGAAAAAACAATCGCTAGCAAAGCATTGTTGGAACAATTGAAAGCAGAAGGCAAGTATAATTATTGGTTTACTGCTTATGACTTTAAATCAAAAACACCTGATGAACCTATTCTTAGTGAAGTATTACCTGTTTTTGGGGACCCAAATAAATATGTCACTAAATGGTTTTACTATGACAAAGAACAAGCTATGTGTGAAGCTGTTAGACGATTGAAAAATTTGCTATAAAAAAAGAAAAGTAATCCTTTATTGGATTACTTTTTTATTTTTATTCAAATAAACTTTTACTTCTTGACTTTTGTTTGTATTCCTCTGGAATATATTGATGATTTATTCCAATAGAAGCTAAATATTTCAAAATTCGGAATTTGTTAGTATATAACTCACATGGTTGGTAATCTCTGTATTTCTCATTAGTTAATCTCTTTTCTGTAAATGGAAAATGTTCTGCTCCCCAATCAACAGCTTCTTCTATTTCTTTAGCTATACTTTTATAATCTATTCCACCTTTTGCAGTTCTTTCTGGTAAGCGTAACATACCCAAATTGTTAATGATTGGAGTTACTTTACCTTTAACCCAATAATCATAGCAAGTTAATTTATCTTCATAAAATGAATGATTGATAAATTGAAATTCTGGGTCTAACACAACAAAACATGAGCCACTCAAACTTCCAAAATGAGTTATTTCTTCAGTAAGGCATTTTTGAAAAAGAAAATTACTTCCACCAGCTCTTTGACCAATTGCTGGAACTAAATCCAAATCTAATGTATTTAATACTTCAATATATCTATCTTGCCAATCTTTTATATTAGTTACTTTAGCTCTATTTCCATATTTTGTACCGTCATTACTCCAAATCAAAAATGAAGTTGTATCATCATCTAAGATACAGTTAATATGTTCTTCAAAATCACATAGCTTAACTATTCCATTCCTAATGATACCAATGTTTTTTGTTTTTTGCTCTGGTAGAATATGAACCATTCCATTATATCTAGCATTATAAGCTTCATATTCATCATCTCTTACCATAATATTTATATTTTCTTTCGGTACGTCTATGGATAACAAATAATCAACTGTTTTTATGTTTTCAGCTCTACCAGCAGAGGGAATCCAATACTTCCATTCCTTTTCTTCTAGTTTTTTCATTTTGTTTCTCCGGTATTAGTAATTTACAACTAATATCGGTGATAAATTTTAATCTTTACTCAAAAGGTTTTCAATGATAGAGCCAACTTTATGAATATCCACATCTAATCCTCTCAATTCAAAATTATATAATACTGGGAAACCAAACTCTTGGGAATATTGCTTAGCCGTCAAGCAATATTGATTATTAAAGTTCTTATTACCTGAGCCAACAATTCCTAAACATTTTTTATAATTATCTTTATATCTAATATATTCTCTTAATGGAGTAGTTAAAATCTCTTTATCTCCATTATCAATACCATTTCCACCTTCTAAATATGTTGGCAAAAATGCTACAAAATTATTACTTACTTCATTGAATGGAATGTTATTCTTTACTAGCTCTTTTATGTTTAGTAAATTAACTTCTTTAATCTTAGTGTTTAATAAAAGATAGTCTCTTAATCTCTTAACGAAGCTATCTGTATTTCCACTCAAGCTAATATAAATTAAATCTAGTTTATCTCTCATTTTTTTACAATCCTTTATTTTTCTGTTTATTTTTATTATTCTTAAAGCAAAAGAAAACGAACTATATAGCTCGTTTCACTATTTATAAAATGCTTTGAATAGAGTTACTAAACCTAAAATAAAAATAAATAGAATAATCCAAAGTAAAACTTTAAAGAAAATAAAAGTAAGAGTTAATAACAATGGTAAGATGAAAAATAAGCCAAAAATGATAGTCATACTTATTAGCATGGAATATAAAATTAAATTTTTCATAGTTTTACTCCTTTTTATTTTTTATATCAAAAAGTTGTTGACAAACAAAAAGAGATATTGTACAATATAACTATAAAAAGATAAAAGAGGTTATAACAATGAACAAACTTACAAAATCAATCCTAATCTTAGCAGGAGCAATTGCTTTAACAGGTTGTGGCCAAATCCACCCAACAGGTTATCAAAAATTGCCACAAGTTAAACAAGAAGTAAAAAATAAATCAAAATCTGCTTATGAAGCTGCTAAAGAAAAAGTTAAAGAATTTAAAGATAAACATTCTAATAATGAAACTGCTTCAAATCCATCAGGCTCAGATTATGATGAAAGCAAATTCCCCGATATGTATGAAGTACTAGGAGAAGCTGAAATTGATGAAAGCAAATTCTCTACTACTTATTCATATTCTCATGATGATTTAGACCGAACTACAACTGCATATGGATTAGTTAATTACAAAGCAGTAATGGACTCAAAAGGGTGGCGTGCTGATTTTGAACCAAATTCTGAACCAAGTGGTTGGTATAAAGGAAAAGAATCTAATAACAAAAAAGTATCCGTAAAATTACCAACTGGTAAAATTTATAATGGTTACTTTTACAATCGGTCACATCTGATTGCTGACTCTCTTGGTGGCCGCTCATATAAATATAATGTAGTTACAGGTACTCGTCAACAAAACGTTGGTAACAATGGAAATGGCGGTATGCAATACATTGAAAAGAAAGTTAAAGATTATGTAGAACAAACTAAAAACAATGTTTATTATAGCGTAGAGCCATATTATGAAGGTAATGAATTAGTTCCTCGCTATGTTATTGTTAATGCTAAATCTGATGATGGTGTAATCAATGAAAAAGTAAAAGTATTCAACAATGCTTCAGGTTATGAAATCAATTACTCTGACGGAAGTTTTACTAAAAAATAAAAAGAGCAATTTAATATTGCTCTTTTTTAAAGCTCATTATAATGAGTTATATAGAACTCAATTCCTTTTTTAATTCCATAAGCTTTTATTCTTCTAGCTCTTATTTCTTTCCAAGTTAAATTAGGATTAGCAAGTTTCGTTACAGAAACTCCACTTCGTAGAGCTTTTCTAATTTCTCTCATTTGTTGGGAATTGAACTCTAAATTATCAATAACTTTAGGGTCAAAACCATCGTTAATGAATTTATCTATCTGGTGAAGTTCTATTAGTTTGAATCCTCGTTTATAGAAATAAAGCAATTCTTGAGTATTTTTTGAGTAGTAAAATAAGTCCATGATTTTATAGTTCATTTTTGGTTCAGCCCAACTCTTCCATTCCTTATCTCGATAAATACAGTACAAAAGGACTTGAATCTGTTTATCATTATATTCATCAAATGGAAAATCCTCTAAATTATAGCCTTCAGATAGAAGTGTTATTAAATAACGAATAGTCCAAATAGAAAATTTAGGGTTAAGGTATTTCTCTATTGGTAATCCTTTTTCAACAGCTTTCTGAATAATATTCTTTTCATAACTTGAGCGCTCATCTAAATTCATTTTTATTTCCTCAATTTCTTTTAGTAAATCTATTTTATCAAAACTTCTATAAATAAGCAATATTTTATTGACTTTTTTGCTTTTATATAATACAATAGAACTATAAAATAAAGAAAGAAGAAATCAAATAAACAAATTAGATTGTCATGGCGGAATCACTTACCAAGGTAATTTGGATTGGATTTTCAAAACTCCAAAAGCTACTTATATTGGATTTGATTGTGCTCATTTAGGCGATAAAACACCTTTCGTAGATGCTATGTTTCCAAATCTTGGTTTTGATGATTTGATTTACCCTAGTGAAGTTTGGCGTGATGAGGTATATATTGAAGAAAATTGTAAATCTCTTATTGACCAACTTATTGAAATTCAGAAAGGATAGAAAATTATGAATAAAACACCTGCTAAAATCATTTCATTAGCAATTTCCCTAATTGTATTTGCCATTTATTGGTATATGGCATTACCTGCTTTTAATTTAACAGATTATTATTTCTTAGGTGGAGTAATTCTATTTGCACTTGTCTATTATATTACACTTGTACTACTTACTGAAGATGCTGATGTAGTAAAAACTGTTCCTAATATTGTAATCATTAGCGTAATCTCTATTTTTACAATTGGAGCAACTGTACTTTCACTCTTTGCTACTCCATTATTTCAAGCTAAGAATTACTCTGATTTGATTCAAGTTGAAACTAAAGAATTTAATACTGATTTCCCAAATACAGATATAAATAAACTTGCTTTACTTGATAAAGATTCTGCTAAAAAGATTGGTAATTCTTTGATGGGTACTATTGATAAAGAATCACAATTTGAGATTTCTGATGAGTATCGACAAATTACTATCAAAGATGAACCTTATCGAGTTACACCTCTAGGATATGCAAGTTTTATTCGCTGGCTAAATAACCGAAATGATGGTATTCAATACTACATTAAAATCAATCAGACAACAGGTAAAGGTGAGCTTGTTAAACTTGATAAAGGAATGAAATATACTGCTTCATCTTACTTTACTGATGATGTAAGTGTAAAACTCCGTACTTCTTACCCTACAACAATGTTTGGTGACCCATCTTTTGAAGTTGATGATGAAGGCAATCCATATTACGTAGCTACTACTTATGCTCGTAAATTTATCTTTGGGCCAAAAGAACCAAATGGAGTAATCCTATTGAATGCAGTAACTGGAGAAACTAAAGAATATTCATTGAATGATGTACCTGAATGGGTTGACCGTGTATATTCTGCTACTAACGTTATTCAACGTGTGAATCAACATTATACTTATAAAAATGGTTTTTGGAACTCAATCTTTAGTAAAGAGGGTGTTCGTAAAACAACAGATGAATATAACTATATTACAATCGGTTCGGACATTTATCTTTATACTGGTTTAACTTCTGTTAATGCTGATAATTCTAACCTAGGATTTGTTCTTGTTAATATGCGTACTCGTGAAACTAATTTCTATCGCTTGCCATCTGTTACTGAAACTTCTGCTATGAAATCTGCTGAGGGTGCAGTTCAAGAAAAAGGATATAATGCTACTGCTCCAATCCTTACAAAATTAAATGGGCAAGCATATTACTTAGTTTCGCTTAAAGATAAAGGAAGTCTTATTAAAGCTTATGCTCTTGTTAATGCAGAAGATTTCCAAAAAGTTACTGTAAATACTAATATTAACGAATTGATTAAGAGTGTTACAGGTGAACAAATTGAAAATATAGATGAAGCTGTTACTGGTGAGAAAGTTAAACAAAAAGAAAAAGTTAGTGGAAAGATTACTTCTATTAAGACTCAAGTTGTAGATGGCACTACTATTTATTATCTAAAAATCAATAGCAAGATTTACAAGATTGAAGCCAATAAAAACACACTAGATAAACTTCCGTTCCTAGAAGTAGAACAAACCATCTCTGCTGAAACAGATGAAAACAACTTCTTATCTAATATTACTTTCGAATAAGAATAATTAAGATTACTCAGAAATGAGTAATCTTTTATTAGCTGCAGTTTAAGCGACCTTGCTAAAATCATGAATGATTTATCGACTTGTCATATAAAATCGAGCTATGGACGAGTTACAGTCGCCAAGTGATATTTGAGTCATTACTCTTAATCTATTTATTTTTCATTTTATCTTATTGTTGATAATTCAAAAAGAAAGTCGTATGTACGGACACTTTTCAATTCAATTATTTTAAAAGATAACTAATCAAGAAAAAGGATTACTTATATTAGTAGTCCTTTTTTATTTGCACTGAGTAAATAATATTTTAAGTCTTTGGTTATTATGTAGCGGGGGTATCACTAACATTCTAGGCCGGCATTTATCTAAATTTCAAGAAATAGAAATCTAAGTTCTTAACTTAGTTACTTTTAGAGTATTAGCCTTAAGTAGGCTTAAATTTCTTTGAGTTAAGCATTAGCACTTGATTTAATTATTCCATGAGTAGTTCTTGATTTTTAATTTTCCTTTATTTCTAGCTGTTCTTATGAATAATATTTTACGTTTCTGGTTATTATGTAGCGGAGCTATAACCAATAAACTAGGCTACATTCACATGCTCAATAAGTAATACTCCTAATCTTTGTTTCTTTTAATTACTCTATTAGCATAGAATTATAGATAAGCTTTTTACTTGATGAGTATTTATTCAGAGCACTTAGATTTATTACTTGAAGAACAACCGTACTAATTCCAATTGCTTAAGAAGTAGAATAGTTGATTTTATTTTTCTATAAATTATAATGCTTTATTCTAACTTTCCTTATTTCTAGCTGTTTTGTAGAATAATATTTTGAGTTATTGGTTATTATGTAACGAAGTGGTATACTAACTATTTAGGCTTTAATGTAGGCATTTATTACTTTATTCGTGTGGAATAACTATGAAATCTAATTAAAATTAGAGTAATTCTACTTAATTTCTTTTAATTTTAATTGAGCTACTCTAAGAGTTTTATTTTTAGCTAAAAAAGATACTAGAAAAGTAATCTGACTCTTAATGAAAAAAGCAAGTTGTGTTATATGTGAAAAAGTCAAGCTGAGCTTAAGATTATTCTATTTTGTTATTTGTTAGTTATGCAGATAATAAAGTAGTACTTGTTGAACTGTTGTTAAGATTCATTTCGATAACTCTATTTAGCTTTTCAGCAATATAAAAATTATTTCTTGGTAGAATAGTACTGAAATCAGTATATTCCATTTCAAAAATAATACTATCTGTTAATTCATTTAATAAAGGATTTAAAATACTTCTAATAAATGATTCCACTTCGATTGAAGTAGCAATAGTATTCTTTCCGTAAATCTCATTTGTTAATCTTGCTGTTTCTTTGTCTAATCTATGAATAGTTGTATAATAACCATCTTTACTGCTATTAAATCTTAACTCTTTAATAATTGAGCTTAATTCATATGCAAGATTAACTTTAGCAATAGTTTGATTTTTGTTATTATTTTCTAATTTATGAATAGCTAGGTAAGTATCAATTAAATCATTACTACTTGGATAGATTCTAGACCTATTCTTAAATCTATATAGTAAAGAAGTAATAGAATAATTAGCGTAGCTGCTCTTTGTAAATACTTTATTAGTAGCTAAGTTTGATACTGTTTTAATAAATTGTTCTTGTCTTTTATTTTTTCTATAATCATTAAAATTAGTCAAGATGCTTTGTGCAAATTCATCAGACCCAGTATAACTACCGTTTTTAACGAGTGCTCTTCTTTGGATTAAAACAACATTATATCTATCATACAGAGCAAATGCTTCTTGGACTACTTTTTCTAAAGAAACTTCTAATTCATTAGATAAGAAAGCTGTTTTAACTGAATTGTTAATAGCTCTAAATCTTTGGAAGAATTTTGCTACTTTTTGGAGTTGTTTTTCTTTAGTTACACTCCAATGAGTAGCATTTTCTAAAGTAGTAATAATATTAACTGCTTGTTCTAATCTTTGTATTTGTTTAATAGCTTTTTCTGTATGAGTTATTTGTTTACGTTTTTGTTTTTCTTCATCTAAAGTTACTTCAGAGATAAATTGATTAACGTAGTTTAAAGGTCTTTCCATTAAATCATTACCGCTTCTCAAGCGTTTAAAATTCATAACATAATTATTATGAGCTGGATATGAGAAGAATTTAGTTACTTTCTTTTTAGCTTCAGCATATTGTTTTTCTCCAACAATACCTCTCAAACGAAGCTCTTTCGCCAATTCATCTTGATTAGCATAATAGTAATCTTGATTTTCAAAATAAACGGCTGCAACAGAATTAGTTGGATTTACATAAGTTCCGTAGCCATGACCATAATTCAATCCACATTCAACATAATAAGCTTCTTCAGCAGCTTTGTGAGCGCTATTGATATACTTATTACGTTTAATATAATAGAATCCATGGTCTCTCTTAAAAGTACGGTGGTTATATCCCACATTACCTTTTAATTTACGAATTTCGGAAATAATTTCTTTTACTTCTTTATTCTCTAAAGGTTCATTTAATTGTTTATTAAATGCTTTAAGATTACTTGCAATATTACGAGTATATCCTAAAATTGTGAGCATTTTGCCCCTACCTTTAAGAGCCTTGGCTCTATAACCTCTAACTATCTCATCTCTCCTTTCGTCTTGTTGTTGTAATAATCTTTTTACTTCTGAAACATTTCTCAGAATAGAATCTTTACTACTTGATAAAAGTTTATGAGGAGTTGAGGATAAACGAAACAGCTTATCGAAATCTTCCAAAATTAAATCTGTATGAGATAATTGATTTTGAGTAGCAATCAACTCATCAAAAATTGAGGAATCTTCGATAAACAATTTGATTTTATTGTACAACCCATTTGGCAAATCGCCACGGAATAAATCGACAAAGTTACTAATTGAGATTAAGAAATCTTGATAAGTAATTTTGTCTTTTTTTATTCTAAAAGCTTGTACAATTGCCTTATTCTGAGGTGTATAGAATTTAGTTCTACAACCTGGCACGCTCATTTTTTGCATAATACTTTGTGTTGTATTAGCAGCTCCTTTCTTTTTATATTCTTCGGGGATATGAGTAGTTAATCCTAATAAATAAGTGAAAATATAACTAATTACATCTTTAATATTTTTTAAATGGAATTTAGTTAATTGGGTCAATTTAATAGGTTTATCAAAGTTAAAATAAATGTGAAGTCCATTACCTGAATTTACTACCATATTAAAAGGTAAGTAATTATAGTAACGTTCCATTACTAATTCTAAATTCTGAATAGTTTCTACATTAGTTGGGTCAACATCTAAAACAATACTATGAAGATAATCTAATTGTTTATTTTTTGCACTAGTGCCTGGCGCAAAATAAACTCTTACGTTGTTAATATTAAGTCTAGTTAAATCTAAATTATCATTATAATCATCATTAAGGAATCGACCAGTGATTTTCCAAATGTCTTTATTTATTAAGTCTCTATCTGCAACATAAAAAGGAACAGATTGAGTTGATTTAGCTTGTGCTTTCTTTTCTGGCTTTTTAGATGAAATACAAGTAACATCATCTCGGTCTTGTATTTTATCTAAAACAAAAATTTGACGAGTAGCTTCTTCTTTACTGATTGTTTCAAAGTAGTTACTTAGAAACTCATTCTTTAAGCTGTACTCTTCAAATTTAGATAGATTACTCATATTTAGTTCTCCTTTTAATTTTTAGTTTTTATATCAATTTAGTTTTTATAGTAAAAGTGCTTCTCAATCTTGAAAAGCACTTTTTCTTTTACATTGGTTCAATTTTTGAAATAAAATCTTGGAATTGTTGATTTGTGAAGTTTTTCTTAGCCAATTCTGAAACAATTTTCCAAGCATTTTCATCAGTGTAGTAATATTTTTTCAAGAAGTCAAAGTTCAAATTGTTATAAACAGCATCTTCTAAGATTTCCATTTGTTTTTCATAGGAGTAATCTGGATGATTGTCTCTTTGAAGCTCTTCTGCCCATAATAGAGTAATAGCTTTATTTAAACCTGAACTTCTACCATATTCTTTTCTAAGTTCTTTTACTTCTTGCTTATATTCTTTTAATTCTATTTCAAGCTCCTGGTCACCAGGATTTTCTTCTAATTGAGTTGAGTAATATTTAACTTGATACTCAGCGTCATAGATTTCTTGTGCTTCCATTTCATAAGGATTCATATAAAAAGCTCCTTTTATTTTTATTATTCTTTTTTAGCAGGTTGAACTAATAAAAACAAGCAAAAAATTTCATTGCTTGTTTAAGTGATTTTTTAGATTTTAGTTAAGCTCGAAACTGAATTTAGGGGTTGTTATATCGAAACATAAGCAACGCTAAAACAGTCAAAACTGATTTTCGATACATTCATCGACTTTGAAGTAAAACAGCTTAGAGCTGCTTATTTCCAGTTCTGAATAAAACAAAAAAGAGGGCAGATTTTCTCTGCTCTCTTTTTATAAAGTAGTGCTTACCAAATTATTGACCGTTTATTCATTTATCTTTACCCATATCTTGGTGGCTCTCGCTCAGATTATATGACTTCTGCTATTGCAAAAGCTGCTAAAGAAACTGGTGCATTACTATCTATTGCTGAAGAAGGTTACCCAGAAATCCGTAAAATGATTAAAAAGAATGCTCTTAATTCTGAACGAGCTTTTAATGAATTAAAAGAAGTAGGAATTGACTTAGGAGCATAGAAAGGAATAATTAAAATGGATAATGCAAAATTTGAACATTTACTAACACTACCACTTGAAATTAAAAAACTTGATTATTATGGTTCATGGCGAGGTATTTATGCTGAACCAGCTCTATTCTTTAACGATAAAGATGAGTATGTTCCAATTTCTGAACTTATGGGAGCGTTTAATGATTTAACATCTGGTAAGGAATTTGAAGGCTACAAAGGCGGAGATTTCAGTTTTGAAAGTGCTGATGAAATCCATTTCGAGTATGATTATAGCAATTGTGAAGATTTATCAATCCTAGAATTACTTTCGCTTGACTCTATTGAGTACTTAAGAGAGAATAATATTACTGTCAGATAATATTATAAAATAGAAAGGATTACAAAATGAAAAAAATATTTAGTGTACTGATTGTTTTCCTAATGCTCTTGACACCTTCTACAGCTCTTGCTCGTGGAGGTCATAGTGGTGGGCATTCATCTCACTCATCTCATAGTTCAAGTAGAAGTTCTAGCCATAGTTCTTCACGAAGTTCTAGTTCATCAAAGAGCTCAAGTTCGTCAAAAAGCTCGAGCAAAAGTTCAAGCAGTAACTCTAATAAGAGCTCAAATAAATCAAACTCAAACAAGTCAAATAAATCAAGTAGTACTCCAAAATCAAGTACTAAGCCAAAGCAGCCCAATGCAATCTATGACCCAAGTGTAAATTCTCGTCCAGCAGATACACAACCGAAGTCAAAGGATTCACAATCAAACTCAAATACTCCTAAGGTTAAACAGCCTAATGCTATTTATGACCCTAGCAAGAATGCTAGACAATCAAATTCTTCTCAAAATAATTCATATGTACAGAGTCCGAGCCTAGCTCCACCAACACTTCCTATTGAATCATGGAACTCTTATTCAAATAGGAATTATTACTCACCTGTTGAGAATAACTTCGCTTATCCAACATTAACTCAGCAACTATTGTTTATGAATTTGTTAAATAACCGTAACCATGATAATTATTATTATAATGACTACTATTATTATGATGATGATTACACTGCTTCAGAAAGTGAAGCTGAAAAAAGTGAGAATGCTGAAGAACAAAAACCTTATATGATTTTTGTATTTATTTTACTCTTAGTTGTGGGTGTTGGTTTCTTTCTTATTCTATTGAGTTAAAAATCTTATTGAAAGGTGTTAACTATGAACAAACCAAGATTAGTCAATTTACAAACAACGACTATATATAGATACGGAGAAATCCGAGAAGAAAATCATTTCATCTTGCAAAATCCAACTAGTAACTATAAAATTGTTACTGTTAAGAAAGATAGGACTTGTCAAGAATGCTCTAAACTGATTACAGCTAAATCAAGATGCTACACAATCAATCCTAAAGACAAAGGTCGTTGTTGGGTTTGTTTTGACTGCATGCCAGAGCATGGCACAAAAGAAGAATATAAAATTGGCGAGCGAGTTGGTGATGAAAACATTTTATATTCTGATGAAAAAGACGCTTGGGGCCGTCATAAATCTTATAGCAAATGTACTGAAGATGAAAAAGAATTTTATGCAGATGAATTAGATGAAGCAATTCATTGGGATGCTTTAGCGGCTGCATATGATGATTTTTAAAAGGAGCTTATATAGCTCTTTTTATTTTTATAAAATTGTTGACAAAAGATATTTCTTGTTGTATAATAAATATAGAAATAAGGAACGAGGTTTAAAAACAATGACTATTATTAAGAATTTACTACTAATGTTTATAATCGTATTCGGTTGGATTATTTTTCCTATTCTTGCTCACTTCGTTGTTGAAGATTGGATTTTAGCTATCTTTTGGGGGGAACTTGCTTATGCTGTTTTCTTCCTAGTACAAACTGCACTTGTCGGTAATCAAGAATACCGAATTTATAAATAGAATAAACAAAAGGAGTAAATAAAAATGAAATATATTTTGGCAATAAGCAATAAGATTAACGGGATTGTACTAGAACTTTTTAATACAAAAGAAGAATTACTTAAATATCTAAACGGAAATGAATGGTATCTTCTTAATTCAGTAGATTGGGATAACTTAGAAAAATACACTGCTGCTGAAGCAGAGTATATTGCCCAAAAACCTGAGTTCTTTGGCCCAAACAGTGAAGCTCATTTACGAGTAATGAAAGGATAAGACAATGAAATTCATTTTAGCAACATTTGATAATCAAAGGAAATTCCGTTTAGATTTGTTTAAATCTAAACAAGAAGTTTTAAAGTTCCTTAAAAAAGAAAAGTGGGAACTTTACAAGGCCCCAACTGTTGAAGAATGGAAAGATTGTACAGAAGTTACACTTATTGGTTATAAAGGAATCTTATGTGAAGCATACATTCAAGCCATAAAAACTAATTAAAGAAAGGAGTCTTATTCAGGCTCTTTTTTATTTGACTTTAAATTGTCTATTTGATAAAATTAAAAGAAAAAGGAGCTGAGCCAATTGAATATTTATATAACGCTAGATGAAATCCAAAACGAAATTGACCAAATCAATAAAGAGATTTACCCTACAAATTTGCATATTACTGATTTTCAAAATATAAAAAATAACTTCAATTACAAATGTGGGCCACATTCTGTTGAAATTAAATATTTGGTAGATAGTAACAAATTCATTCTAACTCAAAAGAAAAGTTTTGAAAATGATGAGCACGTTATTTACATTGATAAAGTAAAAGATTTAAAAGAATCATTACTAGCTATTGTTCTTAACTTAATTGAACAAAGTGCTACAAAGGAAGCTAAAAGAAACTTGTTATATTCTAAAGCTAATGAATATGAAGAAGTTTTAACTATTCTTGATAAATTAACTGAAGATAGTGCAATTCAAGAATATTGGAATTTGCTTATTACGCCGTGGCTAATAAATAGTGATAAGTCTATTCAAGAAAGAGTCAATATTGAAGTTACAAAATTTGAAATTGTTACTGGTGCTAGTGAATTTCTCAGAAAGAAACTTATTCAAAAGGAATTACTACCAAGTTGTGGTAGAATTAAAAAAGAAATAGAAGCCAAGCTCAACATTCATGAGATTATGGAAAACGCTTCAAGAGATATTCAACCATTCTTAAAAGTTGGGCTAAATACTACTTTCCATTTTGAAACCAAAAAAGATTCTCTTGAGCCAGAGTTTGCAAACTTCTTTTACAATATGCTTCTTAATGGCAAAGTAAATTCTATTCAAGAATTTATTGATTATATTGAAACTAATCTTGAAAGTTTATATATTTCTGCTGTTAAAGAGTATTTTTACCAATTACTAATTCAGAATTACACTTTTACAACAAGTTGGCATTTTGATAGAACTGTTGAAAGAGCAAAAGAAGAATTTAAGTTCAGTATTTCTGTTTTGAACAATGGCGAAACTTTCAAACTAGGATTTTCTGATAAGTTTGACAGATTCCTTGTTTCAGAAGAGTTGAACTATGATGTTATGCTAGAAGGCGGTTATGAAAACAAAATTTATTACAGTCAAGGTTTAATTAAACCTACATTCAGTCATAAAATCATGAATCGCTATTTTGCTTTGGAAGATGTAAACGAAATCAAAGCTGCTTATATTTATTTAGATGAAACACTTGATAAATTAAAAAATGCTTTATAAAAACAAAAATAGCTAATATATATATTAGCTATTTTTTATTTTGACAAGTTGAAAAATTTATTGTATAATGTAACTATAAAATAACTTATGAAAAGGAATTAAAAACAATGAAGAAGAAACAACCTAATTTGAATTTGAGAAAAGAATTACTAAAGTCATATCTTCTCAAATTAACTAACAATAAAGTAGCGTTAATTGAAAATGATGTTATTCGAGCAGAGAATCTTACTTATTCTATTTGCCAAAATCGAACAGAAGTAGATTTGGGTGAAGTTAAATTAACAGTAAGCCCTTATAGTTATAACAAGAAAAAAGTTTACTCTTCAGTACTCTTGCAATTGTTCAAAAAAGAAGAAGAAGTTTGGAAATATAGAACTCGACTTTATGCAGACCAATATTATTTGAATTTTGTTTCTGAACTTAATCGAGTACAAATTGAAAAACTTATTAAAGCACTTGCTCCAATCATTGATAAGATTGATAAGGAAATTTCTGAAATTGAAAAGGAAGAAAATCAAGCAGAATTAACTGAACGAAATGAAATTACTCGTAGATTAAAACGAAATATTACTACTAAGGTTGATTTTGAAAAATTGAATCTTCGGGAATTGAAACAATTAGATAGCTTGATTAAAAAGATGAAATAACTATTTTTTATTTACTTTACATTTCACAAGATATAGAATAAAAAGGATTTAAAAATGAATAAAGAACTAGAAAATTTTGTAGAGGAATATAACAAAGTAGCGCTTCCTTTGTACCAATTCAAATTGATTGACGGTAAATTTCTATGGGAGCAGAATGATGAAAATGCTCAAGAAAAACTAATATTAGAAAACATTACTGATAATGCTATTCATCTAAAACGCAAAGCTAGTGATGATGAGTGGTATGATAGAATTTTAGAAGTTACAGATAATACTTTTGAAGAAAGATATAAAACAATTTTTAATTATATAGAAAATACAGTTTTTATAGATGATTTAAATAGTTGGGCTATAGCATGTTTCAAACTTCAAAAACAAACAGTTGATAAATTCATTGAAGAATTTAATAAAAAAGTTTCAGAAAAATACAAATTTGAACTACTAGATAATGGTTACTATTCTTGGTTTACTGAAACAAAACACATCTCCTTAGAGGTTAGAGTTAATATTGTTGATGTTGAAGATGATTTTTTGGAAATGTTTATTGTTAAAAGACAACTTAAACCATATTGGTTTACAAAGTTTGTAAATTGGTTTGTTCCAACAGCTACTGGATTAAAAGACATTTCTTATTTTAGAGTTAAACAATTCTCTGGTAAGGATTTAAGTAAAACACTTCTTCAAGTCTTACAAGATTTAGAAAAGTATAAAAAATCAAATAAACTTAGTTATTTAACTAATCTGAATTACTCAAGAAAGGCTTAAAAATGAATAAAGAAATTGAAAACTTTGTAGGAAGATACAATAACACTTTTATACCATCAAAATATAAATTTGAATTAGTTGAAGGTTCGTATTACGCTTGGAATTATGAAGTCTCACACGTTAAATTATTTGTTATGATTAAATCGGTCTCTGAAACAAAGGTAATTTTACATTGCAGACGCTCCAATAAGGAAGGCAAGAAATTCACTACTGTAGAAATTACAGAACCGCCTTATTGGGATATTTACCAAACTGTTTATCAATTTTTGGTTGAAGCAGTTGGAAATACAGAAGCACTTGTAGAATTAGAAGCTAAAATGAAATTTTAAAATTGAAAGGAGCAAATAAAAATGAAGTACATTCAACTTATCCTAGCAATTCTAGGAACACTTTTTCTCATTGGTTTGCCATATATGTTGGCATTTTGGGGATATAATTTTCTTGCTGGAATTTTTGAATTTCTTCCAAAAGTAACTTTTTGGCAATTTCTTTTGATTGTAATTGCTATTGAATTTATCCGAAATCTATTCACACGCTCAAAAAGTGAAAAATAGATTTTTATACCAATCTGAAACTGATTTTAAGGGTTGTTATATCGAAATATAAGCAACACTAAAACAGTTAAAACTGTTTTTCGATAAAACCATCAAAGATTAAGAAAAACAGCTTAGAAACGCTTAAACTTAGATAAGGAAAATAAATGAATAGTAAAGAACTTAAAAAATTTTTGGAAGCTCAAAAGCTTCAAACTTATTACTTGCTAAATGAAAATGAATCTTTTGTATTTTTTAATGGCATTGCTAAGTTTGAAATGAAATATAACGAGGATAATATTCTTTTAGCTAAAAATTTAAATTATCCAGACTCTGCTTTTGCACAATATGATGAAACTCCTAATTTGTGGCTATCTCTTGCAGAACAAATGAGATTAGAATATTTAAACGAATATAAAACTAATAAATTAAATATGATTTTATTTCTTGTAAACTCTAATTTAGTTTTGTTAAAAACAGAGGAAAAAGAACGACTAATCAAAGCAGAAGCTAATTTACAACTAGAAGATGAACAAATTTATAAAATTGATAAAAAATTCATTTCATTCTTTGCTGAAGATTTGGCATTGTGGACTCCCTCAGAAGTTAATTCAAATAAAATAGAGCATGAGTTATATGATAAATTGAAAGATGATTTTGTTTATGTAAAAGTGTCTCAAGTTTATCACAATATTTTTGAATATGAAGTCCTTGATAAAGTTGAAAGCTATAATGAAAATATTTTCATTACATATACTCCAGCTTTTACTTGGAATAACAATTCTATTTATTTTAAATCTATTTAAAGAGCATAAATTTGCTCTTTTTATTTTTACTTTATTATTGACAAATTGAAAATTTTATTGTATCATATAACTAAAGATAAAAGAAAGAAGGCTAAAATAATGGAATATCCAAAACTTATCTCATGGAGTTATAGAAGTGGAAAAGGTTTATTTTCATCAAAAAATGATAAGGATTTTGTTAATCTTTATTTTGTACGCAATGCAGAAGTAGAAGAAACAATCAAAAAAGCTGGATATATTCCAAGTGATGTGTGGGGACCTGATTTTCCTGGTGTTTATGTTCAGAAAGAATGGGGATTTACTCCTCGAGCTCGCTCATATGGAAAAATTAAAAACAAATTCCAAAAACAATATCCGGATTTGGAGAATAAATATCCTTGTAAATACCCAAATGCTGGTGAGAATTTAAATGGTGTAATCTATACTGAATTACCTCATCTTGTCAATTATGTGAATCCTTTAACCAAGGAATATCCCGAATATTTTCTAACAAGTAAATATATTAAAGAATATGCGTTTGATGATAGTAAATTTGTAGAAGATTTGCTAAATTTCAAGCCACTTGCCATGATGGGGGGAGTAATTAAATCTTATCAAGAAGAAGATTTACCAAAATTCCTACAATCTGTAAAATATTATAACAATGAACTATATAAGAAATTTCTTGCTTTTGATAAAGTGAAAGAACTGAATAAATCATTTTCACCAATTGGAAAGATTGCAAAAGTTCATTCTCTAAACCCATCAAAAGTTTTACCACTAAAAGATTTATTTGCTTATTCTGTTGATGGCACTTATTTTTGGAATGGCGAAAAAATCATTATTACTCTTAATGATAAAAGTGCAGAATTTACTAATATTGACACATTAAGTTTTATTCCAAAAGAAGATTACTTAGTAAAAATTGTTGAAGAAGATTCAGTAACACCTATTACAGAATTTGTACAACCTAAAAAATAAAAGAGCAAGAAATTGCTCTTTTTTATTTGAATATTTTTCTAATAAATCTTATATTTTTATTGACACTTCAACGTTTTTGTTGTATAATATAACTATAAAATAAGAAAAGGATATAACAAAAAATGAAAGAAGCTACTCTTAAAAAATACAACAAAACCCAACTAGAAACTTATGCTAAAAAAGCAAAAGACCAAATCAAATTTTGGGAAGAACAATTAGAATTAGCTAACAAAATTTTATTGACAAAAACAAAAGATTTTGAAGATGGATTATATATTGCGGATGCCGAAAAGCCATCTTGGTTCCTTGTAGTAGTAAAAGATGGCGAAGTAACAGAAGTCAATAATTGTAATCCATTACTTAATCTATATAAAATTGACCCATATCGCCCATTGAAAATTAAATTGGTAAAAGGGCAATATAAATTCCAATTCCAAAGTAAATTACATACTTTAACCCCATTATTTGAAACAGATAATTTTGAAATGAAATTCATTACTAACTACTTATTGCTTAATGATGATTGTGCTAATGAAGTCATTCGTAATATTAAAACCTATTTGTTAGACAAAGATAGTGCTCAAGTGAAATTTATTGATGAATTTACAGGTTATTTAAATGAATTTTATAGCTTCAATTTACATGGAGATTATTACACTACAGGTATTTTCCAATTTGTAAATCTTGAACAATTAAAAGAATTTATTAAGGAAAATAAAAAGAATAAAAAATTAGTAAGCTTTTTACATGAAATTTCTTATTTCTACACTTATTGGTATCGAGTTGTAAATCCTCAAAGTTATGTCTATCGCCTAGAGTTAAAGGACTTGTATTTCATTATTGAGTCACTTGAAAGAAAAATTAAATCTTAATAAAATAAAGGAGAATAACAATGAAATTAGAAAATATTAACTTTAAGGGTGAAACTTATAACTTTTCATTCTCTCGCTATTCATCAAGCAATTTTATTGCTATCTTAATGGGATTACCAAATGATGAATATCCAGACATTATCACAACTAATAACTCAGTTATGGAAAAAGATGAAAATGACCCTACTGAGTACGTTCAAATCCGAACTGATAATCCTGAGTATGTGCGATTGCTCGTTGAGAATGGATTGATTGAAGAAAAGCCTGATTTTATTATGCCCCAAGGGTATATTGGCATTATGTTCTTTGCTCCTACTGAAGAATTTGCTCAATATATTAAAGAAAACGTAAAATAGAAAGAGTAATATTATGAATCTACAAACAGCTGAAAAAATTATTGATGAATTAACAAAAGGAAAAGAAAAACTACGTGTAAAGAAAGTTAATGATGATTCTATTTTTATTAAATATGGCTCTTTAAAATTCTTGTGTGATTTTGAGAAGCAAAAATTACAATTTATATTTAAGATTGATGTTCCTACAACTTCTCCAGCACCAGATAAAGCCAATTCTTTACTTAGCACTTTAAATAGATTTCAAGAGCCTTATGTTCAATTAGGGTATCAAGTGACTCATGTTGAATTTATTTACATTCCAAACAGTGAAGAAGAAATGAAATCAGTACTTAAAGAAATTATTGAACAATATAACTAATTAGAAAGATTTACTACAATGAACAAAGAAACAATTGAAACAATTATTGCTAATCTTGCTGAAAAAGGCTATAAAATTAGAACTAAAACAATAGAGCTCGAAAAATTAAAAATTGAATACAATTATTGTAAATTTGAATTTAATTTGCAAAACAGCAACTTAGTGATTGAAGGTTTTATTAAATTTAACAATAGAACAACTTTTGCCAAAGAAGATTCACTTTTTCTAAATTCCATTGCCCCTTATTGGTCAATTTACAATAACTGGATTCGCTTTGTTTATGTTCCAAAAGATGAGCAAGAATTGGAAGATACATTGCTACAACTTCTTGAAAGCTATAACCAATAGAAAGAAATACTAAAATGAATAAAGAACAAATTTTAAACATTGTCGAAAAACTTGCTGAATCTGGCTATAAATTTCAATCAGAAGAAAATAAAAGTAACTCCCTTAGAGAACGTACTTCTAGCGGCCAAATCCTATTAACTTTTAAAGATGGTTTATTAGACTTATGTGTAGTCAGAATTAGACGAAAACTTAACTTCAGCCAAGATGAATGTAACTTTCTAAACAATATAGCTCATTCTCTATTCTATTATCATGAACATTATATAGATTTTGAATATGAGCCCAAAGATGAAAAAGAACTAGAAGAAACTTTTAAATTCTTACTCGAAAATTATAACTAATTACTCAGTTGTACTCTGCTAAATATAGAAAGGTAATTCACAATGATTAAAAGATTTACACTCGCTGATTATATAAGTACATTACGTTTAGGAAAACGAAACCGACAAATCTATTTTTCACTTTATGATTGTGGAGATGGCAAAACTGAAAAAGCAAAACAACTTTTTGGTTGGAAAAAATTCCCTTTCGACAATGAAACTAATAAAATTATTGCTCAAAACCATGACAAGTATATTGCTACGATTGATAACAAAAATTATACTAATAAAAGATGGTATGAAGCAGAATATTCAGATACTTGTGTAAAAATTTACCTATCACATAAACGAAGATGCTACAAGAGCAATTTAACCATTTATGAAATCTTTATCAATGATAAAAAATGCTTTATCTCAACTGATAAACTTGAAATCGAACTTTGGCTACAAGAACATAAAGAACTTTGGCTAAATCCAAATCAAATACACAAAGCATTTGGTGTTATTCATAGAGCCCAAAATAATGAGTTTGAGAATATGAGAATTGAAACAATTGTACTAGATGCTTATGACAAAGTTATCCACAAGGAAGATTAAAAGGTGAAACTATGAAGAAAGAATTATTTGAAAAATTTGTAGCACTAGCTAAAGAAAAGGGATTTGCTCCTAACTTAGATGAAATTAATTACGAAACTGCTAAGCAATTAACTGAACTAAATAAGAAAGGAAACTAACTATGACTCAGGCAGAAATAGAAGAAAAAATAACACAATTTCAAAATGAAGCACAGAAACATTATCAAGAATTTTTGGAAAACTTATCTAATCTAAGGATTGAAAACGCCAAGAAAAATGAACAAGGCTATTATGAGAATAGTATTTCTGCACTTAGTTTAACTCGTAAGTATTTGTCAAGTGCAAAAGGATTACCCTATTTAGTGAAATACCATATTGGCATAGACAATACTTATAAAGAAATGAAAAAAGTAAGAAAGCTAATCTCAACTAAAACTACAGTTAATGACGCTAGACAAACTCTAAAAGAATTAAATCTTATTAAATAAATTAAAGAAATGAGGAATAACTATGACTATGCCAGCAGAAATTCAAACTTATTTTGATAAAATGGAATCACTTATGAATGAGTGCCAAAAACACGTTGAAGCTATGGAACTTGATAAAGCTAAAGAAAAGAACGAAGAAATCTCTAATGTTCTTACTGAAGTGATTGAATGGAGCTTAAATAACGGACACAAAGATAAAGTACCAGAACTTGAAAAAATGAAAAATGAAACATTTTCCTTTTTTGATACTATTATCAAATTGTTAGAAGATAACGCTACTGTTGATGAAGCAAAAGAAAAACTTAAAGAAGCAGGTATTGTTTAGCATAAAAAAGAGCTATAGTTATATAGCTCTTTTTTAAAAAATAAAAACTTTTTATATAAAACCGTTGACAAACCATATAACTTGTTGTATAATATAACTATAATAAAACAAAACGAGGATTAAAACAATGCAACTAGAAAATATTACTTTCGAAGATTCACAATTTAACTTGTTACTTAACCGCTATGAAGATACTAATGCTATCGCTATTATGATTCAAGAAGTTAATGAAGATTATTGTGAGCCAGTTACTGTAAGCATGTTACCTGATGAAGATGAAATATTTGAAAATGAAATTGATTCAGAACTTGTTGCTATTCCAGTTGACAGCTTCGAATTGGTAAATACTCTAATTGCATATGGTCTGATTGAAAAAGGACCAGAACTTGTAAACTTCTTTGAAGGTGTTTACTTCTATAAACCAACTCAAGAATTGCTAAACTATATGGAAGAACTAAAAGAAAAATACAATAAATAACAAATTACTAAGAAATGGAGAGCGAAAAATGGGATTGGATATGACTATCTATAAAACAAAAAAAGTTAATGATTTTTCTGCTATTGACTATTACTACGCTAATGAAGCTTTTGATTACTACGCTGAAAAAGAATTAGCTAAAACTAATGGTTGGAAATTTGACTTCTCTTTATCAAAAGATTGGGGTGTTCCCGAAACTATGACTAAAGAAAAATTTAAACCACTACAAAACCTTTACTCAAAACAATCTACTATCTTTGAAACAGTTGCTTCTTTGGAAAAAGCTAATCAAATCCATGCTTGGTTTGTTAATAATATTCAAAATGGAGTTGATAATAATTCTTATTACTTTGTAACTGAAGATGATTTCCTAGAATTGAAAGAAATTTGTGAAGAAGTATTGAAACTTAATCCTTACAATCTCAATAAAGATTCATATTTGTTATATTATAGTGCTAATGGCCTAATTGAAAAAGGAATTATCACTAAAGAACAATATACTAAACTAGAAACAGAACTAGATAAAATCTTACCAACTAAAGAAGGCTTCTTCTTCGGCCCTATTGACTATGCTCTATCATATTTTCTTAATGTAAAAAACACTTTTGAAATGCTAACTAAAATCATTGATAATGCTGATTTTGAAAATGAAGTTTACCTCTACCACTCATCTTGGTAAAAAACTAGAAAGGATTTGATTACAAGAATGAAAGAAAAGGATAAGAAAAAAGAAACTTCAAAAACTCTTAAAAATGAAGATAAAAAACCAACTTGGCTCATCAATGCAGTTACAGGTCCACCAAAATTGTCACCTAAAACTATTTGGATTGTGAAATAAAAAGAAAGAAAGACTTAACTATGAATGTACCAAAAGAAATTATACTAGCTACTCTACAAGAAATCCACACTTCTTTTAATATTAAACCTCATCAACTCAAAATTACTAACTATGATGATTACATGATTGTTATTTGGCGAGATGAATATGGCTATAAAGAAAAACTTAAAATCGTCTATGATGAAGATTTTAAACGACCAGATTTAGTTATTTCTAACCAACAATTCTCCTATAACAATAAACTCTACCAATTGTTAGTAATTGACCAACCACGATTCTAAAAGAAAGACTGATTACTATGACTTCAATCTATGACAGAAGATTTATTATCTATACTTCATTTATTTAGTGAAAGAAATAATGATTTTAAAAAATATAAAACAAAAATCAACAAGGAATTGAAAGGAACTAATGAGAAGAAAGAAGAAAGAGACTGAAAACCCAATTTCAATTATAACAAGAGCTCATAAAATCAGAATATATCCCAATAAGCATAATCAAGAAGTTTTTCAAAAATATTATGACTATCAACGGTCAATATGGAACAGAGCAATAGATGAAAGAAATGCTCAATATAAAATCTATAAAGAAATGAAAGCTACTGGACTATATACTCAAAAGGAATTAAACAAGAACTACTTTCCAAACACTAACAATCTAAGGAAAATGGAAAAATTTGACTGGGAAGATAACTTTTATTGTAGAGTAAGAGAAATTCAATTCGATAATTTATGTCAAGCTTGGGATAATTATTTCAATCCAAACATGCCTAATCATCAAAAGCCAAAATACAAGAAGAAAAAAGATGTTGAAAATCATAAAACACTTACTTTAAGAAATGTGAGAACAAAAGGCAAATGGCTTCTATTGCCAAAATCTCAAAAATCAAACCCCGAATATAGATTTACAAAAATCAAAATGGCAGAATCATTAAAATTTAATGGACGAGTAGCAGATGATTTTACTGTTTCTGTTGAAAATAATAAATGGTATGTGACTATAACTGTTGAAATGCCTCTTGAAGAAAAAATTGCAATCTCTAAACAATCTACTGGTATTGATGTAAATGTTGGCTCTGTTGACTACTTAAAGAAAGACGGATTAAATAAAGAATATGATAAATTTTATTTATTACCAAAATCTTTACTTAGACAATATGATAAAATTAAATTTTACTCAAGACTAATCTCTAAGAAAAGGAATAAAAATCCATATTATATTCATAGTAAAAGCTATCATGAAACGATAATCAAGTTAAATAATGCTTATACTAAAGCTTATAATATTCAAGAAGCAAATTTAAACAATATGGTTAAATATTTCTTTGATAATTACAATAGGATTGTTATTGAGGATTTAGATGTTAATTCTATGAAAATGAATAAAAGATTATGTAAATCATTACATAGAAATGCTTTTGGACGATTCAAACAAAAGATGATTAACAAAGCTGAATAATATAATGTGGAGTTCATATTGGCAAATAAATATTTCCCTAGCACTCAGACTTGTTCTGAATGTGGCAATGTAAAAACCGGTGATGAAAAATTATTCCTATGGGGAGATAAATATGGTAATGACCATAATACTTATGTTTGTTATAATTGTGGTACTATTCAAGACAGAACTGAAAATGCTATTTTAAATTTAAACTATTATGGAAAACAACGTTAATTAAAAAAATTTAGTAATTTATATTACAATTGAGCGAAGTGTAGGTGGCGCTTGCTCGTAAAATAAGAATGGGTGAACAATCGACCTCTACGACTCGAGCTATTGCTTTCTTTAGAGAGAGAATAATTCTTGCTCGGAATGTTGGTGACAGAATACGCACCCGAGGAAAGTGAATATAATAAAAGTTTCTTATATACAGAAATATTGATTAGTTTATCTAATTATAGTTCAACACATTTTCCACACCTGGCTATGGAAAGACTACTCTATCAAAATTAAATCCTTTAATGATTTGCTAAACTTAAAATCAAGTACAATTGAATATTACTATAAAATTATCTATATTGTCTATATCCAATTGCTACTACATGACTTGTACTTAAACAAAGATGCTGAAATCAAACCTCACCTTATCAAAGGCGGGTATAACTCATATTACAACTACAATGCAATTGAATTTGTTCCTAATACCTATTATGATGTTCTGAAAACCGAACTTCTATATAAATACTCAACTATCTAATTTGAGCTATATAACTTTCTGACTATTTCCAATTGACAATGAATTAAAGATTTGTTATAATAGTAACAATAATTACTAAGAAATGTATAGCTAAAAAGACTTAGATATTTGTTAGGAATATTAAAAAATAGAATAAAAGGTAATAAAAATGAAAACAAAAATTATATTAACAGTTGGCTGCGTTGGCAAAACTTATGTAGATTCAAATTACATTAACATATATGACTTTGATAAACATACTTTAGACTATAAATATGATAAGACCGGATTTGAACATCTTTCCAATGAAGAATTTAAAAGTATTCCGGGAAGAAAAATTAAAGAGAATTGGTTTGAATTGTATATGGCTGACTGGTGCAAAATTATAGATTCCAATAAATATGATGTAGTTACTGGATGGCTACAAGATGATGCTATTGAATACTTATTAAACAAAGGTTATGAATTGGAACTCATTCTTGTTGATGTTAAAAATCATGAAAATGTTTACAAAGAGAGGTCTGTTCAAAGAGGAAATAATGAAAACTACTGGAACAATCTAAAATCTTATTTTAACTCAACACTAGATAAATATAAAGATAGAAAAGATATGAAAATTACAATATTTACTAAACCTTTTTATTTGAGTGAATATTTACTATTCTCTGGAACAATATTAAAAAGAACTAACAGATTTGGCCATTCATATATAACTAAAACAAAAGAATTAGTAGAAAAAGAATTTAAGACTCAAAATGATTATTTACTTCCAATATTCACTTCTTTTTACTCTCAATTAGTTTTAACTTCACTTGCTTCTAACCAAGAAATAACTAAAGAAATGGTTCATGAAGCTTGGTCAATTGCTATAGATAATGACAACCCAGATAAAATTCACTCTTCTTTAATTCCTTTTGAATACTTATCTGACTACATACAAGACTTAGACCAATATTATGTTGAAAAACTAACAAATGTTTTAGAATATTTAAAAGAATTGAAATTAGTAATAAACAATACAAGGAAATAAACATATGAAAACAAAAACAAGAATAATTTCAGCTTTCCCCTGCTTAGGAAAAACATCTTTAACTCAAAAATATAAGAATATATATTTTGATTTTGAAATATATGAAAGTAGAGCAACTAAAGGAATGAACCAACTTCAAGAATTTGAATTTTTCAAAAACTGTGCTAGAAATATTCAAATTCTTTATGAGACTGGATTTTATGATGTAATCTTTATTACTGATGATGAAAGACTATTACAAGAATTAAGAAAATTGAACTTAGAAATAATCCATGTTTTACCAAACATAAACAATAAAGATGATTTGCTCGAATATAAAGAAAGAGTTATTAAACGCTCAGGAATAGAATGGCT